ACCTTCGGCAGCACCTTCGGCAGCACCTTCGGCAGCACCTTCGGCAGCACCTTCGGCAGCACCTTCGGCAGTGGAAATACCTTCCACAATGGCAGCGCCTTCGGCAGTAGAAGTACCCATTGAAGTAGAAACAGAAGCTTCAGAGGAGGAAGAAGGAATGGAATTGGATACCATTGAATTCAACGGAATCTCCTATTATCGAGATGATGAGGGATTTATCTATGGAATCATGGAAGATGAACAACCATCCGATACAGCCATTGGACTCTGGAAGGAGAAAACAAAGACGATCAAATTCTATCGCACATCTTAGACTTTATATTCGAACTTAAATCATTGAACACAATAAGAAACTATGGTGAACATTCGTTCCTATTTTTCTATAAGAGCATTGTCTGTATCTAACTATATTACATCACTCTATGATCATATTTATAAATATATTCGATCTCTTTATCGATATCAAATGAAGTATGGGGATTCTACAAAATGGTTATTAATGCAGGGTCACACACTTCCTCTATCTGAAGCTCATGTAAGTAATCCTATAGAATATGAGTGGAAATATGATGAATTGACACATCGTCTTACCCATAGAAGTGATCCAGCCTCTCATCAGCTTTATACTTTTTCATGGCTTTCTGCAAAAATTATTCATGTAGAAGAAAATACAGAATATGATATTGACTCTTTTTTGGAACAATTAACTATTTATACCACAATGGAATTTCCACCTACTTTATTCACCATTTTCCAAGCATGGTGTATTCATGCAAAACGATGGTTTCCTGTACATCATATAATTCTATTTCATACGATTGATAATATGGGTGAAGAAACAACACTGTCTCTTAAGGTTGATTTAACATGTCTAGTTGTACGCAATCAAAAAATCTACACAGAATTAATAAAATTGAAATGAGCTATTTAAAGATATTAACCTACGTCTTAGCTTAGAGATGGCATCCGACGAATCAACGATCGCGCTTTCATCGGCGATTCCGACAGGTCCATGGACAATCTATTTCCATTCCCCCGAAGAGACCAAATGGACACTCAACACATTTGTGAGTCTTGGTTCCATGAAAACCTGGGGTCAATTCTGGTCGATCATAGAGGTTCTTAAATCTGAATCCTTTTCCGATGGAATGTTCTTCCTGATGCGAGATCCGGCACCGCCTCTCTGGGAAAGTCATCACCATATTCGTGGTGGATGCTATTCCTTCCGTTGCTCAAAGAAAGAGGCTCCTGAGGTTTATCTTACTTATATTATTGCAACCATGATGAATGGAGTAACTCATGATACCAATAACAAAATCAATGGAATTTCCATTAGTCCGAAGCGCGGATTCAATATTATCAAACTGTGGAATTCAGATTCTCTCTTTGATAAACCTTCGAATCTTGTTACAGTTAGTTCCATTCGTGATAGCGACATCATCTATACACCGTTTGTTCAGAAGAAAATGTAGGGATACACAAGCATACCCCTCCTGATACAGACTTTCATTCATTACATAAAAAGAGAATAATCCTTATTTTCTTTTTATACGGAAATATTATATGTATTTCGATATCGGTTCCAACATCGGCAAATGGGCTCTCGCTAACATCGATCAATGTGATAAGATTGTATCCGTTGAGGCCTCCCCTTATACCTATCAGCGTCTTGTAAACAACTGCAAACATGATCGCATTGTCTTACTAAACTACGCCGTCTGCAATAATGATGGCAAGGACATCACATTCTACCATGCCGACGCCGACGTGTTATCTACCATTAATAAGGAATGGCTTACCAGCGAATCCTCTCGCTTTCACAACTATACCTTTACCGAAATTGTATGCAAAACAATTACAATTGATCAGCTGATCGCAGAGCATGGAAAACCAGAGATGATCAAGATTGATGTAGAGGGAGGAGAATACGAATGTATTACCTCTTTGACACAAAAGGTCGATGTCTTGTGTTTTGAATGGGCAAGTGAAGTAAATGATATCACATTTAAGTGTTTAGATTACTTGGCCACTTTGGGATTTACAGAATTTTATGTTCAGTTTGGCGATGAGTATGCCTATCGACCAACAGCGTATGGCACAATGGATTCTGCAAAAGAGCAGTTATCCAATAGCGTTCCCAAGGAGCATTGGGGAATGTTATGGTGCCGCTAATTTTTGGACACTTTTTAAGAAAAAATGCATTACAGTTTTTGCGGCTTCGTCGTCTCCGTCTTCTGCTTCTGTGGCGCCAATACCAACCGCACCTCGCCCAGATTAGCTACCATATAACGGAGAACGAGCGGATAATCATTCTTCAAATGAATCTGTGTACTGGTGCACAAATTAGTACACTTGGTAAACAGAACCAAATACTTCAGCTCAAACATACCCTGTACAATCTCATTGGTGTTGCGCTCTACCTCAATACCACTCTGATTATTTGACATGATCACTGTCTCACCATCCACAAAATCTCCCACACAACGGAAAATCAGATCAGAGTTTGAACTCGTAATCTCCAACTTCTCTGCAAGTGCATTAAAGTCACGGCAAATCTTCTGAAAATCAGTCGATGGCATATGAATAATCGATGTGAACGAAATGTTCGGAAACTCAATATTCTCCACATTGGTATCAAAGAGCTTCATCATCCAGGTGTTTGTTGTACCCTTCTCCGCATTCTCTGCACGAATACCTAGCTTATTCGGATTATTGGCAGGAAGGAACAACGTCAAGCTATCATTATTAGACAGGGTCTTGATCAGCTTGAACAAGTAAATCATATTAATACCAAGCACATACTTGGCAGGACAATAGAAATACTCAAACCGATCGGCATGCAGACGAAGATACGTCAACACAGTATGGGTTTCATCTACATCAATGACCTTAATACCAGTGGAATCAAATTCAAGATTGGCTTCTGTTAAGATCTCCTTAAGAGCCTCAATCAAGGTACGAAAGGCAGCAGATTGTACGGTACGGATTTCAAACAGGTTTCCATTCGCGTTTGGGCGAGCGCTTTGGGCGAGACTCATTGTGTTTATTTCATTGATCTGGCTTTAGACTATTGAACCATTCCATTCTTCCGGCTGTCCGGAATAGGACTATGATAGGATCTAGACGCATTATTAATGTTTACGAGTCTTCTTTGATTTAGATCCTTTGCGAGTCATCAGCTTATATCCTGCATAAAGTGTCATTGGTACAATGTATTTTGAGGTACTTTGTACAAAGTTTCCCATAACAGAAGGTACAAACCCTCCCTTACGAGGAGTGCTTCGCTTTCGAGGAGTGCTTCGCTTTCGAGGAGTGCTTCGCTTTCGAGGAGTGCTTCGCTTTCGTCTCATACTTCGCTTTCCGCCAATTCGTGGGCGAATTCCCATACTTGATGCATATAACAGATCACGTCCTGCACTAGCAGATGGTCCCGTAAGAGATGCATCAAAATATTTCAGTGGCATGGGTCCATAGGAACCACCTTTTTGCTTCATTTCTACTCTTATAACACAATTTAAGATACAAATATTGATCTATAAAAAATATTAATTAAATAGATATGGCAGCAGAAAGTGATTTAGATCAAGATATTCGTGAATTATGTCGTGAGAAACCATGCGTGCAAAAATATACTGATGCGCAAACAGGACAAATAATCGATTGTCCGAGACGATTCCAATTAACTGCTGCCGCATTTCGTCAGAGCTGCTATGTAGCAGAGGGTGATGATGCCGCATTTTTTGCGGCATTAAAAGGATACGATCCCCAAGGCGAAGAAATTTCTAAAATTCTAATTGGATTTGAAAAAGTATTAAAAAATGAAGGAGAACATTTTAGAGCATTACTACATGCACCATTTCAATCACTACAACCTCTTGATCCAAATACACCAATAAATATACATGAAGAATTTGTTACGAATCCATCATTTCAATATTGTGGGAATCGATTATGTGCATATTATATGCAATCTAAACACCCAGTGGGTAAAGACCTAATACATCATGGTATCTTTCACATTTCATTGCATAAAAGTTATTCAAGATATATAAAAGGAACAAAAGGTAAAGCATTTGCATGTGCTGCATGGCCAAGACATGATAACAGTCAAGGCGCTTTTCATTACAAGATTGATCGTAGAACATCTACACAACGCTTTCCTGAAAAGTATCTTCCTTATAGAGAATTTGTACTAAATAGTAATGGTACAATAGGAGAATCAGCTAATGGATTTCGTCATAATTTGCGGTTATTAACAAATGATCCTGAGATAAATAGTTATCTAACCGATGACTTAGTACTTCTTCATGAATACATTTATCTTCAATTTATACATTATTGGAATCGGTGCATTAATCTTCTATCAAAAAAGGAAAAATTACCAACGGCCTCTTCTAGCATGACTCAAGCTCGTCTTTCTCAAATAAAAGCAAATATGGTTCAATCTGTAAAAATGCTGGGTCCTTTACTGCCTGCTATCCAATCAAATGATAATATACTTGCATACTCGCCCTCTCTTAAACAATCATTTGAATCCATACATAGCGCATATGAAGAAAACAAACGTAAGAAAGACAGTTTAAAGGGTACTGCTAAAATAGTACCACGATCATTTGCTCCAGCCTCTGCTGCAGCAGCTGCAGCATCTTCTCCACGTTCTACCGTAAGAAGATCTAGCTCAAGAGGGTCTCCTACTAGAGAAAGACGCAATACATCTCGTTCTCCTAGACGACCTGGCTCACCAAGATCTAGCTCAAGAAGATCTAGCTCTAGACGACCTGGCTCACCAAGATCTAGCTCAAGAAAAGTAAGCGCAAGACGACCTGACTTTAGAGATTCTTCTCCTAGACGTATGGCTTCATCTCCACGATATACGTTAAGAAAACATAGCCCAAAAGCTTCTGCTGCATCATCTAATTTTGAGTATACTGTAAAACAGAAAAAAGGTAACCAGCAAAAAGGTAAACCTAAAAAATAAGAACTACCTACTATTATGTCACGACCTTCCTGGGACGAATACTTTAAAGAAATCGTCCAAGTAACTGCCAAACGAAGTCCTTGTGAACGACTTCATGTTGGATGCCTTCTTGTATCCGAACATCGCATTGTAAGCCAGGGATATAATGGTTTTCTTCCTGGATTAATACACTGTTCTATTCTTCGAGATGGCCACGAACAAGCTACGGTTCATGCCGAACAAAATGCAGTTGCTGATTGTGCAAAACGTGGTGTATCATGTAATCGTTGTACCGCCTATATTACTCATTATCCATGTATTATTTGTTGTCGTATTCTACTTGCAGCTGGCATTTGTGAAATCAAGTATATTTATGATTACAAAAATGATGAATTAGTGGATCGATTTGTAAAAGAAATGGGCGTACGAATTGAAAAAATTTGATAAAATTTCTAAGAAGATAATAAAGATACATGTTTCGCCTTTTACTCATCTGTCTTTTCTCCCTCACCATGGCCGTGAATCCAATGATCAACATTGTACGCCGTGTTAAATATTCTAGTGCCGCATCCAAGCTAGATTGCAATGTTTGCAAAGAAGCACTATATCTCACATGGAGTCAATCACCACAATCACCACAAGAATTTGCTAAATACTCTGATCATTCCTGTCATGCGGCATCTCGCCATCATGCTCCGATGGAACCAATATGTAAAATGGTATTACATACCCATTCACAAAAACTGTTTACTGGTCACATTCATCGAGGTAAATTCGACTGCCTCATGACAGGTGCAACAACATGCGAAGAAGTAAGCAGATGGTCAGTTCATTGTGATCGTCGTAAGAAAAAAGGATACTGTCAATCCATCCAGATCAATTAGTTACGACGCTTTCTCGTCTTTCGTTTATATTTTCCACCACGTTTTGGTGAAGGATGTAACTGTTGCATTGGATACATATAACCATATGATTGCGCTTGCATTCGTGCATGTTCCTGTGCACGCACACGCGATCTCTCTTCTGACATACGCAGAAGATCATGTATCATATGACGAACAGGCTCACTGCTCTGTCCTAGAACATCCATTGGAACATTATTAAAATGAAAATGATGTAATACCGCAATAATTGTGGGTTTCAATACAATATTTTTCTCCAAAATCATATTTATTTTTCGATTTACATTTAAATATAGATAATTTAGAAATAGTTGAATATTAAGTTCATCCGAATGGATTAATTGACCTATGTCCATTGTATTTTGCCAATTCTGTGTATTTATTACACTAATTACACGAATTAAATACAAAATACGTTTTAAATTTTTCATACTAGATGGCTGTCTCAATACATCATTATGTAATGCAAGATTACCAAATGCAAATAACTGTTGATCTGTATATCGACCTAATTGTGGTACACGAATATAAGAACTGTCTATTTGAAAAAGCAATGTATTAAAATGATCACAATAGGTTGGGTCAGTGCCTACAGGCCGAGGAATGATACGATGCTGGTGATTGCGTTGAAATTCCACATGATTATTATCATATTGCTGTGAAGAATATCCATCATGAATGGAACAATCACAAATGGTAAAGGGAGGAAATCCATTTATTTGAACCTCTATACGAATGGAAAATGTACCAAAACGATCAACTAGATCGGCATTCATAATTCGAACCATAACCGGCTGTTGTAATTCATCCTGTATTAGTTTCTGAATAACCCCCTCTCTATTGATCTTCTGTAGACATTCTGTTAATTGTTTACCAATTTCCCTTGTTAAACCAGGAATTACTTGAATCGCGTTTGGTGCATTTGTCATATACCATACAATATCCATATCACGGGTCGCATCTTGTATATATTGTCGTAATTGGTGTAAACGACCAACTTTACGTGCACGATATTCGCGTAATATGTAATCATATATGGTAAGTACTGCCCCACCAATCAGTGTCATATTTAATGGATCAAATTGCATATTTGGTATGATTGTACAGACATCTATTCCACACATTGTAATATTTTTAAATATTTTTGCAATAAACAGCGGATTCTCCATTAAACGAGTGGCTGGATGATCAAGTGCAATAGGTGCTACAGGTGGCATTGCAGATAGAACCAGAGGTGCAGCAGATGGCGGTAATGCTACCCTATTTGCAATCGCCTCATTTGCCAATGCATGTATACGTGCATTTGCTACAGCAGGCTTTATGGCCGCATTCGCTGCCATTGCAGCTTGTTGATTCGAAGGACCATTCTCTATAATGGGTGCCTGCAAAGCCTGTATCATAGATCGATTTTTCGCTGCCCCATTTGCAGCACGAATTACATTTGGTAATGCATTCATTTGTTGATTGATTTGTTGTGCATTCCCTTGATACAGTGGAGGTGTCACCATACCATTTGATCGAGGTGATAAAGGTGATTCGGGTGTAAACATTTCTTCATTGTTACTCGACATCCCCTATTATTTATAGGTAAGATAAAAATTGATTTAAAAAGAGCATAAAGAAATGGACAAGAACCGTACATCAGTCATGGCATCCACGAGAAAATACCAAAAGCACACCCACCACCAACACATTCTGGAACTCCCTGACACCTACGTTGGCAGCACCAAAACGAATGAAGAGACTCGCTGGGTCTATGATTCATCCTCCAACAAGATGATCTGGCGGAAGCTCAACTTTAATCCAGGCCTTTACAAAATCTTCGATGAAATCATCGTCAATGCTCGCGATGAATACGTGCGATCCGTAATGACTGCTGGAATGACCCCCATTAAACACATCGCTATCTCGGTTGTTTCAAACGATGGAGATACCATCATCTCTATCGAGAATGATGGCGATGGGATTGCAATCGAAATGGAAGAAGAACAACAAATCATGATTCCTGAGATGATCTTTGGACATCTGCTTACCTCCAGCAACTATGATAAGTCCGAGGCCAAGATTGTGGGAGGAAAAAACGGCTACGGTGCAAAGTTAACCAATATTCTGAGCAAGTTGTTCACCGTTGACATTCGCTGCCCCGCTTCAGGAAAACAATACTCACAATCATGGTATGACAACATGATGCGCTGCGAGAAGCCGAGCATCAAGAAATCCACTGCAAAGGGCTTCGTCAAAATCACCTTTATTCCTGATCGCCGCCTCTTTGATGGCGCCTTTTCAGACACAGGAATCTCAGAAGATATGGTGGCTGTCTTTCATACCCGCATCGTGGAACTCGCTGCCCTTGTCGGCAAAGATGTGAAAGTGACCTGGAATGGCATTGCCGTTGGCTCCAATACCTTTGAAAAATTCATCAAACTCTTCTTGCGCGACGGCATTACTGGCTTCGCCTACGAAGATTGCGGTCCTCGTTGGGAGATCGGCGCCGTTCTCGCCAGCCATCTCTACTCCGATGAGGAAGAGTTGCCTGAAGACAAACACTTGTCCTTCGTAAACGGTATTCACACCAAGAAAGGCGGTAAACATGTCGAGAATGTATCTCGTAAGGTACTTGCCGATTTCTGCGAAGTCGCCAAAAAGAAGAAAGTCGACATTAAACCTGGACAGCTCAAAAATGCAGTGGTCTTGTTCATCAACTCTACCATCGTGAATCCAAGCTTTGACTCACAAAGCAAGGACTTCCTCACTACACCCGCCGCAGAGTTTGGATCAAAACCCGAGTACACTGGTAAACTGGTCGATGGATTGGTAAAGCTTGGATTACTGGAAGAGGCCAAGTTCTTACTCGAAGCAAAATCAATGCGAGAGACGAAAAAAACCGATGGCAAGAAAAAATCCGTTATTCGTGGCATGACCAAACTAGAAGATGCCCTTATGGCTGGCACAGCAAGATCTAAACTCTGTACTCTGATCTTGACAGAGGGAGATTCAGCTGCCACCTCTGCCATCTCAGGCCTCAAGGAAGTTGGACGCGAAATGTGGGGCGTGTTCCCCTTGCGAGGTAAACTGCTGAATGTGCGCGATATTACCGTGCAGAAATTCAACGCAAATGAAGAGCTCACTGCAATCAAGAAGATCCTTGGATTGGAACAAGGCAAACAGTACAAGGATGTGGGCGAGCTGCGTTATGGACGCGTGATGGTCATGGCCGATCAAGATCATGATGGATCCCACATCAAAGGTCTCCTCATGAATCTGTTCCATGCCGAGTGGCCAGGACTCATGAAGACAGGCTTCCTTTGCACCCTCCTAACTCCCATTCTAAAAGCCACAAAGGGCAAGTCTACCCTATCCTTCTACTCCCTACCAGAGTTCAACCAGTGGAAAGATTCCAATTCTCTTGCTGGCTGGAAAATCAAGTATTACAAAGGGTTGGGTACATCTACACCTGCCGAAGCACGCGAATGGTTCAAGGATCTGCACGAAATCCAGTATGAATGGGATGAGAAAACCGACGATTCCATGAATCTCGCATTTAACAAAAAACAAGCAGATGATCGCAAACGATGGTTGAGTCACTACGATCCAACAAAGATGCTCCTAGCAGAAGGAGGAAAAGCGTCATATACGAACTTCATTGATAATGAGTTGATTCACTTTAGTAATGCAGATAACATCCGTTCCTTGCCGCATGTGATGGATGGCCTGAAGCCGTCTCAGCGTAAGATCTTATATTCGTGTCTGAAGCGGAATCTGCGTGAAGAGATTCGTGTGGCACAATTGGCAGGTTATGTCTCAGAACATGCGGCCTATCACCATGGCGAGGCATCACTCAATAGTACCATCATTGGCATGGCGCAGAACTTTGTCGGTTCAAATAATGTGAATCTGCTAAAACCGATGGGTCAGTTTGGATCACGATTGATGGGCGGCAAAGATGCAGCTTCTCCACGTTATATCCATACCTATCTGGAGGATATTGTGAGCAAGATCTTTCGCAAGGAAGATGCTGGACTGCTAAAGTATATCAATGATGACGGCGACATTGTAGAGCCTGAGTACTACTTGCCTGTGGTGCCGCTTCTAGCAATCAATGGTTCAGTAGGCATTGGTACGGGTTATTCAACGGACATTCCTCCCTATAAGCCCGATGATATCGTATGCTTGCTGCGCCATCGTTTGGAAGGCACGATTGATACCTTGGCAGAGCGACCACTAGATCCGTGGTGGTTCGGATTCAAGGGATCAATTCACCGCATGGATGAACAGACATGGGTGACCAAGGGCATCTATGCCTTTGATGATGACAAGAAGACCGTGACTATCACGGAGTTACCAGCGGGCACCTGGACAAAGGACTATAAGGCCTTTCTAGACATTCTATACGAGGCGGAAGACAAAAAGTCGAAAGAGGCTAAAAAAGAGGCCAAGAAGGTAGAGACAGGTTCCAATCGATCATCAAAAGATGATGTGGAGCCATGTGGGCTGAAAGGATTCGATGATCTCTACAATGATGTGGATGTTCGATTCATACTCTACTTTACGGAAGAAGGATATGAAGCGCTGAAGGACAATGTGGAGAAGTTTGAGAAGAAGTTCAAGCTAACCAGTTCATGGAAGACAACAAACATGACATGCTTTGACACCGACTTCAATATTGTTAAGTACAAAACCATTGGCGACATTCTAGAGGCGTTTGTGGAGAAGAGGCTTCCAATGTATGAGGAGCGTCGCCAGATGATGATGGAGACTCTGGGAACTCAGATGCGCGAACTTGATGCAAAGCGGCGCTTCCTTCAAGCAATTCTAGATGAACGTTTGGTGTTACAACGGAAGTCAGACGAGGAAATTGTGGAACAGTTACAGGCATGTGAGATTCCTGCGCTATCCAATCTGGATCAACCTGACAAATATGATTCATATGATTATGTCTTACGAATGCGCATGGATCGCGTTAAGCAATCTGCAGTGGTCGAATTGGATGGTCAAATCGAGGAAAAGCAAGGGCAGATCGAACATTTACAGGGAGAGACTAGTTCATCCATGTGGTTAGCAGATCTAGAAGAGTTCCGCATATCATGGGTTCAATACTCTGAGGAACGTGTTCTTAGTTCGGTATCAGTGGCGCAGTCCGATTCGGTAAAGAAGGCTCCGAGAAAGCGGCCAGTTGTGAAGAAATAATAGAAATACAATATGAGATAAAATAATGAAAAAAATAAAATACGTTCATGTTATATGGATAACGAACCATTTTTTAACATTTTGAAAACAAAATTTTCATTATATGCAAATTCGCTAGAATCGAAAAATCAAACTCATGTAGCGAAACTTTCCAGCATACCTTCTCCAAATTCGGTATCTATTACACAAAATATAGAAACAGAACCAATTACATTAATCCACCCTACCAATGAAGAGCCATTGGCTGCAATTGAGCAAAATGTAGAACCTGAAGTAGAGTCCTATTTAGAACCCAATGTCATACCTAAAGTTGATTCTAAACTAGAACAAATTGAACCACCCAAAGTTGATTTCAAAATAGAACAGATTGGCGTGGTGGTAACAACCTATGGAAGAAATAATATTTTTGCCATACAAAATATTAGATGTTTACGACGATATTTACCACAAGCAAAAATATTTTTATATCTCAATGAAGTGATTGATAAGACCGATATTTTGGAGGCATGCCATCAGCTATGTGTAGAAGCTATTATTATTGATGATCAAATAGAACACGGCGGGCTAACTGGAACATGGAATAAGGGAATTGAAAAATGCATATCCAATCAATGTGATATTATTATCTTATCAAATGATGATGTATTTATAAATGAAACGATTTCACATATTATTTATGAAACACGATCGTCCATGAAGAATAATAGAATGGACTATTTTGGCCCCGTTACAAATAATCCTGGACCAAAAAATGAACAACAGCAGTATTATGTAAAAAATGTAAAGCGAATGATAAGTGGTCGTGGTCTTAATGGATTTTTTATGGTATTTCCAGTATATGTATTAAATGAAGTTAAATTTAATGAAACTCATTATTTTGATCCAAAATATCCATTTGGAGGAAATGAGGATGAATGGTATGAACGATTTGTTAAAAAAGATGGTAATGCCATTATTGTACCCTCCACATTTGTCTATCATTATAAATTACAACTATGGAGAAAGAGTGAACCTTCTAAAACAAATGTATGTTTATATACCATCAATACTGGAAATTATGATGCTGTTATCTCGCATCCAACCGAACACGATTTTCTATATTTTACAGACAACCTTGAAAATGTATATCGATGCATCGAGTTAAATATGATTCCATTCTTCATTGAAAAATCAGATAATCCACACCTACAACAACGAATTATTAAAACCTCTCCTCATCTATTTTTACCACCTCATTATGATATTTCAGTATATATTGATGCAAATGTAATTCCGAATATGGTTGCACTTGAAACAATGATTAATATGGTTCGTAATAATCCAATTGATGTAATTCATGTAATGCATCCAGATCGAATCATGATTAAAGATGAAGCAAACGTTGTTATTCAACAACAGCTCGAATATCGCCATAATGTACAAAAAATAATAGACATGCATCAGCGTGATAAATTTAAAGATGATGTTGGTTTATCAGAAACAGCATTATTGGTAAGAAAATATAAAAATATCATTGCATTTAATGAAGAATGGACAAAATGTATAAATATCTGCATAAGAGATCAAATTAGCTTCAATTACTTACTTTGGAAATATAATATATCCGCCGTTGCAGTAGATAATATAAATAAAAAAATATATACTAAAAATAAACATCCAAAACGAAAAATCTATAATTAATGCGGATTAAGAACTAACCAGTTGACTTATAATATGATATAGCTCACCCGAATCACGCATCTGTCGTAAGTCAATCTTCTTATTTTTTATAACTTTTACATTATCTGCAATGGCAAATCGGTCACATTGTGATACATGATGTGGATCCGATTCCCTTCTAACACTGGTATCTGCATATAAATGGTATTGTGTCTTAGAATTAAAGTAGGGCAGGATATCACGATATTTCTCTTCTATATTTCGATTGACATAACGAATCGTCTGTGGAATAAAGGCAAGAACAGAGGAAACACCCAGAAGGGATCCAAACAAGATGGCTGCATATCCACCCGATGAAACTCCTAGAAAAATAACCCTTTTATAAGGAGCAATTTTAGTCTTTAAATATGCAGCCGTTTCATCAATGGTATTAGAAATGCCAGGAATGCCTTTATGATAAGAACAAGTACGCGTATCAATATAAAAATGTCGATCAATCTTCGGAAAATGCTTTTCAAAAAAATTCACAAAAATAAATCGAGGAATCATACCAAACATGTGATCATGTCCGGCAAATGACACGATCAATGTATCCAGATTACCTGTTACAATACACATAGAGGTTTGCACCTTCTCTTCTGTTGTATTAGTAAATGATTTCGTATCGCTCCCTAAAGAATTTTTTGCTTGTAAACTCATTGTTTCTATTACTTGGATATATTCAAAATGAGGCATTAGTACATGCACCTACACCGATTATGACAAAATGGAGCTATATTTCCATTATTTTTACTATCCGTAATGTGTTATTATTATATTTTGTTCAATACGTTACACGGCATAAATTGCCATTATCTTCTTTTGTTCCACGAGAAGCCTATCCATATGAATTTCACGTTCATCTTCTTCGAACCACTGCGGTGGAATCTCTTACGCACGTTATGATTAGTGAATGGATTGTATTTTCAAAAGAGCTAAACTGGATTGTCTATTGGATTCCTCTTTGTTTTTTGTTTGAAATTGTATTTGATTTCTTTCATTATTTTGCACATCGTTTTTTACATCATCCTTTAGTTTACCGACATTTTCATAAAATTCATCATACATTTCTTCATCCCATTGCGATTAATGCATTTTATCAGGATCCGATCGATTTATTATTGAGCAATTCTCTTCCTACCTATTTAGCTTTATCATTTATTCCATCTATTTCTTATTTGGAATGGAACATAATGCTTATTTATAAAAATTTTATTGAAATTGCAGGACATTCAGGAAAAGTATCCTTTCCCATCTCATCCTTTCCGCAATTTATTTGGCTACCGAAATGGCTTGGAATGGAGCTCTATACAGAGGATCACGATTTGCATCATTCATTGAATAATTGTAATTATGCAAAGCGGTTTTCGTTGTGGGATCGTGTATTCGGTACTTATAGCACTTTTAAGCAAAATGCAATACTGCCAAAGGCAGATTTAAAAAGTGCCTAAAATCACAAGACAAATTGAAAAGTGCTGAAATATATCAAGCCATAAAGGTATTTTTGCGCACTTTTTCCCCAAAAAGTGCTTTACATTTGTGGCTGAAATGGCAGCGACTTCGTGCCCGCGCTTGACATATGTATCGGTTGCGGCAATGGTACTGGTAAATGGCTAATATCATCCAAATAATACTGATAATGTTCGATTTCGGACGTAATACGTGGAGCAGCCCATTTTACAACGAGATCATTGAGCTCTTGGATTTGTCCCTCGATATTGAAGGTGTTGTTTTTGGCATACTGTAAATACATGGCACGCATGATCATTTTGAGTTCATCTACGTCTTGATCATCAATGACGTATTTTTTTGGTCCACTCATACGGTAGACTTCTTTTTTGATCGCCATCTGGATAGCGGCTGCGTTAGTACGGGTAAAGAAAGCATCAGAAAGTGCCGTATGGTCCCAGTTGCCCCGGAGCATATCACCTGCAAAGCTCACTTCGGTTTGTTTGGGATAACTGAATCCTGCGGAATCCGGTACGGAGGTACCGGTAGCCGAGGGTTGGGCGGCGAGGTTCACGCGACCATTTTGACCTCCATGGGCGTAGCTGGTATACGGGAGTTGAAAATCAGGGATGGGTGCACCGGCGGAAGACATTCTACCACCCCACTGTGTTTTTTTTCTAAGCTCTGAATATAAAATGTCATCGGTTACTCGTTTTCTGAAGCAAGTCTCTCCCTCGGAACAATACATCGCCGCCCCTGCGCTGGCCACCCTTGCTGGTCAGGCCTGTGAGTTCGTCCCCTCCTCCGCCAACGTTGTCGGCAACTACCCCCCTGGCTACATCATCGCCGCTGAGGCCTCCACTCAGGCTGCCATCCAGGCCATCACCGCTGGTCGCTCGCAGACTCTGTGCGTGCTCCGCGACATGGGCAAGGTCGTCTATGCCCCGTTGGCCTCTTCCCTGGCCAATGCCCAGGCTGGCGTCTCCTCTGGCACTTCGGGCTATTTCCGTCAGGTTCAGCTCCTCCTGCCCCAGCCGATCGTCAGCTCCCAGGGCTTCATCGGTGGTGTCAACGGCAACCTCTTTGGTAACCAGGGTGGTGCTGCTGCCGTCTACGACGCCTACATGACCTTCTACCTGCCGGTTGTGATTGGTGGTGTCCTCGCCTCGCCTGCTTCTCTTGCTCTCCAGGGCACTGTTGTTGCTGGTGCCATGTAAATTGGTACTTTTTATTTGTTTCTGAATTCATTTAGTAGTTTATAACTATTTTATGATTTGTATCATAGAAAAAGAATTGCAACTTAGTAGTAATCATGGATATTAACTACACTTTGGTATTCTATATCATTATTGCCATTCTGGTGATATGCGGCGGTACCTATAAACTAATTGATCAAATGATCGCAGCAGTTCTTTTTTTTATCGGAACAACTGGAATCTTTATTGTATACGGTCTACGCTGGTTCTCCTCCAAGAACTCGATCTTCTCTAGTTCTCCGGTTCCATGGCCACCCAACATTAATACATGCCCTGACTTCCTAACTTATTACCAGCGCACGGTCAACGGAGCAAAAGTATATACATGCATTGATATGATTGGTGTTTCTAAGAATGGAACTATTAAAGTTTTCCCTCGTGACGGCGTCGAACCCATGCAGGATGAATATTACTTTGGATTAAAGACCAATAGTTCTGATAAGGATGCAAAGAACCAGGAGTGGTGCCAGAAAGCAATTGCATCCGGTCTCACATGGGAGGGTATCACCAATGGTGAGAGTTGTACTGCTGGCGGAACTCCTACGGCTCCTGGTGGCGGCGCAGGTGCAGGAGCATGTCCCGCTGCCCCTAGTGCTTAAAACGTGCGTTTGAATGCTATAAAAACGATCTACGATCCTAATGTGATAGGCGGATATCAAGCATTCATAGTTTAGTGGTAGAATCACTCCCTTCCAAGGAGTGGGCACGGGTTCGATTCCCGTTGAATGCAATAGCTCCGCTTATTATTCATGTTATTGTTAGCGATTATGAATCGGTAACTTAACAACTTCTAAACAGAATGCGGCAGTGCGTTTAAATTCCAGAAAAAAGTTCTACGGATAGAGTGTGAAAAGGGGGCGACCCCTTCACGCGTTCATGGTTTAATGGTTAGAATTGGTCGTTGCCAACGACTAGATCCGAGTTCAATTCTCGGTGAACGCATTTCACCTTATTATTGTTTGGATCACTGATCATTACAATAATTAGGTTTATACCTAAAGGATTAGGAAGAGAATCATCATAGTATGGTTCGTACCAGTTTACCAGAAGAAGATACCGCATGTTTGCACCCTGAGATTGAGGAAGCAATGCTCAAATGGCTAAAATCGCGTTCCCATCCAGCCTTTCTCTTAATTGGTCCTCCAGGTGTTGGCAAAACAACTATGGTCTATCGTGTCTGCAAACAGGGCAAGTTCTGGGTACAGGAATTTAATGCCAGTCATACACGAACCGGTTCCTCCTTTCGCCAAACCATTTTGCCTCTCTTAATCGAAACTGGTGTCAGCAAATGGATTCATCCAACGACTCCCAATGGTCGCGTGGTACTTCTTGATGAAATGGATGGCCTGTCTCAGGGTGAAAAGGGCGGTCTTCAAGAACTCCTTGACTACTTGAAATCGAAACGTGCCTTCATCGATGATTCTCCCTTGATTCTCATTTGTAATGTATTAGAGGGTCGTATTATGCAACAACTCCTTAAATATTGCTGTGTTCACTATGTAAATATGCCAAAGAAAGAAAAGCTCATTGAGTTCTTCAGAAAGGATATTCCTGATTCTCTCTATCAATTGGGAGACATCCGTAAAGTATCACAGAGTCTTATTTATAATGATAAAACGGGCAGCTATATGCCAGGAAAAGAGGAATCGATTGATCGAAATATACATGTCGCAATACGGGCTGCCTGGTTTACCTTATTTGAAAACTGGGGTGAGAATGACGAGCTCGATCTAGAAACAAAAGATGCAAATCTGGCAGGGCTTCTCTTTCATCAGAATCTACCTTTATTCTTAGATAAGGATACTAAAACTCCAGTCCCGTTTGAAGTGTATGAAGAGATTTTGGATTATTTGCGCTGGAGTGATCGTGCGGATTTCTGGGCATTTTTCCATCAATGCTGGAATTTGCTACCTCTTTCCTATCGACTCAAACTCAAATATCCGAATCTGTATTTGCAGGCATATGAAAAACCAAAAACCATCCCCAGTCCATCTGAGCTTCAATATACCATGGTCTTAACTAAACAATCGGCACTCTTTAATGCATGGAAGGAGATGAATCGTGTTGCAAATGAACATAATATTCCATTTCGATGTGTAACCCAATGGGCAACTCATCAAACTGGTAAATTACATGATACTCTTGGAATTAAACTTGAATCTCAGAATTCAAATGAAGTACTGTTAGGGGGGTTACTCGCCCCAGTCGCTGAGAAGAGTGGATCAAAACCTGTTTCCACTCGGAAACGGGTAATTCGTGGTAAAAAATCAAGTGAGAAGTAGTGGGGAGTGAGATTCCTCGAATCAAATCCACATTTGATACAAACAAAATACGTGTTTTGCCTTGCTGATAATTCTTAATCGTTTTAAGTAGTGAAAATAGATTACTCTCTATTCTCTCTGCTTTGATTCCTAATTTATCAATTTCATCAAATAACTGATAATAAATATTATCAAACGATGAATAAATAATAAATTGTCCATCCTTATTTTCTTTAAATAAATCGAGACATACCTCTACCTTATTTCTAGTCAGAATTCTCTCTTCAGGACTTAGTTGTGTTAAACAACACAGATTATTTATACTAACGGGTGATCGACATGTTGGACATTTATACGTTAAGAGAGTATTGCGCAAGACACATTTTCCACAATATACATTATGACAACAATTAAGAATAGTTGGATATTCACATGCTTCTAGACAGATAACGCACTCATTTTCATCTATTTTTCTATGAATCATACTATACTTATTTTTGAGTAGTACAGTATATTCAGAAGTCATATCTGTTAACCGTTTCATTTCCGATGGTACATACTGTACAATGGATTTAAATTCAATTCCCAATGCCTGAAATAAATGAGGAATATGATGAGAGCGAATATGCGGATCACGATTTCGTACTAAATAAAAACTCATTAATGAATTAAGAGTAATGTTCGGACGACATAACAATGTATCCATTTGAATCGATGGTAACTGAAGACTGGTTTGAATTATTTCATTTGAATTTCGTAACACAATGTATCCACGATAAGGGTGCAAAAATGGAAGATATGCCTTTAAAAAAGACGAGGATGTTAATGTTCCCTCATATTGAGGAGTAGATTGATCCAATAACCATTCTGCTAAATCAGGATGCAGTTGAACACGGTCTCTTAAAAAATATAGATTACTTTTCATAATTAAGGGATTCTTGAATAAAAGCGGAATCCAATTATGTGTCATCAGCCATAGAAATTGAAATTGAAGTGGTGGATCCGATGAATTTAAATAAATGGATGATGCTTCATCAATGATCACCTGATCCCATTCAATCTGTTGCTGTGTTGCATACTCCTGCACATGACGATAACATTTATTTGTAGTTAATACAAAATTAGTATGTTTCATTTTCTCTGCAAGATCGGTACCCTTTATCATTCGTCTGGTTTCAATTGCAGTATAGGACAGTGTGGTATGTTTCTGAATCTCATTTTGCCATTGACCAAATAGACTATGTGGTACAATAATTAAATTAGTAGATTGCGTGGATAAAGATCGAATTTCATGTGAGAAAAAATAGGTAGACGAGTGACTCGTTAACTCTGTACTCATTCGAATGGGCCGATACGATGCTAAATAAGAAAGCATGGAAAGAGTCTTTCCTGTTCCATTCGAATCACCTATGATTCCTATTTTACCATTAATGGCCTGGTTCCCTACTAAAAATCCACCTAACATTTTTTCCTTATATTGATGCATTCCTTGAACCATAATTGCCTGATGTGGGTATAATGGTGTCTTAATGAACGGTGAAACATGATGTGGATGACTTTGAATCAGTGTACTTTGATATACATGATTCAAGGTAACTAGTTTATCATACTGGAATTCCTCCCCCATGCTCTTATGAGTAGTATCCATTTTCTAGCTTTAGGTTTATAAGCTACGATAAAAAGCTAGAAGGTTCGGCTCGTTTACAATGTCTTCTAGTTGATAAGAAGAATTGCGCATTTTTGCCTTATTTTGCCCTTTATACGCGGCATGTTCTTCTCGTAAAAGATACTTGTCTGCAGTATTATCACTATGACAGATTACCAAAATTGCCTTCTTGGGATTCAGTTGGATCATTGGATGTTTATATTGATCTAAGAAAGACCCCTCTTCTGCTTTGGTTACGTATTCGTCATATTTGTGCACATCGGAATATCGCTTACGCCATGCCATGGTTCCATTGGTTGCATAATTTGATCCATAGGGTCCAATCGTCACGATCTTTTTTACATCCAAATAATACAAATTCATCTCAGATGATCCTGCCAAATCCACCTTTGGATATTTGGTAAAAGCATCTACAATCATTTGGATTCGATCGGCAGGATAGTAATCATCATCATCCATGGCAATGATAATCGCACCCTTAGCCTCCTTATTTAATAAATTACGCTTTGCACCAATTCGCATTTTCTCATCATGATAAATATATCGAAGATTAGGAATACCCGTATTCTGAAAAAGATCCTCTACTTTATCTCGCCCATCATCCATAATAATCCACTCCATCTTCTCTTTAGGGAAAGTCTGATTTTTATAAATTTCAATCATGGTTGGAATAAATTGTCGACGATTATACGTCGGTGTAACAACCGATACTTCTATCATTTGTTTCTATCGTATGATCTAATCTTTAGACTTCTTTTGCCCTCATGACCTCTGCCGCAGCCTTTGCTGCACGAGCAGCTGTCTCTATGGATATGGGCTGTTGATTTGTATTGTATGGCGGCGGCAATACATTTGAGCTCCTTCCATTATTATAGGGCGGCGGTGACTCCTTCTCCGTATTTATTACTTTTGGAAGAGTATTATTGGCTGGGGGCACTTCACGCTTTGCCATCACTTCTGCAACAGTTGGTGGTAGAGGTGGTTCAGCTGTTTGCTCAGCCTGTGACGGAAACACAACCATAGACACATCATGCATGGTATCCAAATATTCCTTTGCTTTATCAAACTGCTCTTTGAACTCTTCCATGCCCCCTTGTTCTATTACCTTCTTGGCAAACGGGAAGGAATTCTGCAATGTTTGAAAGTGCTCATCCATGATTTCTTTCAAGATACCAACCTTTTTGGGTACTTTAGGATAGGTAAATGGATAAAGAAGATATCGAGTATACCATGGTCGCTCTTTATTCATCAAAATAGGTAGAATTGCAAAAATCGTTGGCATGATACGCTGCTTGGGGCCATCTGACATATTATTTACATAATAGCTATAACCTCCCTTGCAAAGATAATATATTGTTAGGATACCTGCAGGAAATGTAGCAATACTACAAATAATAATAATGAATGCGAAGAAAATGGCTCGAATCGGGGCGGAATACATAATCATTTCGTTGGCAATGAGCATGGCTAAAATAAGAACCAATAAAGGATATCGAATTGCTTCAAAAATCATTACAATGTAATCCCATACTTGGTTAAAAGTACGTTTCGCACTGAACTTATCACGAGGTATAGCTCCGTTTGCCTCATCTGCCTTGGCTTTCGCAGCATCCTTTAATTCAGCAGCCGTAGTTGGAATATCAGTATCGAGAGGTTCAACCTTATCCTTCTTCTCTGCCTGCTCTTTGGCATATGCATTCGCATCAGGATCATTCACAAGATCCTCTACCGCTGTCTTGACACGATAGGTAATTTTATTTTTTAATTTTGTGACAAGTGAGTCCGACATTCTATGACCACCATGGATTTTAATGATGGAAGCCAACTCGCACATTACAATGCATACTTCAATCCTCCCATACCCGACGCAATGGATACCCAATTTAGACTTTCCACATATACATTGATATTATATTGATAAAATGTATTGGACGGTAAGGGGAATACATTTAAATCTAATTGAAATACTTTAATACGACTACTATTGATACTTCCATCTGGTTGTGTCGTAGGAGATTGGAGAGAAAAGGGATACACCAGAATTCCAGGATCGGGAAGACCTGTTAGATACTTCCAAGGAACAACCTGTGTAAAATAGGTGAAAGGCTTTTCTTCCTGTAGTAAATTGCCATCACCTAAAATTGCAAATGTATTTAAAATCGATCGCTGACCGTTAAGAACAAACTGTCCTGTAGCGGATGTAAGATTAACCATTGTATCCCAGCCACCTCCTGCTGGAAGAAAGGATGCTTTCATTGGATTGATCCAATTGGTAAAATTCGCATTTTGGTTTCGATACAGTACAGAATCGGATCGACGAGGAACCACAATGATTCTCTCAATGGGATTATGTGTATCCAGCTCTACAAATTGACGTGTAGTCAAATTATTAAAATTGTAGGATGTAATCTGTCGTACAAGATATTGTAGTGGCTCAGAAGCGAATTGGACACGTTCATCATCTGTCACATACACATAGGTTAGTTGAATACTAGGACGAAGCTCCCATGTATTCAGCAATGGTTTAGGAGTACCTACATCTGTTAAAAAATTATTGATCATGACATCCGATATATTAGATACTGCCGAATAGAACACATTTTGTGGCTGTAATGGAACAGGTGATGGATTATACTGATATCCAGGTGCAACCTGATATCCATTGCTATCCAGAATGGTATAGAGTTGATTGATAGGACGAAGTGTTAATTGAATTTCACATTCGTGATACTGTAGTGCAACAAGCGGGAGTGCTTCAAAGGTGGATTCTGCAAACCAAAAGGGAAGTGGAACTTGAATGAGTCCTCCTTGAATGGATGGGCGATTTGTATTGGGTGGTGTGGTGGTTGAACCAGATGGACCATTATTGTTGTATACCAGAGGATATCCTGAACTGGTTGAACCACCTGCATAGATACCCTTTGCAGGATCATACATTTCAGGTGTATTTCCTACGAGTGTTTGCCATTTCTGAAAGGCATGCGCATCCAAATCAGACTGTGCTCTGGCAATCATATAATTTCCATCAAATTCCTGAATTTTTTGACCACCAATAAAAAATGCTGCATTTTGAATCATTTGACAGCCAATGTAATTTGTCCATGCGAAGTTGTATTGTGAATTTCTTGATCCTTGTGGCAATTCCAAATATTTGCAATAAATATCAGGTAATTGAAATGTAAAATACATGTCTCGTACCAAATCAGAAATGCGTTGTAATTTAAATCGAACCTGAATGGGCTGGTCGTATGATAGGTTCTGAGGACCATCCATGGCAAAGGTCACAGACTCTTCCGCAAAATGCGAGTATTTTTTATACGCCTTGTAAAAATAAGTAAAATCGGGGTTGCCACTTAGTAATACATTTTGTGCCCCGTAGGCAACTAATGAAAAGAGACCACCACCAGGCATCACTAGTTTTGTATTAGTTAATCTATCGGTCCTTTAGACCTACAGATTGACTAAATAGACGATATCATTTCTAACGAGAATCAGCCCACCATGTATCCGTAAGATAGGGTGGACGATCATTGAGCATCGACCCTTCCATTTTAGAGGAAGGTCCCTCATTCATCAATGTCTGAATCTCTGAAAAACAGAGCGCATAATTGAAATAGCTCAAACGACTCATCATACCCTTCAAGCAGCCAAATACATCAAAGCCAGTTTCATCCACGGATGGAATGAGTGCATGTTTCAAGCTAATGCGACGCTGACTAAAGCAGTTAATGTCCTGAAAGTTTTGATAAGGAGCAAATCCCTCGAATGATGCCTTCTTTGACAAATTGCCATTGATGTAGATCTCCATGGCATGATCCTTGCATACAATAACCACATGCACCCACTTGGAAACGGGAAAGTTGTCAACTTCTACGAAATTATTCCATGTCTTATAGGTATTCATGTAGACACGAAGTGTATTCGTATCGGATCGCATGTAGACACCGGGTGCCATCAGTGGGAATTGAGAAGAATAGCCCTTGTGGAAAATGTGCAATAATCCGAGTTCTTGGCGAAATGCGGAAGGATGTACATTTAAATAAAATGAATAACTAAATTCAACGCCGCTGCGTTCATTATCCGATAAATGAGTCGGAATGGAACCCACTACATTTGGATTTTGAGAGATATTAATAGCTTTATCATCCGTCATACATGTATTTTCAATTAACACTGTTCGATTGATATGCAGGCGATTCAGATATTTATAAATTACCTCAATAAAGACAAGTGTTACATAAACAATAAGAACAAGCACAAGTGCAAATACAATCTGTTCCACGATACCGGGTTGACCTTGATTCGCCGGCTTATTACCTAAGTTAAATAGACCTGCGTTCGTTGCCATCTGTCTCCTTTTAATAAATTGTATTATTTATTTGGATCAATTTGTGCTAACGGCAATTGAAACACCTGGTGCAAAGAAATTCGAAAACCATCCTGAAATCGTGGTAATTGGGTTGGGTCCTGCCATATAATTCTTATATACTACATCAGGATTCAATGCCACATCGTACATATTTGTTGTAGTAATCTGTCCTCCAAATCCACCATAGTTCAGTAATGTAGCAGAATAACCACCCGCATCTACCTTAAAATATGATGGCAAAACACATGAACGCGATAATTTACCATCCAGATAAACATCCACAGTCTTTCCATTGACTGCTACCGTAAGATTCACCCAGCGTTGAAGATCCACTTCGGGTAAATCGCAAATCTGATTAGAACCCAATAGCATAGAATCATTCTCTATCACGTTAAATGTGGCATTCTGTGTGGCAGCATCAAGGGAGTCCGTATTTCCCTGACCCACGCCATTTGTCGCTGCATTACCCTCTTTTGTATGGAAACGAATATTCAGCTTTGGCTTTCGACCTCCTAAATAGATGCGAAAGGTATCAAAATTACGACCACCTACGCTAATAATATGCTTTGCAAATCCTTGACGATATGACCAGTTATTAATGTAAATCCAAGTTGATACAGTAAATTCACCACCTTCATAGAGGGTGGGTAGCTTATCGGATGCTATTATAATTGGCTTTGCAGAATCAACATTTGCATTTTGCATAATGGGGATAAGAGCAGATACATTTTGTGTCTTGGGGCCAAATAGATATTGATATAGAAAATACAAAAGGATCAACCCTGCAAACAAAATAAGATAGGGAATCAGTTTTGCAACAGGCGATGCGCTGTTGTTGGAACTCATGTTTCTGTCTGATACACGGATAATCTGATAGGATAATTTATCATTATGCGTAGGGCGTACTCCATTGAACTAAATTATTAGATGGCGGTTTTGTTACAGGATCACATGGTAAACCGGGAGGACATTCTGAAAATAACTTGATAGCAGGAAAACTCATTTGGATAGAGTTTGCTTCTGTTACCATATTATTGGTATCAACATACGATACTCTAGTTCTTTCCACTTCAGTAGGGGATAGGCGTGTTGCATTTACAATAACATGAATGACAGAGCCATCTAGGCCTTTATTTCCCACCGATAATGGGCTACTGATCACAACCGGATAATTTAGTAATCGTTGAGAAGCAACAATCTGATTTTGGAAAATAACATCAAATCGACGACCCTCCCGTAAAATAGCAATAAACATCCATTTTTGTTTTGGAACAGCAGGCAAATCAATGATTTCATATTTTAGTGCACCCGTATCATTCGTTTGCACCCGAAGACGCGCCGATGATTCCTCTTTTCCCATTGGTGCCGGTGAAATTTCTAAATACCAGTTATTTTCAACATACATCAAAGGGGTATATTGATTTTTATACTTTGAAGTACGATCGCCGCCATTTAATTTAAAGAAACCCATTACAGTAGTTCCATTGCTGCCAAGGACAGATTGCTGTGTTATATCAGCAGTTCCCACAACAACCTTCTTATCAAGTGGCGTCATCTTAGAAAGTAACTTCGTATTGTTTGGTCCCAAGTAAATATGATAATAGATAATATAAATGGTACATAATACCAATACAATTCCAAATAAGATCATCATTGTATCTTCCTATCTATGGATTTGATTTGTTCAAGCCATCGCCGTATTAATCCGATCTATCATGGAGTCTACTTCCTGTGGCGCACAAGAGGTTGAACTGGGCATGGCTCCTGCATCAAAGTCCTTTCCTGTTGCAGGAGCTGGCGTAGATTCACGAATTTCTGGTGTAGGTAAAATACGTGACCAGATTTTCAAATTACGTATTTTTGCAATATTTGCCTCAATACCAGAGGCTGGATAAATATCACCTGTTACCGCCTTAGGAGGCGAATCAAATGCACGCGTCTTTAATAAATGTCCATTCATATACACCTCCAATGCCTGATCCATAACAACGATACCAAGACGAAATGCCTCTTGTACAGGAGCATTCGATACAATTACATTTTCCATATTATTATCCTTGTTCAGCACAGACACAATCATATCATTCGTATCAGGTAATAATGCCACTGCTAAATTATAATTATCTAACACACCTAACAATAAATCACCTGATGGTACAGCTTTGACGGTTGCGCCGCGACTAAAAAGAATACGAGGATGCTTTGAGAATTGAAGCGGGTTGACAATAAACATGTCCATAATCATGGAATATCCTGCTGATATACTTTGAATAGGTAATGCACTATTCATGATTTGTCCTGTATTCCCATTTTTCCAAAAAAGTACTCCATCATCCCCTCCTGGTACTGGAATAATACCGGAACCACCTGGATGCAATTTAAAAATGGGGCGAATAAACCAGTGAACAAATAGTAAAATGATAAAAATGATAATCACAATGCCAAGTACATAGGCCATTACACGTTTGATAGGACTAGATGAATTGTCATTGATTGTAGAACCTGTGTTAAAAACACCCGTAGATGTAAATCCATTGGCTTTTGGTAAACTGTTACCACGAGTTAAATAGCTACCAAAATTCATTTCTCTGATATCTCTCCCTCTTTTATAATGATCTTATTCTTAACTTTTATGTAATGCATAAAATACCCCGCCTGTTATTCCTAAAATAATGCCTCCCGTAATAAAACCTTTGATAAAGGAACGATAATCAACCTCATTCATATCTTCTTTTGTCCAGACAGGTGATCGATTTCGATTTCCCACTTTTTCATAGTAGGTAAGAACTTCTTCCATCGACCATTCGGCTTTTCCTAATTGCTTATTGACCTGATTATGAATGTCAATCGTCCATTTAATTAAATCAGTTCGTGAATCAAGAAAGGTCGTAATTGGGTTTTTTGTTAAATGCTCTCGATAGTGCTCACGACATATGGAACAGGGAATTAAATAAGCGAGTGATTCATAAAATTCCTTTGCACACTTCTTATCCGTGTAGGTGGGGTTCTTTGAATAACCAAGGGCAACAATATGAATCGTATGCCAGAAAAATGGCCCCCATACACTTGGTGGAAATTGCATTCTACTTAGACTCTTGCTGATTTTACATGATTTTTTTCGACAGTTGAAGATCTAAAGACCAATATATACATACTTTATAAGAGTATTACACTACACTATTATGATAACACTAAACCGGATACAACATTGTACAAATTGTGGATTAAATGGCCATCTTTTTCGAAATTGTCTTTTGCCCGTAACAAGTTATGGACTCATTGCTGTTCGATACAGCGATGATGTCTACCAGCAGTCTATCTATTCAAAATCTGCCACTATTAACAATGGCAATGATTCCATTCAATTTCTACTTATTAAGCGAAAAGACTCCATGTCATTTGTGGAATTCATTCGAGGAAAATATAGCCATCTCGACGAAGAATACATCTGCAAATTACTGGAAGGAATGACACAGGCTGAACAAGAGCTTCTTCGTACAAAATCATTTAATGATTTATGGTACACCGTGTGGGGGGAATCATCCGCGGGTCGATCCCATAAAAGTGAGTATGAAATATCTGATCGTCGATTTGGAATGATTCGTGATAAACTACCAGAATGGATTGATCAGCATCTCTCTAAATGGGTCGAACCAGAATGGGGGTTCCCGAAAGGACGTCGTGTACCATATGAAAATGACATTCATTGTGCCATTCGTGAGTTTCAAGAAGAAACCGGTTTACAATCAAAAGATTTCTCACTTCTCCAAAATACAAATTGCATCTCCGAGACATTTATTGGATCCAATCAAGTACACTATTGTCATAAGTACTACATTGCAGTATGTCATAAAACAACAGAGGTAGAGATGAATCGTGATAATTTTTATATGGCGCGTGAAGTGGGAGGTATTCAATGGTTTACATTAGATGAGGCCATGATTAGGATTCGTCCGGATAATATAGAGAAACGAGAGATCCTGTTAAAGGCAGGAAAGATCATGAAACATTTTCATCCCATCCATACCAACCAATAGAGTCAAAATGAATTTATAAATGCTAGTATCGTAAATAGTAGCGTTTAAAAATAAAATGAAAATGTAAGTATCATAATAGTATGGCAGAGAACAATGAAGACGATCCATTTGACTTCAATGATCCACTTGCAGAGATATCAAATGCCTCTTCTGCAGAAAAGGCTGCAAATGCGGTTATACATCGTGCTGCTAATACAATTAATGCTGCTGCAAATAATCAGGAGCCAAATGAAGATGAACCTCTTACCAATCAGGAGTTACTTAATCTAGCAAATCGTAATGATCTACTAAGTTCTAATGAACTTGCCAATGTTAGAAGACAAATAGAAGAAAGAGGATTGCAACGTAATACATCACCTTCTTTAGCCATTGAAGAGCCTGTTGAGGAAACCCCTGATGAAGAAGAAACTCCCGACGAGACGCCTGAAGAAGTCCCTGAAGAAGAAGACGAAGAAGTCGAAGAAGTTCCTGAAGAAGTTCCTGAAGAAGTCGAAGAAGTCCCTGAAGAAGTCCCTGAAGACATAAATGAAGAATTGAAAGAGTTTACTAGAGATGATCTACAAATATTATTAAATGATTCAAATACAAATGACAACCTACGAGTTCTCATTCAAGCTGAACTCAATCGTCGCCCAAAAGTATCTCTTGCACTTTCTACCAAATCTAAATATAAATTAGCTACTAAAAAACCATCTCTTCCTAATATCCTTGAGGTAAATGAAAATAAGATCAATACAAATGTAGCATCCATTCCTCGAAAACCAAGACAGTCTGTTGTCTATCCTTTTAATAATAAAAATATTGCAAAGTCAAGTACAACCTCATTTTCAAATCTTCAAGAAAGAAATCTATCAGGCTATTATGCTCCAAATACCATTCAACTAACATCATTGCCAAAAGTTTCATCATCCATTTCAGAGACAGATGCAATACCTAATCTAGCACCTGTTCCTACATATAAAGAAGAAGTATCGTCTTCTGCATCAAATAATAGTATTGCGAATGATACAGAATTCAAACAATATTTGACAGAACTTACACGTGAAGAACTAGAGCAATTAGCAGAGAATACAAATGCAGAATATTATCCCAACGTAAGGAAAGAATTAAAAAAGAGATCAATACAACCACAATCTGAAGCGCCTGTGGTAAATAAACAACCTATGGTAAATAAACAACCTATGGTAAATAAACAACCTGTGGTAAATAAACAACCTGTGGTAAAAGAACCTATTGTAGAACTAGAACCTGTCGAACCCCTTCCAAACTATTCTAATGTATTTGATGGAAATACAGACGAAGAAATCTTAGAAATGTGGGAAGTAGCAACAGAAACAGAAGATCGTGACATGATCATCGTCGAAATGCAACATCGCAATCTATTCCCATCTGCATTTATGAATCAATGGGAACAAGAAACTGGCTCCTATCCAGATGTGGTTGATCCTGAATTTTTACAAAAACTCCTCTCCAAGCGTGAATTTGCTGAGAGTTTACAATCCACCTGGAGACCTCGAGCCGACCCATGCGAAGACCAAGGCACATTTGAGGTTACACCCGTTCAGCGCTTTGTTGCCAATTTTATGTCACCTAAAACGCCCTATATGTCAGCCCTTCTCTTTCATGGAGTTGGTGTTGGTAAAACATGCGCTGCAGTGCAAATTATTGAAGCATGGCTTGAAACCTATACTCGCAACGAAGTATTTCTAGTTGCTCCACGCACTATTCAACAAGGCTTCTTTCGCACCATTTTTGACATCAGCAAAGTAACCATTGGAAAGGGAACCGAACCGAATTCTGCTTCTCAATGCACGGGTACAACCTATATGAAGTTGACAAATACCTTGTATGAACGCGATCCAGAGAGAATTACAAAAGCTGTCAATAAAGCAATTCGACGACGCTATAAAGTATTTGGCTATATCGCATTTGCAAATTATATTCGCGATAAACTAAAAGGTATCCCTGCAGATTTGTCAGAGGAACGCAAACAACTTGAAATGAAAAAAGCCATTCGCAAAGAATTTAGCGGTCGCCTATTAATCGTCGATGAAGCACATAATCTTCGCGATGTAGTCGAAGAAGGAAAAGAAGAAGACGCCTATGCTGGTGGAAAAGATGAAAAAGATGATGTGGCGGGTGGAAAAGCACTTACTCCCTATCTTCAATATGTTCTTCAATACGCCGAAGGAATGAAGTTCTGTGCTCTAACTGCCACCCCCATGTATAACACGTATAAGGAAATCATCTTCATGCTAAATATGCTACTCATGAATGATAAGAAAGCGACAGTAAAGGAATCAGATATCTTTGATAAACAGGGCAATTTACTAGAAAAAGGAAAGGAACGCCTTTCTTGGATTGCAAGCCGATATGTCAGTTTTATGCGCGGAGAAAATCCGATTTCTTTCCCCATTCGCTTATTTCCCGAGAATATTCCCTCATTTTCCTCTTATCCAACCTCTAACCCACGCGGTAATATTATCCCTCGAGAGGAACTTAACTATTATACTCATCTGCCACTCGTTCCCATCTTATTAAAAGGTGACACCCTACGTGCAACGATGCTCTTCTCTAATGCACTACGCCCTACCAAAAAAGGCGGTCTAAGTACATTTGATTTAGATAAACTGGTTCATGCCGGCAATTTTATCGTTCCTGCAACAGCATCCACCCAAGGTCAAGACATCGAATCCTATACTGCACGTACCAATTGGGATTCACTTGGAACCGTTTTTACACGCCAAACAATCGGCGGTGAATCCCAATATAAGTCAAAAAACAATGACATTTCATGGATGGTCGCACCCCAATTATCGGAGTATAGTCCCAAGTTTGATTTCTTTCTCGAACGTGTGAAACGAGCCGAGGGATGCATCTTTGCCTATACTCGTTTTGTTCAAGGTGGCGCCATTCCTCTGGCACTTGTTCTAGAAGCCAACGGTTATAAACCATGGGGACGCAGATCAGGTCTTCTTTCTCATAAACCCATCGGCGGTTATCAATGCGCCCTGTGCGAACATCGTGAATCAAACCATCCTGGAAATCATGCCTTTTCACAGGCTTATTATGGTATTTTAACAGGTGAGCCAAATATTTCACCGGATAATGAAAAAACGATTCGTGCACAGCGTCACATCGATAATGCAAATGGCATCAAAATGAAGATTCTAATTGGTTCCCAAATTGCATCCGAAGGTGTGGACTTGCGGTTTGTTCGTGAAACACATATCATCGATTCATGGTATCACTTGAATAAGACAGAACAGATTCTGGGTCGTGCCATTCGTTTCTTATCTCATTGCGCTTTGCCCCAAGAAAAGAGAAACAATACCGTGTACTTATATACTGCCGTTCTTCCCCCCCGTCAAAATAAAGAAACAGCCGATTTATATAGCTATCGTATCGGATTTAACAAGGCCGTATTAATTGGCAATGTAACCCGTGTCATGAAACAATCTGCTGTGGATTGTAACTTGAATAAGGATGCAATCATCATTAGTGGTGAAGAAACTGTTCGACAAATCGATTCCCAGCGTCAACTACGTGAAGAAGTAGATATTAATGACATGCCATTTACTGCAGTATGCGACTGGATTGAAACATGTAATTATAAATGTAGTCCTCAAATTGATTTGAAAGAATTAGTAGTGGATGATTCTACCTATGATGAGTATGCGGCACGATGGAGCATTTATAAAATAAAGAAAGCGATCCGAAAATTATTCGAAATTCAGTCCTTTTATCAATCCGAAGATTTATGGGAGAGTTTATCCAATCTCCCAAAACAAATTATCGTGGATGTTCTGCGCGAAGTAGTAAATAATAAGTCATTCCAAGTAAAACATCAAAATATTGCAGGATATATTCGGTATTGCAACGGATATTATATATTCCAGCCAAATGTTTATGCAGATCTTTCTATTCCACTCGCCATTCGTGTTGCTAAATTTCCTATCAAACGTGATGAATATTTACCCATTGAATACGAAATGCCAGAAGATGTTAAAGAAGAACAAGAAACTGAACAACTTGCATCCATTGAGTCGATTGAAGTCGTATGGCGTTCAATTGTCGACTGGATTACCTATTTAGCGGTCAGCCCAGAATATCAGGCACCACCCGTTGAACTAGATCATCGCCGAATTGAAATGTCTCATCAAGATGCTAGCTTATTATCATATTATGAATATGTATTTGAAATGGTAGAGTGGTTTCATACGTCCTTTCATCAATCAAATGATCCCCATTCAGAATCTTTTGAAGAGGCACTTCTTACCTATTTTTGGGACGAATGGTTAACAGTAGAGGAACAACTGTTTATTGTCTATCAAACTGGATTAAATGTTCATCTCTGTATAAAGGAAAATGAATACCAGTTCGGGAAAAAGATGATTCATCGATTTGTTGATGCAAAAACAGGAGAATTGATCTATATGTGTGAGGGAGCAACAGCGTGTCCAACCGCGTACATCGATCACATTGAGAGTGATTCAGATGATTATATACGCGCCTTTTCATTATCTACAAAAACAACAGGTACCCCTTATGGTTTTCTTGTTCCTAAAAACGGCAAAATGGTATTTAAAACGGCAGAGGCTCCTACAGTAGCTGTTAAAGCAGGAAATGCTTCTGGATCAAAAAAGAATTTACCACGTGGTAAAGAATGTGTAATTGTAACTTCTATGCCAGGCCATTTATCTGAATTGATTCATGTTGGAAATATCTTTGTACAAAATGGAAATACTGATTTTGATCTAAATCCAACTGCCCTTCTTCAAAGTCGATCCATTAAGGGATCTATTCGCGCATGTACTCTTCTTAATTTCTTTATTCGATTTTTAGATGCAGAACAAATGGATGGAAAACGCTGGTTTTTCCGCCCTGTTATGGCATATTATTTAGGATACAGAGCATTCTTCCGCCGCAAAATCAAATAAATTCTATAAAATTGAAGAATAGATTATCATAAAAGAATCAACACAACTAAAAGAATGGAATCCACCGCATTCTTTGAGAAGAAGATCAGCATTACTCCTAGTGATTTCAATGAAGTAAAGTCCACACAATCCGTTGAAGTACTTCTCCTCCGAAAAGCACAGCAAAGCGTGGAGGGCAAATGTTCCGAACAAGGGTATGTTCTCCCCGGATCCGTAAAACTCATCTCTCGTTCCATGGGCTACTTCGAATCAGCTCGATTTACGGGAGATGCCATCTATTATGTCAAGCTTGAGGCACGTATCATTTATCCAGTAGATGGCATCAAGATTACTGGCGAAGTTACTCGTAAGAACAAGATGGGTCTCTATGTTAACTACAATGATGCCATCCATATCCAAGTTCCACGTGATCTTCATCTAGGTAGTCAAGAATATGATCAAGTTGAAGTGGGAGATCATATATTGGTTGAATTGAAACGATCGAAGTTTGCCATTAATGACGCCTACATTCTTGCAAGTGGTCTTTATGTAGAGACCATGCAATCCAATCGTCCTGTTCAAGATGACTTTGCAGAGGAAGAAGACGAGGAAGAATACTCCTTACAAAGCCCAATGGTCTCTATGCGTAGTGCACCAAAACGCGTAGAACTGAATGATGAATTGGATCCTACCCTATTGGCTGCAATGAAAGAGCTTCCTAATGATGAGCTTCTTCACGAATATAAACAGGCACGTTCTACAAATGATCAACAAGCGTATCGTGATGCATTGCTTCGTATCATTCAAGAAAAAGGACTGTCTGCAGAGTAATAAACCATGCGCTTGTATTCAGTCTGCAATCATCTATACGGAATTAGAATGTCAGGATACGAAGAACGCAAAAAAATATTTAATACGATCAAGATTCTAGTAAAGCCCGAACAAGAGGAAATCTATCGCATCATTCGAAAATCAAAAGAAAACCATACGGAAAATTCAAATGGTATTTTTTTTGATTTATCGGCGATCTCCGAGGAGACTTTTGAGCAGATTAAAGAATATATTGAATTCTGTTTGAGAACACGCCAGGAACATGAGAATCGTCTGAAAGAACTTGAGACCATTCGCATACAAAATGAAAATTATCAGGAGCAATAAAATTGATATAAAGCCTGTCCTATATGAGATAACAGCAATACGATGACTACTCCCGCAAAGAAATACCAAAACGTGAGCTATCAAGAATTGATCTCCTATTCCGAGAATAATCCCAATCGACACCGAAAATTGGAGTCCATTGAGGTTCATCGTCCCACCCAAGAAAATACATTGAATCCGCTTGGACTAATCGGATATCGATCCACCGATGTAAATCCCGCGAACATTCTTAGCATTCTGGTCTGCCTACAAGATCCGAACGATTACCATCTTGCTCCTAATAATGCTCGTATTCAACAACTCATTGATCTTACTACCAAGTTACAAGAACGTACCGAAGAACTCAAAAATACCTCCCTCATGCGAAAACGCAAGAAAATTCATGATCTCATTGCAGCCGCCTACAATGGTACCGCCTTTCAAGAAAAGGATTATCACGATCTTTACCAAGGAGTGGCGCATCTTACTAATCAACATTTCATCTTGATTAAAGAGGCTGTGCACGATCAAATTGAGAACGAAAAAGAATATGATAGTGCGTTGAAGGGTGAGGTAATCTTCTCCTCTGATCCAACCACATGGAAGAAGGAAAATGCGGTATGGGTGGCCGATTACCGTGGTCGCTGGGTTGCCATTCCTACGGAAATGAATTCTTCCCCGCTTCTTACAATTCTTCCCACGTGGCTTACTACCATGGAACAAACAGGCTGGATTATTCAATGGCCTGAATCGGATCTAACCAAGAAGGAATTGGTAGAGCGTTTGTCTATCCTTCCTACTTGGAAAGAAACTGATCAAAAATTGGTAAAAGATGTCTTGTCCGTTCGTCTGGGTCGCGCCATGGTCATTCAGACCTTTACAAAATGGATGTAACTTAAACAAAACTTCTATTTTTAATATTAATGAGTAACTTGGTATTAGGATCGCCTATCGGCACGCATCTCCTTATTAATGCATATGATGTTCCCCCGCGTTTGCTTGAATATGCTGATCAAGTTCTACCTCTTCTCGATAACATTGTAAACATGTTAAATCTTCATGTGGTCTCACAATCTGGTTATCAATTTCAACCTGTTGGTTATACACACGCCTATGTTCTCTCTGAAAGTCATTTTACCATTCATACATATCCTGAACATTGTTCTTGCTATATTGATATTTTTTGCTGCAATCCAGAGTTCTCACCCACTCAAGCTATTCAACTTATTCAAATATATTTTCTTACATCAAATATACGATATCAGGTGATTCAACGATAGGACGTTCAATACTAGAATATAAAATTGACTCAATGTTATATTCTATGTAGACTTAAGGTCTTTTATCGCACTACTTACTAGTGAGAATGGAGTTAACTTCCGATCAATCCAGAGGCATCAAAGCCTTTATCCATGAATGGTCGAAGAATACGAAGTTTGAATTGGAAACCAGCTTTGGTGTTGGTGGCGTAGTAGATTCGAATACGTTTCTTCAAGTTGCACAACGTCTACGATCAAAAGGATTTCAAGAGCTGGCACAAGAAGACTATTTAAATATTATCACTCCGAACGGAGTTCGTTTTACTCTTCAAGGACTTGGAATTCTTCAAAACTATTGCAAAGATGATACCATTGATGACAAAATCTTTAGTGCCATGATGAAAGATCGCACGCATGCAACAAGCAACATTGACATTCGTGAATATGATATTCGCGTAAAGATGCGCCGTGAAGAGGAACTCGACAAGGGAGATCCTCGTGTTACTGAACTGACAAACAAGTGGAAGACACAGCAAAAGGCCTTCCGACTTATTCGCCGTTGGAGCTTTCAAGGAAAAGGCATCCGTGTCGATATGTCGATGGTGCGTCAAAGCCCTACCGATCCACGAACAGGACAGTTCCTCTGGTCATCTACATTTCTAGAACGAAACATTCTTCCTGAAGTACCACGTTATGAAGTAGAAGTCGAACTGCTTCATGGTACAGAGTATACTGATGATAAGAATAAAGAGGAGGGAGAAAAGAAAGCACTTGCATCCCTTATTCGCGGCATAGGCGAAGTTCAACGTGCTATCCAACGAAATACTCTTCTTATTCGCAATAGCGTCATTCAATCCGTGCGCAAGGATTATCAAGAATTAGTCGGCACCGATAAGTTCCGCGGTGTCGGTCCCGTCACCCTCCAAGTTCAAAATATGATTAAAGAAGTAGAAGATGGTGTACCCAATGTGCGCACTGGCTATAATGTTACTGATAAAGCGGACGGGCTTCGTGCCCTCGGCTACGTCAATCCAATGGGAGAACTCTTCCTCATCGACCAAAGCATGAATATCTATCGCACAGGTCTAACCAATAAAGACTGCGCCAATAGTCTCATGGATGGTGAATGGGTTACCTTTACCAAAGAAGGAAAAGCCATTAACCACTATCTTATCTTTGATATCTACTACTATGAAAAGAAGCCAGTTTCTGGGTTACCCTTTGTCATCTTTAAAGATCATCATCTCGATCCAGAAGCAGAGACTCGCTATAACAAACTGCTCAAATGGAATACAGAATGGATGGAGGGATCTGTCGAAAATGCGAAAGGTATCACCGAATCGAACCGTCTTATGATTGCTCTTAAAGGATTCGAGTTTGCAGAAGACCATACTATCTTCTTCGGATGCGCACGCATTCTGGATCAGAACGAAACTCGTATCTATCATACAGACGGTCTCATTCTTACCAGCAACTCGGAACCCATTCCCAATAAAGCAGGTGTACGATTCAATCAACAATTCAAGTGGAAACCGGCCATTGATAACACGGTTGACTTCTTGATTACCTATGAACGTAATGCCGAGTTTACATCACTAGATCAGATTACCAATGGAATCGATCCAGAATCAGGCGAAACCATTCGTTACAAAACCATGCGCCTCTACGTAGGTAGCGCAAAGAGTGCAACCAATGAGAATCCACGCGCTATCATTCTGGATCGCCTTGAAATTATACGAGAACGTGAAGTAGACATGAAATACAAGCCAAATCTCTTCACACCCCTCGATTATCAAGATACCATGGCTAATACATGCTATACCCTTGTGCAACGTGATCCAGATACAGGTGAGGAATATACCATGACAGAAGATTCCAAGGAGCCGATTGCAAATGGTAGCATTGTTGAAATGCGTTACGATCCTGCACGAGAGTCGGGTTGGCGCTGGATCCCTGCTCGTATTCGCCATGATAAAACAGAACGCCTTCTTCGTGCCAAAGCTAAAGGTGGTAGTATCAAGTACTCAGGCATGATGAATGATGAGGCCGTTGCCAACTCCGTCTGGAATTCTATCCACGATCCCATCACAGAGTCCATGATCCGCAAGGGCACAGAACAACCCACAGAAGAGGAAATGAAAGATATCCTTCGTGTTCGTGCAACAGAAATTGGCAAGAAATACTATGAACGCAAGGCTCCCAAAGAGAATCTGGCACTTATCAATGGATTGCGAGACTTTCATAATAAATACATCAAAAGCGAAATCCTTATTCAGCGCGGTCTACAAGGTGGAAACAAAACACTATTGGATCTGGCATGCGGTAAGGGTGGTGACATGTATAAATGGATTAATGGTCAGGCACGCTATGTGATCGGCATTGATTATGCAGGTGAAAATATTACTAATCCAAATGATGGAATCTATAAACGTTATGTGGAAGCCATTATTAAATTCAAAAATCGTACTCTACCACAAATGGTATTTGCCATTGGTAATAGCTCCAAGCGAATCGTGGATGGAGAGGCTGGCGCTAATTCAGAGGAACGCGACATTCTTCGAAGTGTGTTTGGTGTTGCAGAACCAGAGGGCGCGGTTCCTGCTTATCTTCAGAAGGTCATGGCAGGATCCTTTCGAGCGGGCGCAGATGTGGCCGCATGCATGTTTGCCCTTCACTACTTCTTTGAAACAGAGGCAATGCTAGATGGCTTTCTTCGAAACCTGGAGGAGACTGTAAAAATGGGCGGTTTGTTTATCGGGTGCTGCTTTGATGGTGATAAAGTGTTTAACCTGTTACGTGGTGTTCAGAAAGGACACTCCAAGTCTGGTATCGAAGGCGATGCACCTATCTGGACAATTACCAAGGATTATGATCATGATGTATTTATTCCTGATGAAACCTCTATTGGTCTTGGCATTGATGTTGAGTTTATGAGCATTGGAACAGCGCATAAGGAATACCTTGTCTCATTTGAATTCCTTAAAAAGAAGATGAAGAGTATTGGATTTCGCCTACTTGATGAAAGAGAATGCAAAGAGATCGGATTGCAGGAATCAACCAATACATTCGATATCAGTCATAAGATGGCGGAACGTGCAGGAAAGAAATATGCCATGCCTGATGCAGTTAAGCAATTCTCATTCTTGAATCGATGGTTCATCTTTAAACATGATGTGGAACAACCACCACCACCCATTGAACTCGAAGAAGTTCCTGTAGAGGAAGCAGCACCCATCGCAGCACCCGTTAAACCATCCGTTACACGTTCTCTTAAGAAACTCGCAGCATCTGTGAAGAAGGAGCCTTCTGTTGCTCCTGCCTCTGTCCTACCTTCGGCAGCAGCAGTACCTTCGGCAGCAGCAGTACCTTCGGCAGCAGTACCTTCGGCAGCAGCGGCAGTACCTTCGGCAGTACCTTCGGCAGTACCTTCAAAACAAGAATCAGTTGTTATGAAAGACAATGTAAAGGAAGAGGAAAAACCAGCTATTGCTGCACCTCCTTCCGATTCTACATTACCCGATCGATCACGAAAGTTTGCAGAGATCGAACTCTTCAAGTTTGGATCGGATGTGCGCGACGTGGACTCACTCGGCATTAAGGATCCCTTCGCCGGCAAGTACTTGGCCTTGATTGCACCCTTTCCTATCCCTGATCCAGATGATCCCTCTAAGGTCTATCCCAGTTTGGATCATTACTTGGCAGGAATGCGTATTAAACATGCCTCCAATCGACCCGAACAAGCCGCCATCCTCTTTGGCACAACCAGTAAACTCCATCAAGATTATCTTAGCAAACGCCGCATTAGCTCTGTTAAGCGCGAATCTCCTAAGGACTTTGACTTGCTTATTGAAGAGGCCGCAGATATTCGTAAGAGACTTACCAAGACCGCATTGAACAGCAGTCGAATCGTAATCGATGACGCCAAGTGGGCTCAGGTCAAAGATCGTGTTCTAAGGGAAGGTCTACAATACCGCTTTGAGCATGATGAACGCTTCCATACCATTGTGGAAGCCGCGAAGGAGCGTGGTAAATACCTTCTGTTTACCGTTTCCAGCACGGCAAAGAATGCCTTTGCATCCGAACTGGGTGGAACTCGCTCCGTTGCCACTTCTCAGATCGTAGGAGAAAACAAAGTGGGTCGCTTTATTATGGAACTGGCTGGATTCCGATTCTAATGGTCGTCTCCTCTATTTTTATTTCATCTAGTTAGATGACAGAAGGTCCTGAAGCCACCTATTTGGCACATTATATCGCAACCTATTTTAAAAATAAAAGACTCAAACAAGTTTCTATTCGTGGAGGACGGTATAAGCATCACGGTCCTCCCAAAGGACTCAGACAATTTCCACTTCCTCTGCGACTTCTAGATGTTCATAAAAAAGGAAAGGTTATTTTCTTCTTATTTGAACATCAATGGTGTATGATTGCTAAAATGGGTATGGTTGGATGGTTTTCAAAACCTGAAGAGAAGGGTCTATTTCAAAGTCATCCCAATGTCATCTTTCATTTTGAAAATGGAGACCTGCATTTTTTCGATTTCCGTAATTTTGGCACGCTCACCTTTACAGACAATCCAATTAAAATTGTATCCGAACTCGATGCCATTGCACCCGATATTCATGATACATCCCCATCCGCTCTTGAACAACGTGTTCATGACATTGTAGAACATTATCCTCACGAAACACTCGAAATCGCTCTCATGAACCAAGAACGCCTATTCTCAGGAATTGGAAACATCATCAAATCGGAATTACTCTATCATGCCAAACTCTCTCCTAAACGTCCGCTCTCCAGTCTCAGCAAAAAAGAGTGGCATCGTCTTATTTTGTCTTCAAAGAAGGTATATAATACCATTTTAAATTATCTCTATCATAAGGGGTTAGACTTTAATGGATATTTTGATTTACATAATGTGTACCAAAAAGAAAAGGATCCGAACGGATTACGTGTTATTTCCTATAAAGTAAAAGATGGAAGAACCACATTTTGGGTTCCCTCTATTCAACAATAAGCTGATTCATAAAATTGACTTATCATTTTATATGATTCATACCTAAACATACTTCGCTTATTACTCCATAGAATGCCTCATCACACTTGGCAAACATTAACAAAAATCAATCATCATCCTCGTGATGATCATATTGCATTTGATGAACCCACTCATAAATACTATGTAAATGGTTCCTGTCAGGGAAACATTTCCTGTACAGGTTTCATCCATGAATTCTTTGGTCACTTTGATCCCAAAGCCACCATCACAAAAATGCGAAAGAGTGCTAATTGGGCAACCAGCAAATACTTTGGAAAGTCCGATGAGGAAATCATGAAAGAGTGGTCAGACAGCGGCAAACAGGCGTCATCCGCAGGAACGGCAATGCACTTAGCGATTGAGCAGTACATGCATGGCGCGGTAAACGAGATTGACCCTACCATCTTTGACACACTTGAATGGAAATACTTTCAGAAGTTTTGGGATGAGTGTGGAGGTGATCTAGAACCCTATCGCAGTGAATGGGAGGTCTTTACTGATTCCTTGCAACCTTTGAAGGGGGAGCGTAAGATTAAACTGTGTGGATCTATTGATATGGTATATCGTCGTCGTTCGGATGGAAAATTCGTTATTTATGATTGGAAACGCTCAAAAGAGATTAAATCCGAGAATCCGTTTGGATCGGGTCTGGCTCCGCTGGATCACTTACCCGATACAAATTATTGGCACTACACCATGCAATTAAATGTTTACAAATGGATCTTAGAAAATTACTATGGTCTGGAAGTCGCTGATCTCTACTTGGTTATTCTTCATCCTGACGCACCTTCCTACCGTCGTATGCGTCTCAACATTATGACAGATGAAGTAGAGGATATGATCGAATGCCGCCGTCGCGCCGTTGCTGCCAATTCCTCTCAGGCGGTTCTTCTCCCCATTCCTGAACCGAAAGAAGATTCCAAGAAAGAGTTGGCTAACTTTGGATTCAAATTCTAATCCTCTTCTACAATAATCTTTCGACGTGGCTTAGCAGCTGGTTTCGCAGGTGCATTCTCCTCCATCTTTACTATACGTTTCTTTCGAGGCGCTTTGATCTCTTCTATTTTTTCCTTTATTGGAGCAACTACAAGAGAAGCCTCTTTACCCTTCTGTGCAACAAGCGGAATAACTTGTTCTTTTTGAAGTGGATTCTGACCAATAATTAATGGAACAGGTAGTTCTTCTTCTATTTTAACTTGTCGTCGTTTTATTGTAACAATACCCGCTTCTTCCCATCGTTTCTGTACTTGCTCAGGCAATAATCCAATCGAAACCGTAGCATCCCCGTCCCTTTCTACAAGAATACCAATTTGATCTGGTAAAAAGACCATAATGGTAACTCGATCAAATTGCCCTGTAGCTGGGCGGACAAATTGTATTATTGGTTCTTCGCGAAGATCGATCATACCAATTGGTTTCGATGTAATTCGTACATAATTCACCATTTGCTCCCGTGTTAATGATGTTGCATCATATTCGACATTTAATTGTTCTAAGGTTACTCCTAATATACCTGTAAATGACATAAGAGCCCCTTCCTCAGGGACATTCAGGCGAAGAGGAGTATCTTCTCCTAGGATTGCAGCAAGGAGGGGTGGCATATTTCCTTTTGGAACCTCTTTATCAACATCCTCTTCCTCACGCGACATTTCCTCATAGTATTTCTTCTCTTCCAGAACTTGGCGTGTCCAATCAAGACGAAGAAGATTTGTCCAGGTAGTCGAGGCTTCTGGAATAATGTATTGATCACCATCGTGAATCGGCTGAATAATTTTAGAAATTTTGGAAACTTCGCCCTTTGTCATTAACTGCTTTCGACGAGCAGGAAAGCGCACTAATTCATCAATGATTCGTTTCGTAAAGAGCTCAGGCGTGCTTACCATTCGATCCCCCACCTTTGCCTCCTCTGTCACATGCAATAAGCATTTTCCCTCATCCTCTTTCCAGTAACAACTTCCAGTACATCCATCTTTCTGATCAATCAGGCGACAGTCCTTTCGTAAGAGAGACGCAGTTCCTCGTTCCCAATTCTCTGGATCAGGATAGAACCAGGAAAGAAATGTACTTGAAATAAAGATATAGAGACGCTTTCTTCGCTCATATTCAGGAAGATCCGATCGAAAGATAATATCTTCAATACCCTTTCGTAAGGATGTTCCTGCTTTATGGCTTGTCATCCAGTTTGATACCATTAATCGGAATTGCTCATACCATTCTTCCAGCTCCTTATCAGATGAGGTTCTAATCAACTCTTCATCCATACCACATTGCTTCTCAATTGTCATTTGATCTAACGTTTCATCCCATTGATCCGATTTCTTAGGTGGCATGGTTCCTGTAAGCTGCTTATTTAACTCCCATTCTAATTCATCAATCTCAACAATACTTATCTCTGCAGGTAACTCTTGTTTTTGTTCTCCAACAGGAACATAAATGCCATTTTCTAATTGAACCGCTACAATTACACCATTCAAGCGCTGTCGCACAGCATGTTTAATACGATATCCTGGATAGAGTGAAAATACGGGCTCAAGATTCTCTCGATAATATCGAATCACCTCGTTAACCGGTGCTTTCTTAACATCCTCCCAGTCTAAATAAATGCTCTTGACAGCAAATGCGACTGAAATTGAAATGATTCCATCATCTACCACAGGTAAAATAACAAGATAGGGGGCGGGACCCGCTTTCATTCGAAAAGTTACACCAATAATGTGATTATAATGATCCTTTACAATTCCCTCTGGGCGAAATGGAGCAGACTCTACTGCTTTGGATAAAGGAAGCATGGTCATGGGATTGATACTTTGCTGAGAAGAATAGACAGAACGATATCGACTTTGACATTGATTCATATACTCGTCTACACGTGTTTGTACAATCAATGGCCAAATACTGCGAGATTGATAGTTCCATCGTATAATAGTTTCATGAATTTCTGCATCACCTCCTTTTGCAGGTTTATTGCTTGTATGTAAAAATAACTCATAATGTGCATATTTATTATCGGTTGCTCGAATCGTTTTCAAAGTACGCGAGATAAAGGCAAAATCATTCTTCTTATTTCGATCCATGGAAACACCAAAAGTAGGACATTGAATCATAATGGGATCTGTTCCGTTGTCTTCCATGACAATTAATTGAATACCACGTGTTGTAAAGAGACCTGGTTCCGCCAATAGGGGCTGAATATGGCGTAAATCCTTTCGCTTGGTTGGATCATTAATAAATCGACGAAATCGTTGAAATGCATTATATAAGCGAATGAGAGAATATGTATTTGCACTTGTTAAGGTAATACCAAGTTCCTTAATTGACCATGCCATAAGTTCCTGTTTAGTAGCAGGCATAGCACGACCATCTGATGGATTATAAAATTCTAGTACTAAATTGCCAAAATGTGAGTTTACAAAAATGCGTGGAACCATCACCTCTAAAATACGCTCTTTTACTTCTCTGATTGAATTCTTATAAATTAACGGAGCAATCACGCCTAGAAGTGATTCATAGATTGTATTTTCTGTTCCAACACGCAAAAATCCTTCTGCATTAGGACGTAACTTCAAATTAATCGCAGTTCGTGATACCAATTGATCACTTGAATTCTGTCGAAAAAATGTATCAAATACAGGAGTGACCATTGCAAATGCACCTGCATCAGGATGATTATTTGATTCTAATATATATTTTCGATGAATCATTTCAAATAACACCGCATATTCTACCACATCCGATGCCTGATATAATAATGTTTCCTCTTCATTTTCATCTGTATTTTGGTTTATCACAATGTTTTCCATTTCTTCCTGCTGAAATGCAGCTCGTAAATGTGCAAATTGCGGATCAGAAATGCGCAAAGTTCGTTGCTTAATAAAGCAGCAAGGCAGAGCAAATCCCTCAGGATGAGAGGTTGTCTTCAAAAAATCTAGCTGATTATGCGGCTGAATGGTACCTGTTTTATCTTTTCTTTTTGCTACAGTATATCCAGGGATTGCCTTTTTCTTGTTAGTAATCAACTTACCATAACAAAAGGGGCACGAGTTAGGAGGCTTCGGATTTCCATCACGATCCACCTGTGATTCAAAATCTACTGCACGAACCATGATCTCATCACTCAAACAAAAATAGTGTGGACAGAAATAATAATGAATAGAATCGGTATCCGCACCATATCGCATCATAGTAATTGTTTCTTCTGTCCCTATTGGTTGAATAGGATCCTCTTGACCATCTAATGGATAAATAATCCAAAAGATATTATCCTCTGCATAAATTTCACGCATTCGCTCATATTGATCCTGCGATAAAATAGCAGGCTGACGATCATCATTGCCTGCACATTTTCTACTATATCCACTATCTCCCTCTGTTGCTGACTTAAATTTAAATAAGCGTGGATCAATTTCCTGTAATTTTTTGATAAACCAGCTTGTTGGATTAATTAATTTTTGCTCTTCAAACTGCTTTTTTGGTTCCTCCATCACTACCTTTCTCGATTTTTTTGGAACATCTGATACAGCCTCTTTTGCCACAAAGGGACTCGATGCCGTTTCAGGAATAATTTCACCTAGATTAGCAAGTGGATCAAAGTCTATACTAGTATACCCCATATCAGGCTCCATATTATGCATAGAAGAGGCCGCAGCAGTTTCCGCCTCTTGATCAAATAATTCTGCCTTCAAACTCTCCTCTTCCATCTCCTCTTCTAGTTGCACCATAGATGCATCTGACAAATAAGGAAAATACTCATCATTTTCCATAAATAGGATAGACAATAATGTATAGATTCGCTGATAGGTTTCATTACTGTCAATGCGGTGAACATGAAAATGATACGATGGATGTTGAGCATAAATGTAAATATCTATGCCTGGATTAAAACTTTCCATAAACTCACCCTCCTCAGGTAGTTGTACTGTAAATTCACCATTCTTATCAAGCCATTGCGCAAATACATTGAGAGCCTCTTGCTTACTAAAATCAAATTCCTCCTGGATGGCCTCTACTATCTCCATACCTGCATCCTTTTCTTTTTCTGTTACCATCTGGGTAATAAATGTAAAAATCTTATCCTCAGATGCATATTGACTTACCGCTTTATAACGAAGTGCAATCAAAGGATTATCACCTGGAAGTGGCATAATTTCTTTAAAAACAGTATGAAAGTAAGATAATCGTTGTTGTAGACGTTTCTTTGTAAATTTCTTTGCTGATAGTTCTGTCTTCATTGTAAAAAACACCGCCAATTCTTTCAATTGATATTGATTAATATCTTGTGGTAATTGTTGGAAAATGGTTTCAATGGTTCTATTAAAATGTCGAAAGTCAACCTCTGGATCTAGTTTTCGAATTTGTTTTGGCGGCTGCAGCATTAATCGCATGGTTCCATCATTATATGCATGTATCGTTCCATAAATAGGTTGCGTAATTCCAATCGATTGGCGATGCACATACTTCATGCTACAGAAATCACTTCCAGGTGTAGGAGATACTTCTTTGCCCCATGACTCTAAAATGCGTGGATCCTCTAACGTTGGAATAGGAAGAATACCTTTCACATGTAATTTTGTGATAGGATCACCTTCTGCAGGATAAAGGCGAAGATAGGGTAGCAGCTCTGTTGCGCGAACATCATAAAATAAATTGGCACTGCCTTCAAACCCACGAATGGGCTTCTTCCATAGTAAAAGAAGTTGACGAATTCCTGATACTCTTAGACGCGGAAGCTCGTCTGATGCAGCAACTTCATTTAAATAATCTAATGTAGCGGTGCGTTTCGAAATGTAATAGGTAATCTTCTTTGCATAGGCAATATCCTCATCATATGGTTCAAATGGTCCTTTGACTTCAATTTCAGGAAAATAGGGTGCAAATCGCTTATACCAATCTTCCTCTCCCACTGGTTTTTTACCCTTGTACGTTTCTAGAAGAAGATGAAATGGAAAGACATGGAAGACAGGAATCTGACCCTCGCGCGGCTTCAAAAAAACCTGCTCAATACTGCTTCTACCACGCACTTCATAATTTGGACTTGCATAGCTTCCATCGGATGAAACAAAACGACGATCAGGTTCTGCAAGGGTTTTTACAGGATGATTTAGTATATATGTCTTTGTAATATCATTTGTTCCCGATGGATACCATAAATAATTAATTGGTATATAGGTTTCATCTAAATTCGGCATCGCATCCGAATATGGATCATTAAGTGGAACACCTACAAAGGTAAAACGTGGAATCAATGATGAATCCTTTGCACAAAGCATTCGCTTAATCGTATCGATCGTATCGAACGGATAGATATTATCAAATATGATGGTTTCATAGCTTTTTCCACCTTTCCATATAATACATTGAACCGGAGGAATATCCTCACGGAGTGTACCAAGGAGACGTGGATAAATAATTTGATCTATGACAGATGCCATCCCTATGGCTTTTTCATAAAAAAAAGCAATACAGATGTTTCACAATAATTAGGTACGTTTTGAGATGGTTCCAATCTGCATATTTGTGCCATCCTTTGCAGGATCATACCGAGGAGAGTCTGTGATATAGACACCACAATAGCTCACAGGATGCGCAGAGAAATCCGTGTAGCGATATAAGTTTAATGCTTCTGCCTCTTTGAGAAGCCAGCCAAAGTTATTCCAAAAATCCGCGTCATGACCGACCGATTTCGTACAAATGTGCGCAAATTCATGAAGTGCTACAAACATCATCACATTTTCATCAACAAGACTTTCATTGGGTCCTTCACGCTGTCTCAAACACATGTTAATCGATTCGCCTTTATTGACTGTCGAGGAGGTATGATCTGAATCAGGCGTTGCCTCAATAAATCGCTCAGGATCGGAGCGAAAGTTTTTTACCATCATCTTAACCTGTTCTTTATCTGGGTACTTCTTCTCCAATGCATCACATAGCTTTACAAGACGAATACGAAGTGACGCCATTAAATTGGCAGCCTTCTGCTTATCAGGCATGTCACGCACTTTGTATGATTTTCCATCCACCGTGGAAGTAACATAGGTACTTGGGTAATTTCCTCCACCAAGAATGGATTTGAATAGATTCGATGCAGTATCCAGGAAGGACATCTGCTTTATAACAATATTTACGTTGACATAGATATTAATATTTAAATCCTGGCTGTCTCTTGTATTCGGCATCTATATTCTGCGGATTGCCTGCCTTATACATAACATTCACATGAGGATTATTAGCATCTTGTTCATACTGTGGTCTTCCAGGAGATGCATTTACACCTGCAGGTGCGGATCCATGTGCATTTTCTAGCTGAGTAGACGACGCCATATTCCAGTCATTAAATCCTTCCAGTAATCCAAATCCATAAGGGCGATAGAACAAAATAGCAATGGTTAGAACAACGATACAAATGAGAAGAATCTTCTCCATTTCTATCTCTGTGAGTATATTACATAAAAGACAGATCCACAATAAATTAAGCACCAATCTCGAGAGGACGGTGGCTGATATCCGGGGAGATGGTAGATTGGTTAAAGATGCTGACAGCCACCTGTGGGTTCGGCGGCTCCGAGCGAACTTGGAGGTTGGCGTTACGCATGCTCTGACCCACGGTATTGACACCGATGAGAGCACCTGCGCTCAAGAAGTTCTTGCCCTTGAGGGAGCCAGGACCCATTGGGTTCTGCTCTGCCCAGACGCTGGCCATGTCCTTGGGTAGAAGCTCAGATGGGGTCAGCTGATCACGAGGGTAGCAGCCAGCGGGTGCTTCTGCACCAGCAAACTTGGCCGGACCCTCATACGAGGCGAGATCGGCAAATCCCTCTAACTTTGCCTTCTCCTCACTGCCATCTTCGAACTTAGCCTTGGCAGGCTCAGCTTTCTTTGGCTCCTCCTTCTTCTTTGGCTCTTCCGCTTTCTTGGCTTCCTCCTTCTTTGGTGCATCCGCAAAACCTTCTGACAGTCCCATGGAAGCAAGCAAACGTGGATTATATTGGTGTACGATGAATAGGGCAACTAAAACGACGAGAGCGATTAAGATGACGTTCTGCATGTCTATACCTGCCTTTACTTTCTATAAAAGAATGAGGGCATAAATTTAGGAGATCCTGCCGAACACCTTTTTTAAAGTTGTATCTCCTCATCCTCTGATTGTTCTGATTCAGAAGAATCCGTGTCGGAGTCGGATGGTTCTGTTCCATATTTTTCATAATATTGATTCATTTGTTGCTGTGCTCGATAGACTGCCAGCTTCGCTTTTAGACGAGATTCTTTGACTTTTTGCTTATCATAAAACTGCGCAGGATTATTCAAATTCAAGCCATCTTCCGTAGCATGTTCAGAAACCGGTAGCTGATCCAAATCAACCTCCTCCACATTTGAATCCGGAAGGCTCAATGATTCGGCCAAATCCGGAAGATCAATTGTCATTGTCTCGGCAACATACTCCCACTGTACCGTAAAGACGCCTCCTAGAATTTGAATACACTTTGGAAACAAAGTAATGGTTGCAGGAAAGAGAGATGGTGCCGTACCCTGTAGTGTATGCTTAATGATCTTCTGAATTTGCTGAGCCGTATAGGGCTTCGAGAAAAGCTTAGCAGATGCCTTTAAAAAGCCACTAATAAATTCATTCCACCACTCAACATTCTGTATCACACACGTCTGCAAGGCCGACAATGACAATTCAGAAGAATCATAGGCAACATATGATATTTTCTTCTCAGATGGTGTAAATGTAATATTAAATGTATAACAGTGTTGCACAGCACCCGTAGACGAAGTTACTTTGGAATACACTGGTGACGGAAAGGATGGCATGTCTCTGACCACAGCGATTAGAAGAGTAAAGATAATTTCACCACACTAACAAAATGCCCATTGACCGGACAAAGGATAATGATCGTTTTGTCCATATGTTAAAAGGGAGAATCGATCAATTTGCCCTGTCACTTGCCAGTTCCGATACTAAAAATTACATTCAACAACTTGTCATTGAACCCTTTCTCCAATATATCCTTCAACGCTCCTTTCCTTATATGATCATCGCCATTTGTATCTTTTCAGGTATTTTCATTATTGTTATTATGATTTTCGTATTACTTTTACTAAATCGTAATAAGGTGACATTATGTACTTCATGTGGGGGATCTTTCTAAGAATTTAACCATGGTATTCATAGTATATATGTCGGATCCCGGTATTGGAACGTCTGTACGTTATTGGTTACATTACGGCAATCTTGCCTCTTCCTTTTTTAAGCAATTTGGAGCAGTACGAAAAATAAGGGATGACTACGAAAAACAGATTATTAACACTCTTCAACAAAATGGTATGGAAAAAGCAGTCATCCAAATCAATAATGGCCGAATTCAAATGGTTGAAAAGAAGGAACCCAATCAACTGTCCCTTACACGTGTAGAAGAGATGCTACACGGCTATTTTAAACACAAAGGTGGGAAAGATGAGACGGTCGAGATTATGACATTTATTAAGGCCAACCGTGGATACAATATCAATAAGATTCTAAAACAATCTGGTATGCCGCCTGCTCCTTCACAAAATACACCAAAACTTATGTAACATTCCTTACACTGATCAATTTAAATTGATACAAGTAATGAAATTAATAAGAATTTAAGATCTCCATGTACCCTCCTTAAATGCATTGACTGGAATTTGATTCAAATGATTCTTATAATCCTGCACCTTTTTATCGTATTCTAGTGCACCAGGTGTAAGATTCTTGCTTTTCATTTTATGACGATCGTCCATGTCATTTTCACCAGGTTTGCTTCCATAGCAATTAACACCAAAACGTAATTCAGGATTATCAAAATAGCCACCATTGACACCTGGAACACCACATGCATTACGCTGATCTTCAGGTCCCGCCTGTGCTTTATCATAGGTCGCTTGCTGAGTTGGAAACACCGCCGCCTGTCCCTTTACCCACCCATAATTGCACCAGTCCGCACCCTTCTTATACGCCTCCTTCACCTGATCATAAGTTGCCAATTCTGCACCAAATGCCTTGCAAAGAGGTTCTGCATCAGAATACGTATACTTATCCTGTGCAATGTTAAATACCTCCTTTCGTGAGGGAAGAATATTCTCTATGGATGAATCCTGTTTACCAGGCGGATGATGTGGGTGGTGTTTTTTTACAGGCTCCTCCATGGAGGGAATAGGAGGAGTAGATGGTGCAGGGGGAAACTCTCCATAATACCAATGCTTTATTTTATGCCATGCAATATCCATTGCCATTGTTATCTGCTCACGAAACATAACAATCAGAATAAAAATAATAATGAGCGCACCTAACATAAGAATGACTGGAATCGAGATGATAGGAGATGTATCATTATTAAAAGACGATTGGATTGAATCATTAACGGGTTCTGTGAGCCCTGAAAACATTCCATTCGTATTTTTATTAACGGCATTATTAACAGCATTTGCTGCATTTTTAATATTATTTGCAGTCGTGGTAATGAATGAACTATTCTGATTCATTCCATTTGAAGGCTTTGGAGTCGCATTCATTCTATTAGATGAAAGTATTGATTGTTATAATAATGGAGCATTATTTTAACAATTATTTTGATCATCGAGAATACCTTAAACGCCATCCTCTACCGTACGATTTCCTCCGCGACTGTTAATGTAGTTTCTCTGCTGAGGGGTAGTGCAAACACAGCCCATATCTGAAGAATAGGAGGCATCGCAGCACTCAGGCTTTACCTGATTGTTCTTAAACATGAAAAGGTGATCCTGACCGGGCTGGAACTCGGGTCCCATCAGAGGCTCATTGGGTGCGGTTCCACGCCACGAGCTCACACCATTGCTTGGCGTTACCCGTACATCATCAAAGGCACCAATCGGCTCATACTTGTTCTTTCCTAGCCCTGATGAACCTGCATTCTCTAAGAAATATCCCATGAATCCCTCGTGCGAGCTGGATCGATGAGAATATACCATCATGAGGTTGGCAATAATCAATAACACTAATCCTGTGATAAGAAACCCTGTTTTCATTCTACTTATTACGCTTTAGATTTAATGGATCTTATTCGATAATCCGGAGTCTCGCTTCCACAAAAGCATACGTCTTGTGAATCTCATCATAACCAACCTCCGTAAAGTCTCGTAGAAATCTTTCTTTCTGCTGTATTTCATCCCAAATGACAAATTCACCACTCTCCGTAATCAATGACATACCCTCAATCACATCATTACCTTTTATCACACTAGATGGCTTCTTTCTCCATTGAGCATTCTCAAACTCATAACACTCGGATATCCATTTTTTATTATCATGAGCATCCTCTACCGTACCGTATACTAGGCCACGTACCTTATGAGGCTTACCATTCATATCTAAAATGCCATCTTGTAACAAACGAATGCTTCGAATCGGTACAAAACCTCGTAAAGTCTTTACCAATACATCCTTTGCTACGAGTGCAACCTCACACTCTGCCTTAATATCCTTCTTCCAATCCAAATCCTCAGAACCTGTCCAATACCGCCTCTTTGGACAATATCGAAATGTATTCAACATAATCATAATCATCTCGTTCCATTCATATTGCCCCGTTTCATCCTCATTTCCAATTTCCTCCCAATCACGAAATAAAATACATCCATTATCCTTTGTTAAAATTGGAATATTATTGGATGATGTATTAAAACAATACAAAATGGGTGAAATAAGCACCGTCTTTATCGCACGTGAATCCTCTGCAACCGATCTCCAAACGCCATCTTCTCCCTTAACTAAGTGAGTTCCTGATACATATATACCATTTAGGTTATACATAGGAATACCTGATCCGTCCATTTTAATAATTGCTGTAATTTTGCCGGCGTTATGTCCAAGTTCTTGTCCAAGTTGAATTTGTTCCACTGGTATGAATGCTTCCTTTCCATCCTCATTTTTTACAATGATTTTTGATCCGATTGCAAAGCAGAATCCGCCTCGCTTACTTTCTGCATCACTTGCAAGTTCATTACCTAAAATGCCTGCCATCGCCATTACCACTGAAATCACTGCAACCAAGGTTCCTAAAATAATTGGAATAACAGGAAAGAGAATAAACCACAAAATAATGATAATTGCCAACATAATTCCGCAAATAATCAATACAACACGAATAACCACTTGAATGGCATTGATCATTCCTCGAAATACAGAAAGAGCGGAATAAATCATAGAGACGGCCATTGCACTTGCTCGATTAACAGCCATTCGAATATATTGTACAATTCGGCTCATTTCAAAAATAGCGGAGTTGAACTTTCCGAAGAATTGACCGACATACTCCGAAAATGCAGTGTAGAGTTTCTGAGCCACTTGACGAATCATAGTTAATGCGCCAACCGCTGCATCAGCCACATTTAAATGTTGACCAAATAATGCGTTTACAGGTTTCATGAGTACATCTAAAAATGTATCAATGATCTGTTTCATGCAAAATTCAAAATTTTCAGTTGCATATTCTGTTTTGGAACGAGGATCCGAATCCGGTTTGAAAAATCCAGCAGCCGCCATAATAGGCAATTCACAACGTCTCATTGCCCAATTGCCCATCACGGTTGTTCGTTCTAAACCTGCAATCGTAAACCCGAGACAAATAAGCAAGACAAACGTTAATAGAAAAAATGGCCATTTTGCCTCCATCTCCTTTTAAAACAGAAGAGATTCAATCGTATCAAAATACGACATCCTTACTTTGACTCCAAATGTGCAGAATAATACTGTTCGGAATCCGGAGAACAGACTTCCATATAGTCACGTACACGAGTACCATCTTCCAATTCAATTTGAGAATTAGGAATCACCACAAAGGACAAAAATTCATCCGCTGTTTTTTGATAGGCTCGATCCTCACCCATACGTTTCCAGTCATTTGACTCTTGATCCCAGTATAATGTCGCAGGAGTTACAGAGATGTCCTTTGTTACGGAACATACTTCACTTACTTGTCTACGTATGATGCCTGTTACTTTGGAGCCCGTGGTAAGCTCATCCCCAATCTGAATATCCTTTGCTGCCTTCAATCCTGTCATTGTCTTTATCTTCGCGGTTTCATTAATAGCAAAGCAGGCATCCTTATAGGAATAATTCTTGTCTATGCTCTTTTTTGCATTGATCTTCTCTTCAATCCACTGCAGGGTTTGTGCATCGCACTCAGGTGCCTCATCATAATCAAGAAAGGTAAGATAGTCCATTGGAATGGTGTGATTGGTTGTATTAAGACAATACAACAACTCATCGGAATCCCATGGTCCCAGAGGAATGGCATGAGGATGCTCACCCGCCATAATTGGCCGACCGTTATGCATCACGTAATGATTGGTACTGACGGTAATGTTACCTAATTTCACCATTGGCTGCCCTCTTGAGTAGAATTGAAAAGTTGCAGTAACCATTGTATTGCCTGGCATCAAAACATCTCCAATCTTCACCTCTTTGATTGCCACTTTCTTTATCTCATCTGCTACTTTAATAAGGACAGGTGTTTCTCCTGGAAAACAGAAGGTGTCAATAAAGGAGAAGAGGAAGGTATTAGTAAAGGATGTCATACCTGTAATGCCTGACATGCCCATATACATTACGGAAAACAGGATGGCATACATGCGACCAAATAATGCCTTGAGTCGAATAGCGCTCAGGCGGAGCTTAAAGAAAAAGTTAGAAATGCGCTCGGTAAATTCTTGAAAAATCACATTGATACCACCACCAAGTGATGCAATGATTGTACGAATGGAATTAACGGAGTTAAAGATGGATTGAAGCAGCTCCGTAAATTGTCCAAAGATGGTTCCAATGGAACCGAAGAATGGTGTCGAAAAATTGTTAAAGATCTTTCCCATACAGAATTGAAAATTTTCCGAAGTATCATGACCAAAAAACGATGCAAATGGCATAATCATAGGACTGCATCGATTTTCTGCCCAATTGTCTTTAATATTTTTAATATCAATTAGCTTATTCAAACCAAATACGATACCAAATGCAACAATGATCATCAATATCAGAAAGAACATCGCGTTCGTGAAGGACCATAGTTCATGCTCCGCCATCTTCCTACTGACCACTAACAACCAAGTATAGCCTATCTTTTCGATTTTTTCACACTTTCTCTTTTTCGAAATGAACCATTTCATGCAAAGAGTAAGTTACTGTTTTGTAAAACGATGATGATCACGAACCCATTCACGATCCTTTGAAAAAATAGCACTTGCATCGGGAGCCGTTTTAACCGCTAACTTGGCAACCGCATCCAATTTATGATATACAGATAATGCACCATAGACTTTAATAGCCTTTTCCAAAGCATGATGCCGAAGACGGTCTGATAAACGATACTGATATCCATATTTAATCAAATCACCCTTCCGGAGTTGACCCATTCGTCTTGAGTTATTTTTCATACTCTCATTACGTATCTTAATACAACTTGCCGGAACATGTACTGACTTATTCGTTGGTCGTACTGTAAATAATTTTCCCTTACGACGAACAGTAAATCCAGTACGTGTAATACTTTTACGGAATTTACGCGTATATGACTTTCGCGAACGATAGCCATCGGGACATTCCTTCCTTATCGATGACATCTACTACTTCCATATTATATATTTTATATCTCTATTTCACTTGGTTCATCCGGATTTTTGCACCATGACTTATTAAATTCTGAAGTACACATGATTAACTTTTGCTTAAGAAAGTACCGGTATTGTGGAAGATCTTCTGTTTTTGCATGATTGTACTGTGTAAGAATCCAGTTATCAATTAAATTATGAAGCTCCTCTCGTAACTCCATAATTTTTTCTCCATTTTCTTGTCGAATATTTTCTGGAAATTTCGTAAATTCCTTGATCATTTCATTTCGGTTCATTTTATCCAGAGTATGCACAGAAGAAAGAAAAGTATATACCTCTGCCAATCTCTTCTCAAAATCATCTAATGAATCCATTGTCTGTGCACCAGATGTTCCCAGTGGCTGAGCATTTACTGTTAAATCGTAATAGTGTTTCATGATATTTATCACATTATTGACAAATGTAGGATCAATCCCTTCGATCGGTATCTCCTGTGTACCTTCTTCATAATCCTCCTCCTCTGAATCACTATCACCCCATCCTTTTTGTACAATTCCACTTAACCAACTCATTCTACTACTCCGCACCTTATTTTGCTATGATTCCATACACAATTAATAGTCCACCAACAACCATCATCGATTCCTCCAATGATAGTGGAGACCCTGAACAGAACTTCTGAACAATCGCCTGTTCCGTTACATGTTGTGGCACAGGACCATCGAATTTGGCATCGACCGATGCCTGCGCCGTCATCATACTTAATGCTACATTGTTGTTATTAAACTGCTGTTTTGTAGCACTACTTCCTCCGGAACCAATGGGAAGTGGTGCAACTTGTTTAGCTCGTAATTGTGATTCGTCGCTCATTCTCTATTGGTGCGAGTCAATATAAAATCCTTTTTCTATTCTCTTTCAGAGATGAAAAAACAACTACCTTCGGTTCAGCGTCAAAGTATGGAAGAGGCCACCGCGGAAGCAGAAGCCCGCCCTCTTGATTATGAGCCCGCTTCAAGAGCAAAGTATATTCGCGCGATGCTACGCGATATTGCATCATGGATGGCAAAAGGCGATTCCGATGAAATCATTCGAGAGAGAGCAAAAGATTTCATTGAACAATATCCTGAACTCTTTAAAAAGATCATTGCTCGTCAAGATTTATCACCCATCCAGCAAATGCTTTCCATGCTGGATAAAATGGCACAGGGTTCGATCTCTCAACACCAAGCATCCATTGCAGTTGGTAAAAAACTCGTTGATCAATACGTTACTCCATCCCTAAACGGAAACGCTGCGCATAAATCGGAACCTTAAACCGAACACACCATTCATAACTTGACTTTTCATTATTTTTTAAATAGAGTTGAATTAAATTATCATCTTTTTGATCAATGATGTTAAATACACGCTCTAAATACTCCGTTTGCTTATAAAATGACTGGTGACGTAATTCACTAATAATCTTTTTAAAATCACTAGGATAATCGGTTTCAAATAGTGCATGCAAGGGCTTGCCCTCTTCTAGAATCGAACACCACAGACGTAATACATCAAATGTTTTATCTGAACAGCCAGTAAAGCCTTTTCCGATAAAATAATGTTCTGGATTGCAGGGACGACTCATACACGGTTTATACAATGTCCACTCCTCAAAATGTGATGATAATAAATAAAGCAAATCCATCGTGGACTGATGATAGAAATCAAACATTTTAAGAATGAATACACCACCCTGCTTCAAAATCTCAAATCCAATCTTCGTTGATGCAAGCAATAATGGAAATACCATCTCTTCCTGCTTCATATAATCACACGAAAAGTCAAATCCACCATCCGCCGTGAAAATATTAATTTTTCCTCCATGCTCAGGATGCAATGTATAGTCAATAAAATGTTGCTGGTTTTCCGGTTTCATAATATCACCTGTATCATCCTCGCCAAAAATAATACGCACATTCTTATTTTTCTGCAAAAAATAAGCAGCACGCTTCCAGCCAGGAATATTAGTTCGCCGCGATTTCAATGTCATTGCTACACTCATTTGGATCTTCTTCTTCTGTTTGATAGATTCATCAAAAATGGCCTCAATAAATCCACCAGGCCCCTCACATACATGTGCTGTTCGAATACCCTCCACTGGCATGCTCTTGAAAAATTGGATTAAATCCAGCATTTCAATCATTTTAAAATAAGACCGTGAAAGCGGCTTTAAAAAACAAATCGATTCAGGAAAAGTAGGATACTTCTTCTGCGTATACACAATTTCAAAAGGATTGACTATCTTTTTATAATACTCCCAGTTCTTACCATTCACCAGACTTGCATCATATTCAGTAATTCGATTACGACATGCATGCAACGCAGCCTCTTCCTCTGAATGATTATGTTCTACACGGCTCGATTCTAAACATTCACGTCGAACTTCATTACTTTTAGTAAATAAACGTATGCTCTCCCACGATATAACAGGATCGTATAGAGCCGATGTTTCCATACACTACATACTGGATAGGATCTTTATATTAATTTTTATAAAGCTTTTATAAAAAATAATATAATTATTTCATTTCTTTTTTAATTTATTGACGCTCTACAAGCTCTTCCAACTCAATCTCTGGCTCCTCCATAGAATTCTTTGCAGACGGCAGAATCATGCTCATCTGGAATTGTGTACTCGAGCATGGATCCGTCAACTGCATACCTGTTTCATCAAACCGATCCAGATCACCCTCCTCTTCCTCCTCCAAACGATGTTTCTCCACATCCACATCCGCCAGAAGTTTCGGCAACATCTGATCATCCAACAAGATCTGCGAAAACGCCGTTCCACCACGAATCGCCTGACCCATCATAATGTTCGCCGACACACCCGTAACTGGATCCACCTCCCCAAACAATGCAGCCTTCAACAAGATCTTCTCTGTCTCCTCAAACGATGCCTTTGCCAACGTACCAATGTCATTCTTGTTAATACCATAACGATCAATCGACATCAGCTTGCCAAATCGCGTCATCACATCACACAGCAAACACAAGTGACGGTAATTCACACCCACACTCTCGAATAGACCATTAATCTCATTGAATAGAACTGCACGCGTTGCCTCAATACCCAGCACTTCATAGATATCCCACACATTCGTAGAATACAGTTTCGTACCATCCACCGTGGGATGATTCATCACCTTAATGAAGTTGGATCCATCCGTATCCAACACATACTGCTCCACTGGCTCGTACTTACCATTCACTACCTCCACATACTGCTTATCCTTGCGGAAAGTGACAGCCTTAATACCAGGCATGCCACGAATAACAATACTGTTCAGAAGCTTGTTCTGAAACTTCTTCAGATTAGTGAAGTCATCCAGCTGCGAGGCTGTGTCCTTATCACCTGTACTCTTATTAGGAAGACGGACACGCATGACCAGCTTGTCTGAGTTGTAATCGCTGTATACCACGCTGATTTCATGATTAAACTGTATCTTAATCACAGATACGACTTCCTGAATCGAGATGTTACGATTAAACATCTCCTCACGATTGAGCTCCAATCGCAACATCCACTTTGACCAGGGTTCACTCATTCCTTCATCCGCCATAAGAACATCCTCAAACATGGAATAGAACTTCATCAGTTCCTTATCCTCCTCCACAATCGTGGTACTATCTTTCTCATCCCAGTAGATTGCCACCTTTTCTGTAATACTGCGAAGCACTGTCAACTCAAGATCTTGCACCACCTCACGTGCCTTGTCCTTATTGTCACGGTATTCTGGCTTCAAGTAAATCGTGAGTGATGTTGCTTTCGGATTCTGCGTTACCTTCAAGAGTTCACGCAATCGCGGTACACCTCGAGTTACTGCTGATTTACTAGCTACACCTGCTTGATGAAAGGTATTCAGCGTCATCTGAGTTGCAGGCTCACCAATAGACTGAGCTGCCACAATGCCTACCTGATCACCAGGCTGAACCCATGACTTCATATGAGTTACTACAATGATCTCCATGAGCACCTCGAATGCATTCTTTGTAAATCGCTCCTGAACAATCAACTTATGTGGGGCAAGATGAAAGCGAAGCAACGCCGCCCAGATCTTGTGATAGGAATGCGTACGCTCGATGATCTTCTTGATTCCTGCCAATACCATGCCTGGCGTCAGATCTGTCTTTTCCGTCGCCTTCAGTGCAAAGCGATTCTTCATGTTCAAGACCCAACGCGCCAGATTAACAGGAGCAAACACACTGCCCGAATCCAACGACTTCTTCTGAAAGACACCCTCTACCATCATGCGCTGATCATAGAGAAGCTCCTCCACATACTCCGCGACCTGCTCACCATCATTGCGAACCACACCATCCTTTAATACTGTCGCCCAGTCCACTGTGCGCATTCCAAACTGCGATTCAATGTCCTCCTTCGACATCTTACCAATTGACAAGGTCTGCGTCTCAATCTTCGTCGGATTGATTCCATCCTCACCATAATGAAACTGAATGATGTTGTTATTTGCATCACGAACCGTGCCATCATGCTGAACCGTTAGATCCTCCATCGATTTGATCAGCTGACGCTGAATATAACCTGTATCAGCTGTCTTAACAGCCGTATCAATCAAACCCTCACGACCTGACATCGCATGGAAGAAGAACTGCTGCGGGGTCAAGCCTCGAATAAACGAAGACTCGATAAAACCACGTGCCTCTGAACTATCATCGTACTTCTTGTAATGTGGAAGAGTACGATCCGTGAAACCATAGGGAACACGTTTACCCTCAATCGCAGTCTGACCCAAGCAAGCCATCATCTGCGCCACGTTCAGGGGCTCACCCTTCGAGCCCGAACGAACCATGGCTAGAAGACGGTTCTCACTGGACAGAGACTTCTGACCCGTTGAACCCGCATCTGATGTCGCCTGATTGAGAATACCAAAGATCTGATCCTCAAACTCCTGCTGATTGGTTTTTCCTGTATTGTTGTCGAACAAGTCAAGGTGAACCTGTAAGATCACCTGTTCCACCTGCTTCTTTTTCTCTTGAATTTTCTGATCGATTTCCTTCTTTGTATTTTCATCAGCAATCAAATCACTAATGCCTACGCTAAAGCCATTCAGAACAAGGAAGTTCTCCACCGTATTCTGCAGAGAATCGAGCAGATCTACCGTGTCCTTTGAGCCACAGTCATTGTACGCCACATGAATAATACCCTTCGATGGCTTCATGTAGATGTCACCATCGATTACGCCTTGCTGAATGTCGCCCTGCACAATCTTGACATAGTTGCTAGACTCTGTTGTATCTCCCTTATCCTTGTCAAAGGACTTGTTTCCCATCTCCAAGTTGATGGGTGGCATCAATGCACCTAGCACTTGCTGACCCGTCCAACGCATCCGTCCATCTTCTTGAGATCGAGCAACGGGCATGGCACCATCAAATCGCTTATTCCACATCATCAAGTTCATGAACTCGCGACGAGTGAACTGAATTCCATCCTGCGTCAGGCGATAGGAGCCGACCAGGGTATCTTGGTACACACCAATCATTGGCTTGGCATGTCTCGGTGTAATGATGTGGTGCGGCACGGCAGCAATCTCTTCCAGCTCTACCGTCGCCTCATAGCTCTGTGGAATGTGCGCGTTCATCTCATCACCATCAAAATCGGCATTGTAGGGTCGTGTAGTAAGAACATTCATGCGGAATGTCTTGTAAGGCAGAACCTTCACTCGATGTCCCATCATCGACATCTTATGCAATGTCGGTTGTCGGTTGAATAGGAGAATATCATTATCCATCAAGTGACGGTTCACAACATCTCCATTGTACAAGACAATCTCCTCGGTTTTCACGTGCTTCAGCGAGATCATGCGGCCATCTTTGCGCACAATTGTCTTTGCACCTGGCCACTTATCCGCACCATTCTGAACCAGCTTATAGAGCAAGTCCAGATTGTAAGGCGTGACACTTTCAGGGCGTGTCAGGTTCATAGCGATCTCCAGTGGTACACCAATCTCCGCGACACTCAAGTTCGGATCAGGTGTAATGACGGAACGTGCGGAAAACTCTACACGCTTACCCTGAATGTTATAACGGATACGACCTTCCTTGCCACCCAGACGCTGCTGGATCGACTTCAGTGGGCGACCACTGCGCTGTGCCGATGGTGCCACACCAGGAATATCATTGTCGACCAGTGTTGCAACATGATACTGTACCACGTTCGTCATCTCATCAATGACATGTTTCGAAGATCCTCCTTTGATCTTATCACGCAGTGTCATATCATTCTTGATGATGTCAAAGAGCTTGTGAGTCAAGTCATCCTCTGAGCGCTGATTGTTATCCTGAACCACCGAGGGACGAACCTGCGGGGGCGGAATACGCAGAATGGTGCAAATCATCCAATCAGGACGGCACCAATAACGACTCAGACCCATAAAGTCCACATCCTCGTCTGTAATGCGGCGGAACAAACGGTGCACATACTCGACTTCTAACGGCTTCTGCATGGTTTGCTTCTTGTCACCATCGCCAATCTGGTAATGCGCCACAATGCGTGCGATGCCTTCACGAGTAAACTTGTCAGGCAGAGGAGCACCGCAACCATCCTCACATTCCTGACCGCAACGCTTGATGTTCGATGAAAGCGCCAACACCTCTTTCCAACGAACCTCTCCTTTGCGATTCAGCAACTCTGTGTGTAAATCCTTATCAATGCGTAGTTTGGAGCAGCTAATGCAGATGCATTTTAGAACGTTCATAATCATAGCGTGAAACTGAATATAATAGACAGGACGAGTCAAACGATAATGTCCAAAATGGCCGGGGCAGTTATGATTGGTTTGGCCACAGGTACGACACATCTTACCATTATCAAGAACACCCATTCGAGGATCAAAGAGTCCGCCAATTTTGGGCTCGTTACCCTCATAGGGATTGTGCGCCGTGATCTCCACCACGGAACTGCGCTCAATCTCCTCAGGAGAGAGGATGCTGAACTGCACACCTACCACGGACTCAATGTCTGAAGAATGTTGATTGAAACCTGCTGGCATTCTGTCTTGGATATAGAGATTGTTGTCTAAGCTCTAGACTATTTTGGAATCAATTTTATGAAAATTCATAAATGATACATGTTAGTGTAATACCACGTATCATAAGTACATTACCTTATTTTTTATTATTTGATTCTATATACTGTATTATAGAACAAATAATACGATTATGTCTTTCAGCCCATTTTATAAATGGGCATGGATTACTGGATCGTGTCCTCGGTGTATAATAATCATGAAGGATGATAATAAATTCAGATAGATCATCCATATTATATTACAAGAAAAATAAGAAGATAGGCTTTTTAGGATAAATGCAGCACAACACGTTCCTTCCAATTTCTTGAATGAGGAGAAAAGGCACATTTGATTTGGGTTTCACGATAGAGTGTAACATCGATTTCTGTTGATTCATCGCGTGATAGTACCATATTTTCTGATACACTACGATACGTTGTTGATACCATACGTTTCCATACAGGAACATAGAGTTTGATTTTAATCCAGCCATTTTCCTTTGGTTTCTTTTCCACAATAATCCCCTGAAATTCCGTTTGCCCCGTCATGATCACATTTAAATATGTAAGATCGCGTGCATAGTTCTTATTTGCTTTTGCTTTTTGATTCATGTCATACATCGCCTGAGGAATAATGTAGAAGTCTGTGGATTTCAGAATCAATCGATGAAGGACTCGCTGATTGACCAGATCAGCATATCGACGAATGGGACTCGATGCATGCGCATAGGTATCGGTTGTCAAACCATAATGTTGGGTCTTTTCTTCCTCGGCCAAGCAATATTCTGCCGAACTAAACGCTAGCTTCTCTAGTTCAGGAATATGCGTCTTATATTTCTCTAATTGCTCCCATTTTGGCTCCGAGTGACGGCGCAGAATACCCATCTTTGCCTTCTTTAACATCGCACCTGCTTCCGTATTATAGAAGATCATCATCTGTGCTACCCAATCATGTGCATCCGTAACAGGCTCCTTTGCTAAGTAGCTGGTGATCTCTTGGAGAAGTACTTTATAGGGAGAGGATGAATTCTGAAATTCCTCATAGGAATACGACTCATTGACACGAAGCATAGTAAGTGTCCATTTCTTATTTTGAATTTCTGTTCCTGTCCATATAAATTGAAGTGAAACGCCACAACATCCTTTTCCAGGAAGAAGAGAGCACATTTGTTCCGAATACTCTGCAGGAAGCATGGGGCGAATGACACGACCCTCCAAATCATAGAGTGTCTGCCCAATCAAGGATGCCATGATGTCGACCGCACTACCATCCTCTACGAATGTAGCTACATCGCTAATGGTAATGGTAACTTTCCATCCTTCTTCCACCTGTTCAAAGGTAAAGACATCATCTACATCTCGGCATCCTTGAGGATCAATATGAAAAGTGTATCCATTGAGTGCAAGGCGTGGAAGTGTTTTGGTGGGTTCGGGCTTATACTCGAATGTAGGATAGCGCCAAGGGCAAGCTTGCCAGATAAGCGCCTCTCGTTCCGCTTTTTCATCTCCAGACACACCAAGAATTTGCTGAATGTTTCCACGCGGAAACGTATCTTCCCATTTGTCAAAGCTAACAAGAACAATCAGATTCTTACTACGATCCTTTGAGCTACTGCCTACAATGAAATGCGGATACTTCTTATCATACGGAGTAAAGAGATACATGAGATGTCCTCGTCTCGTCATTCCATAGGATGATTTGTTAGTAAGTTCCAATGTTCCTACAATAAGAGGGTGTTGATCACGAAGTTCTAGTTCACAATGATCCTTTACCCATGCGATATGATCGCCTGGTAGACATTTATTAGCAAACTTTGCACCAACCCATTCGTGGAGGAGATCACCTGTATCACTTAGAATTTGAAAGTGGTTATCATCTTTGGTTTGGAGAATGCCTCGAACATTGGACAACGGCTGATCCACCTGTTTCATGCCAAATAGTTTCTCTAGTTGTGATTGATCCATGGTTGTCATATTTAAATAAATAGAGTCTGTCAATTTTAGGCTCATTTATTTATCGAATCGTACAGAAATGAGTCGCTGTGCCATGAGAAAATTCGATAAGCATATGACGGCAGATCGTCCATCTAATTCTGTTTTACAACAGGAACATCAAAATAGCGTAAGTGAACTACTACGGATACGAGAAGAACAGGATAAGGGTATTTTTCAACCCATTGAACTACCAGGTATGGTATCGATTACAAAGGAAGATAGTATTTATACCCCTTGGAAAACGCCCTCTACAAAATAAGTGAATTAAATGTTTTATATGATTTCCATACATCTTTTGTGATATGCGATACTGCTTTCAGTTTATCAGAAAATATAGTACACGCCCGTGACTTCACTAATATAAATACACTTTCCCCTGAAAAAGAGGGAATATATACACGATAGGGTACAATCTCAGAATGATAGATAGGATACGCAGAATGAAGATCATGTGCAGGATACAATGCACTTGCTTTTAAGATGCGAATTAATGACTCCTGATTGGCAGATCGAATTCCTGCATACATGGATACCACACCTCCAATCTGAAGCCAGTGTGATAAATGTTCAAATAATGTTTTCCAATCTTTTTCATTTTCTTGACTTGGATCAAATAAATCGATAATAATGACATCATACTTCTTTTTTGGATATTCAATAACTACTTTAAAAATATCATCATGATGCAAGGTAACACGTGAATCGTCCCATGCTCCTTTTGCCCATTGCGGATACTTATTTTTAAATAAATCCGTTACCTCCTTGTCCCACTCATACATATCAATTTGTTCAACATCATCCCATTTTACAACCTCTCTTAAAGTCGCCCCTTCCCCTCCACCAATAATCATCACACGTTTTCTAGAAAATAAGCATGCCATTCCAGGATGAACAAGTGCTTCGTGATAGATCTGCTCATCACTTTCACAACTTTGAATCTGATTGTCCATGTAACAGGCAACTCCCCAGTTTGGTCGATGAAGCATTTCCACCACGGTTCCTCGCTCTGTTGTTATTTGATCACAAATCGTTACATCTTGCCATGCAATGTTCATTCCTAATTCCGGTCTTTTTTCAATATAGATAGACATCTTATCTATGATCATACATAAGATATTTAGACTACGTGTGTGTTTTTATTTTATAGAATAGTATAAAAGAGTAGAAGCAATGGATCTACCATGGATCATTGCATATGTTCCTAATGCAATTATTATGGTTCTCCTCTTATCTATATTTGCATTACCAAAATACGGACTTTTTACTGCAATGCTACAAGGAGCAGCTATTATGTTTTATAGTTATGTTGCTCACATTATCGCACATTTTTTAAGTCGATACGAATGGATTAACACCATGAATCCGCACATTAATATACACCATAGAAAATTATGGGATGTTCCTCGCTGGGTTGATTTATTAATTGAGAGTTTCTATGATCTTAGTACATTTGCCACGGTTCTTATCGCGCAGTCCTATTTTGAATTTGAGTGGATTCATCCATGGGTGGTAATCGCTGCAGGCATCACCTATACCTTAATTCATATTTTTGATTACAGTATTTTTCATCCCTGTCAATACCATCAAGAACATCATCAACATACCTTCTGTAATTATGGCCCCGAGATCTTTGATCATCTATTACATACTCGATGTGATCCATCCTCGCCTTATCGTAATACAATAAAAGAATCTGCCTATACATTTCTTGCATGTATCATAACCTATGTACTAAAACAGTATACCGATTATTTTCCTGATGAGCCAAATCCACCCGTCCCTCGATCGGTGTCTGGCAGCGAAGAAACAATACGAACATGACGAATCCATCCCATATCGGGTGCAACAATCTGAAAAAGACGATCACCCTTATTTACAGTAGATTCACCCGTCATTGACCAAACAGGTGCCTTGAGTTCACCACGATAGCTCTTATCAATTACACCAGTTGAATTTGCCATCATAAGACCAGTCTTATAAATAGAAGAACGTGGAATCAGCCAGAAGTGGCTATCTGTTTTTAAATATTCATTTGATCCTCCATGTGGCATCGGCTCTACTTTGATTAATCGTGCTGTAATACCAAATGGAATAAATTCAGGAGTCTGTTTAATGATTACATCCAATGCAGAATGTAGATCAAACCCCGCATTGGAGTCAGAACAATTAAAAAGGGTCAGATAATGTGAGGACACATCCGTCGTCATTGGCAAAATCTCAAGCTCATACCAGGTATTCATTACTAATGATGTAGTGCACGGTTTCTTTAGGCGAAGCACTTCATAAAAGCATTTAAACCATAGCATCGAATCCTATCTAGAGATGAGGTGGCTTATGTTTGGAGGATATGGTTGGATTGGTGGTATGGTAAAGAAAATATTGAGAGAACAGGGTGAAGTCGTAATAGATGCCCGTTCACGGGCAGATCATGAGGATGGTATCATTGCAGATATTGAGTATTATGATCCTGATCGCATTTTGTGCCTGGTAGGTCGTACACATGGTCCAGGATATTCCACGATTGATTATTTGGAGCAAAAGGGTAAACTGGTAGAGAATGTTCGTGATAATTTGTTTGCACCCGTTGCATTGGCACTGATTGCCAGCAATTATGGTTTGCATCTAACTTATTTGGGCACAGGTTGCATTTTTACCTATAAGGAGGAAGAAAAAATCTTTAGTGAGATGGATCATCCTAATTTCTTTGGAAGTGGGTATTCCACCGTGAAGGGATTTACGGATCGCCTCATGCATTTCTTTTCCAATACGGTTCTGAATCTGCGTATTCGTATGCCCATTGTTGGATATCATCATCCGCGTAACTTTGTTACCAAGATTACTAGCTATGAGAAGATCTGTAGCATTCCAAATAGCATGACTGTGTTAGAGGATATGATTCCTGCAATGATTACCATGGCAAAGGATGGAAAGACAGGAACTATTAATCTGACAAATCCTGGTGTGATTTCGCACAATGAAATGTTAGAACTCTATAAAAAATATGTGGATCCGTCCTTTGAGTGGAAGAACTTTACACAGGAGGAGCAGGCTAAGATTCTGTTGTCCGAGCGATCGAATAATGAGCTGACGACCGATGAGCTACAGAAGATGTTCCCTACCATTAAAAATATCAAAGAAAGTGTGGAAGAGTTGTTTAAGGAGTGGGATAAAAGCCCTTTGAAAGCAGAGAATTAGAGTCTCAAGTATAAGGAATCAGATACAACGACGTCTCTCACAATCTGAGAGCGAACTTCTGTGATTTTTTCGACTTGCTCGGTATGTTGACAATATGTCGCCATCGCGAGCCATTCATCAAGCATATTCGCTAGTTTCATCACGGAGCGAATAAAGTTTCCTTCAAAGAGATCATACTCCTTACAGATAATGGAAGCGTGTTCTCCATTCATCCATCGCCACATCGGTTCCACCATATGCGTGCTAATTGTCCAATAGCCTTCCACTGGATAGCCAATTTGACTTTCAATAGACTGAAAGGATTCGGCCATGTTCCGAATTCGCTGAATGGTCTGTGTGATTGTAGAAGGAACGGATAGGGTCTGCGGCTGATTCTCTGTGTCCTTCTTCTCTTGAAAGCAGGCCAGAACAGCAACCAATTCATTTCCAGATAGCTGTTGCAATGATCCATCCACATATAATTCTGTCATCAAAATCGGATGTCCCTCGTTAACTTCCGTCGCCAAGACACCTTTTAGTCCAAGATCATCTTGTGTAAGGGTCATAGAATCGGTATGACGAATGTATCCCATGTGATGCAGAAAGTGCACAACATCGTCGATGTTATAATATTCAGACATCTCTTTGATCTCGTTCTCTATCCATTCCAAGTCTCCTTTCATTTTCTGATAGGTATGATAATCCGCTAAGGCTTTATTCCATTTGGGACCGAGTTGCTTATTCTTGATGCCATCTAGTTCTCGTTGAACTTGTTTTTTCTCCGCATTGACTGCGGCTTTCATCTTCTGTTCCAATTCAAGACGCTTTTCACAACCAGACAGATATGGTTCTTCTACTTTGATCTCGCACAGTGTTTTCTTTAATTTATCTAGATCCTCTAAACGCTTCTGAATATGCTCTTCTTGCTGCTTATACCAATAACTATGTTTCATAATTTCAAGCCACTTCAAAGGAGTCTTTGAAGCCTGTAACGTTTTCAAAACAAAGTCATAGTGAAAATCCATACGACTCTCAATTGGCGGCCTGGCACCTTTCATCATCTTAAACATCTCTTCAGGGGTAGCCGGTTCGCGATCAGGAAGATAAATCACTACACCCTTGTCATCCTTGCCACGACGACCCGCACGTCCCGCCATCTGAAGATACTCATCATTGCGCAACATTCTCATGGCACCTGTCGCATCATCATATTTCTTGAAGCCCGCAAAGAGAACCGTCTTTGTCGGCATATTCAGACCCACCGCAAAGGTTTCCGTGCAAAACATCATCTTCACATAGCCCTTTGAGAAGAGAATCTCGACAATCTCCTTTAACAAGGGAAGCAGCCCACTATGATGAAAGGCGATTCCTCGGCACAGAAGATTATAGATCTGATGATATTGTGGAATGGTCTCCAGATCTTTCATGTGGCGATGAAGATGAAATGAGATGATATGTTTGACCGCCGCCACATCCGAGGTGTCCAACAAAGTATGCTCCACCTTTGATGCATAGCTCTCACACTGCTTTCGACTCAGAACGAAGAAGAGAGATGGCAGTAGTTCCTTCTTTTCTAAGATGGTAATGGTCTCATTTAGTTGATGGACAAAGTGTGACACGTGGACTTTTCCTTCCATACCACCTTTAGCTCCATTACCCTTTGCCTCTTTGACATGACGCTGAAAGGACTCCTGATCTTTCTCTTTGCGCTCCTTGGAATGTAACCAGTTCTTGTACGCCTGTTCATAGTAGACTTCAGATGCATCCATAATCGGGATTAACTTTTCCTGCTGAAGAACATAGTGCGTCAAGGGAACAATGCGATATTGCGTCTCAATCAAGTGGATCGGTTTCTGCTTTAGTTCGCCTAGCCAATTAGCCAAGTACTCAGGATGATCCAGAGTCGCAGAGAGCATGACCATGTTGATGGAGGGTGGAAGTAAGATCATGGTCTCTTCCCAGATCTTGCCGCGATCCTTGTCATTGATGTAGTGACACTCATCAAAGATGATTGCATCTACATCGTCCATGGAGATAGAGGCTGTTAATCCAAGGCTCTCCGTGAGGGTTCCCTTTTTATAGAGCAAGTTTCGGAGAATTTCCGTTGTCATGATTACAATTTGGGCATCAGGGCAGAACTTAATATCACCTGTCATGATTCCCACGCGCGCTTCTTTGAACTGGTGTGTCAGGTCATGGAATTTTTGGTTGGAAAGAGATTTGATCGGCGTCGTATAAAAGACACGCTTTCCCTTTTTCAGAGAATGATAAATTTGGTATTCTCCTACCAAAGTCTTTCCTGAACCTGTTTTTGCACAAACTAATACATTTTCATCTTTTGCAATGGCCGCAATCGCATATTGTTGAAAGAGATCCAGCGGAAAAGAATACGGATGCGCAGGCAAAACGGGGGTCGTGGAAAGATCGGGTTGGATCAAGAAAGATGACATGATGTATACTATCCTTTATCAAATAGATGGTTTCATCAATTTTATATATTTTAGTATAAAGACCTGGTAGATCCATTATAGTAGAAATATGTTGATTACTTTCGATGAAATTCGTGCAGTAACCGATCTTACTTTTACAGGTGCTTTACATATTGGCGCGCATGAGTGCGAAGAGATTCCCTTCTATCAGAAACTTCAAGTTCCTAATGTGATTTGGATGGATGCAATGAAAGATAAGGTGGAACAAGCCATATCACGTGGAATCCCCAATGTATATCATGCCGTTGTTACGGATCAGGATGATCAAGAAGTAACATTTCATGTGGCAAACAATGGCCAGAGTTCGAGCGTATTGGAATTTGGAACACATTCACAAGAGCATCCGTGGGTAACCTATGTGCAGGAAATTAAACAGAAAACAACAACAATTGATACATTTTTTACAAAGGAGGGCATTGATCCGTCTCTTTATACCTTTTGGAATTTTGATATTCAAGGTGCAGAGCTCATGGCGCTCAAGGGTGCTTCTCATGCGATTCAGTATGCAAAGGCGCTTTACTTGGAAGTCAATGAGAAAGAGCTATATCAAGGATGTGCTCTTCTGCCTGAGCTGGATGCATTTCTTGAAACACATGGATTTGAACGCATATTGACTTGTATGACAGAACATGGCTGGGGTGATGCTCTATATTTGAAGAAAGCTTAAACATAGGCGGTTAATATATAGTACATGAAAACCGTTGTGGTAACACTAACCGATGAAGCTTATTTTAGCAAGGCAAAGAGAACAATTTATGATATTCGATCACGTGGAGAATGGACGGGTGATCTCGTGTTGATTACCGTTGGATTTCGTGCACCCCAAAATTTCCTCGATTACTATAAAATTACGCAAAAATACGTAGATCATGTTAATACAGATCGATTACTACAACAATACCATCATCATCCCATTCGCCCTACCTGTGATAATCGCGAATTTGCAAAGTTGACCCAGTGGGATAAATTCTATGTATTTGATTCTTTTTTTATGCAATGGGACAAAGTCGTCTATCTAGATGCGGGACTACGTGTTCTCGATCGCATTTCGTATCTTGCGGATCTCCCATGTGATGGTGTCATTATGGCACCAGATGATGCAGCACACTATGATCAAGAGAAACGGTTTGGTGGTATCATTGAAACAGATCGTAATCCAGAGGTAGTGGCGAAGCTCTTTGAAGAATATAGCCCAGATATGTTGAAAGAGCGCTACTTTCTAAACTGCATTTGGATGTATGATACATCGATTATTACACCCAATACATTTCAAGAACTAGTTGAAACCATGAATAAGTATCCAATTTGCCGCTGCAATGAAATGACCGTGATGAATCTGATTTTTACATTTAAAAAGAAGGCATGGAAACCATTTCCTGAATGGGTAACGGAAAAGAAGCGGCTTTTTGGCTGGACAGAGCATGATCGCGATTATGGATCGCATACCACATGGCGCGATTTTTGCTTTATGAAGTATCCATTTACCATTAATTTCAATTGTGTATAATTTAAAGAAATATGATATAAAATATATAACATGGAATTGATTGATGCCATTTTGTATATCAATTTAGAACATCGAACGGATCGTAATGAGCATATTCTTGCAGAAATTGCAAAAATATGTCAGGATCCTTCCAAAATTCATCGGATTGATGCTATTAAATGTGATCCTGGTGCACTCGGATGCGGATTAAGCCACATCAAAGCATTGCAGTATGCATTATCACATTGGGACTGGCATCGTGTTCTTGTCCTAGAAGATGATTTCACATTTAAGGATGATACGGACATTAAGAGTCGTCTCGCAGAATTAATGTACTTTCATATGGAAATGGATATGGGTTTGCTCTCCTATAATCCCAATCGATTTCAGACAAGTAGGGTGATACGTGATCAAATTCATCGTGTTGTTTATTCACAGACGACCTCATCCTATGTGATTGCGCGTACCTATATTCCTACATTAATACGTAATATGAAAGAATCAACGATGGATATGCAACTTCATGGTAAGCGTCATGAAAATTGCTTGGATATTCACTGGACTCTGCTACAACCGAAAGGAAATTGGTATGCAATCGTTCCAGCAATTGGATATCAATATGATAACTATTCCGACATTGAAGGGCAACATACTGCGTATGGATGTTAATAAATTATTATAATATTTATAATAGAATGAAGTGTGCTGAAGTCAAATCATCAAAATACCAAACTAGAAAATCTCCCGCATTTCATGCAGGAGATTGTAAAGGAACTCGCAAAAGAGGTAAAGATGGAATGTATGTTTCCCAAGCAGACAAAAGAGGTATTTATAAATGGGTCAAAGTCCAAACCAAAAAACATAAAGGAAAATACTACGACATTCATAATAATGGGGCTCGCCCCTTTCGTGTATATATAGATGGTTCTACAGTCCATATTTATAAAAGTACTCTCCAAAATGACAACTATGATAAATTGGTTCGAACCATTAAGACAAAAAAGATATATATTGGAGGAGAAAAGAGAGAACGTGGTAATTCGATTGTGCTTCATCTTTCCGGAAATAAATATATGCATATTGGATGTGAAATTTATGAATTTCACATGGAAGATGAGGTAGATTCCTATTTCTCTATCATTGGAAATAGTGATGTCCCATACCCTGTCTTATTAGGAACAGAATATGTATATTTCATGTTAGATTATCGCTATGTTCCACGAACTGCCTTTTCAGCATCTATGACAAAGAAGGATTGGAAAGATGCCTATCAACGCTATTATGGATGGATTCATCCAATGACAGGTGAAAAATCAGATGGACAAGACAGGGATGGCTTGGAGGCACAATCCAAGAAAATGAAAGGATTTCATCTGATCACGAAAACAAATTAGATCATTTACAGACGTTCCCATTCTGCCTCATAAATGTCATCAAACGGATAAGGTCCAATGGGACCAAACCACCGAGAAGGTGCGATTACCTTCTTTGCATGAGACAGCCATACACACCACCAAATAAAGGTTGAATTTGCCATAATAAAATGTTGAAATTGTTGAAGTAATGTAAATGCATGAATATCAGAACCTTCATTCAATAAATACACATTGGAAAGGGAGGCGATTATAGGGACTTCATTCCAAAATGAATTATCATCGCTTGTAAGTACCCAGATAGGATCCGCAACAATCGTTTTCATTTTCTCAATCGCTCTCTCATAATAATCCACCGTTAATGGTCCATGAAAATTAACCATATGTGCATTTTTAAGATAATCCGTTCGACGTGCATGGACAATTACTACACGATCCTTGTTATCCAATAAATACTGATATTTATTGGATACCTCCCTCATCAATGATTCACTCGGACAAAAGAGCTCCTTGATTTCCTCTTTTACTGATTCATCATAATACTTTGATGATTGATAATAACCATTTAGATAAATATTAGAAGAAACGGATGGAATCTCTTTATACATGGTGGGCAAATCCTCACTCCATTGAACAGGAAAGTGCGGAAGAGAAGAAACGAGATAGGGGTGTAACTTTTGTAGAATCGTATTCCAATACACAGGGCGATTACCATTTTCTTGAATATGAAGAAGCGTAAGATGACCCCCTGTTCTACGAGCATAGGCATATGCTGCTGCAATTTGGAATAGTTGGTTACCCAATCCACCCATTACATTTACACTTACAATCGACATTCTATCGTAACTATAAATTTAATCTTTAGATCTTTATGTTGTCTTTAGTTGAGACTGTAATGTTGCACCAATAATGGAACCCAATCCTGTGCAATTATCATATCCCACTTTTGCTGCATAACTGCCATTTGATCCACGAATAATATCATGAAAACAACTTGAAGGTGCCGCATAGAGAATAGGGTTAATGAATCGTTTTGATACAATTGCCGCAAGATAGCCTGCAATGATTGGAGCAGCTACACTTGTACCGCCAATCACATAATTTTGACCATTGACAATGAACACAACACCTGTATTAGGATCAGCAAGAGAGGCAAGATCAGGTATGGAACGCATGGTACCTGATATCTTACTCTGATAAGCTGGCTTAGAATAGACACTACTTACTCCACCACCCCCAGATGACCATGCAGATTCTACAGTACGATTATCATAGTTTCCACTTGGGCAGATAAGTGATGTGCCACCCACCGCTGTTACATTTGGATTCGAACTCGGAAAATCAATATAATTACCACTACCACCCACACCATCATTTGAACCATTATCACCTGTTGCAACACATATTGAAATACCAGCCGCAGTTAATGCAGACAGTTCCGTATTAATATTTGCAATAAGCGAACTAGAATAATATATTTCAGGAGCACCCCATGAACATGAAATCAGATTCGGTTTATAATTTACTCCACTTACTGTAACATTAGTTGTACGCATATAATTTAATAGTGTGGGAAATGCTGCCAATGTATTAGGCGCAATGTATAAAATGATTGTAAGACTTGAAGTCGGGCATGCACTGCCAATGGTTTCTACATCGAGTGTATTTTCCATAGTCGATCCACCATCATTGATATTTGGCTTATTTTTTGCGCCAGCAATCGGTACAATAATGACGCGCGGCTGATTTATCGGTGCAATGCCAAGCGCTGTCCAATATTTTTGTACATCACCGTTGCTTAGAACACCATATGAATCAACAGAGCCATATAAACCACCACCAAATGAAACAACACCAACCACATAGTTGGATTTAACAGGAGCCGGAATATTGTAAATGGTGCGAACCTGATTCATGTTAAAATAGGATGCATTTGCTGCAGGTTTAATTTGCGGATTTCCATGAGGAATGAGATGCATACGCGATTTCATCGAATATGGAACAACCGGTGCCGTAAGATTATGAGCATTTGCCCATATAGTAAGTTTGGTCTTATCATCACCAAACACATCTAGCAAAGCAGGTGTTGGACAGTGCGTAGACAATCCAAATTGAGATGCAGAGGCCTTTAGTGAATCGGAATAGGGGGTAATAATAGATGCCATTTCTATTATAATATTATAATTTATATTTGGTTGATATACCGATCATTATAAGAAACATGACGCCCCTCAATGGTAGAAAACCCTTCTAGTTGCCCACCATAAATGTATTCATAATAATAAAATGAGTGAGTTTCTTGCATTCGCTTCCAATATTGATCAATCGCACATACATCCGATGGCATTCCTGAGGCAAGATATGCTGCACCCTCCTTGATATTTTGCAATAGAACCTTTGCAGATTCTCGACGAACAATATAACCAGTGGTTGTCTGGTTATTTCGAATACGATGAAAATGATGCCCCATCATAACAGCGGTGGATTCCATCCGATCTCCACGAGGTGTTAGTATAATCACATCCCAGTCTGGGATATTTTTAATATTTTCCCACTCTGCCACAAATTTTTCAAAATTAGTATGGTTTAAGATCACAAAATCATCTTCCATCAACAATAAAACCTCCTCGTCCGTAGATAAAAATTCTTCAATTACGGCAATATGCGATAGAGAACATCCCAATGCACCATTTTCATGACGAATGGCATTAAAACGGGTGATCCTTGAAAAGAAGGGCTGCTGTGATTGAAGATGCTCAATATGCTCTTTTCGATCGGTTCGTGATTCTAAATTAATATATCGCCCATACATTTTTATTTATATCATACATTTTCTTTAAATGAATCATACACGTGGAAAAATAGTTCATAAAATATGTTACTTAAAGTAGAATTCAAATAATACATTTATTATGTCTAACGTGATTCTTCTCATTCTATCATGTGAGAGGTACAGACATAAAGCAGAAATTCAGAAAAATACATGGTTGCGAAATCTACCTCCGCAAATTATGTATTTTCATGTCATTGGTGATCAGCATCGCTGTGCTGGAGCAGAATTTGTAATCGATGTTCATAACCGTGTTCTGTACACAAATACGTTAGATGACTATGTTTCACTTCCCCATAAAATCATTACGGCAATCCATGCAGTAAATGCCACATTTCAATATGATTATCTTTACAAAACGGATGACGATCAAGCATTAGTTAACCCACATTTCTTTTCATGGCTCAGCAGCACCATTACACCGTATCATTATGGTGGCTATGCTGTCGATATTGAAACACATCACTCTGATTATTGGACATTTCATAGCGAATTGCCTCGAAATGTCCTTTTGGAAAAAACAACATATTGCTCGGGTCGATTCTATTTTCTCTCTAAAAATGCAGCACGCGCTCTGTTACAAAATAAACCTTCCATTTCACAACGCGTGATTGAAGATCATAGCATTGGATATTTTCTACCAGAGGATTTCAAACAGGGTATTTTGCGGATGAATGAGATGGTTCAATCCAGCTTGATCGATTATCAGCCATAAATAATCAATATAAACCCCCATTTATTGTATTATAATAATATAATAAATGGTTGCTGTTTCGATTCTTACACCCGTCTATAATGGCATCGAATATCTAGAAGAATGTATAACAAGTGTACTACAACAAACCTTTACCGATTGGGAACTATTCATTGGTATTAATGGACATGGAATAAGTGGTGGAGACGCAGCAGTCATTGCCAAACATCTTTCGCAGGATCCACGCATTCGAGTGATTATTCAGCCACCACCTCTTACAGGGAAGGTAGAAAGCCTTCACGATCTGCTTCCCCTATGTTCCGCTCCATGGATTGCGGTGTTGGACTGTGATGATAAATGGGAACCTTTGAAGTTGGAACGACAAATGAAAGTACTTTTATCTGATGCGCAACAAGCGGATGTAATCGGTACTTTCTGTCAGTACTTTGGTGAACGTCACGATCGTATTACTCTACCCATTGGTTATGTTGACCCATTTGTTTTATTTGATTATAATCCAATCATCAATAGCAGCGCGCTTATCAAAAAAGAGCGATGCACTTGGAAATACACGGATATTAATTATGGCGTAGAAGATTTTGCATTATGGATGGAAATATGCCTACAAGGAGGAAAACTATATAATATTCCCGAATATTTGACCTGGCATCGTATTCATCCAACTTCCGCATTTAATAGTAAAGGATATTCGGATGATGCCATTCGATCACGTTATAAGGATCAGTTTTATATAAAATAGGTGGGGTTTAATTCATAGGATACATGAACATGCGATAGCAAATACTGGAAAAAGAACCACTTATCAATATTACATTTTGTGCAGCGTACCACCTTTGCAAGAGATGGACGACTAATATATGCAGAGAGCATGACTTGTTGATCCTTTCCCGCAAATCGTTTCATTTGAAAGTAGTGCTCCAAAGTAAATTGATAGACTCTTCTCCATTCGAGGCATGCTGGAATTCCTCCTCCCCACAGTCCACCTACCAGGCGAGTTTCATTCCACTTTTTTGTGATAGGTTCTCCGTAAATTCCATCACGTCTCCTCAGTTTTTCTCTTACTGTTAAATCTCCCATGGATTGAAGAATAATAGTTTCTCGTTCCAAATACTTGGTAAGTGGAAAACTGTCTAAGACAATCGATGGAATATGCGGATTGCGAAAGGCTCCAATGTCACACCAGAAGAAATACTCCGTTTGAAATGGATTCGCATAAATGGCTTTCTCCACAAAAAACGGCTTCTCTGCCCATACAGAATAGAGCTGAGGTGAATGGTTTTTTGCTTCAGGATCCATCGTCCATTGTTCCTTCCAACGGTGCTCATATAATTTCCATGTTTCCAGTTGTTCAAATGGAAGAACAATGATATGTAATGGACGACCTTCCCGTAACTCTGTTAACGTTTCTACCATAGATTCATCAGTAAAGATCACAATAGGAGCTTTTAATTTTAAAAAGGTTTTTGCCCATCCTAGATATTGTTCTTTGTTAAATTTCGACTTAATTTCATAATAGGCGGTAACAACTGTACATGCCATACTATTTTTAGCTCATAAATCCTTTTTATATTTTTGACACACTACATAAGACTGGTGTATGATTTATGATTAGAATGAGTTATTGCTACATGCTCTATACGGATGAAGGACAAACCTATATTGGCGCAACAGTTGATCCGGACAGACGGTTGCGCCAACATAATCAAGAAATTTCAGGAGGAGCTCGTGCAACAGGAATGCGAGTAGCACAAGGATTAGTTTGGAAACGTGCCTGTTATATTACTGGTATTCCCGAATGGAAATCTGCGTTGCAGATTGAATGGCGATGGAAACAACTGGGGAGAACACAATGCAAACAGATTCGAAATCCAATTGACCGTCGTTTCCATTCCCTTAAAATCCTATTGGCCATGGAGAAACCAACCGAGAAAGCAATCCCTTATGAAGCATATCCTGAGGGTAGACCTCAGATTTTATGGGACTCAGAGGAAATGCGGTTGCGATATGATGCATTACTTTGAAACCTTTGCAAATCCACTTTCAAAACTACCGGATTCTGTCATATCTAGTAATGCTTTCATCGTCAGTTTAGATTGAATAAGATCCTCTTCTGCCTGATTGGGCTTTGCATTCACATCAACGGAATGTTTCATTGGTTGTGTAAATCGCTCCTCAATTGTAGGAACACTGGTAGAAGCAAGCTGATCCATTGTGCCTGGCGACATACCAAAGAATCCTTCATCGCGCAGATCTTTTGTAAAATAGAGCACGATAAATAACATTAAGATGCAAAATACAAAATAATTCATTCCAAATACTTGCATTTTATATTATAGATTAATATTATTCGTAGGGATCTTATCTGTATTATATATATTACTTTAGATTTGTGTGAATAAGACGTAAATAAATACGTGTTACTACAGTACAATGTCATCCTGGGCAAATCGTAACATTCCTCGAAAGCGTGATCTTTCCCAGATTCCTTCCGAGTTCCGTCCGACCATTGTTCCTCGGGCAGAACGCCCAGAAGTGGTTCTATCTGAGAAATATCAAGATATCCCAATGAATGAAGTCATATATCCGAGCATGAGTTTTGAGGATCTGTACAATATTGGCTCTCGTTTACCGAATGATCGTCCCCATGACCGGTCTGTCAAAAATGACGTAAAGAAGGCAGAGCCAATCGATAAACGTCAATACCAAATTAAGAAGATTGAATCAGGATATTCTTCTCAGGCAATTGAGCTTCACTACCAAGATAAATCATATGTGTTTGTAATTTTGCGCCATATCGGTACAACTCGAGACAATGATCTATGGATTACTTCCTATAACATGATTCGTCGATTCTATACCAATAAAATCATTATTATTGATGATAATTCGAGCATTAATACTGTCAATGGTAAGTTAACGAATGCGGAGGTAATTCAAAGCGAATGCAACGGGGCAGGTGAGATTTTACCTTATTATTACTTCTTAAAGAATAAATGGACTGATCGTATGATCTTTGTGCATGACAGTATGTTTCTTCATCGACGATTTACAGATGAAGAACTGGATCGTCCTATTTCATTCCATTGGCATTTTAACAGTGAGGAATTTAAAGGGGATCGCAAAATTGCAACCTATTTAACCATGTTACCCCATGCAACGGATTTAGTAGAATATGCGGCAACCGCCGATTGGAAAGGATGTTTTGGAGGCGCGAGTATTATTGACTTGTCGATTGTAGAGATGTTAGAGAAGAAATATCAAATATTTTCGAAATTGATTTTATCAATTCGCAATCGTAAGGATCGTGAGACATTTGAACGCATTCTCGGCATTCTACTTTGCCGAGAAGAACTCATCAATCCGGCTCACCCATCCAATTTTGGTGCAATTATTCGATACCCAAAAGCATTTGAATCAGATTCTATTAATTATGAAACCGCCGCGCATATTTTGTCACAGGCAAAATATGATACAGCGATTATTAAGGTATGGAGGGGTCGATAATAAATTGTGGAATTATTTTTCTTTAATTTTGTAATCATTCAGTATACCTGCATGATTTCAATCGACCAACTGAAGAAGGAGTGGCAAAATGCCCGCTGGCAAGGAATTATTCGCCCCTACAGCGCCGAGGATGTTGTCCGTCTACGTGGTTCAGTTGCTGTAGAGCATACACTCTGCAAAAATGGTGCCACTAAACTCTGGGATCTTCTTCATTCTGAGCCCTACGTAAACTGCCTTGGTGCTCTAACTGGTGGTCAGGCGATGCAGCAGGTAAAAGCAGGCGTGAAGGCCATTTATTTGTCTGGTTGGCAAGTGGCCGCAGATGGTAATACAAGCTGTGCCATGTATCCCGATCAATCCCTCTATCCAGTTGATTCCGTGCCACGCATGGTGGAGCGCATTAATAACTCCTTCCAACGTGCAGATCAGATTCAATGTGCCAAAGGTCTTACCTCTGCCGATCCAGCCTTTATTGACTACTTCGCTCCCATTGTTGCGGATGCCGAAGCTGGATTTGGAGGAGTTCTGAATGCATTTGAGCTTACCAAGGCCATGATTAAGGCAGGTGCTGCCGCCGCCCACTTTGAAGATCAGTTGTCTTCTGTGAAAAAGTGTGGTCATCTTGGTGGCAAGGTTCTTGTTCCTACCAAGGAGGCTGTAGACAAACTGGTTGCTGCTCGTCTAGCAGCGGATACCATGTGTGTTCCTCTGATGGTTGTGGCACGCACCGATGCGGAGGCAGCAGATCTAATTACATCGGATTATGATGAAAATGACAAGCCATTTCTGACAGGTGAGCGTACAGTTGATGGATTCTTTAAGACCAAGAAAGGTCTTGATCAGGCCATCTCGCGTGGTCTTGCCTATGCTCCTTATGCAGATATGGTCTGGTGCGAAACAGGTAAACCTGATCTGAAGTTTGCCAAGGCTTTTGCCGATGCCATTCTTGCCAAGTTCCCTGGAAAACTCCTGGCCTACAATTGTTCTCCTTCTTTCAACTGGAAGAAAAATTTAAGTGATGCAGAGATTGCTGTGTTTCAGAAGGAACTCGGTGCTATGGGATACAAGTACCAGTTTATTACCCTTGCCGGCATTCATTCCATGTGGTACAATATGTTTGACTTGGCTCGTGATTATACGGAGCGTGGCATGACAGCGTATATTGAAAAAGTTCAGGAACCCGAATTCCGTGCCCGTGCACAAGGTTATACCTTCGTGTCTCACCAGCAAGAAGTCGGCACGGGCTATTTTGATGATGTTACCAATGTTATTCAGGGTGTTTCATCCACTACGGCACTCTCTGGATCCACGGAGAAGGAGCAGTTTTAAAGAGAGTTATTTTCAATCTAAAGATATTCGTAATAGTAATTACAAATGTCCGATGAATCGGTTGAACAAGTTGTTGTAACAGAGTCTACAGTAGAACAAGAACAAGAGGTCGTATCAGAACTACATGAACAAGTGGTACGATTAACAATTGAAGCGGTTGATCATGTGACCGAATCATCTACCCAAACAGATGCTATTCCGCCCAATGATCCAAACGATTTAACTCTACCTATCGAAAATGCAATTCATCCTATGAATATCATTACCAATATTAATATGGTACAAGTACCTGTTTCTATTGCGATTTGTGCTATTTCCTATCGAGGTGCACCTTATATGTATGAATGGATTCGCTATCATTTTTGTTTAGGAATTGATCAGGTCTACATTTATAATTATGATGATACTCCACCCTATCCGAATTCCTATTCCATTACGGTGATTCCATGTAAGGCGGTAGGAAAGGAGTTTGATGTGTATCCTCATTTTATTGAACATTTTGGAAAACGTCATACATGGGTTGCATTTATAGATATCAATGAATTTATTATATTAAAAAACCATCCATCTATTCATCCGTTCCTAAGTGACTATCGTGGATGCAATGCGATTGGCCTAAATCGTGTTACATTTGGTACAAATAACTTGGTGGAATACACGGAAGAACCGGTTACCAAGCGATTTATTCGTTGTGCTGAAAAGCCTGATAACTTTATTCGATCTATTGTTCGAATCGACTATTTTGAGAATGTCATCAATAAACATCATATTAAACTAAAAGCTGGACATACCTATAATACTCGATACCAAATTATTGATCGTGACATTCAACCAAATGGTCCAATCGATGTTGCATGTATTCATCATTATTATACTAAATCAGAAAGTGAAATGCGTCTTTTGATAGAAGATGGATGGGAAATTCCTTCTTTTCCATTGGATCAGATTCATGCACAATTTAGTGAAATCTACAACACGGATGCGTGGGATTTCTATTCCAGTCGATTATAAACCGCGTAAAATACACTGATAAAACTTCTACGGATCGATTGAAGCCAATGGCTTCAACCGCTGATAGCTCAATTGGTAGAGCGGAGGACTGTAGTTGTCTTATAGTAGTGATCCTCAGGTCGCTGGTTCGATTCCGGCTCAGCGGAGTTCCTATTTGAATGATTCGTAATGATTCAAATAAGAACGTTTTCAAATTACTTTCTACGAGTTCTTCGCGATCTCTTGCATTTTTTGGCTTTTCTGGATTTTCCTCCCTTTATGTGTTTCATTAATTTAAGATTGCCTTTACATGATGATGTATAAACAAGATGTAATGTATTTGTATTATCGTATAAGAATATATTATTAGAATATAAACAATCTAAACTTAAATATTTTGGTATTGCCTCATTAAGCGCTGTATAGACTGTTTTCATATAGTTTGTATTAACATTTCTACCAGTTTGTCTTGCTCTTTCCGCTATTCGATTTAATACGACATCTACATCATTCATAACAATTACCAAATTTACAACATATCCTAAATCTTTAAGTCTTTTGATAACATTTTCAGAATACCACTCAAAATTCCTTCCTGTTCCATCAAATATTATATTTTTGTTTTGTTTGATTGCCATCTCATACGATTTATTATTAATTACACTTACTTTATCATAACAGTTGGTATTATTATTAAAAAGTTTTATTAATATTTCATCTGGATCAATATTAATAAATTCATGTTGTTCTTTTTCTAATAATTGAACTGTATCTAGCTTAGCCCCTGACTTACCACTACCTGGACCACCAACTAATACGATTGCTATTTTATCAGCACTTGCATCTTTTAGACGATCTTCTAAAAATGCATCGACTACTTCTATTTTAGGAGTGATATCGCATGACATTTCTATATAGTATTTATTTTTAAAAGATTCATGTCGAGCAGCACGTATACGTTACACCAGCCTGTGGATTTCCTACACATCCTCCAGCCTGATAGGTACAAACTTGATCCGTAAAGTAGTAATTGGGTCCGAGCTGATTCGCGCAATAGTTGCACATCCAAGCACATCCTGTGCCAGCGGATACACTGAAAGAGATGCAACCATTGGTGATTTCACTGCAGGTTTCGGGGATAAGCAGGGCAGGTGGTGATATGTGTGCATGAGAAACAACAAAGAGGGAAAGAAGAGTGATAAGAAGGCCACGCATGATATCTATTATAGTTATGATTAAATTAATGGCGATTACGACGCGTGCGTCTTTTCGATCCACCTCTAGAAGCGGATAATCCTTCTAATTGTGATGTACAGTCCGCTTGAATTTGCAAGGTTATATCTACTGCTTGATCAATGCGAATGCGATTCATAATACTAAAATCAGCTATCGGAAGTAATACACGTTGTACAAGATTATGAATTGATTGACTGAGTATACGTAATTCCTGAGGTGAATAGGGTTCATCACCTTTTGTACATCGCCCTTCCAGCATAGACTCATAAAAATGATCAAATGATGGATGAAGTGAACCAGGATATAAATAATAAAATAATTGAAGAATTGTATTTCCTAAACCAAATGCATCAAAATGTGTAAATGATACTTCAAACATATTATTTTCATCGTTGTGTGATATTGGTCTTGTATTATTTAATGCAGTCATATTCTGTCTAGTTTTTCTAATAAGATCAATTTTTGCCTGATTGATACGATATCGATTTCTCTCTTCCATCGATTGACTACGATCTTCTCCTTCACTATATCGCACATCTAACATATAATTCCAATCTGTAATAATGCCACTCATATATGTTGAAACTTGAGATATCAGGTGGTCTGTTATTTTTTTATCAGTGATCATTAACTTAAATGCCTCTTTTACATTTGGAATGGGTGGTCTTGCTTCATTTGGAAATGTTGTAAGATAATAAAAAATAAATTCAGGTGGATTACAATAAAACCCATTAAATGGATATGTACTTTTAAATTCTTGCTCTGATTTCAACCAATCAAAATCGATTATAGTCATCACTCCAGTAGACGGTTGGATCATTACATTTGGTGAACGAATATCTCCATGAATATAATGCGATACAACAAGGCGTTGTACCTGTATCAGTAATTTTCCTACTTGATCAATGATCGTAGAAATAGGAATTCTACGAAGTTGTACACGATATTCGCGAATCGCTGGAGTAGTAATGGTACTAATATCCACACCCAAATTTGGCATATGCATCGCATAGATAGAACTTTCTGGTGTAAGTGCATTTGCTGCAGCACGTATTCCATTTAGACTTGATTGTCTCATTTGATTACGTAATGTAGTAGCAATCGCTGGAGTAAGATTTCGTAATTTTAGTCGACGTTGATATCGACTAATACGATGGCCATCATTATGACCCATTACTTCTGAAACCAAAGGTACTGTATTTAATACTTTTTGATAAGATACTGGATCATAAAATACTTTTGCAATATTACCTGGAAAATCGACTCGCTGCCCTGTATTGGGATCAATATTAGGTGGCGCGGGAGATACAGCAAATCCAAATCCTCCAGGATACCCTAGTATCCTCATACTTGCATTAGGAAGAATTTCTGGAATGGGTGCCGCGACAATGGGTGCCGCAACAATGGGAGCCGCGACAATGGGAGCTGCACTACGATTTGCTCTTGGTAGTCGATTATTGGGAAGAGCATTTACTCTACGATTTCTTTCTCTTGGAGTGTTATGATGTTTTACTGGACTTCCTCTGGTATTATTTCTTCTTGTTCTTCTACGAATCGGAAGCAATGGTCTTTCAAAACTCATCGTATCTCTAATAATGATGATGAAAATACATTTTTTATGTAACGAATATCGGAATTAAAAAATATATTGATTTTTTATTATTTTAGGCGTAATACGAAGTGTAATAGAACACCAAGTAAAATGCTTAGTTGCTGTAAGCAAGACCACCCATGCCCGACATAATGCGGAGAACGTTGTAGTTGGTGGCATAGACGCGAACAGTCGATGACAGGTTGGTGCCAACGGCGTTGTTCGAGACAGTCAGCAGCAGAGTCGTGTTATCGATACGCGACAAGTTGCAGGTGCCTGATGGCTGGTGCTGCTCTGGCTGCAGGGCAAACGAGTACACGTTGATGCCGACAGCTGGGATGTTGGTGTGGTGCTGGTATGGCTGAACCCAGTTGAAGTAGTTGCCGTCGCGAACCTGGAAGCGGTCGTGGCCGTTGAGCTGGAGGAGAGCGGTGATGGTCGGGTTCTTGCCAGCCATGCCCTCGACACGGGTGACGGAGTAACCAGACTCCAGAACGGAGCGGTCCCACCAGTCCGAGTAGTTGAACGGCTGCTGACCCTTCCACGGGTTGATGACGGAGTCATCGCACGAGACGTACGAGTCACGCTGGACGACCCAGACGAGCTCCTTGCATGGGTGGTTAAAGTTGAGCTTCAGCTTGTTGGCCGAAGAGGTGATCGACTCACCGCCAGTGAACTGGAGGACGTCAATCAGGTACTCGTGCGAGACCTGGGCGAACTTGCGGCGCTCATCCGTGTCGAGGTAGATGTAGTCGACGTACAGAGAGGCAGCAGCCAGACCGCACTGGCCAACGCGGTTGCGAATGGCGTGGGCGTCCGACGAGTTCGAGTAGTCCCAGCAGAGGTTGTTGAGAGAGTTGAACTCGAGGTTGATGCGAACCTCGTGGTACTGGAGAGCAATGAGGGGCAGAGCCAGACCAGGGTTGCGGCAGAACCAGAACTGCAGAGGGATGTACAGGGTGTACATCGGGGCGCACGAGGTGATGACCTCGGAGGTGAGGGGCTCACCGCCATAGCAATCGTTGTCGCAGCCCGAACCGCCCTGGTACAGGAGGTTGGTGAGCTCGGGGACGTTGCCGACCATCTTGGCATAACCGGCCTGCTTGCCAGCCTCCTGGGTGAGCTCGTTCCAGATGTGCATCCAGTCACCGTACTGCTTGTCGATACGCTGACCACCGATCTCAATCTCGACGTAGTCGATGATGTTGTGACCGATCCAGTTCAACCAACGGAACTGAGCACCAGAGCCATCGGACGACTGCAGGGCAACCTGGGGAAGGGTGGCCTGGAGGTACATGCGGTGGATCAAATCACCGTTGCGCTGAATGGTGCAGGTGACCTTCTTGCCGAAGTTCGGGGCGCCGTTAAACGGGTTCTCGATAGACTCCATGGCAAAGTTAGTGTGGCGACGATAGACAACCTTAAAAAAGGTGATCTGGGGGTTGCCGGTTAAATAAACGTCTTGTGCGCCATAGGCGACTAGTTGCATAAGACCGCCTCCTGTCATTTTTTTTTATACTTAGTGTATACAAAAAAATTTTGGGAAAACACATACTTTTGACATTTTTTAGATTTTGCCGGGACAATGATAAATTTAAAAGTAGTAATAAATGATATCAAATAATTGAAATTTCGTTCATAAATTATAAATTAAGCACAGTTATATTAGTATCCGGAATGATTTCTAAAAATTGATTTGATGAGAATCGTATACTATATCAAAAAAAATGGCATAAGAAAAACCAAAAAATACGTTGGTAAAAAGTGGGGAGCATAGTAGATATTCTTTTTAATATAAAAATGCAATAAATCAAGATTTTTAGTATGGTACTAAAAAATATTATAAAAGCATACTAGAACTACTATTTGCTCTCACTTGTATAAACGTAACATCTGTTTACGTGTTCGACGACCACCATTTGTATTAGAAATGGTTGAGGTAATATTTATCATTTCTTCTAAAACCTTAGCTGGATCTGGACGTTTTATTATTGAAAAATCACACATTCTTATTAATAACATACGCATATTATGAAATGCCTTATTTATCGGATCAATCGAATTATTATTTTTATTCATAGAATATAAACTACTAAAAAATATAGTCATTGTCATTCCAAATCTAAAATAGTCAAAATAGTTCATGATATTTTTAGATATCATCTTATTTATTTCATTTTTATTACTTAATTTTGTCATAGAATCAAATAATGATGATATATATTCCATATTACTTTGAAAACTTTCTTTAAAATATTCTTTTGCCTCCTTTTCATTATTTTTTCCAATAAGTTTTAAAAAAAACAGCATGTTTTCATTATTACAATATCGTTTATATAATGTATCAATATCTTCTCTACTATTCTCCATTTGTATATTAATGCATATAAATTCAGGTGGTATATATTGAGATATTTCTACCTTTCGTATTATGTTATCATTTATTACACTATAGTAAAAATTAAATAGTAATGCAAAATCTGAAAAAAGATCAAAATCAATTAGAGTCATTTTACCTGTTTCTGGATGAATCATGGTATTCACTATTGTAATGTCACCGTGACAAAATTGTTTCTTTCTCATTTCATTAATTTGTTTTATTAATTTACGACATTGTATTATTAAAGTAGAAATAGGTAGGCCACGTAATATGATTCTATTATCATAGTTCATAATGGCTTCATGAAAATCAATACCAAGATGAGGCATACGTATTGCTGGAAGAATAGGTGAATGATAAATTAGCCTTCTTCTAACTTTTTCTGGAATATTGGTTGGAAGATCATTATACGTTAAATCATTAATTATTTGAATACGTTGATTATTATTGCCTGTTATATTTGCTATATTTTTTGCTTTATTAACCTTTGTCTTAACATCATTCACATTTGGATTAAAATATACTTTAATTACTTTTTTAGGATCTGTATAGTTTTTAAAAGTAAATCCGTATGATCCATTTGCAATAAAAGATGGTTGAGCTTTTTCAGATTTTAAATTTTCATTTGTATATTGGTTACGCAGCGTAGAGAATTTTATATGATTTAGGTGTTTTTTACGTGTACATCCCCATCCTGTACACCAACGTCCCACTTTTCTAAAATATTCCATTGTAAGTAGTTCTCTATTTATTCCATTTATAAAAATCATTTCTTATCATACCTTAAAATCAAAGAATAAAACGCATTACATTTAGGGTTTAAAAACCCTCCTCTACTATCGTATAAGTCCCAGCCATGAGCGACAGTGCATTTTTTAAAGTAAAAAGTACAAAACGAAGTAATCCAGAAGCCCGTACCACGCTTGATGCCATTCACAACCAGAAGATTCAAAATATGATGGAGGAGAAAGAGAACATCCAATCATATAAGGATGAACTGAATGCCTTAATGCTAAAGATAAAGGAAAGTACATCTGATATTGATATTTGGCGATGGGAGCAAGAAGTAGAAGCCTTGGAGAAGAAGATCAAGTCGATTGAAGATGGATCTGATGTCATGAATTATTATCTTCGAACAGGCAATATTCTTTATAATTATTATGATATCCAAGACCAAATCCAGCAAGGTACTGCTACGTATACCACCAATAAAGCAAAACCAGGATCTATTCTTGCGATTCTAGAGGAAGTAGCACAGGAAGAGGGTACAAATAATTCGGTCATTACAACAGATCATGTTCCAGAGAAAAAGGGGTTTCAACGAAATCAGCTCTTAAATGATTATTTGCAGCTAGAAGACCCTGCAATGGGTCGAAGTACAGTAGAAGAATACGATGATCCATGGACATTATGCGAGCGATGCGGAAATGAGATGATTATGTGTTTAAACGAGGCAAATCTAACCTGTTCCAAATGTGGGCACCAGGAGTTTATTTTGGTAGATAGTGATAAGCCCAGCTATAAGGATCCGCCGCGTGAAGTATGTTATTATGCATACAAGAAGATTAATCACTTTAATGAGTGGCTTGCCCAGTTTCAAGCAAAGGAGAGTACTGAAATTCCTGCGGAGGTCTATGATGATATCCTGGTGCAATTGAAGAAAGAGCGAATTACTAATATGAGTTCATTGAAGCCTACCAAGTTGCGCGAGATTTTACGAAAGATGAAATGTTCCAAATACTATGAACATATTCCACATATTATCAATCGGCTCAATGGCCAAAATGCGCCCTTCATGTCTCGTGAAGATGAAGAGAAGTTGCGTCATATGTTTCGTGAGATCCAGCCCTCCTTTAAGAAACACTGTCCCAAAGGTCGTCGCAACTTTTTGTCATATGGCTATGTGCTATATAAGTTCTGCGAGTTATTGGAGATGGATGAGTATTTGGCGTGTTTTCCCTTACTCAAGAATCGTGATAAGTTGTATTTGCAGGATAAGACGTGGGAAAAGATATGTAAAGAGATGAAGTGGCAATACGTGAGAACTGTGTGACCGTTAAATTAGACAAGTCACCGTATACATTAATGTAAATTACGATAAATTATACATTAATTTATAAAATTTGAAAAAACATATAGAAAAAAACCCAATTCTACAATCATATGAATCATCTTGGATGGGAACATGCAACCATTACGCTTATTGAAGACTTTCCCTGTCAAGCCAAACAAGAACTGAGCAAACGAGAAGATGAGTACATCACGCAACACAAAGAAGATCCATTCTGTCTTAATCTAAAACGTGCTCATCTCACAGTCGATGAACGAAAGGAACAAATAAAGGAATATACAGAATCACATCGTGAAGAAGCCACCGAGCGAACCAAACAATATCGCAAGAAACACCATGAAGAAATTCTAGAAAAAGAACAAACCTATCGAGAGGCTCATCGTGCAGAACTAGCTGAAAAACAAAAAGAATATGCAAAGGCAAATTCAGAAAAAGTAAAAGAAACACGAAAAAAACAATACGAAAAAAACAAAGAAGCACATCTAGCGTACATGAAAGAATACAAAGAAAAGAATAAAGAAAAAATCAAAGAACAAAAATTGGCATGGCAGCGTAAAAAGTACAAAGAGAACGCAGAACGACACGAGGAAGAAAGAAAAGAAGAACGTAAACAAAAAACTGAAGAAAGAATTGCCAGGGATCGTGAAATTCATACGTGTGATTGTGGTGGAACCTATCAGTTTTACCAAAAGAAACGACATATGGAAAGTAAAAAGCACACAACATGGGTTTCTAAATAAATTCCCGTCCTAGAAGAAATGAGTGGTGTCACTTCTCAATTCTTATACCACCTTGTGGCAAATAATATGATACCCATGATGGCGGCAAGTGTAAGCAGTATGTATATGACGTATTTTTCCGGGCGAAATGTGCAGACTCCTACGCTGGTTCGATCCGAGGTCGATGATGAGCGTGAACTCGACTTATTGCAGATGGATCGCATGTTAAAATGGATGAGCCTTGTCTTTGAGGATTCCTTCGTACCTATTGAAACCCCAACAGAAATAGATGACACCCATAAAGCGTATAAGAAAGAGCTTTATAGCATCTATATGACGATTGGATCGGATTATAAACAGTATCGAAACTGGAAGAATTATAATTCAGGAGTGTGGATCTTGTCCTCGTATCGAAATAAGGACACCAAAATGTTGGCACGTAAAATTCTGGCGGATGTAAAATTATTTCATGAAGGTTTGAAAATGTTTTCGATGTTTGAAAAATTATAATCGTATCTCTTATTAATGAGTTCACTTGACTTGGATTATCACTCCATGGATAAAGTAAAACCTATTCTAAATAAGGACGAATACCGTGAAGATGATGTAAGTTCCGTAGAAACAGATAGTCTTGATGAATTAAGTGCAATTCGACAAAAAATAGATCAAATATTGAAAGAGATTACAGAGATTAAAAATAGTATCAAACGTATGGAATCATCGTGGTGTTCGATTCTATAAAATTGATAATCCTCTCTCTATTGGATGGGGGTATAGACGATGCCGCTCCTTTCCCATCTTCGCTTTCTTGAGCAACGCATGACATCCATTCAACACGTTCCCACTCTCTTTGAATACTACTCTGCCATTCATCTCACCAATCAGTATCAAACACCCTTTTATGTTTATCAGGATATTCCCGATAATCATAAACGATATGCTGGGTTTCCATTACGTGATAAGGGGGTTGACCTAGTGAATGATACCTTTCAACAGGTTGCTCAAGTAAAATATTATGGAAAAAAATCAACCCTTTATTATGGAAATTTATCTACCTTTCTGGCTACACCGCTTCTTGTGGGTAAACCGAATCTTCGCATGATCTTGATTCGAACAAATGTATGTCGTTTGAGCGAAGACATTAAAAAGATCATTCGTAGAGGAGACATGAAGGATATCACGCTATGCCCGCATACCTTCTTACAAACTCTGAAGATGCATTAATTGCATAATGGTTGGGTATTTTTTTATAAGAATATGCATTTCATCAATGGATAAATATTTCCAGGGTGCATGAATACCAAATGGGTTTTCATAAAATACTGTTTCTACTGCAAATTGTTTTGCCTCTTCAAATGATGGTTTATGTAACGGAACAATATTTTGTATTGAAAAATAAATGTCCTCATTCTCATGGAATGGAAGAACGGTTTGTGTAATCGTGATCATTTTGCTCTTTTTTCGTAAGGATAATCCTCCATTTCCTACATTACCAGATGGCCACGGGGCGCCCACATAATCATGGGATAAAAATGTATCAAGTAGCATAGGTTCTAAAATCATGGTGTCTGTCTGGAAAATAAGCATTGTTTCAGTGGGAATGCAATTATAAAATGCACTGCTCATTAAGATAGCATTATATTGCGTAATCGTCAAATTATCAACATTCAGCTTAATTGGCGTTAGAAATCGAGAAGAGGGAAGTTCGGCAAGAATATGTTCAACAACTTCTTTATTTTGATTTCCATGAAAAATAAGAATCTTCCAATTATTCGGTAAATTGGTCACAACGTTTTGAAGAACAAAAGAGAGAGCAGGATGGTTTCGCGGTTCCACAATGACTGCGGTGCATGCACTCATTCTGAAATAAATAGGGGGATTACTTTAGATTAATGATGACGTCTGGTCTTGTTCTTGCGGGACTTGTTGTTGCGGGATTTGTTCTTACGTAATTTGTTCCTACGTGATTTACGTCCGCCACGTCCAAGAGACATTTGACCAAATTTCTGTCCTAATAGATTAACCTGATGCGATTGTATAGCGGAACCAGGAGTATAACCAGAGGGTTGAACCTGTGGTCTTGTATTGTACTTAGGCTGTCCATACATTGACTGATACTGCGGTGAAATATGGGTAGTTTGTAACTGACGACTTAGCTGATTATATGACATCTATATTTAGATATAATAATTTATTACAATAATTACAATGATAATTAGGTAATAAACTTTATTGTGTTATCAAGATTTAACGCATCGGGAAGCCGACCAAGTTGGCACCCAGACCAAAGCCGGCACCCTGACGGGCAGTAACGCCAACCGAGGGCGAGACAGCATCGAGGATGGCAAAGACAACGGCGGCGAGGACGGCGAGAGTGGCGACCTCATCCAGTGGCAGAGCCTTCTTCGGGATAAAGATCGCAGCGGCAGCGATAACAAGACCTTCAATCAGATACTTAATGATACGATTGACAATTTCAGCAAATCCGTAGCCCATCATTTTCTATATTCAAACCTAAGAAAAAAACTCATGCAGATCCGATCGATGAGTTTAAAGCTTGATAACACAGAATTCGTAGAGATGAGCGCCGATAAAAATACCGTAATCGAAGATTTTCTTGACGAGGATACCGAAATTCCAGGCCAGCGCTATGTGCTTCTGAGCTTTCTCAGCCCGGAGAAAGTCTTGGACAAAAAGGAACTCTTCTTTTTCCAGAAGTTCCTTCATGCCTATGAGGTCGACTGGAAGATCAAAAATCTAGAGAAGTATTTGGTAGACACCGTACAGGGTATCAACGATCAATTGGATGAGCGTGTAAAGGAACTTGAAAAGAGTGATCAAATGGCCTCCGCTGAGATCTGCCGTAAGAATCGTCTACGTATTGACAGTGTCATGGCTGAGTATGGTACCTTTGTTCAGAAGAGCAAGGCTGATTTGAATAAGACCAAGATTGTAGAAGCATATGATGATTTTCTCTATGCACACAAGGCAAAGCTGGAGGAGGAATTCTACAAGATGAATGACTGTCGTAATACCATCCGTGGTGTAAAGATTCGTGGTGTATTCAGTAATACAAAAGAGGCTGAACTAAAGGCAAAGCGACTTCAGACAAAGGATAAGTATCATGACATTCTGTTGGGTGAGGTGGGCAAGTGGACTCCGTGGGATCCAATGTCTTATGAGATTAAGGATCAGGAGTTCAACAATGATCAGCTAAACACTCTCATGAAGAAGTACAAGGAGAATGAGGATAACCGTGAACAGTTCTTTGAGGAGCGTACCAAGGGTGCCAAGAAGATTGCGGGTGCGTCTATTGCCGATGCGGGTGCAGCGGGTCAGTTTGGCAGCATGTTCGGTGTTGCGGGTGATCTTGCTCATCAACGTAAGGTAGAGAAGGCATCGGTTACGATTGAGCGAGTAACGGATGATCTCTCCAAGCTGGAGGCAAATACGGTTGTGGATCCCTCCTCTTAAATTGTAGGATAGAGATAGAGATGATCAGTCATACTGTTGGATTCTATTCTGTAAAAATATTAGCCATCTTTATTATTTCTGTGATGTATTTTGTGACTGGCTCTATTTTTTCATTATTATTGGATCAAGCCATTCCGAATGTTGATCCCAAGAGTCTATCAAGTGTGGTATTAATGTTGGAAACGGGTGTAATATTTGGCATTATTGGTGTGATTTATTATTTAAATAGAATGATGCTTAAATATATGCCCTTTTTCTTGGATGGATTCTTTGGATTTCGTCATATCTTATTGCATGATATGGCGAGTGGAATGATTATTGGATACATTTTGTATGCTTATCAAGATAAATTAATAGAGATGCTGAAAGAGTTGCGTATACGATATCAGAGGATTGAACAGACCATTCGAAATCTGTTTTAACAAGTTTTAACAAGTTTTAACAAGTTTTAACAAAAATAGATGATACAACATATCATTACTTTTTTGTTATATTTTAGGCATAATATCCAACCATTGGAACTTCACCACCTATATAATTGGGGACACACTTTTGAGATGATCCATCGCAGAAGGTTCCCTCAGGGCAGGGAACGCTACCTCCATTTGGAGCACGGCACAAATAATCAGTATTGGGATCTTTCTCGGAGTTGATGTTTGATCCCATCGGAACAGTTGGAATATTCTGTACCATCATATCCTCAAAGTGCGACACTACGAATCGCTCTTTGCTGTCAATGTAACGTACAATCATTGGTAATAAAATAACAGCGATGACAAGTAAGACGAACATTGCGCCGATTCCCATTGCTTTGGAGTGTGCCATTTTCTAGCAAATGGTGAGCTTTTATGCGGGGATGACCAACTCCTCTTTCCTTTAATATTTGGTGGGCGGAGTCATCTGTAAATCCGATAAAAGAGGCAAGGTAGGTGCAATATCGGATTTACAGTATCCATTCATGCACCGTACGCGTTCACCCGAGCACGATGGCATCTTCACACCACAACGACCTGCGTCTACAAATCCCTCCGTAGATCCATATATTACATGTAAAATCATCCATAATACAAGCACAATAAACAGTGCACCTGCTACTTTTCGACCATTTGGATCCATACTATTAGTTTAGATCATTAAAACACGCATCTTATTTGAGCCAGCTTGTCATGTGTTTTTTGGCTGCCGCGGATACATCACTTGCCATACTAGGAGGTGCCTCCACCGTACACATTGCACTATAGGGAGCATCCCTGCTAAAACAAATTCCATAGTTTTCTCCATTTAATTGTACTGCTTTTGGAATTTCGTCAGGTAAGGCACGCATTTCTTTCATTATTTCTTCAAGTTTTATGAATTTTTCACCCTTAAGAAGCTTACATTCATTTTCAGTATAGAGTTGTGCTGCATTATTTTCTATTGCTACTTGTTTACCATTAACCGTTTGTGTAAATGCTACACTCGGTTTTCCTAGAACAACTCCGTCCACTTTACACTCATTTGGTGCAGGGGTTTGAATTGTTTTGTTTAATCCTGCGCATAATTTATTATAACTCATACTTCCATTTTTACATTCAAAGTCTCTATATGTTCCCTTATCCATTTTATTGCATTCTGATTTAGTATAGAGACGAATAGAACTATAATCAACATCATCTCTAAATAGCTTTACTGCCTTAATTGTTGCATCAGATGGTTTCACTCCAGCCGTACCGCATACCTTTGTATCGACATCTTCAAATCCCTCCTCTCGCGTAGCAAGAAGTCCTACAACCAATACACATAAACATAAGATAACGAATAATTTAAATGAATTTAACTTCATCTCTATTATATATACATCAAAATCGCTTTTGAACATTGATCGGAACCTTAAGACGTTGGCTTGCTCGTGGATCAAATGCATCCGTATCCTCTTGTTCTTTATTACGTGCCATCATCTCGGATTGACGCCATAACTCAGGCGCACCCATCTTAAATTCACCGTGAATTTCGGCCTTGTACCAGAAAATTGTATCCTCCATTTTGTTACTCTGCGTATTATTATTAATGACCAAACATTCATAATTTTGCGTACACTGATCCATCATCTGACAGAAAAATTCAAAGGACGGAAATGCCGATCCATAATTATGAAAAAGACGCTGACGATTATTCATATAGGGTTCACGCAGAATGAATACATAATCGACATTGGTACGAAGAGCTGGCTGAATACCCAGTGGAAACTGCATGGTAATGATAAAAAACACCTTGAGCCAACGACCGTTCATAAATAAGTAACGAATGTTCTTGTCATGAGTCCATGAATCATCATACATACAATCATCAAGAATCAAAAATGCTCTTGGATCAATATTGGAAGTAATACCTTTTTCCATGTCCTGTTGGATCTTTTGCATGACCAGCTTCTGACGTTTTACGAAATTGGCTAAAATCACGGGATTGTACTCTCCATGAATAAACATCGGTGGGACAATCTTTTTAAAGAAACCGTTTGACTCTTCCGTACCTGAAATCACACAACCCATAGGTAAATCTTTATGATGAAACAGCAAATCACGAACAAGGGTTGATTTACCAGTACGGCGACGACCAATAAATACTGCCACTGCATCTTGTGGAATCGATTTCATTACAAACTTCCGGAGATTCACATTTACACCACCTTGAGCTGCCATTGTATTTCTAGTACTCCTTACATTTTTCTAGTGCGCCATACAAACACGCATACTAGTCTCCCATCACAGAAGATGAGAGCAATACTCAAGTCCCTTCAAAAAGAGCCTTGCCGAAACCGCGAACTATCTGAGAATGATCGTGAATCCTTTCCCACCTTGTCGCACTTGCAACGTTATTTTCCAGCACTAGATATTTTTAACATTCCGGAATCTGCTCTTTCGCACAAGAATATGGAACTACCTACTAAATATCAAATTGAACAATGGATTTCGCAGGATCGTCCTAAATTTTGGAAGGCAATGCGCTCTCAAGTTTCAACGGATCCAACCGCAGATCCACCCTCATTGGAATCATGTGATGTATTTACTAAAATCGTTCATCTTCTGAATCCAATTGATATCATTAAAGAGAAATATGTCTGTCCCGATCATCCGCTCATTCCGCAGAGCGAGAAGACATGGAAGCATACTCTTCAGAAGCTTCATAGTCATAATAATCAGGCCTATGTGGATGCCGTTGCCAATTTTGTATTGAGCCGATTTCGTGAACTCGAATTAACACCGCATTGCATTTTGTCCTATGGCTCATTTACAGGAATTGCCAAGAGTTATCAATTTAATATTTCAGGAGAATACGAATCCTATCGCCAATGCCGATGGTTCTGGAAAGGAATGCAATCTCATAGTGCCCGTTTAACACTTGTTCACGAAGCAGGATCTCTAACAAAGATGCCCAATTATGATATATTTTACAAAGAAATTACGACATGTCCATTTCAGGATGAGGATGATGAAATTGATATAACATTGGAGCCTCTTTCTATTGAAGAGACGGATCACAGTGATGCAGAATCAGTGACCTCCATTACATTTGATAATTTGGAAGAGGATGCAGAAAATGCATCGAGTATTTTTGAAATTAATAAAAAGATTACAAAGCGAACCTCCATTAAACATTCTGAACTAGAATCGAAATCAGAGTCATCAGAGTCTGGATCAGAGTCTGGATCTGGATCCGAATCAGAGTCCGATGATTCGGATTTAGAGGAATTTGATCTTGACATTTGTCTGGAAATTCCAAATATGCCCGTCATTGTCATCTCTCAAGAAGCGCAAGAGGGCGTAATGGATGCCCTCTTAGATGAGGACGAATTGGATGGATTTGAGCGCGGATCACAGGGATGGGAAGCTCGATGGATTGCCTGGCTCTTTCAAGTAGTTGCCGCTCTTACCTTTTTACAAAGCGCCATTTGTTTTACTCATAACGATCTTCATTCCAACAATATACTTTGGAGAAAGACTGATAAGAAGTTTTTGTTCTATCAAAAGAAGGATGGAACGATCTGGCGTGTACCGACATTTGGAAAAATCTTTACCATTATTGATTTTGGTCGCTCCATTTTTCGAGTGGGCAAACGTCTTTGGGTGTCAGATGATCATTGGCCGGATCAGGATGCAGGTGATCAGTATAATTTTGGCCCCTTCTTTGATCATACCAAACCAAAAGTAGTTCCTAATCCATCCTTTGATTTGTGCCGTTTATCCGTTAGTTTAATTGATGGTCTATTTGATGAACCGCCACCAAAGAAGAAGGGAAAGGGTGTTCCCATTATGAGTGAGGAGGGATCGTGGATTGTTCATGAAACCAAATCACCTTTGTATAATCTACTCTGGAGTTGGACAGTGGATGATGCTGGTCGTACTGTATATGAAAATGAAGAGGGCGATGAGAAATATGAGGGGTTTGATCTATATATTCGCATTGCCCAAGATGTGCATAATGTTATACCAAAGGATCAACTTCATAAACCCATGTTTCAGCAATTTGTATGGAAGCAAAATGTAGAAGATAAAATATATGATCTGGGTATATAGAAATGCGTCGACGTTATTCAAAGCGTGTCTATCATTGTATTCGTCAGACCACAAAGAAATATACTCAACGTTCTTCACCACCCTATCCTGCACAAGAATGCCCCAATAAAAGGATGAAAGGTAATGATGGTAAAATGTACATTTCACATATGGGCACCGAAACAGGAATTTATCGATGGATTCCGACAAATGAGACTCGCAAGAAAAATAAGAAATAAGCTATATTATAAGGTATTTATCACATTATACAGAGTATGATATGATAAATAATAATACATATAAATTAATTGGTCTGGCACGAAGAACTATCCAGAGGTGTGCAGGGGCATCCATTGTTTACTGTGGTAACACCCTGATCCCCTTTACGGTAGTAACGCATTTGACCCTGTTTAACAGAATTAATAATAGATTGGTCATAAATTCCAAGAAGAGAGGGTGATCCTGTGGTCGGATTGGAATAATTCTGAATACGACCAATAAAGGAACCGGATTGAGCCTTATTCATACGACGTTGGGTTAATAATGAACTATCATAGATCGTGGTGGACATGTCTACCGTATTCCTATAATTTTATTAAGAAGTTATCGACCAAAAAGTCGGGGAGGTCCTACCTGCAATTCCATATCACTGCCGCCACCTTCTGCTGATAGGGAAGGCATAGATGATAATGATGGAAGAGAGGGAATCTCTAGAACAGGAAAGAGATCGGGAACAAGTACACCCGTGAATCCAATCATAATGGCTCCACTAATAAAATCCTGTAAGAATTGAATATTCTTGTATTCTTTATCTTTGTATTTTGCTCCAATAAAACTGAGAAGAATGAAGATGAGTCCTCCTACAAAAATCCAGGGGAACCATGTGGGCATCATTTGCTGTTGTTGCGAGAAAAACACACACACCTTTACCGCGCTTACAATTCTTCATAATCATCCACCGCCTCTCCATCCTTCGGATCAAGTGAATCAAAATCTAGACCATCCAATGAAGTCCCTTCCTCATCTAAGATTTGGAGAACCGGAGCTGCATCAGATGATTCGTTTTGTGAAGAATCATCTTCCTCTTTTGAATCATAAATCATATCGGAATCCTCAGGATGATCAAGACCAAATAATGTATTAAATTGTCCAAAACGAACCGTTGGTTTGTCTTCAATGATAATAGTAGGATTTTCTACCTTTTCTTCTTTGATAGGGGTAATCGGTTCTTCTTTCGGTTCTTCTTTTGGTTCTTCTTTTGGTTCTTCCTTTGGTTCTTCCTTTGGTTCTTCTTTCGGTTCTTCTTTCGGTTCTTCTAATAGTACCGCTGGTGGAACGGAAACAATGGGTGCAGACTTTTGATGATCTGCCTTATCTTCTTCCTCATCACTATCATCTTCTGCAGCATCATTGTTACCATTAACAAAATCTTTCAAAATTGACTTCACGGGAACAAGACTACGAATGGCTTGTAAAATACCTTCATTTAATAAGGTCTCAATGTTTCGATAATTTTGTTGCTTTTCAATGCCTGGAATTCCATCACGAAACAAATACGTAGAACTCCATAGTAATTTCGAAGTCTCACACAGTGCCTTAAAAAGAAAATGCTCTACTTTTGGAATATTGATTTCCACTTTTTTGTTATTCGAGGAAAGACGAATAGCGGTCAGAACTTTGGTGTGTGCAATAAATACAGCTGTTAAAAGGTCTTCCATGTAATCACATCCACAATTAGTATGAATTAGATGAATTTCCTGATTAACTTTCTCCATATTCCAATCGTGAATTTCATTCAAATAGGTCTGAAATTGCCAAAGAGCACGCTTTGGCTCTGCAGCGGATGCATTCTTTGCCTTTTCTAACAAATCTGTATAGAATTGAAAATAGGAGGGAACCAAGAAAACACAGAGCTGTTTGGTATACTCGGAGCGAGCATCGGAATAGACAGATAAGATCGAATCTCGATTCATTCTTCTTTCTTATCGGTTGTTGTCGAGGCATCATCTAACGCGCGACGATGCAAAGCACTTCCCAAAAACGCCCATAATGATCCAGAGACTTCCATGCAAGTACCGTAGTCTTTTAAGAGTTGTTCATCCGATAAAAGGGAATGAATAAATGTCTCTGGATGATACCCCGCCTTGATATAATCAATTAGCCTATCAGGAGAAAGGTTCGGAATTTCTTGTTCCTCTTTCATACGATGCTCCATGGTTTCCTTCCATACCTCAGGATAGTCAAGTTGCAAGAAAGCACAATGTTTGGCACGACGATATGAATATTCATTTTTCCTTAAATACGTTTTAATCTCTTCTATTTGAATTCTACTACATTGGTGCTCACGTTGAAGATATTGTTCCAACTCTGTCCATGTGGGAGGATGAATTCTCTTGATTTTGCATCGAGAGCGAATCGGCTCTTGAAGACGTCCTGCATCGCGACATTCTAAAATAAAAAGAACATCGGATGCGTGCGTTTCTAGGATACGACGAAGAAAGGCTTGGGCTTCGGGCGTTAGATCATCGGCACCTTCAAGCCATAGAATAGCAGGCTCTGTTCTTCTTGCCCAAATATGAAGCTTCTGACGACCATCACGTAGGGTTCGATCTTTGCGACAGGGACATACAAATAGTTGTTTTTTAATCGTTTCCGCATACTTCTGAATCCAGTAACTTTTACCGCATCCAGGAGAACCTGTTAGAATAATAGGAGTATTATCCATTTATAGATAATAAGGGTTTCATTGTTTATACTCAGTTGTTGCGTCGAGATCTCTTATTGCGACGTGACTTGTTCTTGCGATGACGACGAGTACGATTCTTGCGGCGACCACCTGCCGTAGTAGCCCGCTGCATAATCTGCTCAGATGGCTGACCTCCTGTCGCTTGAACCTGGTTATAATTAATAGGGGCGCCCATCAAATGGGAGCCACCCCACATGCCACAACGACGGTTCTTGCGCTTGCCACCTTGCGCTGGAACCTGATTCGGTACAACGGGGGCTAATGGAGCAGCTGGAGGTGGAGTTGCATTTTTCTTATTTCCAAATAATGAACCAAAAAAACCAGGCTTTTCCTCTGCACCATTGGCAGGTGCAGCAGGTGCAGCAGGTGCAGCCGCTGCATTTGTTGCAGGTGCTGGCGCACTCTCACCAAAACCAAAGAGACCTCCACGATGTTTACGATTTCTTGTACGACGCATCTTCTATTCTATACGCATAATATTTATGATAAGAATGGTATTCCTAACATAATTATTTTATCTATTTACTTTCGACTACGAAATAGCGATCCTGTTGCAATTACTGCTGCACCAGTAATGAATCCCCAAATAAAGAGACGATAATCATAAACAACTTGACCTACCACTTGAACAGTAGAGTGATCTTGTACTTTTTGACCGGGCAATGAATCTTCCATATTATTTTATCTACAACGAATTTCTTTAAATTCATTGATTTGAAAGGTACTGACGGTATTCACGAATGGCTGCATCATCTGCCTCTGCATTCTTTCGGAGGCTCTGCATCAACGGGTTGTTGTCCACCGCCTCCACTGCGGAATAGGTATTGCGCTCGCGGCTCACATCCAGATTAAGCGGTACACGATATTCCACACGACCCATATCTGCTGCGCTTGGAGTTAAATCGATTGGGCGATTCACCGCTAATGCGCGATCATTAATGTAATCTGCATCTAGTTTCTTTGACAATTGACGACCAGGATCACCATTAAAGGTGGCCGAGCTGCCCGAACCCGCAATTGGCTTGCGACCCTTTGCAATCTGCTCCTTATTCGGATTCGTGCGCATGTTATAAGCATATGTTGGATCCATTGCATCGTTCCATGCACCATTGCCACCTGGACCCGTCCAGGCCAGATTCGCTGAGAGTTGCGATTTCTGAGTCGGCTTCGCAATGTCATCTGGATCATAGACTTTCAAACGCTCAGGTGCAGACGAGGCTGCCATAATACCCATGCGATCCAGGTAAATGGTTGACTCCTTGACAGTCGTACGAGCAATGTCCTTCGGATCCCAAACTGTAATGGCAGGTGCACGATCCGCAAAGTTGATGGGCGTGGCCGTCATACGAATGCTGCCAGTAGTCTCTGCACGACGAGTCGGGCGAGCATCATCTGTGTAATGTGCCGTTACTAGCCCATTATCAGCCGGCACAGCATTGAGTGCCATGACACGTTCCGAAGTCTCATTACGCTCATTTGGACGAATCTCAATGGACGACTTACCATAATCAGCCTTCTGAGCACTAGTATCCTTGGTATAATAGGAAGTCATGTCTGCATTACGATATCCTGCACCTCCATACTGCTGACCCATTGGCATGCGATAGGAACCCGTCACGTAACTCTCACCAAAATCCTGCGAAGAGGCCACACCTTCATACTCTACAGAGGTCTCTGGACGTGTTGTGTGCGGTAAGACCTGTGTAGAGCGAACAGTATCCTTGATCAAATCACCTGTAGTCACAAAGAAACGTTCACCTGACTCATCAATGTAGAACGTATCAGGCTTATACTTGCGTACCTCGCCCACATCACTAACATCTGCATTGGTACCAATGTAGTGACCACCAGGAACCATTGGAGTATTGTATGTCTCCTTGGGATTTGTCAAAACACGCAGATCATTTGTGTCCTTTGGTCGCATGATCTCGTTGATTTCGAGCTCCTGGAATCCACCCTTGCCCATGGAACCAAACTTCTCATTAAGACCAGGAGCCACACGCGTAGGTTCAAAGGGACGTTCACCATTACGAACAATAGGTGCTTGGGAGGAAATACGTGACTGGAAGAAGTCTGTATTATCTTCCATGCCATATGGATTTCCATAGGGAGCACGAGAGGTCTCGAACATATTTTCGACTTCACGCTTTCTCATCTGGGTGGAGCCATTGCCATTATACATATCGAGTTTACTGGTATTCGCCTGTGGTGCCATATTTTGTTTGATGCGGCCTCCAAAAAAAGGCTGCATGTTATTATGTTTGAAATCATTGGATGGGATTCGTTGACCCGAAAGAGGACTAATGACATAATCACTGTCAATGTAATTAGGGCTAGATTCAAATCCATCTGAACGATATTCAACCATAGGAACATTGGAGTCAATCGCAGATTGATGGGGTTGACCAATCGTTGATTTGCCGGGAACGGATCGTGGAGCGTAGGGTGGTTTGTTGCTGGCATAACCAAAAGCAGTACCGTATGGTCCCGTACTTGGTTCGGATGGATAGGTCTGGCCATTCGGCATTTGATACATCATATCCAAATCGGGACCAAATCCTGTCGCCGAGCTTCCTTTAGGAGCAAGTGTTAATGCATCGGAATTGGGACCCCGTGCTGCTGGTACAAATCCTTCTTCCACTGCATTCGTTCGTAATAGTGGATATTCACGATCGGATGGTGGTAAAACAGACGATGATCGAACATGTTGTCCTAGATGATTCATTTGAGGTTGAATATTGGGTGTCTCGGGTTTCTTTTTCTGACTTACTTTTGAAACTCCATAGCCTAATCCGAGGAGACCTGCTAGTGCAACGACTTCCATACTACAGATTTCCACCTTTAAAATTTTATGAAAAGCCGAGTTTAGAATCATTTGAGTATAAACATATTTTGTGATTTTATCTATAAATGATGGCATTCTCTTTCACACCAGATGATATTCGCCAGTGTCTTATCATAGATGGAAGCACTGTGATGACAACGGTAACCAATTCAGGATATCTTCTTTATACATTAAATATGCTTAAAAGTCTTCGTTCCTCAGGACTAGATAAAAAGGTATTTATCATAAGCATGGATGAAAAAGGAGCATGTATTCTTCGGCAAAAAGGATATTCTGCCATTTCTGTTGAAAAGGAGGATCTTAAACAATTTAGTCCCTGGAATTCAAAGGGTTATGATCAAATCTGTTATGTTAAATTACAGGTAATCCATTATTTCATTTCACTTGGAAGAAATGTGTTATTAATGGATGGTGATATCGTGTTTAAACAAAATCCCATTAATGAAATACGAAAATGGGTAGAAAATATGGAACATGATGTATGGATTCAAAATGATTCTGAGCAAAATGCAAATCATGAAAATATGTGCACAGGTTATTTATTTATTCGAGCCAATATGCTCATGCATTCTCTATATGATTGCAATTCGGATCAGGGTCGAAAAAAATATGAGGTATGCGCATTTGACAATAATGATCAGACTTATTTTAATAAATTTGTTAAACCCTATTGTCGTATGAAAGCATTACCATTAGAACAGTATCCGAATGGTAATGTCTTTTATAATCATGCAAATCAATTAAAAAATACATCCATTCTTGTACATTTTAATTGGGTAAAAGGCCATTTAAAAATGGCCAAGATGAAAGAACATAAATTGTGGCTTCTTACGGAAGAGGAAGAAGAGGTGGTGTAATTTCAATTTGTGCGGGAGCTTGATAGGGTGATGTTGGATTAGGAGGTGATTGTAAAATAGGCTCTTGTAATACAGGGTTTACAGGACGATATTCAACCTCCTCCACTACGGGGCAGCAGAATTGAATACATGATACCATATGACCAATTTCGATACAGAATGACATTCTATCTTAGTTTGGATTATGTTCGAATCGATGGGTATCGCGGATACATATCCTTTTCATGACCCAATTCCGAAATAGATGGCTGATCTCGTGCCTTAAAACAGGTATTCTCGCGGTGAGTATTATATTTCTCCTTATCCAAATCGCGTGTCGGAATGAAGAAGTCAAATGGTGTCTCAAAGGTCTCCTGTGGATTGTGAAAGAGAGGCTGCCAGCGATTCCAGCCGGTAGTACGCAGTGTGCAGGGTGGATCCACGAGACGCGCGAAGGTCTGAGGAACATCTTCATCCTGTGCATTACGTAAACCGATTTGATTGACACGATTGGTATCGGGATTGTACTGGACGTTGTTGCATCGAATTTTGGTTCCGAGGCGGTCAATTCCCTTTAAATCCGACTCAACATCTGTCTTCCATTCGCCATCGACCCATGAATTGCCAGAATATTGAATGCGGGTGGTAACGTTCATCGGAAAGGTTGTCGGACAGTTTTTGGCGGGGGGATTTAAATAATAACGGGCAGCATAGGATGTGATTCGCATATCATCGACTTGGTGAAATGGATCATTTCGTAGACGGGTTAATGCCTGTTGAGGCGCATAGCAGGATGCCATTCTTCTAACACCGAGTATTAATTTCTCTACCGATTTAATTTCCTCTACTGATCTATTTTGATACATCGGTACAGGGGTTTCACGAAGTAACGGAGGTAGCCCGCAGGGCGTAACGTCCCCAATTAGTATTTCTCAGGCTTCATGCACACCTCATTTAGAATGGGGTAAGGAGCCACAACCGCAGGATATCCCATCATCTGATAAGCCGGTAAATGTGCCTTCTGCACATCAATCTTGAGTGTCACTTTGGTATTGTCTCGGACAATCTCTTTCTGGCCTTTCTGTGGAGGCTGATATTGTCTCCAGGGTGCAAATGTATTTGGAATATTGATTCGACGTAAATCTGACTCCAGATCCACCATGTTACCCTTGATCAGACTGGCCTCATTTCCGCCAATAATCCCAAGAATATGGCGTTGAGGTGTCGGGTTTACAAATTGTGAGGTAAGATAGTCATAATGTTGTGGATCCTCCTTTTCTTCCCAGTGTCCATTAATAATAGGACCGTATGCATCTTGAATATTACTTAGATAGATGGCCATTCTACTTTCTGTAATAATTTTATATGGCATTCAAAAATCATAAATTTGACGAGCGATGATTCAAATAGGAATTCAAACTCCATCATGCCGCATATTATTATCTCTCTGGACGGAAACATTGGCGCAGGCAAATCCACTCTCCTCCAAGAAATCCGCAAAGCACTCCCTGAAATCATTGTAGTGGATGAACCGGTGGGTCAATGGACGGCACTCAAGAACGGAGAGGGAACAAGCTTACTCGAACTCTTCTATCAAGACAAGAAGCGTTGGGCATATACCTTTCAAAACTGTGCCATTCTTACTCGTCTGAAAAATATCCAAGAAGCCGTTGAGAAACTGGATCCAGACCATCCAGAGATGCAAGTGATTCTCACAGAACGCTCTGTTCTCACAGACAAATACGTATTTGCGGAAATGCTTCGTGATGCAGGAGACATGGATCCTCTCGAATGGGAGCTCTATGATAGCTGGTTTTCCATCTTTAGCAAGCAGCATCCTGTCGGTGGAATTATCTACTTGTCAACTGGTTCTACTACGTCTAAGGAGCGTATTCATATTCGTAATCGTCAAGGAGAAGATCGAATCCAGATGGAATATCTGGATGCATTGGATAAGCAACATAAGAAGTGGATTGAGAATGCGACCATTCCCGTGCTGACTCTATCGACTGAACCTGGAAGCTCGGTCGATATGAATATTGATGCGATTCGTAAATTTATGAATGAATTAAAGAGGATTTAAATTATTGTTTGAGGCAGCGGCAGAGGCAGCAGGGGACATAGATCTTACTACAGCCCTTGCTGCGGCAGTAGCACCAGCTGCGCCACGTCTTCTTTGTCTTAACTCCTCGCAAAACACATCCAAGACATCATCATCAAATCCCTCTAGTTTTTTATAGGCCTCTGCGAGCTTCTTCGTGTTTGCATTCTCTTTTTTCTTGGCAGCGGCTCGATTTCGATTCTGTTTTAGTGTCAAACGTCTGCGTAAATTAGCAGCTCTTGCTTCATGTTCATTAGCAGTAAGTCTTTTTGATTGTATACTGGATGTGGAACGAACCGAGCCAGTGGGAGGAGAAGCACCACGCGATGATGCAGCGCTTGCTACAAGAACTTCCGCTTTTCCACTTTTCTTTTTCAGAGTCTCTCTTGCATGACGTAGTGCTGTCTCTACTACACCAGCATCTCGAAGCATTTTCTTATATTCTTTATTGATGGCCTCCACTTTGTTATTGGCAGCCTTTCGCTGGCTGGTACGGACTCCAGGGCGTGCCCATTGAGGGGCAGCAAGCGACTCTTGCTCATAACGTCCGCGCGAATTGGAACGGCGATCCTTATAGTTCTCTGCCGCCTGCATTTTTGCGGCATAGGATCGCTCCAACGAAGCAACTTTACGCTCTAATGAGTTAATCTCGTTATGAATACTACGCTTTGATGCTTTCGAAGCAAGAGCCCCTTGATTGCTCATGGAGGAGGCAGAAGCCCTCGCCTCTTTTTCTCGTAAGAGCTTGGCACGAGTCTCCGCGTGAGCAAGCTGATTTGCAAGTGTTCTTCCACGTGAGGCAGATGTTGAACGTGAAGAAACCGAATGTACAGGTGATGCTGCGCGTGATCCATTATTTTTACGTGTTGCCATAAGCTTTGCTCTTGCCGCGATAACCATTTCAGCAGCAGTTTTTTTTCGAGGTTGTTCACTCATGATTCTATTTTATTTGTAGAAAAAAAGAAATAGAATCGTATAATAAATAATTAACAGTTTACATCACGAAGATAAGAGCGTGATGGAATTCCACCATGTACCCAGCCATTCGCAGCGACTTCGGGGATCAAGTTCTTCGGATTCTGTACATTATTCTTTACAATTGGAATGAGAGGCTCGTACTGTCCGGAAAAGAACTGTTCCGTGACGGTACCGCATTCCTTGCCCATGCGAACCTGCTCTGAATGAAGGAGTAAGCTTTCCACATCACGAGAGGGATTGCCACCCTGCATGAATGGAACCGTTAAGAATGGACGCGCTTGGGGACGAATCTGACAACGATTATTCTTAAAAGCGATCTGATTACGAAGAACCGAATCGGCATCAATGGCTGCATTATTAAAGCCGTAGCCCTCACGGGGGTACATCTGAAGCTGATCGGCGGCAACCGGGTTCACGCCGGTAGCTTTTGGTACCAGGTTGGTAGTCATATAACGGCCTGGTCCGACAGATTGTGCATAAAAAGATTGAATACCGCACAAGTCATCTCGTGAATGAGTTAATCGGTTGATCTCCATTGATCTCTGAACTACTAGAGCATAAAAAAATAGAGGGAATCATCAGAAATGCGCCAATCATTGAAAAAACGAAAGTCATTGAGAACTTCGTTTTGTCATTGTATCAAATCCGTACGAAAAATCGTGAAAGCACAAAAGAGTAAGGAATCGGCTGCCATTGCTATTTGTGTGAAATCCGTTCTTCAGACAAGAGGAAAAACGCTTAAGAAGTTTCGTTGTACGAAGAAGCCTTTTCTACAAACACAGCCTATTCAATAAGGGTCATCTCCGATAACTCTTTCATATATCTCTTTGAAGTAGTTTCGACTAGAAGTCCATTTGCATACACGCCATAATTCATGTAATAATCAGCGTGCTCCAGTGCCATATGGTAAATGGTATATTTACCTTTTTTGTCATATACGCTGGTTCGCTGATCCACACAGGCTGGCAGACGATACTTGCCATCTGTCACATAGTTCGCCCCCAGAATAATAGCCGTTTTCTCTTTCTCTCCCTCTTCAAAGTGATCGATCAGAACCGAATGACATCCAGTGATAATCAAATCTTCTTTCAACTCAGGATACTTGGAAGGGGATAAAATATAAAGTTGATCTTTGATGCGCTCTTCGGATACCACATGATCAATGACGCGCTTTCCAATCATATTGATTGCCTTAAATCCATGACGACTAGTAAGGACTTGATCTCCCTTACGTAACTGTTCAATGGGAAGATATCCTTCCATGGTTAGGATCTTGGACCCCTCCTTGAAGCAGGCCATGCCACCTGAGACAATGATATTATAGGGAAAATCATAACCTGCATTTTGAGAATTGGTTACATCATATAAATTAAGGAGGTGAGATCCTGATGTGGTAAAATTAACATTTGTAAAAATAAGTGTAGGATAAGCAACTGATCCGTCCAATACAATATCGCCTGATACTGGATTATTGCTCAGATCCACCAAACGATATGTATGACCAGCACTCAGATAATCTCCCATTGCATTCTGATTTCCTGTGATGGTAAATGTAATATTGGTATTCGTTGGAATGGGATTCACAGATGTCTGAATGTCACCCTCGATGTTCCAATTATAGCTCGTTTCGATCAAATGACGTGCAGTGGAACTAGCTGATGAATAAACAAGACCCATGTTTGAAAAATAGAGTCCTTCTTGAAGTGTACGTTGCGACCAACCATTCAAAAGAGCATCATAATTGGTAATTGATGTGGCACATCCCGATAAAAAACCCCATACAGCAGAAGCATTCGTAGGATTCCATGTACTCAGATTCTGATTAAATAGAGTTGCACCATAGAACATGTATTCTATGTAGGATACATTCGAAACGTCCCAATTATTAACGTCTTGATTAAATGCAGTCGCATTTTCAAACATTTGTCCCATATCTTGTACATTGCTTAAATGAGATCCCCATGAAGTCATTGGCTTATTTTGATTATTTCCAGAATCTCCATTGTTAAAAGCAGTTGCATCACGAAACATACGATACATGGAGGTAGAACTAGAAGGAACCCACGCGCTAAGATCCTGATTAAATAGATAGGCTCTTCTGAACATTCCAGACATATCTTGAACAGCAGATACATTCCATCCACTCACATCCTGATTAAATACATATGCATTTTGAAATATCTGATTCATGTTAGTTACCTGAGAGGTTGTCCATGCTAAAGGGTGTCCTTGATTGTTTCCTAGATCTCCATTATTAAAAACACGTGCATTAGAAAACATAGAACCCATATCCTGAACATTGCTTACATCCCATGAACCAAGATACTGATTAAAGACAGTTGTACTACTAAACATAGCATACATATTGGTACAGGAGCCAGTTGACCATCCACTAATATCTTGATTAAAGGCATAGGCATTGGAGAACATAGAATACATATTTGTTACATTTCCTGTATGTGTGCCCCATGCAATAGGGTGTACTTGATTATTGCCTGGATCACCATTATTAAATAAGATGGCTCCATTAAACATACCCTCCATGGTGGTTACACTAGATACATTAAAACTATTAATGCGCTGATTAAAGGATGATGCATTATTAAACATATAGGACATATCTGTTACATTCTGTGTTTTATTTCCCCAGTTTAATACAATATTACCATTATTTCCTGAATCGCCATTATTAAATGCGGTAGCATCTGTAAACATTCCAGACATATTGGTAACATAGGATACATCCCATTGATGCAGATCACTATTCATTGCAGTTGCACTATCAAATGTATGTGCCATGGTAGTAATATTTGAACCAGCTGGAAGTAGAGCGGGAACAGTTGTTAATGCGCTACATCTCCAAAATGCATAATCGAGTGAAGTTAATCCAATCTCTCCAAAGCTTGAACATTCAATCAAATATTGAACAGCACTATTTTGCACATCATGTGCTTGATCCATCATGATAATGCCTGAACCCATCACTTGAACGGTATAGGTTCCTGCAGTAGCATAGGTATGAACTCGATTATTGTCATATGAAAAATTTCCATCACCCCAATCAATGGAAGTAGCAACACCGCCAAATAAGGGAATTGTTAAGATAAAATTATCAGTTGGTAACTGATAAATAAGAACACATGCACTAGATGCCATTTCTATACTACTTATTAGAAATTAGTAGTATAGAAATAAAAAAAATACACAAATTATGAAAATTGGTTTAACCATGGCATTGTAGCACCATCTGTACCTGCTAAGCATGCCGCGCGACCCCCTTCCTTGCATGTCTTACCTGGAATTTTATAGAGCCAATCCGCGAACGATCCCTGGTCATTTGGTACAGTAGTAGATGGCTGAGTGACATACTGACGTTGATTCTGGTTCTTTCCAAAGACATCAGTTGGATCTGAGAACCACTGAATGCGGAAGTAATCATCCATTGTTTGCTTCACGGTGGGATCCGAAACAGACGCAGCTGCAGGGCGGTTTGGATTATACTTCATCTCATCCACCAAGATATTCATAAAAAGATTGCGTGAGGTGGGAGGAGTTTGCTCAGGCAATGCGGCACCCGAGTAAGGAGCAGCATCTACTTCCTGATATCCAATTGGATCACTCACGGGTTGAATACTACCCATAGCAGAACCGCCATTCACAAAATGTTCTTTGGTAGGAGCGAGATAACCCGATGGATCTACTTTAACAGTATGTGGCATTGTGTGGGGTTTTTCTGGGTGTTTTTCATGAGCTGGTTCATGATCTTCTTGTTTTTTGATGACGACCTTTTCAGGCGTGGTAAGAATGATGATGGCAGCAGTAATGGATCCAAATAGAAGCATAACAGGGATCATACCCAGTCCAGCAACAACACTTGCTACCATTCCTACGAAGAGGGATAGGAACAGTAACCGGGCAGCAAAGTTCCATTTAGAATGTTCGCATGTTGGCTTATATTGTAAGCTAAAATCTTTAAATAGAATTTGTAAATCTCTCCAAAAGGGAAGTTCACACGATGTACTCATGATCCTAACTCGTAGCTGGTTTATTTCTTCTGAGCTTGTTTCTTCTCTAGCTTCTTGCGCAACCGATCACGGACAGTGGCCAGACGTGCACTTCCTTCTTTACCAGCGGCACGTGCCATATCCATATCTTCAAAACCAAATGCACTTTTAATGCCGCTCATCATTTCGACAAAGGAGGTATTCTCTGCAAATTCCTTCATAAGTTCCTCTGCTTCGCGTGCAATCTCATGTGGGTTAATGGAGCCCGATTGAACCTTCTTCTGAAGACGATTACCAATGCGCATGATTGTTTTTTGAATAATACCTGGATCATTGGAAAAGGTAGAAATCAGGATATTAAATGCCCGGGACGGATCTTTCTCACATTCTTTGAGCATTTCTGGTGTAATTCCAAGATCAGCTGGTGTAATCTCTTTTACAATCTCTTGTGCAAGACGTGCCATATGACCCTTTAGGAAACGCTCGGGTAACTTAGGAAAGCCATTCTCAAACATTCCTTTTAAATCCGGCATACTGCTGGAATCTTGCTTCGGATCATCTGATCCCTTGCTATTGGATCCATTATCTGGTGCAAAGAATGTCATGAACTTCTTGATAATGCTAGAAAAGTCCATATTCTCCATCTTATTCTTCATCTCATTCATGGCATCTTCCATCCAGGCGGGGCGGGCATCGGTTGCTCCAAATCCAGCTTCCATAAAACAACAAATTGATAGAATATGGACATATTCCCAGATCGCCTTTTGAGTCTGATCAGACAAGGAGCTCCAAATCGAATTGGCAATGGTGACACCAGGAAGAATAGTAGTTGGATTCTTATGAAAGTCTTCGATACTTGATTTTCCCAATGTATTTGCAACTTTTACTTCTGCCTGGAAGCGTTCGATGCGTGTTGCATGATCGAGAGCCTTGGCCATCTGGATGGCTGCCGTATATTCAGGAAGGGCGCCTAGAAGATCATCAACAAACTCATTGTACTTGGTTTCAAACATAGAGGACTCACAAGCCATTTCTTCTTAGGGGTTATCAAAAACTCTTTAAATTTAAAACACATTATTAGATGAGTACAAGGAAACATTCAAAATCGTCTACTCGGAGTACAGTAAGAAGGATCCGGTTTACTGATGTATTTTCTGATGCGGATTATCCATTTGACGAGAATGATCCAATTGGACCTACCGAACCTACCTCATCCATGGCATCGCTGAAGGGTGATCCAGATGATATTTTGGATCTTTCGCGAATTTCTGCTCCTTTATCACGAAGAGCACAAAAACGAGAACGGCTTACAGAGGCTACTGCAAAGAGATTGCAGGATATTGAAGCAAGTAAGCGACGATGGACACATGGTAGGCCTGGAAAAATGGAAAGGAGATATGAGGAGTCATTTGAAGAGGGTCTTGTAAAATTCTTTCGAAGTGGATATGAAAAAAATTTTAATGATGAAAAAGTTGCATCGAATGAAGAGATTCTTATCTTTATAAAGGAGGTTATTAATCAATATCACCTTCGAATTAGTGGTGGATTTGTATTAAAAAATATGGGATTATCGGTGGAGGATCGATCCAAGCCATCGGTTGATATTGATATTTATGTACCATTTCGTATTCCTGACAAATTCCCAGAGTTTTATAAAGTCATGGCATTATTGTTTAACTGTGATCCAGGATGGGATGATGATCATCCTTTTAGAATTAGAAAATTTGTGACTAATCGTGCAAAGGGTAAAAGAAAGGGGTTTTTTGATAAGAATGGAATCTATTCTGTTTTTAAACATGAACGAACAGTTGATGGTCTCTATGCCGAAATGGATCTAGTTCGTGGACAATCCGATATGCCACCTGAGAAAATTATTCGAAATTTTGATTTATCAGTATGTATGAACTGGTATGATGGAAAGCACATTTATGCAATGGATAAAGATGCGATTTTAGACAAAGAGGGTACAACTGGATGGCTTAATTACAGTTATTTACATTTGCTTCTTGGAATCAAAAATGAGCATGGAACCAAATGGCAAAAGAATCCAGTAACACGTGATCGCATTTTGAAATATTTATTAAGAGGATATCGCATTTCATACGTCCATCCAACAGAAGGAAAAGTGTATGAAATTATATCAAGCGATTTACCGAATGCAATTCGTCGTTTACCTGTAAATAAGCGTGAACAGTACTATCTTGCTCATCCAAATGAGCGACCGGATAATATACCAGTATATGTGCCTGCAAATAATGGAGAGGTGTTTGCAAATAATATGAATCCTGAAAATAATGTGAATCTTCGAAATAATAATTTAAGTAATGTTATTTTGCGTTCTCATTTTTAAAAGACACGCTTACGCTTGAGCCTTTGCCTTCTCCGCCAAAAGACAAAGCACTTTCATATATTGCCACATTACATCCTGATTCTTTGCACCCATGGTATCCCAATGCTTATCAAAAAGAGCCAAATAAGAGGTCATTTCATTAAAATTAGTAGTAACCCGCTTCTGTGCAACATAGCGAAACATTTGAATATTTCGTTCATAGATCGCGGAGGAGCATTCATTGTATACATGTTCAATAAAAAGGTCAAGTACAAGACGAGGATTAATTTTCTTTGCACCTTTAATGGCTTCTGTTGCCATTTTAATGTCTTTTTCTTCCGGAAAAGTATTACATAGCTCGTCAAAGAAATTGACAAGCTGTGTATTAAATGCGCTTAGTATCGACATTTCCTAGTATTAGGTACTGCTAAAATCTTTAAGTTATATCGTTTTTAAACTTTATTGACGAGTCACACGCTGTGGAATACCACTATCACGATTTTTCATAAACATCTCCATTTGTTGGTCTAACAACTCTTCCTTCTTGCTTCGCTTCGCATTTGAATTGGTGGTTTGGAAGTTGGATGCCTCACGTGTGCTCACCGCATCACTTCCCCCCAAAAACGTAAAGTTATGCATCATGGATTTTCCGCCATCGCCCTGAGCCGATGTATCCACCCCAATGAAAGAATAACTATCTCCAAATCCACCTCCCATCTCCATATCCAAGTAGGGTTCAGGTTCTAATGCCATGGGTTGACCGCTTTGTCCGCCTTGTTGTCCTTTTCCACCGCCGTCACGCATCTTTTGTTCGTAGAGCCAGTTCATGACATCGCTGTTCGTACGTGGTTCCGGCTCTCCCGAAATAACCAGTGTCGGAGTCTGCTTTAACCAGCTGGGGAGTGCGGGGCGATTGGGACCTGGATCCACGCAAATAAAACGAAATTGGGAGTGATAATTGGTTTTTGAGATTTCTTCCACAAAGGCCTTCGACCAGTCACATCGATTGGAGTAGAAACAAATATGAATAGGGGCAGGTCGGCTCATCCTTTTCTACTTTACGAACGAATCATAAAGTGGTTGAACGCAACGCAAATTGTAAAAATTGATCAAGCCGATCAATCGGAGGATAGGATAGAACAACATACCATGGCTCTTGAATCTTCCACTTTGACTTTCTCCAATCTCGATAAACAAGCCGATGGTCGTACATATACCTTTCGTATGGAAGGTACACATGTCACCTATGCAAACACCCTGCGTCGTCTCATTCTAACCGGCGTAGAGACAGTTGCCTTCCGCTCGGACATGACCTCTACGGGAACTACAACCGATGTTATCATTAAACGAAATGATACTCCAATGACCAACGAGATGTTGGCCGACCGGATTGGCTTGATTCCAATCCATGTGTCAGACCCTCTTCACTGGAAAGGTGATAATTACATCTTCCATCTCAAAGTGTCAGGTACCAAAGATCAAACTACGTTTGTGAAAGCGGGCGACTTCAAAGTAATTGATATCAGCAAAAAGGTGGAACAACCGGTGGACGAGGATGGTTTTGATGAGAAGGCAGATGAAACAGGACTTCTTCTACGAACAAGCGACTTCTTTCCTTCAAGCCCTCTTACAGGTGATACTTGTTTGATTGCAACTCTTCAACCAGGAAGCGGTGCCACGCTGCAGTCGATTGAACTTGTTGCCAAAGCAACTCGTGGAACAGGTCGCGAGCATGCGCGGTTTATGCCGGTATCACAGTGCACCTACGAGTATACCCTGGATACAGATGAGAAACGGCGTGAAGAAATGTTTATGAAGTGGCTCTCCGTAACAAAGAAGGTTGGTGGCATTGATAAGGAGTCAGATCACTATCAACAGTTACTTCGTGAATTCAATACCATGCAGGTAAAGCGGTGTTTTAAGATGAATGAGAAGGGTGAGCCAAACAGTTTTGACTTTACGATCGAGTCTGTTGGCATTCTTCCTGTGAGTTACATTGTGGGTCAGGCATGCGAAGTGGGTGAGAATATGTGCGGACGCTATGCCAATCTGGACAAGAGTACTCCGCTTCCCTCCGATCTCAGCATCTCCTCATCTGATTCGCGTATTATTGGATATGATTTCCTGTTTCGTGGTCATGATCATACACTTGGCAATCTCCTGCAAACCTGGTTGGTAGAGCATCATATTGAGGGAACGGCTAGTCCGAAGATCACATATGCTGGCTACTCTGTTCCTCATCCTCTTCGTGATGAAATGATTCTTCGTGTGGGCGTGGAAGATGGTGAGGAAGGAACCGCACGCCAGGCGGTTGCTGAGGCGGCACGAGGATGTGTTCGTATGTTCCAAGAGATGCGTGCGGGATGGAAGGGACTTCTAGGCGAAGCCACGACTGTTCGTAAAGCAACATCAACTGTGCGTCGTCGAACACCGGTTATTGCAAAGTAAAAATATAATATTAGAATAGAACATGGTTTATCCGGTATTTGACTATGATAGCATTGAACAGCGATGTAAACAGGATCTTGTTCAATTCAAAGAATCAACTAAACATTCATCCAACCTATCTTTTATTTTATACTATGCGTCCGATGCAACGCTAGAGTCAATGAAAGAAAATATACAGCCTATTCTTTCTTTTCTATTGGAACATTTAGGTGAAAATGACTATGTAGATGAAATTTCGCACTCAAATAATCAACAGGAGCTCTGGATTGCTCGAACCTACTTATTTTATCAATTGCTTATTTTCGCCACAATGACATTTCAATCAGAACAATTGTATAAAGAGGTATACGCTTCTGTATTCTATACAGATTATCGTTATGATATTTCCAAAGAATGTATGAATTTTAAAATGGGCATTTTCGGAAGTTTAACGCCAACCTCTGATATTGATCTTGGTATTCAATACTCAGGTACAGGATTATCAGTAGGAGGATTGGATTATGTCGTGGCTGCATTTGAATCTCTTTTTCTTATTTTTACTGGAAAACCAAGTCTTGCATTTGATATTGAAACCTATGCAGACATGATGACCATTCCCAATTTAAATGAAGAAAAAAAAGACAAATATCCTGATATGTTTTATTTAGATTCTAGCATTTTTCGTGCCAAACATTTTCAAAAGATGCTATCGTGTGCCTACAATAGCATTGCTCGAAATATATTATTAGCATATGATAAACAGAAACCTTCTAATTCAAGAAATGTAAAAGAAATGAAACGAATTTATCAATCAGTTACGAACCCTTTCATCCAAGAGCAGCTATTGAATGAAACACTCTATCAAGAAGCATTGGATCGCATGTCTTCTTTTTTGAAAATGGATTATGATTCAGCTCGACGAGCCTATTATGAAAAAGTAAAACGAGCAGAAGAGTCAAAGGATGCACTTTTAAAAGATGATGTATTGCGTAATTCTGATCGAATTGCAGAAACGATGTTTTTAATCGGTGATGCACTAAGTTACCGAATGGAAAGCTATACCTGTGCACCCACCGTCATTCATGTAGTTCGTATTTTACAGGCTTCTAAAAATTCAATAACAAAATACAAAACCACAGAGCCAGCCAACTTATGTCAAGGGGAGAGCCAATTCTTGGATCCCTTTTGCTCAATTGGCTATTATGGGTTTGTCTTAAGTGCCATGGAACAGATCGGTTATATGTATCGTTTTCATACGACATATTGTATTCAAGATAAAGGTCATTACAATAATGCAAAATGTAAAAAGAAGCAGGATAAATATGCAATTCGTTTACAAAATGCGCAAGAATTTCTGGAAAGACTTCGGCCTCTTTCCAATCAGTCTACAAATAATTTCAGACCTTTTACACCAGCAAAGCCGTCACGTCGTGTTTCCTTTGGAGGAAAGAATAAAACAAAGAAGAAAAGACTTCGTGCGCGTTCTACTCGAAGAAAACATTAGACATCTAATATTCTTCCATCCTCTGCAAATATACAGGTTAGACCAAGATATTCTATTTCCTTGATACGACTACACGATCTCTTCGCATATTTTGCAAATGCCACTTCAGCAGAAGAAGACAGATCAATCGATGTAGGATGCCACCAAAGTAGTAAATAGGCACGCATCGCATAGAGACCCAGTACCGATTCATTCGGATTAAATGACAAACTAGACACTCCATAAAACTTAATAAAAGCATCATAATGCTCTTGATAATTGATCACCTCTTGAAAGAAGAGAGAAGAGGTCACACGATATCGCCCTGTGACTTTGATTACCATATCATTATTATCAATACCATACTGACGAATGACATATTGAATGTCTAAAACCTCTTTCATACCTTTACTCTTTCTCGTTTCATTGTGATCGGTATACATCACTGGTACTGGTTTACCTACATGAATAAAATGATCAAGAAAGGTTGGACGTAATCCATTATTTTCTACAATAATGGGCTGAATGGTTTCAGGAAGATGGGCTAGAATTTCACGAATGGCCGATTGATATTGTTGGTCTCGATTGATAGAGGATCCATAACGATTATGAAGAGAGGTTGTAATAATTAAATAAATCATACGTAAATACGTGTATCATTTATTTAGACTGCTCATTAATTTCATAAAACTGAGATACGCTAGACGATTGCACACCATCGAGGTTTGATAATGTTTATGAAGATTGCCCTTATTGGAAAAGATCGTTGTACAAAATTGGCACAAATTATCAGTTGGCCGTGAAATAGCATCATGTAACCATTTATCCACTAACTCATGAATAGGCGGCATCAAAGGGCGATTCCTATCTTTCTCAGGAAGTGCTAACCATTTTTTACAAGCATTTGATGTGATCATATGTCTACATCGATTAAGGGTAGAGCTAAATATTTTATGACACGCCTCACATGTAATAACAGGTTCCGATTCTTCTTCCACAATGATAAGACGCCTCTTTGGTTTTTGTTCTTTCTTTATGAATGGTTCTGGTTTTGCAAGTTCAGGAATATCTAATACCAATACTGTCGGCAGTTTGACAGCTGGCTTCGATATAATCGTTGCCTTGCATTTTTTCGCCACAGGAGGCGCCACAGGAGGCGCCACAATTATTTCTGGTCTTACTGCCGATTTTGTAACTGTGTTTTTCCCTACGAGTAGTTCTTTGAGTGATATTTGAGGAATTGTCCCATCATTTGCATTAGAACCCCCTTTGGAGGATAGACCTGTTAATAGAGAATATAGTTTTTGATACTCTTCACTCTTCTCCATGACTATTTATTATATTCGGATTTTAAACTGATTAGGAAATAATTTTTATTCCGTATCGGTTTATTTTTTAGCTTATCAAAGTATTATTTTTTAGTCAACCTCCTCTACGTTAGGAGTCTTGGTAGACTCTGATCCAGGCGCACCAGCGTCTTGATACATCTTGGTCATGATAGGGCGAATCTTCTCTTCATACTCCTTCTGCTTCTCTGCATAGGACTCCTTTGTTGCATCGGGATTCTGTTCCAGCCAATCAATACCCTCCTGTACCCAGGTCTCTACTTCCTTTGCGGTCTCTGCACCGATAGACTCTTTTACCTTGTCCTCACGCACGGTATTGCGTACATTATACAGATAAGCTTCCAATTGATTCTTAGCATCGACTCGCTCCATACGATCTTTGTCCTCTGCGGCATGCTTCTCTGCCTCCTGTACCAGACGATCAATCTCCTCACGACTAAGGCGACCCTTATCATTCGTAATTGTAATCTTGTTGGACTTGCCCGTGGACTTCTCTGCGGCGGTTACATTCAGAATACCGTTTGCATCCACATCAAAGGAGACTTCAATTTGTGGAACTCCGCGTGGCAAGGGTGGAATACCCTCGAGCTTGAAGTCGCCGAGACGATTGCAGTCACGTGTAAACTGACGTTCACCTTCATAGACTTGGATCAGGACACCTGGTTGATTATCGGCATAGGTCGAGAAGGTCTGTCCCTTTTTGCAGGGCACGGTGGTATTCCGCTTGATCAATGGGGTCATGACACCACCTGCTGTCTCCAGACCGAGCGAGAGTGGGGCAACATCCAATAAGATTAGATCGGAAGTACGATCGGTACCTGTGCGACCATTGGTTAAAATATGCGCCTGAACTGCTGCGCCATAGGCAACCGCCTCATCAGGATGAACAGAGTCATTTAGCTTCTTTCCATTAAAGAAGTTGCTTACCAGTTCGCGAATCTTGGGAATGCGTGTTGAACCACCGACCATAACCACTTCATGAATGTCTGTCTTCGACATTTCTGCATCACGCAGAACTTGCTCAAGAGGTGCGATGGTACGACGAAAGGCAGCCTCACAAATAGATTCGAATTTGGCACGGGTAAAGACAGTGTTAAAATCAATACCTGCTGCCAGAGCATCCACTTCAATGGTAGCCTGTGTCGAAGTACTTAGTGATCGCTTGGCACGCTCACATGCCGTACGTAGACGACGAAGAGCACGATCATTGCCCTTCACAAGAGTACCCTTATTCTTTCGCTCAAATTCCTGTACACACCAATCCACCATCGCACTATCAAAGTCCTCACCACCAAGATGGGTATCACCCGCAGTAGCCTTTACTTCAAATACGCCATCATCGATTGTAATGAGGGATACATCATGTGTACCGCCACCGCAATCAAAGATCACCACATTCTGCTCTCCTGACTTCTTCTTATCAAGGCCATACGCCAATGCAGCAGCTGTTGGCTCATTGATGATTCGCAGAACATTCAGACCTGCAATCATACCTGCATCCTTTGTCGCTTGGCGCTGAGAATCATTAAAGTAAGCGGGCACAGTAATCACCGCATCCTTCACTTCTGAACCCAAATAGGCCTCTGCCGTCTGCTTCATCTTGGTCAAAACCATGGCAGAGATCTCCTCAGGAAGATATGTCTTTTGCTCGCCCTTAAAATCAACACCAATTTGTGTCTTACCGCCTGCACCAGCAGTTACTTCAAATGGCCAATGCTTTATATCAGCCTGTACATTAGTATCATCGATTTTACGACCAATTAGACGCTTTGCATCAAATACTGTGTTTTTCGGATTAGCAGATGCCTGATTCTTTGCAGCATCACCGATCAACCGTTCCGAATCCGTAAAGGCGACATAGGACGGCGTAGTACGATTGCCATGCTCATTCGCAATAATTTCTACGCGATCATTCTGCCAGACACCCACGCATGAATAAGTGGTTCCGAGGTCAATTCCAATTGCATATTTAGTAGTGGACGACATTACTAAATAAGTATGTATGGATAGGTTTTAAGTTACTATTCTAAAAATTATATGTCCAATTCGAGCGACCTAGCTCAATCATGTGAAAGCCATCGCATACAAAGTTAATCATACCCGCTACTTTGTCCATGTGAATATCTGATACTCCAAAACCAGTAGAAAAGGTCAGTGTTCCTGTACCAGATGTCTGCAAAAAGAGTTGATCACAAAAGTTAAAGTTAGAGCATGTCACCACGTTGTCACCATTTCCATAAATGTAGAGAAATGGTCCAGCTGCGATATCAAGATGAATCTGTGCGGCAGCTCCATTCAGTGGATCACGGCGACCGCTTGGTCCTACTCCGCGAATCTGGCCATTTGACACAATTGGTCCCGCCGCATCGATCGTTGATGCGCTAAATTCTGATACATTGATCTCACGTACATCATTGATAGTCGAAGCAAAAAGATCATTGACATTAATGCAGCTTAATGTTGCAAGATCGCCTCGAAGGGTAGAAACCGTTAACACACTAATATCAGCGACTTCACCAGACATAGTAGAAAACTCAATGGTTGATACATTTACATATTCTGCTTCAATATTGTCACCCGATATGGTAGAAAACTCAATCGCAAAAGCATCAAGTGATGAAATGGATGCACTATCTACATCAAGTGATGAAATGGATGCATTGCCTGCGTCAAGCGTTGAAAATGAAACATTGAATGCTAACAAGTTATTAGCAATTTCAATATCAAATACACCCAATGAGCTTACTGTAATCAAGTTAGCTTGAATCGTGGAAACCTCGATACTAGAAGTATATAATTCCTCTACTTCGATGCTATCACCAGACATGGTGGAAAATTCAATGGTAGAAGCATACAATTCTTCCACTTCGATGTTATCTCCAGAAATGCTAGAGAACTCAATGCCAGCTGCATCCAATGTTGAAATGGATGCATTACCGACAATAAGGGTTGAAATAGCACACTCATATACTCCCAAATGATTTGCAATTTCAAGATCATACACTCCCAACGAGCTTACACCGATAAATTCCGCATTCAGTGAAGAAATTTCCGCATTTTCTACTTCAATCGAGTCTGAATACAATGAACTTACAGTGAGGGTGCTTACCTCATCAATTGACTGTACAGTTAATTGATCTACGTCAATTGTGCTTGCTGTCAGGACAGATCGTACCACTAGATTATCAACTTCTAGGTTTGTGCCAGCATCAAGCTGCTGCGTAGTAATGTAATCGGAATAGATATTGGCAGTTGATAGCTGATTAACATACAGTTCAGATGTAACTGCTCCAGCAACTGCTGCAAATGTAGAAATAGCCAATTGCTCAAAACGTCCAGTAACCGCTTGAATAAAACCGGATTCTATCGTGGATGCCAGAACATATTGTGATTCGGTGGAGCTAACAGAAAGATTACCACCCAGCAAAGAGGAAACAGTTGCTTCATCCACTTCTAACACGGCACCTGTCATCGTTGAAAAACTGCCGGTCTCAATTATTGCCTCATCTGCAACCAATACACTTGCTGTAAGTGTACCATCTACCACACCATCCTCTGCAACATACATATTTCCATTCGTATACAGTGGTGGACCCACATCTTTGCGTCCCTGCGGACCAGGATCGCATCCATCCTTCATAACCGCAGGAAGCTCCGTGCTGTATACCGCAAATAAGGGCGAATTTGGGTCAATAAATCCTGAGATACCTGACTGTGTATCAATAACACCTATCATGTAGGTAGAGACACCTGGATTAATAACGGGATACAGTTTTTTACCACTTTCACGTAGTACACGACCCGCCGGGCAGGTTCGTACATTGGCTCCTGGTATGTTTGCTGCTAGCGTTCCTTCAGGGTAGGGGTTAGTAACATAGGTATAGCTAAAAATGTCTCTGTGGAAAGGTCCAGAAGAGACAAATCGGCGAGCCGGCTGTCGAGATGAACCGGATTGAACAGATGACATATCTAGTATAGAATTATTTTAATATTTAATGATATAATTTAGTGCAGTATAGGGTGGTCTGGTATCAATTGGATTTCCACTTCCTGTATTACTAATAGTGATACCCGTCATACTTGCACTTGTACCTGTCGCGGGTGTAGGTCCTTCATTATCACCACATCCCCACTTTACTTCGCCATTACAGCTTCCTGAATTTGCAACTTGAAATGGTCCAACAGTATGGGAGTGACCAGGATCCGATACTGTATGGCTATGTGCTGGTATTTGATCTACACTGATAGTTGTAGATGTATTGCCACCTTTTGTATTTAACCCATATCCTGATCCCACACCAACAATAAATTGATTTTGTAAATTGGGGATACAAAAAGAGTTTGCATCCAATGATCCATACGTTGTGCCAATTACATTAAAGAGCGTAGATACACTCGTTCTTGAAAGAGAACGTCCATCACAAATATACCATCCACTTGGATCGCTGGAACCAGCATACATGCTAATGATACCTGCTGCAATACTACCTCCACCTCCACCTCCGCCTGGAATATATGGCTGGCCATTTATCAATGAAGTAGTAATGGATGATACATTCACATTTGCACCTTGAATAGAGGACATGGTGATCTGATTCGATGAGATGGTACTTACATCTGCTGTATTACATATTAGAGTCGAGGTTGTAACGGTACTTGTACGAAGCATCACAAATACATCCAATGTAGATACCGTTTCAGTAAGAGTAGAAACAACAGTTGACGCATGTAATACAAATGCATTCAATGTAGATACATCTATATAATTTACATTTATACTTGACCCAATAAAACTACTATTATTAATATTACCTCCTATCAAACTAGAATAGGTCAATTGGCTTACAGCAATGGTACTAAGATTTATAGAGCTAAGACTGATAGGACCATCCATACTCGAAAACTTTAATTGATTGACAGTGATGGTGCTTGTATTAATATCACCACCTAGAAGACTAGAATAGGTCAATTGGCTTACAGTAATGGTACTAAGATTCGCGGAACTAAGAGTAATAGGACCCTCCATACTTGAAAACTTCAACTGATTAACAGTAATGCTGCTTGTATTAATATCACCACCTAGAAGACTAGAATAGGTCAATTGGCTTACAGTAATGGTACTAAGATTTGCAGAACTGAGAGTGATAGGACCATCCATGCTTGAAAACTTTAATTGATTGACAGTGATGGTGCTCGTATTAATATCACCACCAAGTATACTAGAAAAGGTCAATTGACCAACTCCAATAGTACTCATATTAATACCACTTCCTGCCAAACTAGAAAATGTCAATTGATTGACAGTAATACTACTTGTATTAATATCACCACCTATAAGACTAGAATAGGTCAATAGATTGGTGCTGATGGTGCTTGTATTGATATCTCCTCCAAGAATACTAGAAACGGTCACTTGACCAACACCAATGGTACTCATATTTAGATTGCTACCTGACAAACTAGAAAAGGTTAATTGATTGACAGTAATCGTACTTGTATTAATATCACCACCTAGAAGGCTGGAAAATGTCTCTTGTTTTACATTAATCACATCACAATCCATGGTACTGCCTGTTGTAGTTGAAAAAGCGGCAGTGTCAATATAGAGCGATGAAACATTAATCGTAGAGGCCATTAAAGTGCTTCCATTTGAGGTTGAGAAAAACTCGTGATTTACATTTAATACTTCTACGCGATCATAATTTACATAACTATAATTGATAGTACATGCAGTAATTGAACTTCCATAAAGAGTTGAATAAAATCCTCTATCAACATTGAGAGTAGATACGTTAATTGTAGAACCATTGATTATATCGCCTTCGAGAGTGGAATAATATCCATTCGCAATATTGATTGTTGATCCATTAATTGTTGAGCCATTCAATACATCGCCCTCCAATGTAGAATAATATCCCATATCCACATTTAGAGTTGAAACATTAATAGTAGATCCTGTCAATGTACTTCCATGAAAAGTAGAATAGTATCCTCTGTTGATATTGGCAATTGTTGCATTTGTTGTTGATGTAGTAAGTGTACTTTGAATGGTTCCATTAACAGCTGCATAGATTGAACCATTCGTAAAAACAGGGGGTCCCACATCTTTGTATCCTTGTGGACCAGGATCCACTCCATCCTCAAATGCTGCAGGCAAATCAGTGCTATATACTGCAAATACTGGCGAATTTGGATCAATAAATCCAGTTATTTTTGAAATAGAATCAATCACTCCAATCATATACGTAGAAACACCCGAGTTCACCCCTGGATATAATTTCTTACCATTTTCCCGTAAAATACGACCGGAAGGGCATGTTTTTGCATTTGCACCTGTTATATTTGCACGTAAAACACCGATTTGCTCATCGGATGCGATGTTTCGAGTTAGTTGATAACTAAAAATATTTTGATGAAAAGGAATGGATGATACAAACTGCCGAACCGGCTGTTTTGATTGATCCGACCGAACAGATGACATTTCTCTATCTATTGTGTATCTAATACAATTTATAGAACAGCGCGTCCCTTATTATCATTCCAATCCTGTTCAGCACGATCTACTTCATTATTTCGAGTTACCATGGCATCAAGAACATATGATTTCATTCCTACTTCACCCATTTGATAGAGAAGTGATCCTGTATCTTTTGGAAAACAAGTACCACCAAATCCTCTCTTACCATCGTGACCTGGAACAAAAGTATGTGATCCACCAATTCGTGAATCAAGTGTAGCAAACGATCGAACATTCTCATAATTGATTCCCTTCTTCGAACAAAATTCTTCCATCTCATTGCAAAAGGAAATCTTTGCAGATAGAAAACAATTGCGAAAATATTTAATCATTTCAGCCTCATTGTTGCTACGAAAATGAACTACATTATGTTTAATTCTTCCCGCATCATATGCATGTTCAAAGAGACGCTTAATGGTCTTTTGAAAGGCGACATCATGTTCCGTTCCTCGTAGACCAAATACCCAGTTTTCACAATCAATGAAATCCTGGATATAATTCTTCTCCGTCAAAAACTCGGGCATAAAATAACATCCCAGACGATCACATGTTCCAGATGGAACCGTTGAACGAAGAACAATAAAATTCTTAGAAGGGTCAATTACCGAAGAAAGATCTTTCATCACCGATTCAACAATACCCAGATGGCATTTTCCTGAAGACTCCATCGGAGTTGGCACACACACAAAAATAATATCACATTGCGCCAACTGTTTCAGAGTTAGTCCAACAGGAATACAAAGCTCAGGGCGTATATCATATGCCAATACTTCAATAGAATTTGTTTCTAGTTGTCTTGTTGCCTTTCCTACAAAGCCGTTTCCAATGATTCCAATCTGCATGTCTACACATATAAATTGGACGCAGGTTTAGGTTGGATTTATAAAAAAGGTTCTATCACAGCATCTTCCAACATGGAAAAATAAGATTCCTGGTGTCTACGAAGAAGAAATGCAATTCTCTGCCACGGTAGTTTATGAAGGTAAATTTGTACTTCTATAGGTGTGAGTTTCTTCTTCTCTGGTCGAAGATGAGAAAGGTAAATTCCATGTAATGCGTATAGGTGGGGTGAAAACATTTTATCAATCTCTGCAGCGCTGACCGTTTTTGTCACATGAAGTGCAATATAATGTCGATACAATTGCTGAATAATTTTATTTATTCCATCCGAATGAAAGGAGAATACAAATGTCTCCTCAGGATAATATTCCAAATATTTCTGAATTAAGTTTTGAGTATACAGTTGTGCATATCGCTCCACCAATACAGGGCTATTTCCACGCAGTGATTTTACAGCAGTATATTTACTTGATCGAAAACGCCAACGATTTCCCTTTGAATCTTTTAATACAACCCCTTGAAATTGCCATGATGATTTTTCATATATATTCTTAATCCACTCCTCTATGGTTTTACCACTCAATTCATCCTCTTTGGAGAAGGGCGACTTTAAGTAATATAGACTGGATTGTATAAATGGAAATCCATCCTCCATAACAATTCGTCCATCTTCATACACTGTCCCTTTATGAATTAATACACATACATTTCTTTTGTTTGGTGCCACAATACGATGCTCCACATGTTGAATCACATAACTATAAAAAATGGCAACTTCCTTTTTCTCTTTATCGGGTGCGCTAAAATTGTTAGATCGTTCCTGAATTACCTGATCGATTGCATTGGGATCCACATTATATCCTGTGTAGCATTCGATAAATAACGCACGAAAAGACTTGGGGGAATAAAAGTTTCCGGCTGCGTTTAACTTGGAACGGGTTGTAACATATAGTTCGTTGTTATCAACCATTTTGAAACAATTAATCATTACACCATCCACTAACTCTTGAGAGATTACACCATTCTGTACCGCATCATCTACATATGAAAATGGAAACTCCGTCTGAGTCGTTTTGGGTGGAGATACACACATGGGTTGATTGGTGACAGTATTCCATACGACAGAACGAAACCATCGACTATGCGGAAGGTTCATGTTAGAAACACCCTTTTCATAACGAATAATACATAGATCCCCTTTTTGATCCACTACACGGAACTGGCCACCCTGTTCTGATTCTAGATACGCCTCTAATTCTTTCCATGTAGGATATGCTGCTATTAAATCCTTAAAAACAGTGTGGTCATACTGTATTGTCATGTTATTTCTTAGTATACTAATGCCATGACTCCTTTATATTGAATCGAAATTGAAGTATTTCTTCGAGTAATAGATTCTCATGAGGATGATAGGGAACATGGAAGAAGTACCTGACATTGATTCACAATCTGAATTAAGTCTATCTGAAGAGGATAATGCACCAAACATTGATGCTGAATTTGAGCAATCAGTAGAGTCAGAAACAGGATCCATACAAATTGCTCCGACAGCTGAAACCAGTATACTTGGACAAGAGGATGATCCAATGTTATTTATTGAATTAGGCGATCGTATTGTAATTGATTCTAAAAAATATGGAAGAACAACGGGTACTGTTTATTATCGAAGTCTTGAATTGATTCGGATAAAACCTGATGGAATCTCCAATCTTCTCCGCGACTTTGTGGTAGATAATGAAGGTGCTCAAGAAGAATATGCAGAGGAGGATGGAGTAACTGCCGCTTATGTTATTGAAAAACGCAAGTTTGATTCATTTGTGGAGCAACAGGATTTTCGAGTAGGACAGGTAATCGATACTTTCCTAGCAGATGGATCAATTGATAAATCCTATAAAATCATAAAAGTAGACGAGGATGAGGATCAGATTGTACTAGAGGATCCAGAAGATCCTGAACCACCAAAAGTACTCTCTTTCGAGTTTATTGGAATTCCACGAGATGAGAATTTTATCATGATCAGTGTTCAGTCCTACGTGGATGAACCTCCTGTGAAAGAGGATGATGAGGATAAAATTGTAGAGAATCTCGAAGAGGTGGAAGAGCCTGAACAAGAGGCCAAGATTATAGGATTTATCGAAGTAGCCGTGCAGCGTGTTTTTCGTGAGGCGGCCTCCTATGAACAGAGCATACCTGATAATCTACAAAAAATGGATGCGCTGAATGATTTTATGTCTGGGCTAGATGTTTTTCTTCAAAAAGATCCAAAGGCCATTCGAAATGTTCGCATTTTGGTAGAAACTCTATTTTATTTGAAACAACTTACTGTTGCATTCAATGATGATGGAACCATTCAAGGTGTACAGAATGTCTCTGCAGAAACACTGGATCAATTAATTCAACAAACGCCGATTCCTCTAGGTCGCGCCATTCTTAATGTGTCTAAAAAAGAATACGAGACAGGAGATCTCGATGATGCCGATTTTGACTTTGTTCATTTTGAGAATTTTGAACAAGAACTAGAAAGAAGTATTCAATTAACCAATATAACAGATGAATTACGTAAAAAAGAGCGATGGGAATGGGTTAAAGAAAATGCATTCATAACGGAAATGATTACACCTTGGAAACCATCTGATCAAGATGCCAATGGATGGAAAGCACTCGCTGACACTGATTTTTTTCGTATTTTACCCCCATCTGAAGATGATAATGGTAATATGATTAAAGAATTAATTCCAGGATATAAGGCATCACATGATAAAGAGATTCCACCAATCTTTGCTGAAATACCGTTTGGTGTAGAACGTGCTCTTGCAACAACATATCGTAAAGGATCGGATGATCGAAGCAAGGATGTCTTCATCCAAGAAGATAAATCGAATATGAATGGTTATTTGCTCTTTCCTACGCATTTAGCCAATTATCTGGGGATCACTCGTTCTGAAAGCCTTGCAATCGATTCAGGACGAAGTCAGTTACCACCCAAAACCATGCGCATGATTTTGAAAGAGACAGGTATTCCAAAAGAAAATGCAACTACCAAAGATATTTATTTTCTTAACTTACTCGATGGTCAAAGTGCAAACATTGAACTAGCAGACTATGTAGATGGAATCTCTGTTCCTGCCCTTGGCCTAGGAGATACCTTTTCTACTCTACAACAATATGGTGTAGAGAATTTAGAGTTAAATGAGAAATTGGTAAATGTTCTTCTTGGTAAGATTTCTTCTTATCAATCGCAACTATTGTCCTCTCTTGCCAAACTACGTGAAATGGTTCAACAAGTTCCACCATCACCTGTTGCTAATCCATTTTTGGTTGATCCTGAATTTTTGAATATTATTCGCGGACAACCCACTTTGGTAGAGGACTTACAAGAATTTGAGAATGTCAATCCTGGCTTAGTTGGATCGGATCTGGGAATGGTGATTCATTTAATGAAACGCCATGCCAACTATTTTCAAGTAGCGGCAGGAGGAAATAATCTCTTAATTGCAAAATCTCTCTATCAATCGAATCGCAATAACTATATTAATCAGCTTCTGGTTGCTACGACTCTTCAAAAGAATGAGCTCAATAAGGGTGAGCGCCCTAAAAAGAATCCTTGTCGCCATGTCGCAGATTTGGTATCGGTTCGACGAATTCGAGAGGATGCAGAGCGTTTTGAGCAACTATCCAAAGTGTTCCGCATGTACCAAGGAAATCGTGATCAAAACTGGATTGATTGTACCATTTGCAAAGAACACTTGATCTGCATTCATGAGCGTCTTCAGCTTCAGGCGTACTTGAATCCGAAAGAGAAAGGCGTCTTGGAGAAAGAGATTATTCTGAAGTGCTCGGGTGGACAATTTCAAGGAAAGTACATTTGTCGAAACTGCGGCCAAGCCATTCGTGAATTGGACTTTGACAATAACATGGAATTTGATGATGATGGAAAACCTAAATCTGGAAGTTCGGTTCTTGTAGACGAAGATGCGAAATTAGAAGAAAAATTAGATCTATTGACAAGTGTCCCCATTGAGCCTCCTGAGTTTGCACGTTTGAATTTAAGTAAGAATGAGCAGGTATGTTATCATATTATTCATACCATTGCTGATAAAGTAGGTATTTCGCTTGATCAGAATGGATATCGACGCACCATTGAATACGTGATGGTACAATCACGTACATTTCCTACAAAAGATGCACATAATGAACGTAGAAAATCAAAACCAGGTCTTGCGGAATATGAGGCAGAATCAAGTCGTCTATTGATTACTGCATGCGGATGTGCATTATTGATTGAAATTCAAACGAAGTTTCCAGCCTATCCTGTTCATCATATATTGGCTGGATGCTCTTCGCCTGGTTTTGATGGATATCCATTAACACCCGAATTATCAGAGATTCGAGGTCTAACCTATATTGCATGCGCCATTTCTTCGGTTCAAAATAAATCACCTCCATGGAATCTTACAGGGTTTCAGAAAGTTGCAGATACTACAAAACGTATGAACGCTATTATGATTTATCTCACTGTTAATATGGTTGGAAATAATCCGCAAAAAATACTGAAAGGAATGGCAATAACCGATATGGTTCAGAGTCGACTTCAGTCCAAACGCAAATATCTTGCAGAAATGAAAGATCATCAAAGTAATTATCCAACCGATCAAATCTTTGCAAGCTTCTTACCTGAACAGATCCTACTTCGAAAAGAGGATGCGGCCAAGGATGCTATTGTTCCTGAAGTGGCAGCGCATATGGGAAATAAGGGTCAGACATCTCTTATGCGAATGTGGATTCGCCAAGCCCATCAAGTCGCACAGGAGACAGTGTCGTTGGTAAGGGGATCACCACTGATAGAGGCAACATGTTGCACGGTAAAACTTCAAGAACCCGAATCATTCTGGGCATCTCAGGATGGTTTACCTGAATTACCGCTTCGGCGTCTTCAGCCGAATAAACAGGGCTCTTTCTTATTAACGGAGTTTCATCCACGTGAAGCAGAGGCAGGTGTGGTGGAAGCAGAAAAGGGTCTGTATTATCGTCTGTTTCTCAAGTGCTGTTTTGATGGACCGCGTAAGGGTCATGCTCATGAACCTGGCCTTACTAATCAATGTACCTGGTGCGGGTTTCAATTTCCTGAACATCCATCAATCATGAAAGCGGAAGAAGAGGGTAAGCCAGAATTGGCAAGACAAGAGGTTAATACTGATACAGATGCATTTGTAGATTTGTTAGATACCATTCATATTGTAAATCAAGTGAAACCGGTTGAGCCAATGATTGCATCGACGATGGAGATTGCCATGTTGGAATTGGCGGCAGTAGAGCCAATGCCTATTGATGATTGGGAAGACATTATGATTGTAACGATCGACCGATTCAAAGAACTTGGTAATAGTGCGGATAAACAGGATATTGCCCAAGCTGTGGTCGAACTTGCAGATGCATCACGTGAACAAATTCTCATTGTAAAAGATAAGTTTAAGAAGAATAAGGGGTTTGCTGAATTACTTGATGCAATTACCAATCTATCGTGGGTCGATTTCTTTAATGTCGTTCGCATGTATTTTATTGTTCCCTTCAAGCGTCTTCTTTCTAATTTTGATTTAAAGCATTGGAAGGTTCCTGTTGAATTAGTAAAAGATTTATCACAAGATCATGTGGAAAAGTATTTGCAACCGATCCTTAATAATGAGATCCAATCATTCAATAAAAGACAAGAAACAATGGCAGAGGATGCAATTCAAGAGGGTGCTGTTCCATTAATGACTCTATATGTTGAACAAATGAGTGTTTTGTTGCCATTTATGAATAGTATTCGACCAGGAATGGTACCAGGTGGTAATATCACATTACGATACATTCAAAAATGTATCTTTTATGGACCATTGGCGACTATGATTACTGCATCGGTTGAATCTTCTTCTTTGCTAAAAGGAATTCCTATGCAATTCTTACTTCAATTGGTTGCAGATAGTATTGTCAAGTTTGACAGAGAGCGTATGTCATATGATGAGAAAACCATTCGTGATAAAATTGCGATACGCGATGAGAAGGAACGTACAAATGTGATTAAGGAGTTTGATAGACTAACACCAGAAGAGCGTGCAGTAGAGCTTACTAATAAGAGATATGGGCTCGGAAAATGGGCGGTGGGTGGAACCAAATTGATTTATGCTTATGACAAAGACTACTTTGATCAGGAGCGTCAAAAACGTCTCGATGCAGGTATCATTGATTTTCCCGGCCATGCAGACGGTTCCATGTTTGATCCTGAGGGAAGAGCAGTGGATGATTATGGATTTCCAGAATATGATGGAGAGGAGGAAGGATATAGTCATAATCAACATGCAGACGATGATTATGAATAATGAGTTTCCTACACCAATTTTTCTATTATGAACAAGAAGAGATGTCCCTCCTTATCTACTCGGGATTATTATACCTCTTGGGTATTTCCATTATCCTGTATTTTAAACCTGAACTCATGTTTTCAAAGGATGGAAACTGGAAGGAATTTGGACTTGGACGAAATAAACTAAAATATACATGGATGCCATTTTGGTTATTTACCATACTTTGGGCAATTCTCTCTTATTTGATTACGTTAATGATTGCAAGCATCACTGGTCTCAGTGGTGCTTCCAATAATACAGACGTTATCGTATCCAATGATATATTGGCTCCTCAAAATGTTTCAACCAAAGCGATGTCACCGGTTCTTAGTAAAAAGAAGCCATCTTCTATGAATGAAATGAAGAGAGGATATTATATTTTGGATGCCAGTGAAACTGTAAAGAAGGGAGTTCCAAAATACATTTATTTGGGACCCGAAGCACCCAATCTTGTTTATCATAATATGACATCGAATGGAGAAATGCATAATGCATTACATAATGATCAGATGGAATCATCCGATCTAGAGTAAATTAGCATACTACTGCAATTCCTGTTCCCACCAGTCCACCAAATAACATGGCAAAGAGTAAATAAAATCCATACCCAAGACCCTTTACCATTGGCACATTTGCTTCAATGTCCTCTAATATTAATTTGGGAGTACAGCATGCTTTTGAATTACGTACAGAATTGATGGCCATGTTTGACTCATTTCGTGTCACATCTACTGTTTTTCCAATAAATAGGGGTGCAAATACGGTTGCAATAGGTATACGGCATGTTTCAAAAGAGGCAATTCCTAAACCAATCCATGCCGCAAGTAAAGAGGGAACACCTCCCAGCATTGCCTTACCAAAGGTGATTCCGCCACATGCGGTATATTGTGATGCAATGTTCATTGCAATCGCCGCCAAAAATCCAAATAGTGGTACTCCGATCCATAATACCCATTTAAATGATGCGTGAGAGCTCATCACTTGAAATAGGGCAATGACAATAATAAAAATAAAAATAGCGGAAGGAAAGGCGGCATATAATCCATCAACGCTGCTATCCGGATTCGACATTACTACTAAGTTTCAGAAATTTGTAGACTGTCTTTTTCTACGAGATAGCAAATTAATGCAGTAAAGTAGAGAAATGTCGGATGAGCAAAAACGAGAGGAGCTAGCCAAATATTATAAGAAAAAAGCATCGGCAGAGAAAGCCAAATATGCTAAGAAAAAAGAAGCTTCTAAACGAATACCATTATCCTATGAATATGATGAGCAAGGAAACTTGGTAGAACGTAAAGATGGAGAGGTCGTACGAACCATTACCCTTCCTGTGTATCGCGATGTTATGCCCGATGAGCGAATCGATATGGAACAGGTAAGACGAGATGCCATTGCACTCGCAAATAAAGAATACGATGATGCTCGTATGGCATTACATAAAGAATATCAAAAATCAGAGCCAGAGGATTTTCAAATTTATCTCCTTAATCAAGAAGTCATGCTTGCTGATTTACGCCTTCAAGATGCGCGAGCTCCTCTACGTGCTATTGTAAAGCAGGGCGATGTTGAAATACGTAAGCTTAATTTCTCTCAACCAGACGAAATTCGAAAGTATCCCTATGATATTGCGATCCTTCAAACAGCGCCATTTCATTTACGAGATCAATATGTACGAATTGGCGCACCAGGAGCTAAGTCATTTGTGTCCATTGCAGAAGCAAAGAAGGCAATTGCAGGTGCGGTAATTGTATTCGATAATGTTAACCCAGATGCAGAAGGATATGGATTTTTATCTCTTAATTGGCCGGTTGAAATGGAAGTGGAAGGAACCATGTATCATTCTGCGCGTCAGGCAATCTTTGGAGAGTTGGCAAAATCATTTGGCGATGAAGCACATCGTCAGGCGATTATGATAGCAGAGAAACCAGAGGATATTCATTACACAGTGAATGATGTTCCTGGAGATGTAGAGGCAAATAAAGAAAAATGGGATGCAACATTTCGTGATTTGATCGATATCGTAAACTTACATAAATTCATGCAATATCCTGAATTAGCAGGACGTTTATTGGATACTCATGATGCAAAACTCGGTGCATATGAACCGGATGACAATATATTAGGAACAGGTGTACCATTAACTCATCAGAGAGCTAAGAACCCCATTTACTGGACAGGCCAGAATCTTCAAGGTGCATCATTGATGCTAGTTCGTGACATTCTTCGTCAACAGAGAGAAGAAGAGCAGGCGAAAGCAGCAGAGGTGCCAAAGAAGAGCGTCAAGAAAAGCATCAAAAAGGCGGTGGCAGCACCTGTAGCAGCGCCTGTAGCAGCACCTGTAGCAGCACCTGTAGCAGCGCCTGTAGCAGCACCTGTAGCAGCGCCTGTAGAGCCTTCAATCCGTCGTCCCCGCAGAATTGTTAAAATGGAACCACCCAATGAATTGAATCTTTTATAACATTATTTGCTCAACGGAAACTCCTTTAATTTATCTTGATTCTTGTCACAGTCTACTTTGGTAGCTTTATAGCGGTAACATATACCATTTTTATCCTTATATACAATATTTTCATTGCCTTCTGGATTTGGATATTTATAGACTACCGTCTTTTCAGGTTTTACAAACATAATTGCAATAATACCAATCACAATTCCAATAATAAAAGGAATCAATCTAAAATGTTTAATCATCTTGATAGGAGCCGAGAAAATATAGTGATGATAAAACAGGAATCCATGGGTCTTGCCAATTTATTAAAAGACGAAAAATTTAACATTTTTTTCAGTTTTATGGTAGGTATTGGTATTATTTGTATTATACGCCCGATGTGTTCGGGCTCCGAGTGCAATCTTAACAAAGCACCTTCTGATAAGGACTTTGATAAGCATGCCTATCGTATGGGAACAGGAAAGTGTTATGAATTTAAATCGGAGGTGACCGAATGCCCTGCCTCGGGAGCCGTTGAGGCATTTCGTCAGCCCATGCTGCCACAGGCTGAACTTCCCTCTTTTCGCGATCAGTTTTCTAGACGCGGCACCAATATCACACAGCGCGATTAAGCAATGCGATGAATTAGAAACGCGACTAGTTCGCCATAAAGGATTTCTGCCTTTTTCATAAGAAATGGCAACAGCAGGAACCCTACTTGCAGATCTCGATGGTAGAGCTCCGGTAGTCAATAAAGACGATGATTTGGTAAACAAGATTCTAGCTGATATGAATCTTCCCAGCCCATCCAATCCTATTATGAACAATGTCCCTCCACCTTCCGGTAATGGAAATCGTATGATCCAAGCTCCCAATCCAAACAGCACCTATCCCATGTCGATGGATCCTGCGACCGCTACGGCACATATGATTGGTAAGGAATACCCATCTACTGCGGACTTCGCCAATATGATGCATTCTCCCAGTTATTCTCATGGAGGATCAATGTATGCCAGTGTTGCCCCACAAATTATGCAACCGGCGCCCACCCTGATTGAAAATACAAAGGGTAATTTTTACACGGATATCATCTCTCAGATTAAACAACCTCTTTTGGTTGCCATCATTATTTTTCTTGTTAGTTTGCCCATTCTCAATGTCTTAATTGGTCATTATCTTCCATCTTTGCTGCGAATCGGTGGTGATTTAACTACGGTGGGTCTAGCATTCAAATCATTAATTGGTGGATTCTTATTCTGGTTTATTCAAAAAATTCTTGTTCCGCTGATGGCTGTCTAAGAAAAAGTTTCCTTGGAAGGAGGTAGGAGAATGATGTTCAATAAACTAACATTCAATTTAGCTCTTGGTATTCTCGTCATTGTTGCCATCTATACCTTAACTTATTCTGGATTAACTGGATTACTGATGACATCCGCAGTAAGCTTGCTTGCTGCAGCATTTCTAGATGATGTAGAATTGATTGCGGTGGTTGCTGTTGTATTTGCGGTGCTCTTTACTACTTTTTCGAAGCAAATCCTACGAAAACTAGAGGGCTTTGCCAATCAGGATAAGGAGATTCTGGAGCGTGTTCAAGGAATGAAGGCGAACTATAAGCCAGTTGCCCAAAATCTTCACAACCCACGTATGGAGCCAGCAGGTGTATATGAACCCTCTATTGAAGGGTTTGCAAATGCATCGGATATGCCAAATGATGAGGACGGTGCTCCTTCCAAAAGTGGTGCTGCTTCTACTAAATCTAGTTCAAAAAACAGTGTGAATGACATGGAAGTGAAGAAGATCTCGAAGAACATCAAAGACAAGGATGATGCAAAGTCGAAAGATTCAGAGATTGAAGGTGAGGAATTTCAGTCTGCCACAAATGGTCTCTTCAAACTGGGAAAGATGCCTTCGGAGCATGCCGAGGGACCCAAGTTGGATGCCGGCAAGACCATTATGAAGGCCATGTCTTCCTTTGACCCTAAGACCATTTCGGCCATGACCGATGACACCAAGAAGTTGCTCGAAACACAGAAGGGTCTGATGAGCATGCTCAACGAAATGCGCCCTGTTCTTGCCGATGGCAAGGAGCTCCTCAATACCTTCTCAGGTATGTTTGGTGGAAGCGGCGGCAGTGGATTACTGAAGATGTAATAAAGGTACAATCAATCTAATATGAAAAAATCATATTTTCTTATTAGATTATGAAGTTATCCTTCTCGTTATCTGTTTTAGTGCTGTTTAGCATTGTGCTCATTTTTTGGTCATCTGGTGTTGATCCACAGGCACATTCTATCGAGCCTTTTGCCTTACAGAAGATGCGTCCATGGTTTGGATACGAACCCGGCTATGGACCAGGATGGGGTCGTAGTGGCTGCTGTGATCAGGCTGTTCCCAAGAACATGGGAAATGCATAATTCGAAATATGTGAATATAATAGGTATGCCTCTTTATGGTAAATGTCCTCCTGGGGTACTTTGTATCTCAGGTACACTTGTTTTATTCATTATTGCAATTCTCATTATCATGATCTTCTTTTTTTATTATAAACCCGCTGCTCCTATCATGATTCAGCCTTCGGCTCCCACTATTATTAATCAATCTGGTGGAGATTCGCGATTTGATCGTGCGCCTCAGCCATTGCGTGATTGGATGGGTCAGCCCGAATTTCCACCGCGTGGTGGGATTGCGTCCATTCCTATTAATATTCCGACACAGGGTCTTCCTGAATCCTTTCAATCCGTTGGTATTATTAATGTAGGAGATCAAGTCCTTCCGTTATACGGTCGTCGAACGATAGGAAAGAGTGATCGCTGGAATTATTATACTCGAACCGATAGCTATAATCCTGTCCCCTTACCCATTCAGGTTCAGCGTCGTAATTGCATGGATGATGTAGGGTGTGACGAGTTAATGTCAGGACAATCCGTTAAACTGAATGGCTTACATAAAGAGGGAAAAGTAGATGTCTATCGATTTGATGGACCTAAATATATTCCAGGACTTCTATAGAATGAAGAAATTGAATACACTATTACTTGCATTACTTCTGATTATTGTTCCCATGGTTGTCTATTATTCCATGGATCAAATTGCGATTATGAAGCCATCTCTCTCCCTTTCGATTCCAGAAGCACGTGCGAGACGATTCGGTCTTGTTATTGATGTGCGTAGCCCAAAGGAGCGCGAAGAATTAGGATTCTATCCCAATTCTATTCCAATTTCCCTTGAGAGATTGCAGAAAGAGGTTCCTATGGATATCTCAAGCAAAGACACTAGTATTCTTGTGTATGCCAATGGAGATTATCGTGCACAGCATGCTGCAGATATCTTATATAATATGGGATATCATAAGGTACGATATATTTCCAAGCCCTATTTGGTATTGATGCCTGGAAGCAGCATGTAATAACAGAGTAGGATAATCGAAGTAAATTATTACATCTCTTTTTTCTAGAGAAGGTCAAAGAGATGTATTGTCCATCCGATGTGAATTCAGGATTTATTAAATTAGTGGGACCGATACAACAACCTGATTTAAATAGCATTACGGTTAAAAGTTATCCACTCTCTATTTCATTTGCCTCACGATCCACCCCGCCATCCCTTGTAGGCAATCATCTAGAGGAATCTACGGGGAATACATGTACCTATAAAGGGAGTAAGTTTACACTAGTCGATACGCAAATTTGTGCAGTAACTCATTCAGGATATACACTTCCTGGTTCAAGAGATGCACCTGTGGCTGAACTTATTTTATCATTCTCCGCCAATTCAAGTTCATCGAAATTACTGGAGCTTTCAGGAATTCTAATGTGCGTTCCTATTTATCAATCAGGTGCACCAAGTCATAATGACTATCTTACACAGTTAGTGGATCCGACCATGAGCACTTGTAATTATACGAATAAACCAGGCGCGGTCTATTCAGGAGGAGACTACAATCAACCATTTAGTTCTTCTCTTACAACATGTGTGAAGTCATGTTGTGGCGATTCTAATTGTCTTGCCTATACCTATCAATCAGGAAAATGTTATTTAAAAAATTCCATTCCTCCTCTGACCAATACGGATGATCAGACAGTTATGTCAGGAACAATTGATCGCAATCATCCGTTACAATCGGGTGAAAAGAGACAGGATTCTGCTCTTGTGCCCTCATTGGAGTCTATTTTTTATTCATGGAAGGGTGATACCAGTCAAACATCATTTGCCTATAAGACATGTTTTGAAACGATTGATAGCAATCAGCATCCATCATCGAAAAGCTTATATGTGGTTGTCTTTCCAAATGGAATGCATCTAACACCGGCAGCCTATCAGCAGATCTTACTACAGTTAAATGGTGGGTTACAGCCTTATATGGTTCCTCCGGCTATTCGTGGTACGGAAGCGACTTTACGATCGTTTACATTTGATGATAGTGGAAATAAAGTTGCATCGGCTACGTCCAATGATGGCATTATTTATACGACATCTATTTCGAGTTGTACGGATGAATTTAAAAATCGTTTTGAATATTTTACCTTACCACCACGTCTCCCCAATACAGCGCAATTTAATTCCGAGCAGTGTCCTTATTATAAAACAACGCAATACAAATGTATGCCGTTTGATCAACTCAAAGATTTGTCAGGAGCCTATGTGGTACCAGGAAATAAGACATTGGATACTATTTTACAGGAGCAACAAGATAACCAAACTATACAAAATAATACGAATGAAAGTATGTCAGTTGAAACCATTGAAGCGATTGTAGGTGGATCGATTGGTGGAATCATTGTTATCTTTGGAGCGATAAGCCTGTATAAGTGGGTCTCTTCAAAATATGACGGATAGATAGGAATATGTTGGAACTGTCTTTTCTAGTGATCAGTATCATCATTATTTGTATTGTATTATATTACAAGAAAGATATTTCCACATTACATGTGGAACCATTCGATAATAGTTATTTGAGTGCATGCCCATCTGGATATAAAACATACTATCAAACGGATGGAACGGCAGGATGCTGTAATGGCGATTTGCACGGATCAAATTGTCTAAGTGATCAAAAATGTACAATGGGAAGGGCTACACCTGATGTAGAAAATTGTGTCACCTTTATTCTGAAAGAATACCAGATCAAAGGAAAAGAGTTTTGTCCCAGTACACTTCCATCCTATTACGAGAATGGTGATCTAAAAATAAAGGGGTGTACCAATGGTAATTTAAATCCGCAATTAAATGGACCGGCAACGGATGGTCAACCAAAATGTGTGATTTATAAATCCAGTGCTGAAAATGACATTCATTTGGACAGCTGTCTTAATAAGCGTATTTTGGATATGTATCCATGCTTTGGAAATAACTGTTCCAAGAGTTACATTGATTTTTCACAGCAAAATGCATCTATTCCGCCACTTCTTATGGTTTCTTTTAGTGATGCATCAGGTATGCATCATGTTTCTTATACCAAAGCATCGGCAGAGCGCTATTTGGATACAGTATGGCCACAATGGAGACAGGGTGGGCTTGATCTGGATAAGAATATTGTTATTTCCGAAGTTGCAAAGGCATTTTATATTGATAAAACAATGCCACAGTCCGAAATTCAATTATAATACATTTATAAAATATGATTCACTTTCTAACATAGAAATATCATCATATTATAATTCATTTCCATTAATATGGCCAAATCCCATCTTTTCATAGAGGGAATCGGACGCAGTGGCTTGTCCATCTTGATGGAGAGGATAGATGGAGCTGAGAACAGCTTTCTGGTTAATAGAAGGTGCTACTGGCTCAAAATTGGTAATATCACATGTATTGTCTTCAGGTACATAGGTCGATTCTTCCTGATTGGGTTGATCAAATGGCTTGACGGGTACAGTACGTTGAGGCATGGATGCTTCTTCCACGGTAGCCTGTCGTATAAAATTCACATCCATGGCATCAAGTTTATTAGCGGCCAATTTTACCTTGCGACGATTTCTCTCCAAGTATAATGAGGCGATTGCCATGAAGCCAAAAATAGCCGCCGTAGGTCCCTTATTAACAAGATACAATAGAGCAAAGATGACGGCAATACGTACAATCAAATGATCTAGTATCAGTAAGAGATCGGTTGGTAAGAATTGGGGCACAACAATAAGAATGGTAAGAACCACGAAATAGATTAATTCGGTTTGATACATTCCTCTGCTATCCGTCAATAATTTTAGGATTCATAAAATAGGCTTAAGTAATCGACACGATATATAAGATAGGTAACAAATAGATAATGGCAGAGTTTGACCGTGTTTTGACTGCAAAAGGCTATGCTATAAAAAAATCATGGTTAACCGAATCACAAACTAGAAAATTACGTTCGGATCTTACCATGACGCCAAAGGTGCTTGATAAATTTCAAATGATGATTCCTAACTTTCCCATTTATCTTGAATCCAAAACTCGATTCTATGTTCCGCGTCAATGGGGTAAAAAACAATTTGGAGAACCGGAAGCGGATATTGTTTCAGATGGTCTTCCATTTCCCGATACGATTACCTTTCGTAGCACTTTTCCACCCCATGACTTTCAGAAGGAAATTATGACCACTTTTCTTTCCAAAGGATCTAATGGACTTATCTGTGTTCCCTGTGGTTATGGAAAGACCTATATGGCGCTGAATATAGCGGTTCAACTAAAGAAGCGATTTTTGATCATTGTAGATAAGGAATTTTTAATGAATCAGTGGAAAACGGAGATTGAGAATTTTATTGAGGGAGCACGTGTAGGAATTTTGCAATCAAATAAAGTCCAAATGGATGCGGAAAAATACGACGTAACCATTTGTATGATTCAAACCATTTGTCGCCGTGAATTTCCTGATGCATTTTTTGATGAATATGGATTTACCATTTTTGATGAATGCCATCATTTGGGTGCGTCTTATTTTTGCAAAGCGCTTCAGAAAATCCAGACGAAATACATGCTCGGGCTCTCTGCCACTCCAGACAGAGAAGACGGACTGACATGTGTATTTGAAGCCTATTTGGGCGAGGCCGTCTACAAGAATACACAACGTGCCCCTGACAAAGAAGCTGTGGTGAAAGCGGTCTGGTTTGACTCGGAAGATCCCACTTATAAGGATGTTCCTGTCAATTGGCGTGGGGAGACCGTCACTGCAAAGCTACTTAACCAGGTAGCTGATTTCGAACCAAGAAATCAAAAAATCATGCAACTTATTCATGAATATGCGACGGACAAAGATCGATTTATTTTGATTTTGAGTGATCGGATTTCTCAACTGGAATGGTTTGAAAAAACACTCAAGGAAACTCCATATGTCACCGGATATTATATTGGTGGAATGAAACAGGCTCTCTTAGATAAGAACGCCGAAACATGTCAAATCCTCTTAGCTACGTATCAGATGGCATCGGAGGCATTTTCGGTGAAGAAGTTAAATACGGTGATTTTGGCTACTCCTCGTAAAAATGTGCAGCAGTCGACAGGTCGCATTTTTCGTCAACGGATTGAGGAACGAAAAGTTGCTCCGCATATTATTGATATCATTGATTCGCATGAGTGTCATAAGCGTAGATGGTTTATTCGTCAAAAATTCTATAAAGAGTGTGAATATACCTTTCAACATATGGATCGTCCGAAAAAAATCTTACATGTGCAAACAGAAGCAGAGCAAGAAAATGGCTTCTTAATTAAATTGTAAGAGCCCATCTAAAATAAAATTATGATGGAGGAGTAAGAAATGAGTTCACCATCCATCAACTCATTGAATTTGATTTATAATGCGTTATCATATAATAAATCAAAGGACAAAATTGATACCATTCTAGAACCATTACAGGCGATGATTCAAATTGCACTCCTTGGAATCTGTCCGATTGGAACCAAACTTCAGATTCAGGAAAATATATTATCCATTCAACAACCTACCATCATTCAAGGAATTACACGGTGGTATAACTCGGATAAGAAGGATGATCTGTATTTTTTATATTCGGTGATTAAACGATATATTAAGTGGTATAATCCGCTTGTAAATAAGAAAAGTCCTTTATCTTCTGAATTATATCAATTAATTACTGCCATGGCATCTGAGGGGCTTAGCAATCTATTTAAGACATATAGTTCATCCGATTCAAATACGGTCATTCATGTTATCCAAATGTATAAAAATTTATTGGAATCCAATAATGATAAAATTTTAGTAGATGAGTACCTTGTCGATATTGAAAAAAATAAGGTAAATATCGATGAAGTATTTGGAAATATCATCGGTGTATATGATCCTCATATTTTACATATTATTTATTATACATTAAAGCTCATTCAAGACGAGCAAGACAAGGGTAACCAAGAATGTAGCATGGATGGGCTCAATCGCACCTTATTTAAATACAATCGTGCCATTAAGGAATGGATCAAAGTAAATCTTATTTTATAATAGAAATGTCAAACTGCAGTAATTATTTTGGAAAAGTATTTGCACATATAGCGGCAGCATTAGGTATTGCTGCAGGAAGTGCAGAATACATTCATGTACTTGATCGTTTTATCAAAACCAAGGCATCCGTTCTTGCATTTTTTGCCAATCTTACCATTTTACTTGTATTGATGGCAGGTGTATATATGACATCGCCCGGTAGTCCATTTAAATATGTATTCTTTGTTCTATTTGCCTTCTGGATTGGTCAGTGTTTGCAGCCGCTTGTGGAGAAACTGGAAACGAAGAAAAAGATGAAGGATGCTGTGTTGTTGACTATTGGCATTTTTGTAGGTATGATGGCAGTGGGGTTTTATGATGATCAGAATCTACTTGGATTTGGATCCTACTTTTTGGCGGCATTAGTGGGATTAATTATTGCACAAATCGCCCTCTTATTATTTTATTCAAAGGAAGCTTATTCTTGGATTTTCTTCTGTGGTGCAGCGGTATTTGCGCTATTAACGGCATATGATACACAGGTTCTTAAGAAAAATAAGCAATTATGCAATAATAACAATAAACGGGGCATTTCTCCTGATTATCCAAAGGAAAGCATCCACTTTTTCCTTGATTTTGTGGATCTTTTTTCTTATATTGGACATGGTGTCAATCACTAGCCACCATGAATACGAATATCACCCTTTTCTGCAATCTTCCACTCAATGAGTGCATCATGTACATTTTTGCGCTGATCTCCTTGTAGCTGAATAATTTCTCCATATTGAGGATCGGACAGAACATTTCCATTTGTATTGTACATCTTTTTCAAGTAGCGCATGATTTTATGAAGATCAAGATCATTTGCAATTCCGCTGATCAAGGTCAAACATTTTTTTCCATTTCGTTGTTGAATACGAATATGGATGATATCTTGCTGATTTGTAAAGAGATCCATTGTATCTGATGAAAAATAATATATTATTCATCCGATCAAATTTATATAATTCCTAGATGTTTTGCCATATGGAACTATTTGCGAAGATATTATACTTCTCGAAAATTCTTTTTGAAAGTAAGAGGAATTTTTAATAATTAGCGACGTTTTCTCGTATGACGTCTTTTAGTGCGTCCACCAGAAGTATGTATAGGATGCAATCCATATTTTTTACCATCAATCATGACGACAATGTTGTCTAAAAAAGAATCAGGAAGATTAACTTGATTCGTCGGAACAGGTGAATAGACCGTTCCTTGTCGATTAAGTGTTGGCAAATCAATATTATTAGGTGAAAGCATTGTATAGGTTGTCCCCTTTCGAGATAATACTGATTTATTTGGCAAATCAATATTATTAGGTGAAAGCATTGTATAGGTTGATACTTGTCGATTAATCGATTTTGGTCGATTCATTCTATTTACGGTTCTTTTTATTCTTGCGAGATCCTCCAAACTTTACAGGGAGTCCTCCTTTTGTTCCATCAAAATCGGAGCGATTACCAATTTCATTCATGGTTACCTTGGCATAATCTCCTGCGGTAGCAGCCACGGGCATGGCACCACCGTGACGACGTGAATGACGCGAGTGACGTCGTTTTGTCCAATACTTTTTGCGACGAGATCCACCTGTTTTAATGCATGCCTGATTAAATGCCTTTGCATCATAAGGCGTCTGAATGGTAAGACCACCTACTGCACTGGGTGCACGCATAGTCTCAAAATCATTACGATATCCCGCAGTTGGTGCATAGTAGCGCATCGAATCAGCAGCACCAACTGTAACATTCGGAAAGTTCGCTGCAGAGGCGCCTGAGGCACCTGAATAAGGGGCGGGAGACATAGCGGAACCTCCGCGCATTGCGGGGGCAGTCGTTAATGTCTGGATTCCATTCGGATTTGGATTCATTGAGTTGGGAATACCACTTTCGCATGGAATGCGTCCAAAGGGAGCGGGGGAAACACCTACACCGTTAGATGGGTTAAGGGGACCCATTCCTGGAAACATACCATAGCGACCGCCGCGTTGTGGGGCGTGTGGAGGAACACCTGGCGCACTGACTGAGCCACCCATGCCTTTTGGATCAGGAAAATGACCTGGCTTGGGAATAATGACATCGCTTGGATCATAGCTGGCTATACCTGGAATGGTACCTCCACGATGACGGCGTGATTTATTTTTACGACGCTTGCCGCCGCGCATACCGGGCAGACCTACAGATGTTGGGGTAGAAATCCAACCAGGGCGTAATGGTACTCCTGCACAGTCCTTGCCCGTTCCAGTGTATGCGTTGTGTTCTAAATATCCTGCAGCGACCATATCAGGGCCTTCTGACCAGCCACCGCCCCTAGAACGCCTCTTTCGGAGTTTATGTTTTAAGGTACGTCTCATTCTATCTTATATCATCATAAAAATTAATTAGATGTGATAGAAAAACGATGCAGTAGTAATCGGCGAATCCTTAGGTAAAATACGCACAATCTGGTACTTTTTAAAGTCCTCATTCCATGTAACTTCTACAGGAAGCCCATCAATCTTCTCTGCGAATCGGCTTCGAAGTTCCATTGACAATTGTAATGTAGGAATCGATGCTAGTCCAAGACTCGTATGATCTTGAGAGGAAAGAGTATAGGTATCAGGCAACATGGACTTGGTATAGGGTACGCAATAGGCGCACAAGATAGTTGCAATGTCGTTGCTTCGCTTCAAAACAGGTGCAATGTATTCCACTGGTTTGCGATCAGGAACTGTGACGGTATCTTTCCAGTACCATCGCGGTTGTTTCGCATGATCGGACTGAATAATCCAATAAATAGCGGAGTTATAGTGATTGCTCCACTCATGAAGTGGAATGGGTGTAACCACTTGCGGCTTGAATGCAAGAAGGGGTTGATCGGGTGGAAGAGACTGCCAGAAAGAGCTCAGTTTCTTCCATCTTTCCGAAAATACCTGAGTTGACCACAGATCAACACCATGGTCAATGACAATGTCTTCGATTTGAAGAAGAGATTCTCCTGCCAGAATGTTCGCCAGACAGACCGTTGCGCCATTTTGGCAGAAACTAGGAGGAAGAAGCCATCGAAAGGTCATACCCTCTTGACGTTCAGGATACCAGATACAGGGGGCAAATCCCTCCAAAAAAATAAGATAACCAACGGGACGCTTATCAAACTTTGGCCAAAGCCACACTGTTCCTGAACTAAAAGTAGGCTTTGCACGATGAAAGGGCATGTGAATTTCCATTCGGTCTCGAAGAAAAGGAAACTTCTTAAAGAGTGATTCAATAGCCGAGATATGATCATTATCTAGGCGATGGAATCGTGGAACCTTCTTCTTTTCAAATTGTGGAGTTGTGCTGTGAATAGATTGACTCATGTTTGCTATATAATATACGACATAAATTCTTTAGGTAGTTTGTTAAAAAGGCTGATATCCGCTGTTTTTATTGATACATACAATATTACAATACTGATAATGGTCGGTCATGTCTGTAATCAATTCCGTTCCACCCGATGGTGTGATGTACGAGAATTTATGAAATCCAGCAGACTCTAGATACTGAATGACATCGGCTAAATGTACATTATTGTCTAAAAATGTGCCACCATATTCAAATTGAATAATGTTAACCTTTTGGAGCTGTTCTGCAAATCCCTGTAAAACCTGTAATTCAAACCCTTCCGTGTCTATTTTAAGAAAATCAATCATGGTTACATTTTTTTCAAGCATATAATCTTTTCCACATTTGATCGTCAGTAATATCTTATTTTCATCATCGCTTATTTCACAGCTTTGCACTCGATCATAAAATGACTGATAGGTGGGATAATAAAATAGCTCCTTATTTTCATTTCCTAATCCGAAATGATTAAAATGCGCTTGCATATTTTGATTGGGCTGTTGAGATAGATTATCAATAAACTCTTTAACTGGATCAAAATAATGAACTTCACCATCAAACGTAATAAATTCACTATCAGAACGACAACCAACATCAAAAATAACGTAAATCATATTTTTGATATGTATGAAAAATTGTTCTTCTCCATTTGTTTTCGGATTACAATCATTAAACATTATACTGTATTAAATATTTAAAAATAAGTTAAAATGCAGAGAAGCTGTTATCATTGTAGGTATCATTTGCGAAAATACCTGGCATGAATTCACCGCCGCTTTGAATAAATTCCTCTTGGTACTGCTGTGGGTTATCTGATGCATTTTGGTGTTGCTGACTGGCAATGCCCGCCTGTTCAGCGATCATATGCTGATCATTGTGTGGGGGTGGCCGGAAAGAGTTCTCTGGATTGCGTAACTTTTCAGGGATATCTGAACTTTCTTGGTAGGTGTGTTGCGGATCGGTTGGCGTGGGTTCACCGTAGACTCGTACTTCATTTGATGGTTGACTGGGTGGATTGGGACCGGAAGAGGCAACGGTGCGAGGGGGATAAAGGGGAGCTTGACGAAGCTCAATCGAGGCGGGAGCAGGAATGGAAGGAGCAATCGGAGCGTTGAACATTTCAGCAGGCACATCCGCAGAAGGCGGGTCAAATATTTTGTCTCGGATCAAAAAATAAATGACAAATCCGATCAAAATTACACCAAATAAGTGGAAGTAAGAATTCATTTCTCTTTTTGGTCTCGTGAAAATGAAATGTGCATTTCTTCATCACATTTTTAAATAAATGCTTATTTTTAAAATGTATAAGTACTCGGTATATTTTATCCTGAAATACCGTGAAATCGTATTAGACATATATCATTTTCATTTGTATTATTACATTTTCGATGGGATTGCCTGGATGGAGTAGACATCGTTGTGCGTGACACATTTACGTGAATTGCAGCATATTCAGCCTCCAATGCATTTCTTTCAAATACATGATCACATTTACTTCGATAACGCATCCATTCTCCGATTTGTTCAAGTATACCGTTTGAATCCTCTCGAATCAACTGATAGCCAATTGTAATGGTTTCAAATATTTCAGAACCAACCCAGTCATGCGGCATTTTAATTGCCTGATATGCAATCACTTCATTTGATAATTTTATTTGATTTTCATATTGATAACTATACGAATAGGTAGCATGCTCTTCCAAAAACCAATTCGCTCCTGCATAATAGAGAATTGTAGAAGAAGGCAAAGGCGTTGTTGCTTTCCATATAAAAATTGATGGCATGGATTCCTAATAGATTATATAAACAGACTATTTAAGCAATCTTCACTGTGAATCCTTAATGACGACGCTTCAAACTGTTCTACTTTCCACGAAGGGTGAAGTTCGTAAGGCAAATATTGCTCTTACCGCAGAAGGTTTGCTCACTCTTGAAAACATTCAAAAATACTTTAAAAAGAAGGAAATGCCTGAGATGGTATGCGAATATGAGTATGATCAAAAAGTCCTCTTTGTTTTCGGCTATAAGACAGGCAAAAAAGATAAAGAAAACAAAACGGAGCTCCCTGATCCGCATGCAGAAGTCATTCTCTATGGTGATGCTATTGTTGTAGCCTCACTTTCCCATAAATGGGATACACCTGTTCCCTTTATCGTTGATCAGTGGACAGCCCTCTGTCAAGGAGAAGAGGACGAAGAAGAAGAAGACGAAGAGGAAGAGGAAGAGGAAGTAGAGGAGGAAGAGGATGCAAAATCTGTAAAAGACGACTTTGATATCAGTGATACAGAAGAAGATGTTCTCCCTGACAAAGAAGAAGTAGAGGAAGAAGTTGTTCCTGTTGTTAAGAGAAAACGTGCACCTGTTTATTCTAAAGTGGATACCAATGCGCTCAAAGAAGAAATTTCGATTGAATCTACGCCTGAATCAAATCCGATCCGAGCAAAGTATCTTCAGCATCTTTCCTTTCTAGAATCTGAATTTTCGAAGGAGGAGATTCGTTTATTAGAAAAAGCAATCTTTGAATCATCTTTTCAGAGTGCACAAAAGCATTATATTCCACGAAATTGGAAGGCTGCGCCATTTTGCGAAATTTATCAGCAAATTGTTAGATCCGTCTTGAGCAATATTCATCCCCAATCTCCAGTGAAAAACACGCGATTGTTGCTCCGTGTCAAAGAAGGAGAATTTCCTTTGAATGCCATTCCGTTTATGACATCGTATGAAATGTTTCCAGAGCACTGGTTCGCATTGAAGGATAAGTTGCTCCAGCGAGAACAGAAGATTCTGGAAGGAAACAAGAGCCGTGCAACGGATCAGTTCAAGTGTCGTCGTTGTCAGAAGCGTGAGTGTACCTACTACGAGCTTCAGACACGTTCGGCTGATGAGCCGATGACGATCTTCATTACGTGTTTGAATTGCGGCAAGGAGTGGCGCCAAGGTGGTTAGAAATTGCAATACTTTCCTTATTTTTTATCATTTTTTATCCTCTTTCTTCAAATACTCCAAAAAATCGATCTCCATCTTGTCTTGTAAATACGACTGAACTGCAGAGCCGCAATCAAAATACTGATATTCTGCATCAAACAAATTTGGGTTAGGAGTATACATGTAAGAATATTCATGTGGTAACTCTGTTGAATGAGGAGCTTGATGTAGCATTTTATCTGTTAAATATCGATTCTGATGCCGAGCATACCATTGTCCCTCTGTCATTCCATATCCTGGAATATTTAGTTCAATTTGACATCCATTCTGCAATGGTTCAAATTCACAGAGATAGGTACGAATCAAACGATTCTCTACACGACCAATTCCCGCTTCAATCATAGATTGGTAAAAATGATGTCGATAGGTTGGAAAAAGCCATTCTACATTATTAAAACGAGTATGCATATCAAACTGTGAAGGATAGCCTGATAAATAATGGATCTGATTCAAATGAGGAAAAATAGATGGTTTTAGAATATTCGATATACCTTCTCGACTACAATTGATGAGTGTAACGGTAGATGCTTTGGGAAAACAGAGCCGTGGATCAAGCGGCTTTTTACCTAACTGGTACAGGCACAGATTCGTTGTCCGTTTAAAATAAAATAGAAGTGCACTCGACACCATCTTCTTTTTCTACTTATTGTTTCGTCTTTAGATTAATGAGTAAGCTCGATTTTAAGTTGAACACCAAAATGTTTCTGAATCGCAGATTGTTGCGCTTGATTCGGAATCAAACGATTTGCCTCGAGCTCTTTAAATGTATGTTTGGCAAAAGAGCATTTCTGATCAGCTTTCTCTTGATTCAAAGAAAGTTCAATTCTCTTTCGAATAAGAGCTTGAATGGATTCGGGATGAATACGCTTTTTTGGAAGAATCGTATCGTCCATGGCTTCTATCTTTGCAAGACGTGCTCGCTCAGAATCTCGAATAATAGAGGTTGGTTCCTTTGATCGACGCTTTAATGTAACAGTTGTCCAGTCTTGATGTTCCATATTTTATCTATGTATCTTTATTCGTACTAACTTTATGCTCCGATTTGTATTGGTCATTATTTAATATATATAATAAATATAAGAAATGAGTCACGCAGCAGTATGTCCATATGGATGTAGTAATGGGAAAAAATACACTGATTTACAAACACATATACGGCGTTATCATGCGGATCAGGCATGCATCGACTTTCCTAATAATTGCTGTAATTTATGTTCTCCGTCGAATCCTGATAGGTTTTTTTTATCAGAGTCTGCGGTGGCGGAACACAAACGAAGAATGCATCAAGCACGTCCTGGAGCACAACCAAATCCACTCCATATGCTAGCAAATGCGGCAATTGAAAATTCCTCGTCCTCTGCTGCTGCTGCATCTGCAGCAAATGAAGAGACAAATAGCAATAATGAGGTAGGCCTTCATACTCTTACACAGGCTGCTCAGAATGCTGCTAATAAGAATGCTATGAATAATGTAGAAGGAGGATACAGACGTTCTCACAAGAGGGCTCGACGCTCTCACAAGAAGACACGTCGTTTTCACAAAAAATCTAGATCTAGATCTAGACGTAACTAAAAATAATCCAATAAATAAGTAACAGATGCTCGTCTCTGAACTAAAAAATATTCCAGTCTCTTCTTCCATTTTACATGAACAAGAATATCATAATTTATGCAGAATGTTACAACAATTTAAGAGACGAGCATTTACTGAACGTCGACCATCTAGACGCGTTAAAGAAGAAGTAAATCGGTCAATCGCCAATATTCAAAGAGTCCATTTGGAAGTGGCCGCTTAATAATGAATGGTAATCGTTTTTGCTCCAACTCCAGGCGAGCAATATCGCGTACATCTGTCACATGTTTTGGAACGGAAATGAATGGAGCAGATCCCTTACTAATTTGATTGGCACGAAGGCCAATGATTTTAGTACGTTCAAAGTTGGTAAGGAACGGATATGTCCGGTGATTACTGTCCGCCATGGATCCACCTGGCGGAACAACTTGTAATTGGATTTTAGGAATCACCTGTTCTACATAATCAAGAAGGCATTCTGGGTGTTGCTGATAGAGACGCTTTAATTCAGGTTTCGCATCGGAGACGACCTCTTCTTCGTCTAGATCTGCACTATCTTCATAATTCTCATCAAATTCCTGATCTTCATATTCTTCTTGCACATCATCGACATCCATTTCTATCTCTAGATTATCATTTTTTAGGTCATCAAATTTATAAAATTTGACAAATGCGTTTGGCCAATATAAAGCTAAACACCTCTCATTCCATAGAAGATGACTGATACTATCCCCCCTTGTGATGACCTAAAACATTACGAGACATTCGACGAAATGAATCTGAAAGATGAACTCTCGCGTGGAATCTACACCTACGGCTTTGAGCAACCCTCCAAGATTCAACAACTTGCTATTGTTCCCATGAGTAAGCGCAATGATATTCTGGCTCAATCTCAATCAGGTACCGGAAAAACAGGCGCATTTACGATTGGTTCTCTTTCCGTAGTAGACTCTACCATCAAGGCTCCCCAGGTTCTTGTGATCTGTCCAACTCGTGAGCTATCGCAGCAAACGGAACGTGTGGCACAGGCTATCGGATCTTATATGGGACTCAAAGTCCTCTCTGCAACGGGTGGTAATCAGCTTCGTAATGATATTCAGTCATTGAAGGCCGGTGCCCAGTTCATTGTAGGAACTCCTGGTCGTATCTTTGATCTTATCTGCCGTGGGGAGCTGACGGTTGATCAGATGAAGTATGTTATCTTGGATGAGGCTGATCAGATGCTGGAGGATCTCTTTGCGGAGCAGATCAAAGTCATTCTGAATAGCCAGTTTCCTACGACGACTTCGCTTGCCCTATTTAGTGCAACTATGCCGAAAAATGTACTTGAGATTGCGGAGACCTATCTTAACAATCCCGTACGAATCCTTATTCCGCAAGATGAGGTGACACTGGATGGTATCAAACAATACTATGTTCAGCTGGATCGTGAAGATTGGAAGTTGCCCGTTCTGCTTGATTTGTACCAGCAAATTACGGTGAATCAAGCTCTGATCTATGTGAATAAGCGTCAAAAGGCAGAGTGGCTTGCTAAGCAACTCTCTTCGCATGGATTTACACTAGAATTCATTCATGGTGAGATGGATGTGGCGGAGCGAAAGAAGCGCATGGACGATTTCCGTTCAGGCATGACTCGTGTGATTATCAGCACTGATTTGTTGGCACGTGGTATTGATGTGCAACAGGTCTCCCTGGTGATCAACTATGAGATGCCGATTCAGCGTGAAAACTATGTTCATCGCATTGGTCGTTCAGGTCGTTATGGCAAGAAGGGAAATGCCATCAATCTCGTATATGGCGATGAAATGAATATGGTGAAGGAGATTGAGTCACATTATTCCACGATCATTCATGAGCTTCCCGATGATCTTAGTGTTCTCAGTGTATCATCATAAATGCAATTTCAAATTAAAAATAGGAAAACCTACTATTTTTAATTTATATGATTCCCTATCTAGATTCGCGTATATCATGTCGACATGTAGGGCATGTAACATGACTGTTTAACCATGTATCAATGCATGTCTGATGAAAACGATGTGTGCAATGACGAACAATGCGCATCATTTGATCCGGTTCAATGGGATCTTGGCAGATGGCACAATCATCTTCTTGACGTTGAAGAGCGCGAGTGAGAATGGTACCTTGCTCAATTTGTTCTGTGGTAGGTTGATTTGAAATGGGTTGCAGAAATGCCTCAAGTGGATTATTCACACCCATCATGCCACGTAGAATATCGGATACTAAATCATCATTCTGATATATATTACGAAGGGGAGGAAGAGGATAGGTGCCATGGTTAAGACGATACAATTCATTAGATGCTGCTATTGCATCATCCGCAGATAATATTGATATACGTGAATTCGATCGGATAGGAGGATTAGATCGTGCAGGAGCAGCTCTTGCAGCGGGTTGAATAGGTTGTTCATATTCTGCTCGTGCATGCTCATATGGATTACGATTTGCCACTCCAATGATGTAGTTTAATACATCGGGTACAGATTGAAACCGTTGAGGTTGATAGAGTAAATCAGGGAAATGACGGTGCAGGTCATTCAATAACGAAATGGAATAAGGAGCGGTCATTTCTTGATGCTATATTATAATAATTTCGACTTAAGCCCTGATTACCTTCATAACGTATGGATCCTACTCCGTTGGATAAAGACCCTGCCCTGAAAGGGGTAGTCGGCATTCAAAATATGGGAAATACTTGCTACTGTAATTCAACTCTTCAACTTATTCGCGCTTGTTCTGAGTGGGATGCTTTCTGTCTCTCGCAAAATTTTAAAGAGAAACTTGCTCATTTATCTGAAGAGGATGCCAATAAGCGCATTTTACTTGCCTATCAGGATATTCTAAAATCACTCTGGTCAGCCTATCTACCAGCCTATGTACGTCCTCTTGGATTCATTTCAGAGGTTTGTAAAGCAGTAAAAGGAACCGTGTATGAATCATTTGGCATTCCTGTTCCAAATGATAGTCATGAATATTTGGTGTATCTTCTGGATCACTTTCATGAAGCCCTTCGAATCAAAACACCCTATCAAGCGAAAGAGATTACCAATCATATGAATCCTGCGCAAAAAATGGGGATTCTTGCTGAGAATGGATGGAATCGTGCATTCTCGAATCATACAAGTGAGGTAGTTAAACTTTTTTTTGGAATGATTCGTAAGACTATTTATTGTACAAATTGCCAAAATAAGACATATCAATGGGAAGTCTTTAATTCACTTAAAATTCCATGTGAGGGGCAAACCTTTATGGATTGGATTCAGAAGGAAGTAAATGAAACTTCGGAGATCGAAGGATATTCATGTGATAATTGCAAGGGACGTTATACTGCAACAATTTCATCCCATTTATGGAAACTCCCCGACAATTTATTTGTTACTCTGCGACGATTTAACTACAATGGAACAAAAAACATGACCATGTGCCCTTATGATGGTGCTCCGATCTCATTTCAGCGCTTTTATGCAGAAGAATCAGAGGAGGCACAGAGGGGATGTGTGTATGATGTACGAGGTGTATCAGATCATCATGGAACACATATGGGTGGACACTACACAGCACAATTCAAGCATCCAATGACACAGCAATGGTGGCATTTTGATGATGAGCGTGCGCGTCCTCTCGCCAATCCCCAATTTAGTTCTTCCAATTACATTTTCTTTTTTAAGAGGCAATAAGTAGATGGCAGATAATGAGGATAGAAAACTAATTAAGGATATGATATCGTATGTTAATGGTATTATGGAATATCATATACCATTAAATGATGATGACCGTTTTATATCCATTGAGGGATTAAATGTATGGGTAGAAGATGTAATAAATGCATTATTTGATGCAGGAATCGATATATCGGCGGGTGGAGCAGAAGAAGAGGGAGTGCCTGATACAGGAGCAAGACTTCCTTCTACATTTGGAGAGTTAAATGGAGCAATTCTTATGGAAGCATCGGGTGATGGAAATGATTGTTTAATCCACTCTTTTTTAACAACAACCTGTCCTGCTTTTCAAACACTATCCGAAATAGGACGAATTAGTGTAGCACGACATTTTCGAAGAGTTGTTCTCGCAGGTTTATCTCGTTTTCAAAATCTACCCAAATTTGACCCTGAACCTATTTATCAAGTAAATAAGAATGGAAAGCGATATCATGCAGAAGAACTAAAATATAATCCGAAATCAAGAAAATATGAAAAAACAGGTAAATTAGCATATCGAAATGTAAGTGATTATTTAGATAAACCTCTTCCATTAAGTGATGAGTTCGCAAATAGACTCGCAGAACAATTTAATATTGGAATATTACTTGTACAATCTCAAGAGGATTTACCTTTTGCTCAATTACGAAATCCAAGACATTCAAAAAATATGGTAGTCATTCACGGAACTGGTGCACATTTTACACCAGTTCGTCTTCCACGTATGCCAGAACATGGACAACCATATGTCATGCCTACATTATTAGGAGAGCGTGTTCTAAACGATATATCACATGCATTTAGTGCAAACGTTGCTGAATTATGGGAATGTCCTAGATGTCTTAAAAAGAATCCAATAGACGATATGACATGTCAATATTGTGGTACACGGAATCCGGCAGCTCCTGCAAATATTCCAGCTGTATCATCTAAAGCAACGGTATCATCTACACCAGCTGTATCATCTAAAGCAGCGGTATCATCTACACCTACAACATCAAGTGTAACCGTGGCAAAATTAGAGGCAGCACGCAAAAAAGCACAAGAGGCCTTACAGGTACACTCAGGTAAAAATGAATCATCACATGCTATCACATTAAAAAATAAGAAAGCATCATCTGTAAATAATTTTTCAAAATTAGCATTCTTAAACACATATACGAATGCTGAATTAAGTGATTGGGCAACAGCATTAGGCTATAATATACAAGAACTTCGTAAAAAACTTGGTCGTAATAAAACTCAAAAGGCAAATAATAAAGCTAAAATGAGTACACCACTAACAAAAACCCAAAGAGCCGCTGCCGCATTAGCAAGATTACGAGAAATCAGGGCAAAATCTCAGGCATCATCACAAAATAATAAAAGACTTGCTGCAAAAGTTACTGCATCAATGCCTAATATATCAAAATTATCATTAAATAACACTCGTAAAAATAAGACAAATAAAGAAAAAGCGAAAGAATTAGGATTGTCTATTAAAAATTATTATAATCTCATGGCAGCACAACTTATGTATAATACAAAAAAATAAGTATGCTCCTTGATTACAAATACATTCCATGTGGGACTGGATCCATATCTTCTTTCTTCTTAATAAAGAGACCCACATGATCTCTTTTCACAACGAATGGAAGAGCAAAATCTTTGATATAAAATGGTAGACTGGGAGAATTGTACATCCGCAGCATATTGATTTTCTGGGTAATTTGTTCGATGCTTCGTTTTAGTTCACGCACACCTTTTTCTTCCTTTGCATAGTCTTCAATGATCTTCGCCAGAATCTCATTGGAAACGGTAACCTTATCTACCAAGTTTACTTGTCGTAACGCTTCAGGTAGCAAGTATTGTTCTGCAATGACTGTTTTTTGTTTCATATCGTAGCCTTTGAGCTGAATGGTCATCATACGATCCAAAAGGACTTTATCGATTTTATTAATATCATTGGCACTGAATACAAACATGACTCGGCTCAGATCAATGGGAACGCCTGCCAGATATTTATCCTCAAAATCCCCATTCTGTACAGGATCTGTCAAGTGAATCAAGAGATTCATGACTTCTTCGCCCTTCGGTGTCTGTGAGATCTTATCCACTTCATCAAACATGAGAACTGTGCTCATGGACTTTGATGCAATCAAGGAATTTACAATCTTGCCACAATGAGATGATTCATAGACAAGTTGATGACCCGTGTAAGTACTCGCATCTGAATCTCCGCCAAGTGAGATGAACTGAAACGGCCAGCCGAGTGCCTTCGCAATTCCGTTCTTAATCAAGGATGTTTTACCTACACCAGGGGGTCCCGTGAGAAGGAGACAGAGTCCACGACTCTGTGGATTGGCGATCTTGCTGCAGATAAATTGCATCACTTGGAGTTTGGATTCCTCCTGACCATATACCGCCTCATCAAGACATCGCTTTGCATTTGTCATAAACTCGCCGCACTTCTCAGCACCATCTTCTAGCCGAACAGGAATGTCCTTGTATACGCCAAATGGAACACTGACTACCTTATCTAGCCATGCACGCAGTTTGAAGTATTCATTGCTAGAGGTTTCCAGGGTTTGAAGACTATTGTATTTTGCCAGAATGTTGGCCTGTACTTCTTTGGGGAGCTTCATGGTAAGAATGTTGATCATGAGATTAAATCCATTTGTATTTGCAGGTGGACGATTTTCCAATGCTTCTACCAACTCCGATTGTTTCTCTTCAGTAAGTGCTTTAAATTGATCGATTTGCATATCAATTGAATTTTCTTCAACTGGTTTGGTAAGAAGGGTGACAAACTTTTGAACCATTTCAGGTTCTTGTTTCATATTGTATTTTTTGGGAGCCATTGTATCATTCTCTTCTGCATCGAGGGTCAAAAGATATTTACAGAATTCTTGTTCGGCTACTCTCATTTCATCATCTTCTGAATCACTTTCGAGATCAATTTCTTCATCATCATCCGTTTCTTCATCTGTCATTTCCTCTTCCAAGGGAGATGATGTTCTTTCAATTGGCTCGATTGGCTCTTCTGATTTACGTTTGGAGAGACGAGTCACCACTGGATAGTGGATGGTATTCTTTGGTGATTCTTCTTTTTCTTTTTTCAATATTTTATCAATTCTTTTGTTTGCAATAATGGCAGCTTTGCGCATAGGAGGATCTCGAATCATCATTTCCTCTTCTGAACTATAATCGATCAAACCTCGTAGATTTCCATGACTGTCAACACTGCTATCACTTTCGCTACCATCGTCATCTTGATTACCCCGTGAATAAGTAGATGGTTTTGTTAAAGGTTTCTTGTCTTTTTTTGGCATTCTATTTAGGGGACTGCTTTTTGTCATTCTGAAAGGACAGTTCGTGTTATTTCAGTATGGCATATAATCTATTCAATTTTTAACGTCGAAACAAACGGCGAATGGTTCGAGAAGCTACTTTATCTAGATAAAAGGGCACCTTCATGATTCGACGACGGCTCTGATTCAATAAAAATCGCCCGCGTTTCGTAGTACGCGTGCGTAGTTTTTTTGCAGCATTTATCGTTTTGGGGATCCACACCGTATCTTTTCTCTTACGAGTTTTGCGTGTCATTTGATTGATCTATTTTTACTTATATTATTATATTAAAACTGCTGAATACTTTCATAAATATCTAGGAAGGTAAAGCGTGCCTTGTTGCTTAGGCCAACAAATTCAGGAGTACTTACGCTAAGGGGCTTGATACGATTTGCTACTTCGTTCTTGAGAATGGATCGAATATTCTTAATTGGCTCATGGATTGTCTCTTCGGCATCGGCTGTCTCGGCACGAATGGCCTTCATGATCTTCATGAAGCAATCTGCAAACTCCTCATTGAGTTTGATGGATTCTTTGTTGCAAAGATTCAATTCAATTTGGCGAATGATCTTACAAATGATCTTCATAAAAGTCTCTTGATCGATCACATTATGCTTGATCAGTTCCGCCAAGAATTGTGAATAGCCGCGGCGATACTTCTTCTCTACATTGCGCTTGCAGAGTTCATTGTAGGTTTCCACTCCTGATTCTGATACCTCTTCAAAGATCTCCATGTACTGGGAATACAGATTCGCCATTTCAGTTAAGAGAACGGGGTACTGTGTGCTGAGCTCACTTAGCAATCTGGCATACAAGGGGCAGAAGACCTCCTCACTTGCTGCTTTTTCAAAGACAAGCTTCATAAAGCATTTGATCATATCCGTCTGACCACTGTCAATGATATGAGTAATGAACTCTTTGATTTCATTGTAGTTTGGTGCACTGAATTTATTGAGCTTGCCGAGAAGAATCGTATTGAGAATGGTATCCTCCACCTTTTCAGATGATTTTTTGAATTTGCTAACATATTTTTGGTGGGGTGCACGGAAACCATCCGAGTGATCATGCCATGCAGACTTTTGAAAGGTAGGTTGATTGCTTGCATGATTTGGCTCTTGCACTACATGATTGCGTTGACGATTTGCAAAAGGCTGATGATTCGATTGGTGATTCGATTGGTGATTCTGATTCGATTGGTGATTCGATTGGTGATTCTGATTAGATGGATGATTCGGTGGATGATCACGATTTGCCGTACGAGGCCGCGATGCACCATTTGCAGCACGTCCCGAATGTGATCCACGCCACTCTACTGGTTTCCATCCTTGCTGATATGTTTCACTATGAATGCAATGATGAATCGTTTCAATGGATTTCAGAATCGCGGAAGGAACTTTTGGGTCCCGGATGTTCTTCCGCAGAGATTGCACGAGGAGTATCTCTTGAAGAATGGAACCCATGGTAGTTATAGCGAAGAAATGTTTAAGTCTTGGATTGGTTATTTATCATCTCACGATTTTTGATTTCAATTTTAAATGTGTTTCAAGTCCATTTACAAATCACGAACAAGACATAAGAGATGAGTTCCGTAGACGCCATCATTGAGGTGGATACATTATCCAAATGGTTAGATCTACAAACAACCACTTCAAAAACCTACCTCGGAAAACAACTTCACGAGTGGTCAGATGATATACAGCATCTCCATTATTTAAGTACAAAATTTAAAAAGTTCAAAGAAGCTTTTCAAAAAGATCCAAAATTTTATGTAGAATGTCATGAGTTGTTGGGGGAAATTGCAAAGGTGGAAGAAAAACTTCAAAAGCTCATGGATCAGGATTCAAAATTAGAACAAGAATCATACAATGAAATTCTATTTTTCAAAACCTATCTTCAGCCCCTTAATTTTGTACCTTTTCTATTATCTCTATGGTCTATTATTCGTGTCTATGTCCTACCTGGCCTATCTCTTATGCTTCCTATTCTAACCTTGATTGCGCCATATTTTATTTTGACATTTGTCTTCAAAATTCCTATTACCTTTCATAATTACATGGGAATGTTACAAGCGATGGTATCAGGTAACCTTCAATCGATTCGTAATCCGAGTGCAATTACACCATCTGCATCCATCGGTTCTTTTTTAAAACAATTTGGGCTTGTACTCATGACATTTGTTCAGGGTATCATTCAACCCTACTGGACACATAAACATTTGAAATCAATTGATACCATTATTCTTGATCATGGTATTCTTGTTATTCGGTTTCGAGATTTATATCAATCACTAGAGAAAGCATTATCAAAACGAGGATTCACTTTCTTTCGTTGCCCCTTGCCTGTTATTCAGGGAGAGCGTGATGCTACTGCACGTGTTATTCTTGAATCAAACTATTTCAAAATGGCGCTCAAATACGTAGGATCTCTGGAGGTTATCATGGCATTAGCGAATCAGCCTGACGTACATCCTGTTCAATGGATCTCTTCCAATCAACCAGTCTTTTGCGCCAAGAATGCATTTGACTATCAAGTACCCGCTTTGCAACGTAAGACAATTTCTGCGGAATTTAAGAAAGAACGCCATGCTCTTCTCACTGGTCCAAATAAAGGAGGAAAGTCAACCGTCTTACGTGCTCTATCTGTTAGTGCACTTCTAGCACATACCTATGGCTGTTCTCTGGGTCATCTAACTGCAACACCATTTCATACCATTTATGTTTGCTTGAAACCCGATGATCTGCCCGGATCCAAATCACGATTTGAACGAGAAATTGAGTTTACCGCACATACTCTTCAATCTGACAAGCCCATTCTCGTGTTTATTGATGAGCTCTATCATTCTACTAACCCTCCCGATGCACTACGAAGTTGCGAGATCTATTGCGAACAGTTGTGGAAGAAAGAGAATGTCATCAGTGTTATTAGTACCCATATTTTTGAGTGGGTGGAGCGTGCACCAGCGTCCATTCAACGCATTTGTTGCCCTGCGAAGCAAAAGGAGAAAGGAGAGATTGAGTTTTTATATACACTTGAAACGGGTGTTTGTAAGGTAAGCAGCGTAGATACACTTCTGAAAAAGAATGGACTACTAAGTGATTGACGCGCCAGATTTCAAATCGAAAATCTCTCCATCACGGCAGAATGCTAAGTGATACGCTTACGATTGGATTAGTTCTGCTCCTTCTATTTGGATCGATCGTTCTTTATCTTTACACATGTATTCAGCAATCGGAACAGAAAATCAGTCTATTGGAGTCCATTTTGCTTGATCTGAAAATGAGCGGGGAAATGAAAGCCTATACGGAACTACCGGCAGACAGTCACGAGATAGTGATTGAGAAAGAGGCAGAGAAAGAGGATGCCTATGTTCCCTTTCATGATGAGATTGAGGAGGATCCTATTGTTGGATCCGTGGAAGATGTAAGTGAATACAAGACGATTGTATCCGATGCGATTGAGGGCGTGGAGGACATCACGGATCTAACAAATGATTTATCTGCTGAGCCGTCTGCTGAGCCAAATTATGAGGGGATGACCCTAAAGGAGCTCCAGGCGCTCGCAAAGAGCCGTGGAATTATGGGTGTTACCAAGAAGTCACCTCTCATTGAAGCACTAAAGACATCGGATCGCTCGGTAAAACCCGGTTCATCGGGCGCGGGATCGAATTCTTTTTTGGAAACCAGTGCCTCCGTTAGCGATGAATCTCTCTGATAAAACCATGAATAAGGATAGATGGCACAACTGGATCAACCTGGATTTACAAAAGATACTCGACCTAATTTATTCACAACTCCTTCATTTGGTACAGAGTATCGTGCAGCACGTCATGCAACTGTACCACCAATTAAAGATGTCTATCCAGCCCGCGACAATCGATACCCTGCCTACGCCGCCCCGCTTGAGGATGGTCGTTTGGTAACGGATTATCGCCCACAATGCACCAAAAATATTAGAACGGGTCAGCAATTTCATACAAAACTATGGATGATTCGTCATGGAGAGGATATGATGGAAGAGTCTCGACAACGTCAGGTGGAATGGTCTGGTGCTTCGCTTCCGATGGCCAACACGGTTCCTCCTCCAGCAGCAATCGTTCATTCTACTCCCTTTGATTCGGAGATTGCTGCAACAGGATTGCACATGGGAATTGGAGTGGAACGTGCCGATGCTGCTGCACCACCTCTCTTTGGAACATTTGCATATGAACCCACCATTGCCGAAATGCAAATGAATCGCAAAAACATTTCGATGACGACGCGTCAAGAAGGTGGACGTAATTCAAAGCGGGGTGTATTTTAAAACTTAAAGGCCAGATGAGAATAAAGGTTGTAGGACCTGTAGCTCAGATTTGGTAGTAGCATCGGTCTTATGAGCCGAGGGTCGCGAGTTCAATCCTCGCCAGGTCCATATTCCAATTCATGTCATTGACTTGGAATTATAACAATAATAACAATGCAACAGTGGTTCCAATACTTGCCATCACTCCTACTGCATAGTACATATAGGATGAATATGTGCGACCCTCTTTAATCATAGGGGCAGCTTGAACTACCTCTTTTTTAGAAGCCGCGATTATATCTTCGATGGAATCGAGTGACTGATCCAGTACAATGTCATGAAAGGTATCCATAGTATCCTTTAATAACCTTGTTTGTTCTTCAATGTCTTGTAGTCGGGGATCCATATTCTATTTTACTTTTTTAAAATAAAACCATCATTGTATTTTTCACCATAATCAATTAATAATTCTTCACCTGGTTTAATCTCGCGTGTGGATACATATAGCACTCGTGGCAAACGATCCAAATAGCAGGTTCGTGCAATTAAATTGGGTTCTTTCGCAATATTGATATGGCTGTTCACATATTTTAATTCATTGCTGTTATGTTTTCCATCAATATAGATATCATCTGTTAAGAAAAACTTATAGGGATTGCCAGAGGGGCAGGGCATATCATCACTTTTGATAATTCCCGTATATTCTCCAATGATATCATATTTACGAAACGATGTTGTAGCAAATACTCCTTTTTCACCGGCTAGTAAATGCGACGGTGGCAATGTACGAACTTCAATTCCTTGAATAGAGTCTTTTTCATATTTTGATCGATTCGTAATATACATCCAATCATTACTATGAAGATAGGGCTTCTTTTTATGGAAAATAAAGTAATAGCCTACAATGATGATAATAACTACCGCGATACTCCATACGATTTCATTCATTTTCTATCTACTACCACAAAGAAGAGTATGAACCGGAATTTAATGAAGAGAATAGTTATAAAAGTGTTTGCGTTTGATATTCGAATTTAATTTCTAATCCGATAACCTGCGTGGCTTCTCAATTTATTTTTGTTTACGATGTGTGCGTCGTGCATTTCGTTTGTGTCGTCGTATGCTTCGTGCGCGTTTTCCACCTTTTTTTCTTAATATAAATTTTTCAGCCTCGTCGATTGAATTAGATACATTTGTTAATATGGGGAGAATCTTATTTTTTGTAATTGAGTTGGAATGTGTAATTTTATTAATTGCATTTTTTGACTTATTTAATTGGTAAATAATATTGTGTTCGCCAGGTAGATTAGAGGATGGAAGACGTGAAATAGGAATGGGCGGTTGTACAATGGGTGGTTGTACAATGGGTGGTTCTACAATGGGTGGTTTAGGTAGAGGTTGAGGTTGAGGTTGAGGTTGAGATTGACGAGAAATAGCAAATGCTTTTCTAACAGAATTCCCCGCTGCATCAAATATTTTTTGAGCAATCATTTTTTCAGCAATTTTTGCATTAGTCAATAAATTGCGAAGTTCATTATCAGGCATGTCCTTCTCGTTCATCGCTTCATATTTTTTAATTGCTTTTTTTATTAAGTTCTTTGCCATACCATACTCCTCTTCGTCATATGCATTCACTGCCCAATCATGCAGATCAAGCGGGTTATTCGATTCGTTCGGAGAATGTAGTTCCATCTATTTCTTCTATCGAATTTAAACCCAGTAGGGATATCTAGAGTAGATGAAAGTGCTCGCCTTTGACATTGGAATTAAAAATCTTGCCTTCTGCATTTTAGAAAATGTAAATGTGCTAGCTCTGGAAAATGTGAATTTGCTGGAACCCGTGGAATCCATTTTGTGTTCAAAATGTAAACTCAAGGCGTCATTTCGAGCCGGGTCAGAAATTGTTTGCAAACGACATGTTCCCAAAACGCACACATTTTTGCCCCAACTTTCTGGAAAAAAACTTCCTTCGAACAAGGTGCTCAAGGATCTAGTGAAAGAGCATGAATGTGAACAACTGGGATGGACAAATGAAAAATGTGTGGAATCGCTTTCTAAAAAATTCGCATTTTCGATTCAGCAGCCGAAGCAGACCAACGCATCCCATGTCTCTCTGGAAATTCTTCACGATGCGCTTCGCTTATTTTCCGAAAATGCATGGAGCTTATTTTCTGGATGCACCCATGTCCTTCTCGAAAATCAACCCGCATTTAAAAATCCACACATGAAATCCGTACAGGTTCTCTTATTTGCCACGCTGCGAGAAGAATTCTTGAAACATGGTCAAACCCCTTCTTATCATTTCGTGCATGCCAAGAAGAAAGTACAGGATGCACCTGCAGGCGATGCAGGATACGCCGAGCGTAAAAATAAGTCAGAGGATCGCGTCAAACAATTATTTGATTCGGGCTCGGTGGTTAACGCGGATCTGTATGAAAAATGGAAGAAAGCGACCAAAAAATCCGATATGGCAGATGCGCTCTGCATGGCCTTCGATCGAATTTCAGATGCCTAATCAACATGGATAGCAATGAGATCGTTCTCGTTATCTTTCTTATGATTGGAATTCTAATTGTATTTGGAATAGCAATTCGAGCAGCATACAATTCAAATAATTGATTTCTTATGAATAAGCAAGATGGATCTTCCTAATCTATGTTCCTTATCCCTTCTATTAGTGTATATTCTACCATTTCTATTATATATTATTAATCATCGATGGATTCATTTGATTGCTCTGGCAGGAGCAGTAGGTACAGCCTCTCTTTCCGAGTTCATTAAGTATACATTGATCAAAGAAGCAAGTCCTCGTCCCAAAGGGGCTTCCAATTGTAACCTATGGTGCAATGATGGCAAACAAGAGGGAAATCCTGGTATGCCATCCGGTCATTCTTCTACGGTTACCTTCTTCTCAGCGTTTTACTATCAACAGACAACTAATCCATGGATTCGTGCAGCTCTTGTTTTCTATGCGCTCATTGTGATGTGGTCGCGATATGAGAAGAAATGTCATTCTGTAAACCAAATTGTGTCAGGATCCATTTTGGGATTATTGACGAGTTGGTTACTCGTGCGTATGATGTAGTGCTTAAAAAACCAGCGAGGAAGAAAGACATATGAACGGTGTATCTATCTCCGATATGCAGAATTTTGTAGAAAATATGGATGATATGAAATTGAGCTCAGGTATTGGAAATGTAATTGAATTGGGTGATGAGGATCTGGGAGACAATTTTGGCGCGGATCTCTTGTCCAATAGTCGTGTATCTGCTCGTCCGGCATCTAGTGGGTTTTCCTCTCAAAGTGTGCCTGCATTTGAGAAAATTGATGATATTGGAATTGGTAAACTGGAGCCGCTTGAATCCATCTCCTTCGATATTCCAATGAATAGCAACAACCCCGTACCCGAAGTGATTGTAAATCGCGATTCTTCTTCGATCTTTTCGAATGATCAGTCGGCATCAGGACCCTCTATTAATCTGGCGGGTGCGAATCGTCTCAACCCTGACGATGAGAAAAAGAAGAAGAGTGATTTGATCAACAAACTGAATCGTTTGGAGTCAAAGGGCTATACTCTAACCAAGCGATTTACGATGGATAATAACCTTGATGAAATCCAACAAGAACATGATCGCTTGCTTGATGCAAAGAATCTGGAGGCATCTCTTCGCTTTCAGCGTCAATGCCTTATGGGTGTAGCAACGGGTGCCGAGTTCCTGAACAGCAAGTTTAATCCCTTTGACTGGGAGCTTGATGGTTGGTCAGAGTCTGTACATGAGAATATTGAAGATTTTGATGAGGTCTTTGAAGAACTTTATGATAAGTACAAGGGACGTGGCAGTATGCCACCTGAGGCAAAATTGCTCATGTCTTTGGTGGGCAGCGGTTTCATGTTCCACATGAGCAATTCCTTCTTCCGCTCAAAGATGAGCAATATGGATCCGAGCGATATCTTTCGGAATAACCCACAACTTGCCAAGCAATTTGCAGCAGCGGCCGCTCAGCAGGCGGGACCTGGTTTTGGTAACTTTATGGGAGCGGCAATGGGTGTACAGGGTATGCCGCAACAACAGCAGTATCAGCAGGGTCCACCCATTGCATCTCCGCCTCAGATGCCAATGAACGGTACCTCCACCTTTTACCAACCATCCAACATTCCCATTCAGACTCCTCAGAACATGGCAGTGGCTCCTACATCATCCATGCCTCGCCGAGAAATGTCGGGTCCAAAGGGAATCGATGACATCCTAAAGACCTTCCAAGAAGTCCGTTCCGCAGAACTTGATCCTCTCCCACCCATGTTTCCATCTGGATCAGCCACTGCATACAATAATCAGCCAGCTGTACAGGCCATCTCCGAAATCTCTAGCATTCACTCAGGTGACATTTCCGATGCGGATAGTGTTCGTACAGGTACCACTAGCCAACGTCGCGGTGGTCGCAGAAAGCCAGTTGCACCGGTTGGAAATACGATGACCCTCAATTTGTAAATTAATGTAGTACTTATTCTAAGTAAGTGATTAATTTTTTAGAACCTGTAAATTGGCTGCATAAATATCAGTGTGAAGAACATCATCCTCTTCATCTGCATCATGTACCGCACCGGTTGCACGAATTCCCTTTGAAAGAGCAGCTTGCTCGGGTGTTTTCTTTACACCCTTCGCTGACTCTTCTGCCACAGCATATTTCTGCGCTTTAGAGCTGAGACGCAGAAGAATCTCTTTTTCCTCAGGAGTCATGCCTTCACCAGGCTTGGGACTATCACTGCAAGTGGATCCATTGGCACCCAATTGACCAAAAATGCAGAGAGCAGAATTCTCGTTGAAGAGATATCCCAAAAATAGGACAACTGTAACAGTTGTCCAGAAGGCCACCCATAAATTACGAGTGGCAACAAAAAGAACGGTGAAGATCAAAATGCGCCGAACCCATGGATGTTGGAAAAAGAGCTCTTGTTTCTTGGTAACTTCCATGGAAATAAAGCGACCACCCAAGTTAAGAATTAACATCATGACACCAATAAAATAGGGATTATTATTGAAGATTTGAAGGAATCCATCCATGGGACTTATTGCCACCATCGATGCCATTGAAGACTGACCAGCTAATGCAGCCGGAAGACTCATCCTGTTATCTTATCCTATAAAATGTAATACATAAATTATAGATTAGCAATCGGTGTAATGAGAGTATTCATGTCACTCAAATAAAAGAATACAGCAAATGCAACTAATAATCCAACTCTCGGGCACCACATGGCAGAAGAAAGAACGAGAAGAACAAGCAAAATACGCCACCAAGGATAAATGTATAAGCTAGTTAGCTTCTCGCTATATTCTTGTTCAAATAAGGAGCTGTACGAAATAATCAAAAAAGCAACAAACATAATGGCAATGAATCGGAAGACCCCATCCGCCGTACTATCTACGGATAACCAAGAAGGCCACATCTCTATTCATGATCAGAGGTTATCATTAATCGGTTATATACCTTAATCGGTTATAGCATTCGTAGTCACGCGATCCGTAGCAATTTTACTGGTTCGTTCTCCTAGCACTTTTTCTACAAACCAGCGTTTTCCAACTGCCTTCTTTTCTGATACACTGCCGCCTCCATCAAAGCCCTCTGTCATGGAAGAACGAGGAGCACCAAAGAGTAATAATAAAAAGGCCATAGCGGTCAAGAGACCGTAGACCCAGCCCATCATTTCAATAACTCCGTATACCAAACCAATTCCAAAAATGCGACCCAGAATAGAATCAGCAAAGCTACGATACTCCATGGAAACCGCTGGCGCATAGACAATTAGTAAAATAACAACGAATGCATAAATGAGTTTAGATGGAGAATCCATATTTGCCAAAAGTGTTTGCAACGAATACACAACACCCCCTTGTTGTTGATACGGTGCTTGTGGTTGTGCCATCCTGATTAAACCATTGATTTGTTTATTAATTCATGTACTTCATTCTATCATGTTATAATCGGACTCAATAAGAATGATTGCTTTTGGTAGTAGGGGCAATGAACTATTGTGCTTTAGATGACGCCTTTCAGGCCATCGGCGGAGCGCCGTCTCCGGGATGTGCCACCGATTATGCCACAAAAGCGGCAAGAAAGGAGGAACGTAAAAAGGCAAAACGCTGCAAAGGACCTCCTGCTGCCTATTTGGATCTGGAAGACAAGGATCCGGATCGTCAAACATGGAACAAATATCCCGACGTACCTGCCATGAATCCGGCTACTGGATTAAGAGAACATGAACCCGTAACTGCCCCACAAGGCGATTCAGAAGCGTTTATGGATTCTTCTATGAATTCTGCCATGTCCGTTCAAGCATCCCATACCGATACTCAAAAACCGTCTTCGCGAAAAAAATATTTTGGTGCATCCCCTGATGATGACATCTTTTCCGACTATGTCCCTGAACAAGAACACTATCAACTCACGCCTGATTTTCGAACTGCTTTTGAACATGCTGGTGTGGCTCGTGCAGGATCGGCAGAAACCTTGCCGAATCCGTCAGTTAATATGTACTGGAAACCTCGTACGGTAGCGGGTGCACAGACTTCCTTTATTGATCAATTGCCGCCTCCTGGTGGTAAATACTACAAGGCACCTCGGGGAGAGATCTCCATGGAAGAAGTGATGAAAAAGATGGATAAGATTTTTGCCCGTCTGGATGACATGAATTCAACTACCTCTCCAGAGCAAGCCACTTCAGAACTTCTCATGTTTATTTCGAGTGGTATTTTCGTTCTCTTCTTTATGGATTTGCTGGTAAAGAAAGGCAGTACCATGAGATTTTAACGGAGAATAAGATAGAATGCATATGTCACGTAAAAAGCGTAATCGTAAACGTAACACACTTCGTACACATAAGGGAATGGTTTTTAGCAATATTTATGGATGGCGTAAGATCAAGAATCTGAAAACACGCAAACACTAATTCAATACAGTCTTTTGTAAAGACGCCGTTGAATTACTTCTTCTTATGAGTTACTCGTCTCTTATGCGATCCGCCTTTGTGCGTACGAAGTATTGCATTACGTATTGCTTTCCTTTTTCTTGCAGCCTCAAGTTCTTTCTCTTTTCTTGCAGCCTCACTATCTTGTTGAACCTTTCTATTAATCTCCGCAGCACGTTGACGTACTTGCGTAGTTGGCTTCTCTGCCTTAGCACGTAATTTCTCTGCATTAGCACGTAATTTATCTGCTTCTGCCTCTCCAAGATTAAATGCATTTTCTAATCTTTTTGCATTTTCTAATCTTTTCGCTTTTGCCTTTTCCTCTTTTACTGCATTTGCTTTTGCCTTTTCCTCCTCTTTCTCTGCCTGTTCAATCTTATTACGATATGCTTTTGATGCTGCCCTCTCTCTGTTATTATACTCCTGCTTTCGTGTCCTATTAAGACGAACTACTTCTTGTGGAGGTGTGGCAGCATTATTTCGTGATTTCTTTTTTGATTGGCTGCGTAACCATGTATTACGATTTTTGTTAGAAAGACCCGCTGGTGGTTCTTCATTTTGTGCGGAGGGCTTCTCAGTGACAAGATTCGATGATATAAGAGGTGCAGCATCACTGGGAACTTCTTTTTGAGCCAATCTGCGTTGTTTCTTTGCCTCTTTTCGCTGTGCAACAAATGCCTCTCGCTCAAGACGCTGCTTCTCTGCTTCCTCTTTTTCTTGTTGGATCTTTTCATTATTCGCCTGCTTTTTTGTTTGTTGTCGAGATTGATTGCGCAATGCCTTTTGCTGCAATCTGCTTTCCTCATTCGCTAGGTTTTCTTTTTCTAACTGGTTTAATTGCAGGCGTTCCTTATTTTTCTTAGAACGTTTTTGTGTTGTACGCAATGCATTTCGTGCAGAACGAGGAGCCATTGATATAATAGAAGGCCTCGAAGGTTCAGGCTTCAACACAGCGGCCTCATTCTCAGCCTCTTGTGCTTGTTTCTCAGCCTCTTGTGCTTGTTTCTCGGCCTCTTGTGCTTGTTTCTCGGCCTCTTGTGCTCGCTCTTCAGCCTCTTTTGCAGCTTTTTGATTGGCTGCATTTTGATTTGCTCTTGCCTTTGCCTCTGCGGCTTCTGCTGCTTTGCGCGCCTCTTCTGCAACACGCTGTGCCTCTTCCGCTTCTGCTCTTACTCGTTCGGCTTCTGCTTGTTTTTTGTCTTCTACACGTAACTCTTCATTTCGTTGCTTACGTGATTGCTCACGAGCATTGTTGCGAAGCCATTTTTGTGCATTTTTGTTTTTTGCAGTTTGAGCTTCTAAGTTCTTTAGACGTTGTTCCGTTTCCATAATTTGAAGTGCCTGTTTTGCTTTGGACTTCTTCTTCTTCTCTGCCGCTGCTACTCGTCGTGCTTCTGCTTTTACTGCAGCAGCTTCTGCCACTACACGTGCCTCTTCTGCTTCTGCAGCACGTTCTTTAGCTTCCTCTGCAGCTTTTTGATTGGCTGCATTTTGATTTGCCTTAGCCTTTGCTGCCGCTGCATCAGCATTTTCTTTTGCCTTCTGTGCTACACGAGCCGCTTCATTTGCATTTTCTCTTGCTTGGGCAGCCTCTGTATTGGCACGTGTAAAGAAATCTGCCATACCGTTTACATTATTTGTGCTCGGTGGATTGCTCTTATTTTGTTTAGATAATCTGGATGTACCGTTCGATGCTGCATTTTGATCAGCTTGCATTTGGAGAACTTCATCGGCTGCCTTGAGTACTTCATCCTCCTCAGCATCTTCTGCAACCTGCTCAGCAACACGTGCATTATTCTGTGCTGATAGCGCCTTAAAAGCATTATTCTTCTTTTTTGCTTTTTCCAAATTATGTGCAGCCTTTTCTTGAGCATTACGTGCCTGATCTAATGCCAGCTGAGTTGCTTTATTCTTATTTTCCTTTGCCTTGTCTTCAGCCTCTTGTACAACACGTTGCGCCTCTTCTAGTTTTTTCTTAGCATTCTCTTCCGCGGCCTTATTTACTTCGACTTGTTTATTACGTTGTGCTGCGGACTCGTTTAGTAATGGGGATTCTACAAGTGATGTACTGGGTACATCTGCCTCTTCAGCCGGCTTTTCCTCTACTAGTTCGATATTCTCTAGATGTATACTGGATGGAAAAGAAGATGTAGACTGTCTATCTACTAGGTTATTTTGACTAACAGAAGGTGTGATTGATTTGACAGTATGAGATGCAGAGGACTCTTCTTCCACATTTGCATTCTGATTTATGATATGAATCGGATCAGTTACCACTTCCTCAATCATTTGTTGAATCGCTTTGATCAGTGTTAGATATGCAATACGCTCTTTTTCTGAAAATTGGGATGACTCTTTTTTAAATGTATCAAGAAATGAGTCCATTTGTCTAGTTATAATTTTATACTTGGTAAGTTTATCTTCTCCACGACGTTTGTTATTGCCACGATTTGAAGTTTGATTGCTAATTTGTGCTTTCTCTAACATCTCATCCACCAAATAGGAAACCACATTCTTACCAAAATCCTTAAATAGAGATGGCGATTCAGAATTCTTCAGAAGAGATTGGTAGAATACCTCCATCAATTTATAGAAGGAAACCATTGCTGCATTCATTGCATTATTATCATATAAAGTAGAGTCTATTACCTCTATCACCCTATTCTGATATGCTCTGTCCAACAACTTCAGAAATGCGATTCGTTCCTTGGGAACCTCATGAAATAGCTTTGAATCCTTATCTGCTCCATCGGGGGGGACAAATAACTGTATGACCTTTTTAGATACTTTTGCAGCGACTGGTGCAGCGACTGGTACAGCATCAGATGCTGCGACTGGCGCAGCGACTGGTGCAACCTCTACCGCAGTCGATATTGCATTTTCTGCCTTTTCTATTAAGGCTTTCACTTCAGATGATGGATCATTGCTAACCACCATTTGTGGATCTTCGTCTATCAGATCTGCAACCTTCTCAATCTCTATTTCTGCAATTTCAATTGGCAATTTTACCTCTGGTGAAAGTGGTGGTAAGGACGGCTTTATAATGCGCAATACTTCATAGGCTGCTTCTATCATTGCATGATCTACTTCTGCATCATATCGTTCAATATAGGACATTTCAAATGCTTTATAGAGATCATTATTATTACGATCTGCGTAGATAGAAAGTATTTTTGCTTTCTTTTGAAACGTTGCAAGTATTGTTGGATAGTACCATTCTTGTACTTTTTTATCATATTTTTCCATAATCTTTAAAATTTTGTCTGAACTGATTAACAGACCAACTCCACTTGATTTTGCAATAGCTTCTGTATTCTTTGCCAAAGCTATTTTGTGTTCCTCTTTAATAACACGAATACGATCATCTAGCCATACTTTGATAGCCGGCATAATAATATTTCGATCAATATTCTCAGGGGTCTCTTTCAATTCATCCTGTAATGCTTTGAGCGCCTGATCATAGGCAGTTTGCACATCTTCAAGTTTGAGTTCAGGATTTGGTTTACCCCTTGTTTTAGGTTTCATCTTAAGCTTCATCTTCTTTCTTTCTTGTTCTAGGCTGTTAATATATTTCTTAATATTGGATACTGCTACGCTACGACGAGTTTCATTTACAAGCATACTTTTTTTGAATTCTGTATCAGGATACGTCACAACAGAATGCTCTGTTTTCAAACCTGCTACTATTATTTTTATCTCTTCCACTTTCTTTTTTAACGCTTTTTCTTTTGCATCCTCAATCATCGCCTCGATTAGATCCTTTTTAGCCTGATAGGCTGATTGTAATAGTGGACCATTTTTGTCTACATACTCTTGAATCTCTGATGTTAATTTTGGGACAGAATCTTCTGCAGATATAGCACTTATATTGGCAACTACTTCATCTTCTTTTTGTTCTAACTCTCGCAATGCATTCGGTGCTGTCCTTAGATGTATATCTACTGCATTTTCATCAGATGGTTTTTCTACTTGTTCTAGTACATTTTCAAATGCATGAAGCGACTTAATTGCCTTTAATACATCCGCTGAAATAGATGGAATTTTTGGGTCATCTCCAAGAATATTTTTTAATAAAGAAATGATCTCTGCCTCTTCTGCGGCAGTTGCTGCATATGAGAGAGATGATTGATTGAGAATAATTTGTGCCTGTATATATTGAGGATACTCTTTTATTTTCTTCTCTAATGCATTCGCAATATGGGAGGCACCTTTACTACGATGCCACCATCGTGTAAAAACGCTACGTTCCTCTAGGTCAGATACAAGTATCTTTCCAATCTTATTAATATTTGCAGTAGAATTTGTATTTAATTTATTTACAACCGCCTTAGCAAGATCCCATTTCCCATTTTCCAAATTCATTATATTATGTTTTTCGTGGTATTCTTTTTCTAGCCATTCTTTTACCATTTCTTGTTGCTCTTCTGTTATTTGCGGTGGAGCAATGTCTAGTTTGGATTGAATCTCTTTTTCTGTTCTTTCTTCTTGTGACATCTGCTCTTGTAAGACTTCAAGAATCTGACGATATGCATCTTGTGCTGTTTCATAATACTCTTTGTCTTTTTTTGCAGCATTGCTCATACGTTGTGCACGTGATTGTATACTATTACTTTTTATTTTCATCTTTTTCTTTGTAGTTTCTATCATATCTGCAAGTAATTCTTTTCGTTTCATAGAGCCTGCTTTGGAAATCAATAACCGATCATGCTCAATCATTAAGCGAATAGGTTCTTCTACATGTGCCTTTTTGTTCACAATAGATAATTTATCATGTAGTACATCTAATTGTTCTTTCAACTCTGCAAGACGTCTTGTTCTATCTTCTGATTCAGGCTCGGCGAGAACGCTGTCATATTCTGCTACTAATCGCTCAATGTCATCGACGTTCTCAGATGCGACAGAGGAGTGATTATTTACTACCTCTTCTTTTTCATTTACAATCGAAGTTAACACTGCTGCAATTGCGGGTTTATTGCCGACAGATGACTCAGAATTTTTCTTGTGAGAGAAGGATGGATGATATGCTAATTCATAATGAACTGATGCTTTGTTAGAGGATTGTTCGATTTTCATCTTCAACATATAATAGGTGCCATATTTATCATGCATTCTTTGTTTATTCTTCAATATACTGTTATTAAACTTCGGATTGTCTAAATTTTTAGTTATTCTAGGCATATCAAGAACACTATGCATGGATTCATATTCATATACAATCTGATCACCAGTAATGGTCATTTTTGTGTTTTTATCACCACCTACATTAGTAGGAATTGTATCTCTACCATTCAATCCAAGTAATAATTGAATAATTGATGAAGATCTAATTCCTTGTCTAAGCATAAGATGAAGTTTGTATTTTTCATCATTATTATCAATATTGATTGTACCATCTTTTTCAATGGAAATAGGCTTACCATCTTTAACAATGGTGAGATGCTCCAAACGAACAATATCTAGCTTTACTTTGGTTTCGAATGCTTCTTTTGTTTTTTCATCATTTTGGCTCTTCAAATATTCAAATGCAATTTCATCTGTTTTTGTATCCGCAATAACAGTTTCAACTTGACCATCCTCCCTATGCGTACGAATAATATTAAATTTATCTTCGAATTCTTTTAGATTTTGTACATAGGCATCTGATTCATTTTGCAATTGCTCTATCTTTTGTTCTGCCTTTTGGCGCTGTGAGGCAGCTTCTGCCGCCTCTTTTTCTAATCGACTACGCTCTGCATCATTTTTAGCTTTTTTCAATTCAGCATTTGCCTTTTCCTCTTTTTCTTTGAATCGCTCTAAGAAAGCCCGCTCTGTTTCAAGCTGACGCTCTTTTACTTTTCGAGCCTCCTGCTCTGCTTGAAACCTTCGCTGGGTGTTACCTAGCCATGTACCTTCGGGTTCAAATTGTCCCATTTGATTCTTTTGAAAAGAACGATACGACTCTTGAATCGCCTCCTCATGCAATCGAAGCCCCTTCTCTGCTTCTTCGCGCTCCTTTGCAATACGCGATGCCTCTTCCTCGAATTGCTTCTTCTCTACCGCATTGGATGCACTCTGTACTGCAGCGTTTGCTTGTTCTTCCTCTATCATCAGCTTCTTTACACGTGATTCAAGCTCGTCTTGCTCTATTTGCTGTTTATTTGCAATTACAGTAGATACAGCGGCGATTGGACCCTTATTGCGATTTAGCTTCATGGCGGCAATCTTAGCATTGGCTTCCTTTCCTAATTCATTTAGCTCTCGATCTACTTGTTCGTTTTCAGCTTTCTTTCTATTCTGGTTCGCTTGAAGTTCTGCATTGATTTCTGCGGATCGTGCAATGGCTTGTAATTCCTCGATCTTCTGTTTATCTGCAATACCAGTTGCCGCCTGAGATAAACGCTCTAAAATTTTTTGAACATGTTGTTTATCCAATTTTTCTAGTATATTCGATTCCTCCTTTTCACGTTTAGCAGTTCCATTCCAATCTGCATACTTTTTCAATAGCAACTCTTCCTCTTGTTGACGTTGTTGGAGTTCACGCTGAGCCTCTTCTAGTGCTAACTTCTCATTAAATTCGTTAGAGATTCGTATGGTTTCTGCAAGGAGCTCTGCAACAAGTGCTTTCTCTTTTTCGAGGAAGGCAACTTCCTTAGCCGCTTCGACATTATTTGCAGCTTTCTTAGCTGCTTCTGCATTATTTGCTTCTTTCTTTTTCTGTATATTCCCACTGGTATCGCGTATAATATCATATGTAATCGTAACAGATGAATAAATTGGATCAATGACTGTTTTCAACTTCAAGGTATAAGCATCACTATACTTCTCTCGTAGTTGACGAGGATTAGTAACGCCATTGCTCGCACCCTTCTTAAGATCAACCAAAAAGAAATCCATCTTAAAATGATGGGTAAGTAGCGCAGCATTTACTAATTTCCCTTTTTTTACAGTGACATTATGTTCCCATTCATCACGATCGACATTTTCTTCTTGTTCTTCATTATTTGGCTCATCCTCTCCTTTTTCACCGATGGTTAAACGATTAATTTCGACTTTTTTTCCTGAAATACCTCCTTCCTTTCCAATAAGAGTTAAGAGGATATTATCTGAATACATGGACGGTTGGAGCATTTGAAAGACCCATTTATTAGGTTCATTATCTTCATTTAAGAACTCTAGTGTATTATTTATAGTAAATTTTTCTACTTTGTTTTCAATAATTGTTTTAATAACCATACCTTGTAATAATGCTGTTTTTTCCTCATCGGTGGTAGCTGGTTTCTGTTCTGATAAATGACGAATAGCTGCTGCATCAATCTTAGATTTTGCTTCTACGCTAGAAATGGCTGTTTTGTCATCTGTAAAGGAACGAGTGATTCTAAAGCGTTTTTCAAAGGCCTCTTTTGCTTTTGGATCTACGACTACTTCTGCAATTCCCTTATTTTCCTCTTCGGTATAGTTTTCATCGTTAGCGGCATCTGCTTCTGTTTCATTTGCTGTATCTGGCAGAATCACTTCATTTGTAGAGCCCCTTTTTTTGGTCTTGAGCTTGCTCAGAAGGCTAAAATTGTCAGGAGTAAAATGGATCTTCAAGTCAACCGTTCCATTACCCTGCTTTTGCAACTCAATGCTTGGCAGACCATTCTTTTCATCATAGTTGATATTGGTAGGAGCCGTGCGAAGAACACCTGCCAACTTGAGGGCAAGACGAAGAAGAACCTTGCGAAGAGGCTCGCATTTTGCATTAAGCATGATAGGTGTGTTGTAACTGCAATCCGCCTTATGAAGTGCTTCAATAATGTCATATTTATCCTGATCCGTGATATCAACATCGCCGTCTAATCCAAAACGACGTAGAGCTTCTTGTTCTTCCTTACTGGGTTTCCAATCAGATGTAAAAACTCCAAGAGCAGGAAGACGAAGAGGACCATCAAATAACATAATCTCTTTTTCACCACTGGCTAATTCGCCCTTTGGTTTTACAGAAGCTTCTACAATATTTTTAGGTACTTTGGCAGCAGTTGCAGCGGGTACAACGGCAGAAGAAGGTGCTGCAGTGGGTACAACAGTAGAAGGTGCTGAAGAAGGCACTACACTTATGACCTTTTCCTGTTTTAAACCTACAGGATCTTGGTAAAATGGCGTTTGTGGTAACAGTGATGCAGGTGATTTTGCAAGAGCTCCAGAATCAACCGCCTTTTTTGTAGCATGCGCCGCTAGAGCGGCTTGTTGTGCTCTTAACATTGTCATTAGATTTTTTGTTTTTGGATCAACTGTGCTGTCAACACCACCTGAAAATCCACCTGAAAACCCTTTTATCTGCCCCCCTATTTCAGGAAGTAATGATGTTCCAGGATTAAATGGAGTGCCATTCTGCATTGTGGGGGCTTGGTTAAATCCACCACTCATGGATCCGCCTCCACTCATGGCCTGTATCATACCTCCTCCTGCTGGAAGCAGTGATGCATTAGGATTGAATCCACCAGGAACAGACATTCTATCAATACCAGGGATTTAAATATTAAAGAATCATCAACAGCATAATTTAAGTACCTAAGAACGATTAACCAATTAGCCAGTAGACATGGACGCATATACCTCTGATCCGCAAACTAGAAAGCGTAAGATTGAATGTAAGCCTGAGCTTGTGATTTCTAGCCTCCAACGATTCTATGCGCATCATCCGGAAATTACTAAAGTGCTTACCTATCTAAATGGAGAGGCTCCACTTAGTCTTCGCATTATTGACTGGTTTGTTACCAAATGTAGCCGCAAAAACTTCATCCGCTATCCATTGAATGGCCAAGAGTTTCTTGTGTATCTAAGTTACAAAGGACAGCTCAAAGCCTATTCCAAACAGTATTTTGATCCCAATTGCAGGCGTGAACGCATCATGTTTACAATCCCCAATCATGAGCAATTTATGACCACGATTGGAAAGCTTAATTTCTTTCGATGGGCGCTTGAGTCAAAGATCCTTGATTACATGGAAGCCCACGAGGAAGAAATCCGAGCAGGATATAATGCATACTTAAAGGAAACAATGGCGGTGCAAAAGCGAAATAAGAGTGATAGTTCTACAGAAGATGTAAAATCAGCAGTAAAGGGTGATGTAAAACCCGTAACAAACACCGTACGAACCACCCGTCGTCGCACAAAGCAGTCACCCTCTTCATTAAATAAGTTGCAAGTATATACAACGCCGATTGTACTGGACTTCAACTAGGGGGCATAAGCGTTCTATAAGTAGCCTTTGGCTATGACCCCTCTACCAATATCCTTATTCACTTAATTGATTCTCTTACTTTTTGGTTTCAGGCAAACTCTTATTTAAATAAAATAACCGAATATCATCCATCTTAGGTCGTAATTCCTCTGCTGCTTTCGCCTGTTGTTCTGCTACACTGGGATTTAACCATCGATTGTCAAAATTGCGTTGTAACAACTTTTGAGATTCGGCCGTGAAACCATTATTTTTGTCTTCGTAGACACTCGCACGTAATTCACGCGTCATGTTTCGAGCATCTGACGATGTATCGTACTTATCAAAGAATGAATTAGATCCACCCTTGCTTCCTTCTACATCGTATCGAGGCTGAGAACGATAATTTCGATCAGTCGTGCGGCTGGTATTGGGTGCCATATCATAGAAGGGTGCCTGTTTATTCGGATCCGGGCGATTGGTTACTCCTCCCTTTCCACTGGTTTGCCAGTGTTCAAACTGCCGTGCATTAATGGCGTCGATAGGATCCACTTCTCGTCTGGTTCGTGCCATAAATTGTGGATGGGGAAAGGCATCATATGTTCGTTGTGTATATTGATCGGGAAAAACGGGTTGCGCCATTTAAAGTACCTACTTCTTACTATGGTAAGATGTTTATTATTCCTTACACACATAAAACAATTATGATTCAACAAATGAAAGTAACAGCAATTCAAATTCTTACTGTGGGAGGAACATACCTATGGAAAGAGGAAAATGTTCGACTTCTTGAAAAGAATATATTGCATCCCAATGGAATTTTTATCAAGGGGAAACCAGTAAAGCATAAAGACATGTATTTGTGTCGTGTTGATACAGAGAAAACAGAGATGAGTGATTTTTATAAATGGGATGAGATTAATGCAACGGATGATACCACATTTTGTTGGAGAACATTTTATTTGATGGGCGAAAAGGAGCATCCTCATAGTTGGTTGTCGATTCCAAATGCACAATGGGAATCCTGTCGTTATCAGGAATTATTTGATCTTATTCTAAAAGAGGTCTAAACCCTGAGCACATAACTAGAATAGGACATGGATTCAAAAGCAGAACGTCATGTAACCCTTAAAAAGGGATCAATAGATATGGATGGCAATGATGCTTTTAAAATGTTGCTAGAAGACAGTGCACGAGAGGCCTATTTACGTCCATGGCATCGGTTAGAGCGTGGATTGCGACTAAATCGTATTCGAATTTTTATCGAGGAAATTGCTCCACAATATGAAATGACCAAAGAGGATCGCGACAAGTTTTTTGAATTTCTCTTGAAAGCACTGGATAAGAAATTACTTAATACGCTAAAGGTAGTACAATATGACCAAGATACACAACGTATTGTAACCATTCGTGGTCTTGAAATTAAACGGAATGCGGAAGGTATCCTAAAGTGGGCATTTAGTGCAAAGAAGATAAAAACAGAAGGCACACGAAAGAAGAAAAAAGAAGAGCTCCCCTCTGTATCGACAGAAATCAAGCCTGTCGAATCTGATAAAATTGAGGAATAATATCCATATAATTAAAGAAAGTCATAAAAAGAATTATGCAATTCAAAAAGAAATTAACAGATTTGATAGACCTAATTGATAATTGGCTATCAGACCCGGATGATGATGTGCAATTGCAACAGTGGAAGGAGGATACTGAATGGATCGCCTATAGCTTTGAGTTTTCCAGAGTAGAGCAGTCCTATGTCGATCTTATTCTGCAATTATATGCTGCACAGCTAAAGAAAAAGATGGAACGAAAGCAATGCTCGCAAATGGTGGTTTCTAAAGAGCAGCTCGATGAGCTATTATCTAGAAAACAAACAGAACAACGAACACCCGAATGGTATGCTCAAATGACAAATATTATTTCCGCTTCCGAACTTGGCAAACTATTTGGCTCGGAACGCGAACGTGCGCAGTTTGTTCTTTCAAAGACTATGCCTTATCAGCCGCGCCTCATGCCATTGGCCGTTCCATCTGATCATATGTCAGCATTTGACTGGGGTATACGGTTTGAACCCGTTGTAAAACAGATCTATGAGGCAAAATACAATGCTGTCATCAAAGATCTAGGGCGTATGACCCATCCAGTTGATCCACGGTGCACGGCTTCACCCGATGGACTTATTTATTCTGCCGCCTCCAATGAACGAGTTGGCCATCTCATTGAGATTAAATGTCCTGTTACTCGCGAAATTGATGGAATCATACCCAAAGATTATTATACACAAATGCAAATGCAACTTCACGTGACTGGTATGAATGCATGCGAATATGTAGAAGCAGTCTTCCTCTCCAAATATAACACGCTGCCAATTAAAGAAGGACCAGCCTTTTATTCAGGGTTCATTGCAGTCATTCGTTCCGCAGAACGACGTGGAAATCAAGACTTCTACTATGTCTATAGCCCTTTGAGTGTAGATGCTTCATGGGTACCTTCCTTGATGGAAGAAGACGAGATCATCGAGATCACTCCATGGAAACTATATCAATGGAGTGAACATTTGGTGCTGCGAAATGAGAATTGGTGGACATCCATTCAGCCTATCTTTCAAACCTTTTGGGAAGATGTAGAAAAAGCAAAACGGGATGAGTTTTCGATTCCAGAACGTGCCTCTAAAAAACAAAAAATCGAAAAGTGCATGATTCAATTTCACAAGCTTGATGAACACGGAAATTAGAATGATGGAAAAAGACATATTATTTTTTATAAGCCGCAGAGTATAAGATATTGGCATGTATAAGAATACACTTTATTGTAAATACAAATCAACTATTCCGGTTGAATCGGATCAAGGATATTATTATACATTTCAAAAAACAGGTGAGTATAAACGGGATGAACACGGATGTTATCTTCTAGAATATCGTTTGAGTCCAACAGAACCTTGGCCATATGTTATGAAATTGGAATATCTTCGACCCAATAAATCAGATAAAGACTGGAAAAAACATACTCCATTTCCTATGATTCGACTAAAACTAGTTAAAAAAAGCTAACACTCTTTCCCGTATGATTGGAAGGAATGGACATTGGATCGGTTTTATAAAAATTCAATACAAGCTCTTGGGTCGGCGCCGTACAGCTGTCTGGATAATTACGCTTATAATTATTAGTCATCTGGCGAAATGTACCCGTTTTTTCAATCATACGCCCAAAATCGGTTGCATAACAGTTTCGGCTATTTACGCAGGAAATCGACTCTTTGGTGCGAGGAACTGCCATGATATCACTTAACAAATGGTATGGCTGAGTGTCATAGACATCTGCTGGCGATGGTGTATCGGGTGCAAACTCAAGAATGGGATTTGTACCATCAGATGATAAGATCATTCTTGCATTTTCAAAACCTTCCTTGTAATGATAAAAATAATAGATGGCGATTGCAATCAAAACCATACAGAGAATTATTTTCAAGCTTCTCATCCTCTCTCTGATTGGGTTTTTGTTAAAAATTGATTCATCGGAAGTAGTATAGGAGATATAGTGTGTCTTCTGAATCGATTCCGGAAACATGTCCATGATTAGTATGAATGTGGTAAAGCGCGACGGCAAGCAGGAACCTGTGTCCTTTGACAAAGTTCTCCAACGAATCCAAACTGCATCACAGGGTCTGGAAGTGAACCCTACGCTGATTGCGCAGCGTACACTGCTTCGAATCTATGATGGCGTCAAGACGTCGGAACTAGATGAATTGGCAGCGCAGTTGTCTATCTCTCTTATGACAACCAATCTGGATTATGGCGTGTTGGCGGCACGCATTGCCATCTCCAATCATCACAAAAATACATCGGACAAGTTCACGGACGTCGTACAAGCGCTTTCCCACCAAACCGTCGAGAAAACAGGTGAGCCTGTTCATGTGGTCTCTCAGGAACTGGTGGAGTTATGCCAGAAATATGGCGATCAAATTAATAAGAAAATCGACTATGAACGTGACTATGTATTTGACTACTTTGGCTTTAAAACACTGGAAAAACAGAAATATTTACTTCGTGATACCAAGGGCAATGTCTTGGAGCGCCCCCAGCATCTCATCATGCGTGTCTCCCTAGCGCTATGGGGCTCTATCTCATTAGATCAAGCCTTTGAAACATATGATCTCCTCAGTCAGAAATACTTCATTCATGCCACCCCCACCAATTTCAATGCAGGTACACCGCGACAACAGTTATCCTCATGCTTTCTCCTTGCGATGAAAAGCGATTCTATCACAGGAATCTATGATACATTGAAGGACTGTGCGCAAATCAGCAAGCATGCGGGTGGTATCGGCTTGCATATTCACAACATTCGCGCCAAGGGCTCTCTGATCAAGGGAACCAATGGCACCAGCAACGGTATTGTACCGATGTTACGTAACTTTAATGATACGGCACGCTATGTTGACCAAGGTGGTGGCAAACGCAATGGCTCCTTTGCCATGTACTTGGAACCCTGGCACGCCGACGTCGAGGACTTCTTGAAGTTGAAGCTCAACACCGGATCCGAAGAAGAACGCTGTCGTGACCTGTTCTATGCGCTCTGGATTCCTGACTTGTTCATGGAGCGTGTGGAGAAGAATCAGCCATGGACTCTCTTCTGTCCCTCGGAAGCCCCTGGCCTAGCCGACGTGTATGGCGATGAGTTCCGCGCCTTGTATGAGAAGTATGAGGAGGAAGGTCGTGGCAGAAAGCAAGTCGATGCTCAGAAGCTCTGGTTCAAAGTACTAGATTCGCAAATTGAGACGGGAACCCCCTATCTCTTGTACAAGGATGCGGCCAATGAGAAGTCTAATCAAAAGAATTTGGGTACTATCAAAAGCAGCAATTTGTGCACCGAGATCATAGAGTATTCTAGCCCAGAGGAGACAGCGGTCTGCAATCTGGCCTCCATCGCTCTTCCAACCTACATCGAGGGTAAAACATTCAACTATGATAAGCTACGCGAAGTGGTCAAGGTTGCCATCAAGAATCTGAATCGAGTCATCGACATCAATTACTATCCGACACCTGAGACCAAAACATCCAATATGCGCCATCGTCCTGTTGGATTGGGCGTTCAAGGCCTCGCGGATGTCTTTGCTCTACTAAGAGCCCCATGGGAATCGGACAAAGCGGCCGAGATCAATCAGCGCATCTTTGAGCACATCTACTTTGCTGCGGTAGAGTCCTCCTGTGAAATTGCGCAAGTCGAGGGACCCTATTCAACGTTTCGTGATGCAGCGCTAGGAGCCTCTCCGATGTCACAGGGAATCTTCCAATATGACTTGTGGACAACCCCAACGGGAGAGAAGAAGACACCGCTTACCATGGATGAACTAGATTGGGCGGGCTTAAAGGAACGAGTGAAACAACATGGTGTTCGTAATTCGTTGTTGATGGCACCGATGCCGACCGCATCGACTTCGCAGATTTTGGGCTTTAATGAGTGTATGGAACCATTTACCAGCAACATCTATACCCGACGAACCCTTGCAGGAGAGTTTATTGTGATTAATCGGTACTTGATGAAGGATCTGGAGAAGTTGGGACTATGGAACGAGATGATGAAGCAACAGATCATTGCACGAAATGGTTCGGTTCAGGGGATCGATCAGATTCCCGAGTCGATTCAGAAACTCTATAAGACATCATGGGAGATCAAGCAAAAGGTTCTGATTGATATGGCTGCTGCACGTGGTGCCTTTATCTGTCAGTCACAGAGTCTGAATCTATTTGTGGCCGATCCGAATTATGCCAAGCTAACATCGATGCACTTCTATGCCTGGAAGCAGGGATTGAAAACAGGCATCTATTACTTAAGAACACGGGCACCGGTCATGGCACAGAAATTCACGATTGACCCTGAACTACAGCGTGAAGCCGCTAAATCAGAACAAATGCGAGTGTTACGAAAGAACTCGGGAGAAGAGGAAGAGTGTACGATGTGCAGTTCATAAATTAAAAACAAATAAGTAGGATGAGTTTATCGAATATAGATCAAATTCAAAAAGAGGCAAATAAACTCTTATCAGGAGAAACTTCAGAACAATTATATCAATCTGTGGAAGGAATCACTCGTTTACTTCAAGCGATTATCAAAACAGATGGTAATCACTGGGCAGCACATGTTGTTGATACAGAAGGAAATCCTGTGTTAACACCTGAAGAACAGCGACGTTTTACCAATCTACTAGAGCCATTTGTTCCCGCCATTCTATCTTTTTTTAAGGCTGAACAACGTGGAGGTGAGGAAATCATACCACCGCCTGCCTATAATATACAACCTGCAACAGTACCTCTTCCACCTTCTTATAACAATCAAAAGCAAAATGCAGCTACACCCCCACCTTCTTATAACAATAATCAAAAGCAAAATGCAGCTACACCCCCACCTTCTTATAATAATCAAAAGCAAAATGCGCCATTGCAACCAAATGAAACACAAAATAAAAATCAAGGAGTTGATAATTTATACGAGGCTTTTTTTAATAAAATAGCAGCAATTAACTCAAAAGTAAATGGATATGCATCACAATATGGGATTTTAAAATATGAGAAAGAAGGTGATCATCAATACAATTTGAAAGCCCCCGCTGCACTCCGTGTCGAATACCCTTTTCTAGAACCATTATACATCCCCGTTCGTACTCTTGTATTTTTAATACAATTATTAATTGACGTATTGCGATATTCCGCAGCAATGTCAGGTAGAGATCAATCGCGAAAGATTCTATCCATTGCCGCCTCGATTCTAGATTTACTACGCGGTGATTGGAAAAAAGCCATCTTATCATTAATTGGATACTATGGAACAACACCATTGCTTGTTGGTGAGATTGGAAAGATTTATTTATCAGTATTTCGAACCTTTTCGCCTACCTTGCAGCGACGTTTTACATATGGAGCATTGGATGCTACAAAATCATTAATTGTTGGATTCCTCCTTTCGATTTTTCAATTTACAGCACCACTTGCCAGACGAAAGGAACTGATTCCCATTTTTCAAAAGATTGCACTTAAGAAAAAAGAGATGGATGGAATGTTAACTGATCAGGATCTTCTTCCACGTCCTGATTATATGATTCCTAGTTTTGAAGATTTGAATAATTTACAGGTTTTACTAGATGACCCTGTTTTTATTTGTTCAATCGAAGCAAAAAATTTGGTAGAAGAGATCAATCAAAGTTCTATTATTAATATGGTGCTACAACTTCTTCGAATCCCCGTTACTGAAAAAATGCAGAAATATACCTGCTCTGATGGATACAAACCTATTGCTGTAAAAATGGTAGAAGAAGGACAGCGAACCAATACCCTTCCTCACCCTGTAACTACTCCAAAAGTAGCCCCTATAAAAGGGGGGCGTCATCGAACAGTACGATCCTCTACTTGGAAGACTTTTTAGGACGTTTATCTTCTTCGATCTGAACACCCGCTAGTTCATGAATAAATATTAAGTATTCTTTAGGAAATCCCCAAAAGCAGCTTGGTGGTTGATCGGCTGGAACACGGCGACTGGTTTGATTCTCTCCATGTGTAAAGGCTACAATGATTTGTTGAGGCTGCATCTCAAGTACCTGATTTTCGCGCCCTTCAATCCAGCCTTCACCTTCTGCCACGGAAATCGCAGGAAATTTACGCTCTTCCCATGCACTTTTATAAAATGTAAGGGTTGCCTCTGAAATACGCTGTGAAAAGGGAAGATTCATAGGTGGCACATTGACCGCACTTGTTCCACGCTGCAAATCATAAAGCGCCAAAGTGGTGCAACATGTAATGGTCTGGTTAATCTGACCTCGTTTTACACCTTGTGTAAGCCAAGCGACACGACGACGAAAGGACGTAGAAGGATAATGATCATCATCGTCCATAAACAAAATAACATTATTTGATGCTTGTTCAATAGCGACATTTCGCTTTTCACCAATCGTCATACGACCCTCAATGGGAATATATTTAATTGTCATAGTAGGAACCTGAATCTGAAAATTCATAATCTTCTCCGTTACCATGTGAGGTGTCTTTTCATTATCTTCAATCACAATCCATTCGATCTTATTCTGAGGATAATCCGTGGCCAACAGATTGTGAAAGGCAATCTCAATGAGCTTCTTGCGATTATAGGTAGGTGTAATAATCGAAATGGCGGGACAGTCCGCAATTTGCAGAAGGGGAGGACAATGAACCACACCACGTGAAGGCCGACGCTTCAAAATAAGAAGCTGTAATTCATGAAATAAAGGTGTCAAGGCCTTTACTACATTCTCTAACCTCTTCGCAGAAATGCCCTGTCTTTCTTTACGAACAGCTTTCATGGATACCTGTTGAAAGGAGGCAAATGCCCCTTCCAGTTCTTGACGAAGAGCGGCAGTAGGACGAGCATTAGGGTGTCGACTGCCCGATGAATATTCATTGGAGAGCCATGCGATTCCTAGAGAGGAGGCATACGTTTCGGTAAAGACAGGAAGCCGATTCATAATCGAAAAAGAGCCGACCACTTCTGCATTTGCCGCTGCATATCCAAATGCCTCCGCCTGACTCACAATCAAATGCCCCTTATATTGTGTCATGATGGCACGCTGTGTCTCTTGTGAAAGTTCCTGACAAACAATGGTGATTGAATCAGGTAGACCTCTCATCTTATCTGCTAGATCCTGCCGTGCGGTGTAGATGGTAAGGGATGGATCGGATGATCTCCATTGAGATAGAACAGATAAAAGGTACTCCGATTTGTTGGTAGATCCACCTAGAAAACACACAAATCCTTCCTTCTCATAAGACGTCATCGGAACATCCTTCCAAGAAGCGCACCAGGGAATAGCATACAAATGGTTCGCAGCGATACCTTTTACAGTAAGCTCATTTTGAAATTGTTGCTTTGATACGGAATCACGAAAGAGAAGTGCATCAAATGCATGTACGTATGCATCATAGGAGATAGACCATTGATCAGGATTAACAAGTAGAATATTGGTATGTGCCCATGGAATGGCAGCATATACGGGCACTTCCAGATGAATTTGAATATCACAATGAATCAATGGCTCTCTTGGATCAAGAAATTTTGGTTTCAGAATCGTTTGTCCGATGGAAATATGTTTCAGTAAACGTTCAATGAGTTGTGCATCATCCTGTAATCCATAAGGATTGGCCTTATTATATAGAATAGAGATGGATAGTGGCGCCATGTAATCATTTACCTGATAATTCTTTTAAGTCGTATGGGTAGGATGACGGCAAAAGAAGTACGAGATGTCGGTTTTGTCGCCTGGAGTGATCCATGGGCATGGATGGAAAACATGAAAGGAAAACGCTGGGAGAACCTTATTAAACGTGAAAAAGCACATTATAATGAACTAGCCTTGCAACCCTCTGTAAAACGACTGACCCGACAGATGGAACAAGAGATTCTTGATGCACAGCAATATATGTTATTAGAAGGATTTGCAGCAGCAAGTGGCGCAGTTGATATCGTATTTCACCCCATTTATGGAATGTCATGGAAATGGAAATGGAATAAAAAAATTAAACCGATTGATGATTTTGATGTTCTCGGAAATGTGATTTGCTATGTTACATCATATAAAAATATGCCATATGACAGCATTTTAATTTGTGAAAATGCAGAGGGTAAACGTCTATGGGAAAAGAAAAATGTAACATCTGATATTGCAATTGTAGGGCATTATTGTTATTATATTAAGACCGCAGGTAAGCTTGATACAAGTGAATTATGCATGTGTGATGTAGAAACGGGTCGGCAAAATAAATGCATTTATAAAGAAGTAGATGATACAAAATACATACAATTGATTAAAGGAGCAAATCGAGCTCTTTATTTACAATCTAGTGATAAACGTCGATCTATCCTCTATCGTATAAAGGGCTCCGAATTAGTTCCCTTACATAGGAGAAGCTTTCATCAGATCCCGTTGGGTGAAAGTATAGATGGCGATGATTGTGTGCTAACACAGTCAGCACATTTAGAGCCGTGGGTGGCGCATGGTGCACCTGTTAAAGATTGGATTCTTCCCAAAGAAGATATTCAATGGGTTAATATTAATCTTGGACATATGATTACCATTCATGAAGGTGAGCAGACGATTTGGTATTGTACACCTCGACGAAAACCGGTGATTCTTCATAAGATTAAAGCAGGGGTCATTGATACAGCTACATGGCTTGCATGGGAGTTTAATTTGACACAGACCTACTATGTTAAATGTCCTACCGAGCCACCCTATATGATTGACATTACAAATCATATAGTAACACGAAGAGAACGACCACATGCCATTCCGCGTCCTGTACATTTTCCTGAGTTAGAGTGTCATCGGTTTCATTCGGTTTCTAAAGATGGAACAAAAGTACCCTATGTCATGATTAAACAAGAAGGAGTAAAGATTAAAGCACAATATATTTATGTATATGGTGCATATGGCTCTACTACTCCAGTCAATTGGCCATATCAGAGCTGGTATCCTCTTTTGTCTCGAGGCTGGGCAGTCGTTTATGCCATGGTTCGTGGTGGTGGAGATGTAGATGCCGCATGGGCAGAGGCCGCACGAAAAGAGAATCGTCATGTATCGATAGATGATTTTGAATCCGTGATTCGTGCATCACAACATAAGCTCAAGTTAACTCCAGATAAAACAGTGATCTATGGGCGATCAGCAGGAGGTCTACCCATTGGTGCCATTGTTTCCCGTTTTCCTAATGGAGAGCTGGTAGGAGCTGCATTTACAGAAGTTCCTTATGTAGATGTATTACGAACGAGTTCTAATCCAGATTTACCGTTAACAAAGGGTGAATATGAAGAATTTGGTAATCCGTCCGAGAAGATTCTTGATTTTAAAGAACTACTTACGGTGTCTCCGATCAACAGTTTATCGTCGGATGGTGCGCCTGGTGTATTTGTGATGAGTCGAGTGGGATTATTAGACGAGCAGGTGTATGCGTACGAGTCATTTAAGTGGATACAGCGATTACGTGGAGCATTGAGTCCGGATGACGCTATCATTCATCCAAAAGGAAAGTATGTAACATTCGAAAAAGATGAGGCGCATGTTTATAAACCAAAACGATTTCCCCGGTTTCATGCCATTGATATGGCTATTTTAGATACATGGGTGAATGGAGATCTTCAGTTTGCGTAAAAAATAATATTGGGTTAGAGTATAATAGAATGTCGTCCCCATTTAAATCAATGTTTGCTGATGCTGCTAAGCCTGCTGCCCCTGCTGCTCCTCCCGCCATGAAGGGTGGTCGCCGCAACCGTCGTCGCTCGAACCGCCGCAACGGTGGCAGCAACAAGAACCGCACTCGCAAGCACGGTGGCAATCGCAAGAACCGCTCCAACCGTCGCAACAAGTCGCGTGGTGGCAACCGCAATCGCTCGAACCGCCGCAACAAGTCGCGCGGTGGCAATCGCAAGAACAAGAGCCGCCGCAATCGCTCCAGCCGCCGCAACTAAGTATTGCGTAAATTAATATTCTTTATCAAGAATAGAAATGAATCGCAATCGCACTCGTAAACACGGAGGCAATCGTAAGAACCGTTCCAACCGCCGCAACAAGTCAAATGGTGGCAACCGCAAGAATAAGACTCGTCGCGGTAGTTGCCATGGTGGTCGTCGTCGTGGTACTCGTATCGGTCGCCACGGCAGCATTAACCTGTACCAAAATAAGTTTGGTCTAAAGGGATTTAAGAAACCCATCATTACTTGGTAAACTGAATTAAACAGATGTCTGATTTTTTCGTTTTCTTCTTCTCTGTATGAGTTGAACCTGGTAGCCAATTTTGTATGTACATATCTCTATGTAGTTCATGACCTCCATAGAGACGTATACCTTCTCGATGTCTCGCTGTTCCATATCCATTGGATCGTAACAAATCATATCGCTCATTGCATTCTGGATTGGCTTCGCAGAATTCATGAATCCACTTATCATGCGCTACCTTCGCCAGGATCGATGCTGCTGCAATGGCAATGTATTGATTGTCTCCTTCGATAATTACGTGTTGATCGCCCTTCCATGTATCAATCTGCAGAATTCCATCAAGTAACAGGCGACATCCTTCTAACGGAATTCCTAACGAGGCCATCGCACGGCGAAATGCTTCACGATTTGCCCAGGTAATTCCATGATCATTGATTTCATTGGGCATCACCATTCCTACACCACATAATGGAATCTGCTTGCGAAGTTCGGCTTCTAGAATCAAGCGCTTCTTGGGGCTAATCTTCTTGGAATCACGCAATTGAATCAATACGGCACGTTGCTCTTCTGTCCACTCCAAGGGAAGTACTACCGCACCGGCCATCAAGGGACCCCAGAAAGACCCTCGTCCGGCTTCATCTATTCCTATTTCAGTGATCAGATCTTGTATAAAACGTGCATGTAGACTCATGGCTAATATATTTCTAGCATACCTTTATATCAAATTTTAGTAAAATATAGGCTATAAACAGTAAGATGATTCTTAAACTAAGCATTTTTGGATTAGTGCTGGTATTAATTGCGGTAATCGCCATCCAATACTACAAAGCAAAAGAAACATTTGATGATCTAAATGCATGTGCTGGCATACCTGATACTACCCTCATTAATGATGTTCCTCTAAATTGTGCTCAAGAGCTATTTTTATTAGCAGGATGCACTACAAATGGAAAAGATTATCCAGCTGATTTAACAAGTGAATGGTATACTGCTAAACAACGATTGCCTATGACGATTGCTAAATATAAAGAAGCAGTAAATGCTTTGAAAAATTCACCAACTATGCAATCTGATCCTAAATTTAAAATAGGATGTTATGGATCGGTAGATGCTGCGCCATCTGTATCTATACCTAAACTAACAGGTGCCTGCATGGGTTTATCGCGTAATATGCCGGTTGAGGAAGTGCCATTGCCCTGTATGCAGCAGGTATGGAAGGAAAATATGGGATGCAGTGAAAATAGCATTGCTTATCCAATGGATAAAACACACATTTTGTACACAAATCCAGCAGCAAAAACATTAGGAAGTACGATTGATGCAGCAAACTTTATTAAAAAGGATGAAAAATATCAATCGGATCCTTCTTTTAGAAAAACATGTTATGAATCACCTGCGAATGGAGCATCTACTGCACCTGTTGCACCTGCTGTCGCTGCTGCGGCACCTGCTGTCGCTGCGTCCGTTTTAGCACCTGCTGCATCTCCCCAGTTTAATGAGGTAAAGCCTGAAGTATCGGTAAGTGATACCGGTTATGTAGCAATGCAAGCAAAACAGAAGTCCGATCTTCTAAGCAACATTCAAAAGATAGTCCGCAATGAACTTCTAGCAAATCGTATGACAGAGCCAACTATACCAACTAAAAAGCGTGATGAGTATGATAATACAGTGGATGATAGTCATTGCACCGCACAAGGCAGTGAATTTAAGAAGGCCACACCAAAACGCATGTCAAAGGGATGTCCTGATAATTCCGACCCATATGATGATTCAGATCAGCCCAAAGATAGTGTTCCAAAGCCTTATAAATCACATATGCCAGACATGTCCAAGTACATTAAGAAGGACTCCATTCCGTGCTGGGGATGCTCGCTCGATTATTAAATAGAGGTAAAACAGGATAAAAAGATAAGATAAGAAAGTAGGATGTTTGCGTTCTTATCATTACTTTTTGTTTTACTTGTCATTTACTTTTTTACGACAATAAATGCAACAAATGAAGGATTTGATCCCATGGGCAATCCACCTGAACATAAGGTTTTAATTCCATCTAGTAAAATTCCTGTGTCGATACCCCCGGCCAATGCAACCAAGGAAGCCAATGTGAAAGCACATGAATTACCTGGGCAGCTCCCTGTTGCACCCTATGGACAGATCGCTGCCATGAGCCCTCTCCCTTATCAGGATACCAGTCTCATTAAGGCTAATCGTCAACAGATGGTGTCACTATTAGAAATGTTAAAGGGATTCTTAGCATTTGAAGCACAATCAATTTCTGAGAAATCTGATCCATCCATTCAGTTGCCACTCTCCACCTTGCGCAGTGATTTCCATTTGCTTCAGAGCGAAGTAGAAGTCCTCAATCGTAATCCAGGTATTCAGCCAAATATTACGTTAGCACAGCTAACGGAGATGAACTCAAATATGCAGTTTTTGAAGCGTGCCGCTCACTTGGCAGGTTCAGCAGGTGCCATTCAGGGTCCCATTGATGAATTTACCAAGGAAGGATTTCAAAGCATGCAGGACTCTCCCGCTAACTCCGTCGTACCAGCCACCTTATCTGATTTGCAAGAGTTTACAGCTCGTATTCAGGGAGAAATCCTTCGTCTCTCCGCAAGTGGAACAACCGATCCAATCATGAATGCTCGCGTCAATGCCTTAACCAAGATGAAAGCAGATGTCACAACGATCATTGATCAAGTTCAGAAGGGCATCATGACAGAACTAGAGATTCCCATTATGAAATCGGATATTGATAAATCACTACCCATTTTGGGTAAACCATTAGAACCTCTTCCTCAGATTCTCCATGAAGCACAGCTTCCAGCAGGCCTGGCAAATATGCTGCCCTCGAATGTGCAAAAAGATCCTGATACTACAAAGCAGATTGGATCACTCATGGACAAATATGCACAACAATTCGTCAACGGATTAAGTGCTTCTTTTAATATCAGTTATGCACCACCCTCCGCTCATGGTACAGGTGATCTTCTTACACAAGAACGAAAACGAGCATCGAACTCCACGGTGGATCAATCTGGATTTCCCTCTTCGGCAGACTTGAAAAATGCTTGTGGTAACCCAATGATGAAACAGGCAGGACCTAACATGAACACGGATCTATTAGCACCTACCCCACAGGATGCAGGTCGCGGACCCTCTCATTTTGATTGGAAGGAGCGTTCCAAGCAGATTGAGTCACAGGTGAAGAAGCGAGGACTTAAGCTATCTGATTATGGAATCATGGAAGCAAATACGAAAGTTTCCGACGACTTTTCCTGGAAGGGGTATGCGCGTATGATTTGCACACGTCTACAGGCAACAATGGATCCGGCTCTACCCGAAACCTGCGGCTGCCCACCGATGGATTGGAAAGGATGGAGAATCGCAAAATAAAAGAAAAGAGTAGTAGTAATGGCCAATTACATTGTTGAATCTGAATTCATTATAAGAGCAGTCGATAAGCCCTTCCACCAGCGTAATACATTAGGTGTATTTCAATCCAGTGACATGGCTTATCAATTTATTGAGAAGTATCTGGCGGATACAAAGGAACTTCATACTTATTTTGCAAGACAAATGATGTGTTCCAGGGATGAGTATGAAGACTACATACGATCTGAAAGAATTGTTGCATTTAATATTGTATTGGGTCAATTTGAGGATATGATCTATGTTCGAAAGGAGAGTGCATAACTCTAATTTATTATCGTTTAAAAAGTAGGTTACGATCAGAATGACTCCATCATTTATTCATTTGCTGGGAGTATTTATTGTAGGGCTCGCGATTGGCCTCTACTTTTCTAAGATTATGAAACATGAAGGATTTGAAGATTCACCAAGTATGTGTGGAAGTTGCGGTGCTCCCTCTCCATGTGGATGCAAAAAACCACATCCTCGCCCCATTCATCCGGCAGACAGGGATGAAATGAAAGACGAAGATGGAATGAAATGCAAACAACCCGATATGAATAAATATGTGTTAAAGAGCTCCATCCCACCATGCCCCGCTTTACCCGACCTGAGCAATTACATTTTAAAGAGTGAGTGCCCACCGGTACCCGACTTGAGCAACTATGTTCTTAAATCATCCATTCCCAAACAAAACCCAGTTATTCTGGACTGCTCCAAATGCCAGAAGCCGAAGGGAGACTGCCCACCATGCCCACGCCCTCGTTGCCCTGAGGTAAAATGCCCTGAGCCAGCAAAATGTCCCACATGTGCCCCATGCCCACGTCAGAGTTGTCCTCCGGCTGTGGTGAAATGTAAGACAGAAGATGCCCTACCCAACAATGACTCCTTGGTGCGTCCCTATTTATCGCCACTCAGTTACAGTGGATTTGGAAAAGATTAATGTAATCATTATGATATTATAGAATATTTGTAAATGCACCTATATTCTATAATTCTTTACTAGAATGTTTAAACAATGCTGTGTTTTTATTGTAATTCTTGTTATTCTTTTACTGATACATTCCCAATTGTATGAATCATTTGTGGGGGGTGGTGGAGGTTATGGAGGCGGTCATGGTGGTGGCAGTCACGGAAGCGGTCATGGTGGTGGCAGTTATGGTGGAGGCAGTCATGGTGGTGGCAGTCATGGAGGTCATGGTGGAGGTCACGGGGGTCGTGTAGGATATGGAGGCTGGCATGACGTAGGTGGTACATCCGGTGGAGGCTGGTGGCCATGGAGTTGGTGGCCATGGACATGGTTTTATGATGAATCAGAGGTTTATCCACTGTTGCCTTATCCAAGAGCCTATTTTTACCGAGAAGGATTTAAAATGTAAATAGGGTAGGAATGGACACACGATTTTGGGGTCCATCGGGATGGAAACTGCTCCATCTGATCAGTGTCGATTATTCCGCAGATCATTCCGCATTCCATGCACAATTCTTAGAAACCATACCCTATATTTTACCCTGTAAATTCTGCCGTGCCTCTCTTACTGATTATTATCGTGAACACCCCTATGAAGGTGTAAAAGGTACAATTGACCCAACACTTGATATGGAGAAATGGATGTTTACGATTCATAACTGTGTCAATGATAAACTTCGATCTCAAGGATTGCATGCGGAGGCAAATCCAACCTATGCAGAGGTAAAAAAGAACAACAAGATTCTATTGGAACAACCCTGGAATGAACAACTTGCTTTTATCTGGGATTTTCTGTTTGCAGTGGCTTACAATCATCCAAAGGAAACCATTGCTGATTCTAAGCCGATGCCCGATTGTCCAAAAACAATTCTCAAATGCAAGGATCATTGTGAGAAAAATAAGTGGAATGTGCTGTCTTTTAAAAAGCGATATGAGTGGTTTCGCCGTTTCTGGGTATATCTTCCGGCCGTCCTGCCTCATTCTATTGCACAGCATTGGGAAACGATAGAAAAAAGAAATCCACCAACCCTCCGATGTCGCCGTTCCACTCTGGCATGGTTATGGAGAATGAGATGTGAACTTGATTCGAAGTTTCATGATCCTTATACCTCTATTTGTAAAAAGATTGCTACGTATTCTAGTGATTGTGGATCATCACGTGGTGCCATTACGTGCAGAAAGAAACGAAGCAATAACATGACGAAAAAAACAAAACAGAGAAAGTAGGGATACAATGGAGTATCAGAAATTACTAGTGTATGCGACGATCATTCTAATCGCCACATTCATTACCTTATTTACATTTGATCGATGGCAAACAATATTACTAGTTAGTTTACTATCGATTGGTGTCAGTTACTTGGTGATTCTATCCAGCGACAAAATTGGTGGAATGGACTATCGTGCCATTACAGAAGGCTTTAGTGATCAAAAAGAAACAGAGGCCAAAAAATCTAAATATGAATGGCTTGGAAATGATGATTTATTTGATGATTTCTATGCATCAGTATTTACTAAACTGACTCAAAATGAGAATCTCATTCAGGCAGAAACCGCAATTTGTTTAGAGGAATTTACTAAAACCGCGGCAAAGGATCGGCTCAACATTCTGGATGCGGGATGTGGCATTGGAATTGGAACGGTTTCTTTTGCAAAGCAAGGGGTGGGAAATGTAGTAGGAATTGACAAGAGCGATGCCATGATTCGATATGCAAAGGGAACAACACTTACATCTACTACGCTCACCGCTACACAGAAACAGGATGTGGAATTTCGACTAACGGATTTGATCGGACCAAGTGCGGCTGCTGCAGCGGAATTTACCAATGCATGCCTCTTGTATTTTACGGTCTACTATTTTCGTGACCTAAATGCTTTATTTCGCAATCTGGCGCTATGGGTGAAGCCTGGCGGCTCATTAGCCGTAGAGGTGGTTAATAAGTACAAGTTTGATCCAGTTCTGGATTCAAGTAATCCATGGGTGGGCATTAGTCCACAGAATTATGTGAAAGATCGTCTGAAAAAATCCACAGTAGTATTTGATAAGTTTGATTATGAGGCAACATTTGAACTGGATGATCCAAAGGCGGAATTTCGGGAGACATTTCGCTTTAAGGATGGATCAACCAGACGACAGAAGCATACATTATATATGCCGAGCATCAAGAAGATCATTAATAAAGCCACGGAAAGTGGATGGACGTATACGAAATATGTGGATTTAATGCCACTCTCTTTCCAATACGGTTATTTGTTATTTTTTACGAGAAATGCAGATTAACGACGATTTGATTTATTACGACAGTAAGACTTGCGTTTATTACGACGGTGAGTCTTGCGTTTACGTCGACCACCTTGATTTGTTTTTTGATTAGTTGCGGATGATGCACTTGCTGGAGAGGGTAATCGAAATGCATTCGAACGACGCAACGGAGATATTCCTAGTGGAAGAGAAGTAGCTACAAGAGTGTTATTCATTCTATTACGCGGTGTAATATGTGGTGTAAGTATTTCTGTTGCAGTAGAGGAGGTATTACTCTTACTATTATTTAGATTCATCTTGCTGTTATTTTCGGCCATCTATCATAGAATAATATATTAATAACGACGCGATCGTTGGGATTTCTTACGCCCTCCCTTTACCGTAATGGCATAGTTACGATTTCCAATTCGTGTAGGGATTTCTCTATTGGATAATGGCGCGTTACGATATCGACGAGATACCGTTGCTCCATATTTATGCCCATTTATCGTGGCATAATATATTTTTTCATTAATGCCATGAGATGTAAGCTTATTTTTATTATACACATTTTTACCGTTTGCATTTTTACCAGCATATTTCATAAGCGGTGATGGTTTTTGTCTCATGTATCCATTTATTCCAAATGATTGAATCGTCGTAAAAAAATGTTGATCAATCAATGGAATAAGGAATTGGTTATAATAGTTATCAAATCTAATAGCTGTAGTTGCAAGAAGATGCTTTTCTACTTCATCCTTAAATTGATCACGTGATAAAATACCCTTTTTCTCCCATGATTTTGTTTTCTTATTAAAATATTCGTACGAAATCGTAGGCTCTCCTGTATTTGTTTTAAATACATATTTACCATTTACCTTCTTATTTTGTTTCATTTCTTTTCCAAACCACCCTTTAACTATTTCACGCTCCCTCTCCGATTTGGAATCGATATGCCAGAGATTTAATTCATCAATGACGCTATTTTGGTACGCAATTAATTTTTCAAATATAGGTTCTGCGCGATAGTTATTCCACATATAGTCAATGACACCTGCATGCATATGAAACAGTTGAGTGGCAATAAAATTAGCAATCACTGTTGTTTGAGGATCGGGCTTAATGGGAGTAAACTTAAAGATTAACTGGGGAGGTGGGGTACGCCCTCTCTTTGTATATTGTTCAAGATGAGCAGTACGTTTTTTTAAGGTACTTGAGGACTCTGATAGATTGACAAACGTCAACCACGATGCATCCAATTCTTCATCACTTAACTTATCCAAGGCAGCAACATTTGCATCATTTGGCTTTTCTGATACATTTAAATAAGCCTTTGGATTATTTTTTTGGTAAAAATAGGCATTGATAGTATACATGATATAACGTAAATAATAGCTAAAAGAGGTATCGCCTGAGAGCGTATTTATTACGCTAAAGTTGGGCTCATTTGAATTAGACGGTATACGATGAATAAGTGATGAGAATTTATCATATGCTACAGTTGGATGTAATCCAATATATTGATCCACCGATTGTACATAGCCCTTCAGATTTTTCAATATATTTTCTTCAAGTGTTAACGCACGATATTTTTTATTATGCTGTATGGGGCGATCAAGTAAATCATCTTTTCTAGTACCAGAATTTTCCATATAGGTGTCACTCAATATGTTAATATCCATATCAAATTGACGAATCATTTCATTCAGTATAATGGTTGCCCGCTGTTCTTTAGAGAGCGACCCCTTTTGACTAAACAGTAGTTTTGTCAACTGTGTGGATATTGAATCCGTCATTCTATGATAGAATCAGAATTTTAGTTGATTGTATCGTAGAGCTTAATAGATAATTAATTGCGTCGGGACTTGTTGCGATGAGACTTGCGGCGATGAGACTTGCGGCGATGAGACTTGTGACGACGAGATCGGTGACGGCGACCTCCTTTCACCTCCTCGACCTTATACTTTTTGCCATTTACCTCTACTGTAACAGCTGCATTGTTTACTGCAACTGCTGCCTGTTGCACAGCATTTGCGGCATGTGCATTTGCTTGAGGTGCATTGGGTGCCCCAGCCGCGGCGACGGCAGACGCATTTGCCTCCTTGGCTGCAGCAGCAGCGGCTTCTGCCGGCTTACTTTCTGGTGCAACCTGTTGCGCAACTTCCGCTGCAGAGCTTGCGGCAGCTGCCGCATGATTAGCAGCGGCAACAGCTGCAGGCTGCGATGGAGCTTTTGATCCATTTACAACAGCATTTGCATTGTTTAGCTGTTTTGAAGCATTATTAACCTTTTTGGATGCATTCGCTCCATTATTTAAAGGTACATTTACAAATGGATCATTAGACTCAGGTAATGACATCTTCTCTACTTATACCTTTTCTAAAAATATAGATCGGCAATAGAGATGTCGGACGCACCCCTTTTCGACGTATTTCAAAAAGGGCTTATACGGGGGTCTGAAAAACGGCCATTTGACCCTACTAAATCCTATGCCTATGTGGAACATCCCAAAGAAGGATGGCGTGTCTACCTTCGCTCCTGTGTCTTTCTTCATCCTTTATCAGAACCTTTTGATCCACAGCATTTCTTAGTCGTAAAACGCTTTGGTGCCCGCTCTAGTTCGGCCACATGGGAGCCTCCCAAAGGACAAATGGAAGGAAAGGATATGGGACGTAAATCAGTATTGGAATTATTAAAAGAAAATGTACGACGAGAAACGGAAGAAGAATCGCATGTTACGGAAATTAAAAATCTTAAACACGCCGGATTAGTATTTCAGTCACAAGAGACGGATTATGCACCAAATCATTTTTTCCAATATCACATTTTCCAGGGGTTTATCACACCGGAACAAATTAAGCAATCCTTTGATACATTTGAATGGATGAAGGAGCATAAATCGGCGGTTGCACGATGGCGACGCGATCGTAAAGAAAAAGACGCCGTTGATTGGTTTGACCCAAAGACGACACGTGTAAATCCGCGCTGGTGCCCTGATATTGTTGTATTATACTTAAGAAATGTATCAAGGCCATTGTAATTAAATTCGTTCAAAACATTGACTGCGTGGTTCGCTATCCATGATTCTCTGGATCACTTTCTTCTCGTGTGCTTTGTAATCAAAGGTACAGGCATGTTCTTGTGGTTGTAAATGTGTGATACAGAAATGTTTCTCACATTTGCATGTGAATGCCATGACACCCAACTTCTTTTCACACTTCTGACAACGACTCGACTTTGACATTCTTATCTTTTTTTCGAAAACAATCGAACATCAAATTTATAAATCGGTTAATCAATCGGCTGCAGGAATAGCTAATTCCACCATATTGTGTTTGATTATAATCACGAATATCTCTAGAAACCCATGTTAATGCTTCTATGTCGGTATCAATTTCTTGATAGAAACTTCTGCGACGATACTCCATATATACATAGAACGCACTCATTTTAAATGGTTTTTATTCTTCAGCTTGTTCTTCCGCGGGTGCTTCCACGATCGGTGTGGAACCACTTGGCAAATATCGACTGAGAATATTATGACAATACATGGTCTGATTTGGATATGCCATAATCACATCGGTTGAGAAAACAGTATCCTCTTTTCCTTGGTACTCCACTTCTTCCTTAAATTTAATTTGTTCAAATACCTCACGTGTTACTGAAACATGTCCATTTGCAATTTGAGAATCAGGAAGTGGTTCGGTTAGAACCGTTGCACCCCATTCACATTTGGTCAGTGCATATTTTAGATAATAATAACTAGTGTATGTCTCAAATGGCTGCACAAAATCATACATATTATGAACAAGAGTTGTATTATGTAAGAAGATCTTGATATTGTGTTTGGTAAAGCAATCATAAATGATTTCAATACGCTGTGGATGCATAATATCATCCGCATCAAAGAAGCAAATAATATCGGTAGTTAACTTTGATGCTGCATAATTGCGATTTTGTGCGGCATTTTGATGTTTTTCGATCGGAATGATGGTAAGTGGATAGGAATATACCCAGGGATGATAGGGTATATCTTCTTGAACAGAAGAGGAGCAACTCACAATGACTTGATCGGGTCGTTTACTTTGTCCATCAATCGAGTCAAATAGTCGTTGTAATTTACGAATATGTCCTTTATAACAGCAAATGGCGACACCAATGGTAAGGCTCATTTTATAATAATAAAAGAAGAAGATATAGTATTTAGAACACATTCATCGTTCCACTTCGTAAATATCGACTCAAAATGTTATGACAATACATCGTTTGTGTAGGAAAGGTGATAATGACAGCGGTACAAAATACAGTATCTTCCTTTGCTTGGAAATATGGATGTTCGGGGAATTTGATCTGGTCTAATACGTCACGAGACACTGAAACATGTGCATTTTGAATCAGTGCACCGGGAAGATTAAATAAGAGTCGTGTGGAACCCCATGGACATCGGGCAAGTACATTACGTAAACAGTAATAGGTTGGATATAATTCAAATGGTGTAGAATCGGCAGTTGTATTATGCAACATAATTTTAATATCATGCCGTAGAAAACAATCATAGATAAACATCAATCGTTGAGGATGCATAATATCATCTGCATCAAAAAAACTAATAATATCCGTAGTAAGATGAGATGCAGCAATGTTACGATTTTCGGCTGCATTTTTCTTTTGATCGGTGGTGATAATCAGTAATGGAAAGGGATAATCATGAACATTGTATGGAATATCATTCGTATAAGAAGAGGAGCAACTGACAACGACTTGATCAGGTTGTTTCATCTGTGTTCGAATCGAGTCAAAGAGGGCTTCCAAGTGTGGAATGTGCCCTTTGTAGCAGCAGATTGCCACACCAATTGTTTTGGGGACAAGTTCTGGTTCCTCACTCATTATTCTCTGTAAAGTATGTGCTGAATTAAGTAGCATAAATAAACGAGTTCCATGTTAGTTATGGTCTTTTGGAAAACTCATCCCTTTTTTCGTCAATGGTCTGAACTTTTTTTATCACAACTCTTTGAAAAATCGGATCTTCCCTCTCCTACCCATTGTCCTTATGAAGTGAAAACTGCATCAACTTTATTATCCGAGCGAACCGAAATAATATACTATCTTCAAACCTATTTTGGTGTCCCTCCTTTGAAACCGATTCTTGATCATCCAGAAGACACTTTGATCGGAAAACATGATGAAATCATAATTGTAAGAGATGTAAACGAAATAGTAGGAACATTGCGATATAAATATGCAGGCGAATTTGTTACTTCGAATAAGGAGCCTATTTATCTAGTAGATTGCTTCTGCATTCACCCATTATGGCGAAGAAAAGGAGTAGGAGATTACTTATTAACGCAACTTCACCGACGTTCCAATGAAAGAGGGCGGCCATACGCGCTCTTCTTAAAAGAGGGTGCACCGTTATCAATTTGGTTGCCGCCTCTGTATACAGGAACATATGTTTATCGAGAAATATGTTTTATGGAGAGATCGCAGTGTGTTACGTCTCTTTATATGTCACAGGCTTATCGAATCATGGATCATTATCGAGTTCTTCAGCCGAATTTATTTGTCATTCGTAACCCGAAATCGATGAATCAGATCTGGAAATTGTATCGAAAGGGGATTCATAGCATACTCTGTGGAATTCAAGATTCGTATCAGCGAATAGGTACAAAGAAGATGGGTTGGATCACAGCATGGATAGAAAGTCCCGCGATTACAGATGACATACGTGAAGAAGCATCGCGTATGTTATCAGATGCATGTTATCCGAGATTTAATATGATATGGATGGATAAGCAGTGGGTGGGTAACTCTACTCTTTGGACACTGGATGGACAATTTCATTGGTATGCTTATCAATGGACAACGAATGTGTCAATTCAGCGCTCCTATTGCATAATGACGTAAGACTATATGGGTTTAGCCCGAGCGATTCCTGGTGCAACTAATGGCTGACCTGGTCTTTGTGGAGCGATAGGTGCTGCCTTTGGCGCGGCGATTGGTGCTGCCATTGGTGCCGCGATTGGTGCTGCCATTGCATTTGTCCGTCTCTTTGATTCCAATACAAGGTTCATTCCTTTCAAATACGTTGTTTCACAGTTTGAATAGTAATTCACAAGAAGCTCTCTTGCACTGCCATTAATTTTATCAATTGCAGGAAATCCATTTTTGATAATAAAATCACTTAGCGAAATACGAAATTGCCCTGTTGTTTTATCACGCTGAATATTAAACAATGCTTGAAAGATTTTACCACATGCTGTAGCATGTACCAACTGTGTTTGGAAAAGTTCCTTTATTGCGGTATGAACACCTCCCACATCTTGGGGAGCCACTGCAATTGGCTTATCACCTGCTACTCCCGTGCATTTATCTTTATCTCGCTTATTTTTAATACTGGACAATCCTGCATCAAATGAATTAATAGAGCGAGCCTTTGATTGATTTACGGGATCTTTATTATCCTGAAATAAATCCGCCATTTTTCGCATAAATGCAATATAATGATCATATGATGATTTTCCATCTGCGCGTATTTTCTTTCCAATCACCAGCTTTGGAGTTCCCTCCGAAATGGCATCGTAAAATAAAAAAGCCAACGCCTCTAATCCAGGACTTCCATTCAAACTCTGACCTTTTACTGGAAGCCCACTGCGACTTGTCGTTGTTCTTGTTCCAGTAGACGTTGTTACAGTACTTTCAAAAAGCGAATCTTTGCAAATGGACGACAATCCTGCCTGACCCTGTAAGGGGATGGTTCGAAGAAGCTGCATGGCGCGCGCAACACAATGACCAAGAGGTTTTACATCACGCAAGTTACTGATCATGCGTCCTAGGCGCAACTTCTCTTCTGTGCCAGCCTCGGATGCGGTACTTGAGGAATAACTGGATGAATTATAGCTATCTTCTACAATTGACTTTACAACAGGAATAATTTTGCGAAAAAGATCCATAAAATAATCATCGATGGACTTGGTAGAGTCTTTGATGCTATATTGATTATTGTTGTATTCAATCAATAATGACTTCTTCTCCACAATTTCAATGGGAAGATCCATTGTCGCACTCTCTTCTTTATTTTCTGCGGATGCTCGTTTTTTCTGATATCGTAATTTACCAATGGTCATACGATAATCCTTTGATCCGAGTTCATTCTTAGAACTGACTTCCAAATAAGCAGGATGCTTCGCGCCGCGGGCTTCGATCACAAAATTACCATTTTCCTGATCTCGCAGTTTGAAATAGACCAATCCTTTGTTATTATCTGCACCCTCATATTTAGTAAGAGTTCCTTTGCTGGAATCCGTATCTGCGGTGAGAAAGGTGCGAAGAAAAGTAAAATTACCAATCGATGAAGTAATCGGTTTTGCAGGCGGGGGGTAACCATAAGGAGGTTGCATATATCCATAAGGAGGCGGTGCATAACCATAAGGTAGAGCATCAACACCACCTATACCTTGATAGGGGCGATATCCTGGTGCATGTAATTGTTTAGAGGAATCAGTATATCCTTGTACAAGTCCTGTGTCTGTCATAAAGGAGACATCATCAATAAGTGTTAAGGCAAGTGCGCCATAGATTTGAAAAATACGTGTATAAAAATAAGACAGGGTAAGACATAGCCCCTGTTTTTCTTGTTCTGTCTCTTTTGTCGGGTTTGTTAAATCTTTTGCGAGACGAAAGGCAAGAATTCCGTTTTTATCACGAGTCGGAACTACCTGTAATTCGTAGAATTGTTTGTAAATGTTATTTGCCATAAAAAGTACGTATTTTTTGCATTGTTCGGGATCCGATAATGCCATAAAATCTCGTACCGTAATTTCTTTGAGCATGTATTCTAATAATAGATTCATCACTGATCGAGTGCTTTTGGTTAATTCGAATAACCGTTCATGAGTAAGCGGAACCGATTCACTTGCACCCATCCTACTAGAATCGTTTATAAAACGGCCTCTAACGCGTCACTATACGATTCTAGACGACGCAGACATTTTTGTAATGTTGCCACAGAGATCTCACTAGCTTTAGCAATCTTGGACAAGGGTAGATTGAGGGTATCACATCGCTTAATGACAAACGCCACACAACCGGCTGCCAAACTTGGCGGCATATTCTCCTGTGAAAGTCCAATTTCATCTGCCTTCTCAGCAATGCGCTTGCACAAGGTAAAGAGATGCTCCATCTGGCTTCGCGGTAAGGGCAGGCGACTAAGTGGAAGTTGAATGTACTCAATGGCCTGAGTACTAGCCTGACTTGGTTTGTTGCTGGTAGTTGGGCGCAGTACACCCTTTTGACGAGCGAGTGCCATGACTTCCTGCATTTGCTTTAGTGCTTTGGTAAAGGTCGACGATGTGAGACCGAATAGATCGGCAATTTCTTTTGGCTTACGAGGGGAACTCGCTTGTTTCAGACTCATGTAGAGACATGCGGATAAGAGAGCATCGCGACTCAGACCTTGACGCCCTCCAATGTCTTGAAGTGTAGTATAGAGATTCTTGGAGTCTTCAATAATGGACTGGTTGATTCCTGAGTTGAGACCGATGAGCGATAGGCGTTCACAGGTTTGGATAAATGAGCGCTCCTTATAAGGAACGGTGTTCCAGGAGTGATATTTTCGGACTCGATACATGGTCTTGGCCGTGCCGTACCCATTCAGAATGACCGTTCCCATTGAAGCTTCGGGCAAACGGGGATCCTGGGGCGCACCAACACGTGTAGGATCTCCACCACGATCTTCTTGGGAAAAGTAGCGATATTCGGCGGTATTATCAAATGGGCGAGAGACAATGTAGCCGCATTCTCGACAGGTAACTAAGTCTGTGGTATACAGACAATCGGTATTAAAGCAATGTGGACAGGTATCAAGGTCGACAGGCATGGATACTTTTTCTTCCTCCCAGCTTTCAAAGGATTCCTTGACAGATGGAAGGGTGCGGAGATTAAATAATGATTCCATGATACCTACTTATCTTCGAAAAAAAGGGATCAATTTTTAGACGCATTCCTCTTGTTTATTTTAAATAATGATCATAAGTAAAGAGGATGAACTCTCTAAATAATATTGTTAATTCTGCCAATAATGCTGTCGCACCGGCTGCAGCAAAGACTGCACCTCAACAAGGCACCGAATCACGCACCTCTATCCTTCCGAGCATGATTCCTAGTGGTCTTGGATTCTTCGGAAGCTCTTATTCGCCAGCGGATGCCATGTTAACCCCGAATCAAATTGGCGTAACAGTAGGAAGTAATATTAGTGATGTAGTTAGTGCAGTAAAAGGTGTTGGATTCTATGGAGATCAAATTGGATTTGGTTCACCATCCACGGGGCTCACCCGTGGAATGGATTTGAGACCCCTCGGTGTTAATTATTTTATTAAAACAGGTGTGAAATGTTCCAATGGTGCGGACATGTGGCATTATATGCAGGGAATTACACAGGGTGACGCCTTAGGAGAGAAAATGAAAAATGTGATGGCAGATATGGGAATGCCACCACTACAGGGTCTTGCCCCAGGAATGATCGAGGATGCAGAACATGCGTTGAATCCTGCACCGCTCATGAATGCACTGTTTGGTTCAGGCTATCCGCAATGCAAACTAGCAACGTTGCCCGTCGGTGATTCCTATGGTAACATTGCGGATACGACCACAGGAGAGCCATGGATTTCTAATCCAGAAACGGCGCGTCAAGAAGGAGGCGGATGGGTACAATCGCGATGGATTCAGGATACGGATCGCAATGGAAATCCAATAAATTTGTCACGTGATCAATGGGCGGAGGCTCCGAAGACGTATAATCCGGATGGAACACCGGTTCAATCGGAGGGATTTGAAGCACTGACGAGTCCTGTAACCATCATTTCGGTGGGCGTACTATGTTTACTTGCATTTGCGGTTGTTCGTAAAAGATAATTATTTTGAAAACAGTTGATAAAACATCTGAGATATCATTGCGCAACATGATTTCTCTGTTGGTATATACTTCTCTTTTTGTTCAGGGTGGATGGGTTGCAGTTCAATCAGTTGATCATAAGGTTGCACCCATGCGATCATACCCGTTTCTTCCAAGACACGCTGATAGGCAATAAGACGTTCTTGAGATGTCATGTAAAGTAATCTATTAATTACTTTAAATAACATGGTATAAGCCGATATGCTTTAGAAGGCACGCTTGGTGATCTTATGAGCATAATATGCGGAGACGCCACCCAGAAGCTGGGCGAGAACGTAGCCAAAGATGGCGCTGGCTGGCAGGCTACCATCCATAAACATGGCCAGTGAAACTGCCGGATTCACGTGTCCGCCGCTAAAGGAGGCGATCAAGAAGATCACCAGTGCCAACACGGCACCAATGATCAAGGGATTGCCACCGCTGGCAAAGATTCCAAGAATAAAGAGAAAGGTTCCGAGGTACTCGGCAAGGTACGATTTCATAGTAACGATCATGTTTCTACTTTTATGGAATATATTAATTTAAAAGGAAGGAATAGGTGAATAATATATGCAGGTAACATATACCTTTCGCGAAGACTCCTATGACATATTTCCACCATTTATCTATACCTATTCTACTCTTACGGATTCAAAGCATTCCTTTCGTATAAGATCATTTATTGCATTATATGATTATGTTAATACGACATGTTCTCCAAAACTACATATTACCCCTACGCAATTTATATTATATGATACAAACGGAAAAATAATCGATGATCAGGATTTAATGACTGAATCTGTTAGTGTACGTATTGAATCCCCTATTCAAACAATAAAATATTACTCGGATGATTATTTGGAATATATAAAAAAAGATCTGAAAACATCTGATTTTCTACCTCTTTTTTATTGGATTACTGTTCCACCATCCGATCATCCTGATCTTTTTATTATTCAGGAGTATAAAAAAGATGATCTTGTATTTAATGGCATTTCACGCACAAATGGCGTATTAAAAGAGCATTATGTGATTTTGCGTGATTTTGTAACATATAAACAATACTACATGACGACTGATTGTAGAAAACGATATGAATTTTTGATATCCATGCAGAAGAAATGAGCCATTTAAAGCGAATGTAGCAAATAATAGTAATTAGGTGTACCTGATATTTGATACACCGTCATGCCAAAACGATCAAAAGCTACAAAATCTGCCGTTTCTACTACTACATGTACCGCGTTTAAAAATGATAATTTGATCACATACCCCGGTGTAGAAGAGATGTACACAATCTATACATACAGCTACATACATGACTCTGAATCGATTTATCTTTTTTGGGAAATCACCAATTCTCAGAGAATGATTGAAATCGAGCACGTATTGTCCTATTACAAGCAGATGTATATTCTCGAATCGTATTCATGTGATCAGGTCAACCTGACGTATGAGGCAATTAAAGATCTCCTGATTATCATGGGTCACACACGTTCAATGGTTACTGCTACGGAATATGCGTTCATAAAGCCAATGTTACAGACAGCGACCATTGAATATGGGGTAAAGATTCCTTTTTCTTTTACTACCTCTGATATATTGGCCTATGTTACCTTTTTTGGTCAAACATGGTATGTTCCTTTCTTTCATTCTACGGAACTTGTTTGTAAACCAGTTCCTACCCATCTACCCGCCTCTGCCTTATTTTCTTGGTATGAAAATGAATTATTAAATTCATCCTACTCTAAAAAGGTGATCAAAGGTGATTCGGTGCAGACCGATCGCTATGTAGAGTGTAAGATGATTTGGGATCGATGTGAAGCATTAATCAGTAAAGAGTCAAATCAAGCGATTAAGATGGAAGTAAACTCATCGAGTGAGAAAGAAGAGATTTCATCCGAGACATCCTCGCCAGATAGTATTCCTCCTAAAGAGGATTCTGAAGCTATTCTAGAAAATGAAATCGTAGACATAAATTATAATGAAACGATCAATCTTTATATACAATTGTATTTAGAACCATCTACACAGTCAGAGTTACTATTATCAGAAGTCTATCAAAATTATAAAGAGAAACTCAATAAATATGGTGTAGGTATTACTACACAAGCTTCTTTTATTAAACAATTACGTTCTTATGATAAATTTAAGATTACTCGCCACTCACGCGGTATGGTTATTACAAATTATAAAATTGTAACAGAGCCTCAATTTATTCAATATATGGGATTTGAAGATGCATTTAGTACGACACATTTAAAGATATTGTCCCAATTTAAATCTAAATTTTCGTCCCAATGTAAATCTAAAGATTCGATAATAAATTTTCGTGAGGCATTTTTTGTACTTTCTACTGCTATGAATATAGAACCAACCTATCATTCGGTTCTATTGTATCTACATGATCCAAAAACAGAAGCAGTAATCAATGCATACAAGCCATATATCGATGCACTAGATGAGATGAATCTTCCAGAGGTTGATCCTTATAATAATCATACCTTGAGTAACATATTTTCAAAACGATCTAAAATTGTATCATTAATTTCTGGAATAACCTATTATTTCCCATTTTCAAAAGAGATTATTAAAATAAATCATACCAGTGCTAACCAAAAAGAGACGTATACAGGTATATATGAAAATTCATTTACAAATGGAATTGCAGATTCAACATGGTGTGAGTATGGCGATGCTCTTGTTGATGTAGAAGATATGCCTCCCCTTACGTTTCCTATTCATATCGTTACCACTGTACCAAATATACCAAATCCATCAAGAGTAGAATCATCATATACGTATGACAAATCAACTGGAAAGTGGAGCACGAATGATAAAAAACTACAATGGACGAATGACTATGCTAACAAAATAGATAACCCATTAACGACTACCGCTCTACCCAAATAAATATCTATTTTATTGTAATATAATAGAATGGCGGAAGAATATATAGCATTACGGCAATGGGCTGATAAAGTAAAGGATAAACTTGTACCAAAATTACTAAAGGGAGAATACCCTCATCATTATAAAGAATTTGGTTATATTCCAGAAATACTCTTTCAGCATAATGCTGTCCAGGCGAAATTTGATGAAATGAAAAAAGATGAATCCATAAATGCGTCCAATAAACAAAGAATACCAGAAAAAGATCCCTATTTTAGACCAGGTTTATTGAAAGTGTATTTACAATCTCTTGTAAGTGATATGGATAAACGCAGCTATGATATATATGCCGTGAGAGATCAACCAAAAGCTGTTTTTTTCCAATCCAACCCGCAGCTGCAAAATGTGAGTTTATCATTTAAAATACATCTTATGTTTAATGTCAAATATATATCCAGTGTATTACCTATATTATTTAATGAATTAATCAAATTAAGAAAGTTACCTATTTATTTTAAATTATTAAGCTATAATCCTATTACATCTGTTCCGAATCAAGCTGGTATTCCTACTCCAGGATTTGATGGTGTTCCTACACCTGATTATACCTATGGTGTGAATGATGCAGAAAAGGCTAAATATGGCCGCTTAGCGGAAGCATTTATTTATTCACCTACTGAAATTAAAAAATATCAGCCAACGGTTCGAGGGTTTAGTACATTTCGATTAGATGGCAAAACAAGAAAAGGTAAAGTCATCAATGAGTCATATAATATAGAGTCCTTATTTGATCCTGTTCTGGTATTTTATACAAGCGATCAGGAGTATACAAAAGCATTACTTCAAGAACTGTTACGGATTTTTCCAGATGAGCGTACAAAGGAGTGGGTATTACCTAATTTTTATCCTCGTGCAAATGTTAAAATTAACAATATGATTTATGTTGCAAATGGTGATTTTGGTACAAAATATAATAAACAAATGAAATGTAAGTTTAATATTGATCCTGGTCATCCTGTATGTTATCTGAATCCAAACTATTCTCTGTTAGACCTTCCTGAAGAATATCAGACCATACAAAATAGTTGTGAAAGCCGAGAAGCAAAAGAACAATGTGATGCAGCAAATCGTTTTCCGTTAGCAGTCAGTAATAATAAATTATGTAAATGGGAATCAGACAAATGTAAACCAGAAAAAACATACAGTCAACATCTTCTATTGCAAGATTATGATTCACTGGAGCAATTATATGATGCAGTAGGACAACGTGCAGTATTAGATGGATTTAAAGCGGGTAACGCAAATGCATCACTTCCTGCTAATTATAATGGTGGAAGAAGATCAAAAAGAACAAGAAGAAACAAACAAAGTAAACGAAAGAATAAAAATAAGTCTCGTCGAGCTCACTAGATCATGTTCGTTTCTAGCTTGTAAGAATCAAATGAATCATTGATACAAGCTGTTGAATATTTTGTTCATGTATTTCTTTCGATTGATTCATCCAGTTTGTTCCACCACGATAGTGCAATAGTGTTTCATCATAGATTTCGCTAAAAAATGTGTCATTTATATTTCTCTTATCCTCTTTCAAAAAGGCGAGTACAACAGGATGTAACGATAAAGGAAATTCTGTTTCATTCCATGAACAAGACCACAGATGTTTTATAAAATAAAAATATTCATTCGTATATTGTATGGTCGAATGACGAATAAGATTGGTTGATGGACAGGGTGTAGAAAATGAGGATAACCATCTATGGCTCGCAGAGCCTGTATCACCATGTAATACCATACCCAGTTCAAACTGATCAATATAGGGCGCAGTATTCATATTTAAATAAAATAAGTTAGGCCAAATATAGGTTAGGTTATCTCGTTGCTGCAATACACAGGCGCAGTAGTATCTTCGATATTTTTCAATGTCAAGATGATTCACTAGAAACATATCAGAATCAAGTACAAGATATTCATCCTTATTTTCTTTCATAAATGTAGTGATGAATGCTAAACTATCGGTATGACGATCGGATGCATCAATGACCGTTCGATGGTGATCATTTGGTATCGTAATACATCGAATTTGTAATTCATTACATTTTTTTGTAATACTTTCTCGTCCTTGAAGAGGGTCATTAAAATTCGTACGATCAGGCCAATCTTTACCGTCATTAAAAATGATATATTCAAAATCAACATGAATAAATTTTTGTATGGTACGATATTGTAGCTCAATAAAAATAGGTAGATTTGTAAAAATGCTAACAATTTTCATTATTTATATATAATACGAATTGTTATTTAAGTTAATTAAATTTTAATATAGACTTCGTGAAAGCCAATCATATTTTGTCTGCATTTTAATTTATACAAGTCATTGACATTCTGAATGACTCCAAACTCTGTATTGGTCGCGTCTCCATTATTTAAATAAGGATGTGATTGTGAATGAACCATTTCAAACCCATTTTGGAGTAGCTTATTTCGAATGATCGGTACTTTATCATCAGGACCATCCATTTCAATGATGATTAGTTTAACCGAATCAAGTATTTCAGGCATATCCTCCAAAATATTATAAAATGCACCTTCGCAATCTACCACTAATACATCAAATGGTTGACCGACCATTTTTTCTAGATCACATAGATCAAACATCTGTCTATATTTACATTCATCCCATAACGCTTCATGACTACTACGATTTCTTCCCACAAAACCATGTGCAACTTTAAATTGGGTCTGATAGATCTCCTGCGTTTTAATTAATTTAGGAATGCTATTTTGGGATGGTTCAACAAGCACATGTTTGGTGGGGTCTTTCAAGATTTTATTAATAATAAGAGAGGTTGTTCCACTTTCACCACCCATTTCAAGTACACAACACTCGTTTGGTAAATATTTGGCAATCATTTCCTGTTCTGGGCGTTCAATTTCATAACGAGCATGAATATCGCTATTTGGATACGTAGCTAGTACACGATAGAGAGATGCCAATCGATCTGTTCCTAGACACGACATAATAATATCATCATGGTATTATGCTTTAAATAGAATAAAAATACGCATCCTATAACGGATGTTATACTGTTTTTGTAGGATTGGCGTGAGTGATCAGTTTCTGGCTTGTAATCAGCCGTGAACCAATGCACATTGTTTCCAGTTCTTGAAGTAATAGTTTTGTTGCGTAAGGTATATTGATGTGTGAGAAGCTAGTTGTATTGCCGCATCCGCGGCATGACCAGATATTCTGTTCAGGATTTGCAACAGCAAGTAATCCACAGTCTTTGCAGGAGTAACATGAGAAGGCATCTGAGCACTCCATGAGGCGTTCCTTTGTAAACTCTGCCATTCCGTGGGCTACCACGCAATCACGTTCCATTTCTCCAAAACGCAGACCTCCCTCGCGCGCTCTGCCTTCTGCAGGCTGGCGCGTCAACATCACCAGTGGACCCGATGCACGACTATGCATCTTGTCGGCAGAGCAGTGGCGCAAACGCTGATAATAGCAAGGACCGATGAAGATCGATGTCTCCATCATGCGTCCTGTGTATCCATTATACATAATCTCATTGCCATAAGGCTCCATACCATAATTGTCTCGCAGAATGCCTGCAAGATCATCTACCGTTGTCTCTCCAAACGGCGAGCCATCACCAAGTGCACCCGTCATGCAACCCACTTTGCTTAGAAGCGTCTCCATCAGCTGAGCAATAGTCATACGAGAAGGAATGCAATGAGGATTGATGATGATATCAGGAACAATGCCTGTTGCCGTCTGCGGCATATCCTCTGGATTTAAGATCATGCCCATGGTACCTTTCTGTCCATGACGCGAGGAGAACTTGTCACCAATCTCTGGGATGCGATCCTGTCGCATGCGAATCTTGACAAACGAGTAGCCCTCACCATTTCGGTTCTTGTAGATCTTATCCACATAGCCCTTCTCATTGTTACGCGGCATCTTGCTGACATCACGCGACTTCTTGGCACCCGCCGGCAATACAGCACCCGTTGGCACTCGCAGCGGCACCACCTTACCAATCAGAATGTCATCGGGAGTCACATAGGTATCCTTGGGAATAAATCCATCCTCTGCGATCTTATCGTAGTGCGCATTCTTCATGTGCTTCGTCTCTGCAGGATCAGGTGCACAGAATTTCTCTTCTTCTCCAGAGCTTTGGTTCTTACGCTCTTCATCCTTGTAGGTGCGATAGAAGATGGAACGGAATCGACCACGATCAAGTGCTGCACGATTGATCATGTTGGAATCTTCCTGATTATAACCCGTGTAGGTCATAATTGCAACCACAATGTTCTGTCCCGCAGGGAGAGACTGTGCACCATAGAACTTACTCATGTAAGGAGACACCATTGGAATCTCGGGATAACAGAGTACGTGGCTCATGGCATCAAACCGTTCACGGAAGTTGAGCGCGTAGACACCCATGGCTTGCTTACCCATAGCACACTGATAGGCATTACGCGGAGATTGATTGTGGTCAGGAAAGGGAATGCCACTTGCAGCCGTGCCAAAGATAACGGAGGGATGGATCTCGCAGTGCGTATAGGACGAATCCTTCATGCACGATTCATAATCCATGGCAATATAGCATCCTTCTGTCTCACCTGCATCAATATATTCAAAGAGACGCTTTTCTGTCGGTGACTCCCATGATAGGAGGTGATTCCACTCCTTGATCTCCAGGATCTGCTTCTTCAGTTTTCCTGTCTTGTCCGCGGCGAGTTCGCGGACGGCGGGTGCATAGTACACAGGGCGAAGAACACGACCCGCCTCGGTACTAATCCAGAGTTCTTTGAAGGCACTCTTCCATACAATGGATGTATAGAGGTGAATCTTTCCTGCACGCTTTGCAGTGCGAAGTGCTTCAATTGCCTGATCGGCGTCCTTGTTCAAGAAGAGGCCAATCCAGGATCCATTTAAGAACACACGAACATTCTCGTGTTTCTGCTCAATGGTAGACTCACGTAGGGAGAGCAGTTGGTTCATGCTCTGAATGAAGGCATATACCGTGACAGGGCTGCTGAAGATGCTGATGCTGGTGGTGGATGCCATGTTTTTGATGACACCTACACCATGACCTTCTGGTGTTTCACAAGGGCAGATGTAACCCCACTGGGTATTGTGCTGTTTACGTGGGGCAATTAGTTTACCTGTCTTCTCAATTGGTGTAGAGATTCGGCGCAAGTGAGAGATGGAGGAAGTGAAGTTCAAACGATTGAGTACTTGAGAGACACCGATCTTGTTGGGACCGCCAATCTTGCCACATCCAAAGTTACCTGTCGCCAGAGAAGACTTCAAGCACACATCCATGATGGTCGATTTGATAATCTTGTTGATGTTGTTGATGTTAACAATCTCTGACCAGTTACCCGTCGCTTTCCATGATCCGCCGTGAATCTCCTTTGATAAGGCGGCCTTCATGTCTTTGACCATGCGATTGTTGTACGTTTTGCGAAACAGATCCGCCAAGAGGAATCCTGGGATGTCTACACGCTTGTTGGGGTAGGCATCACGGTCATCGGTGGGGATGCGCTTGGTAATCGTCCAGAGAACCTTGCGGCACATGTGGGCAAGAAAGCACGCCTTCTCATAGTTCATCTCCAGACCACCGATCTGTGGAAATAGCTCTTCGGAGAGAATGTCCTGTACATTGCTCTGCTTCTGGGACTTGACCGACCAGGTATTGGTGTAATCCGCCAACCATACCAACGCCTGTTCCTGGGTTACAATGGAGCTCGCCTCCATGATTGATTCGGTGATGATCGAGTCATAGGCGTCCTCGATGCCCTTACCCAAGATTAGTTCATAGATGTCTCGATCGGCAAGAACGCCAAGTGCTCGAAACAGAATCACGACAGGGATATCGGTTTTGATGCGGGGCACGGTGGCACGAAGCATTGTAATCAGTTGATTCTTGGGGTGATAGACGATCTTGATGGTGTTGGACTTTGGAACTTGATCATTATCGGGACCGATGCACTTGATCTCGACAATCTCCATCTGTTTTGCAGCGATGCGGCCATTGCGAAAGACAAAGGGTCGATTTTCGGACATGCGTTCCATGGAGATCATGGCGCGTTCACCTCCTTGAATAATGAAGTAGCCGCCGACATCCTCTGCGCATTCGCCCATTGTAGACGGGTGCATATGTTTTTGATCGTGAAGTAGGCAGTATTTCGAGCCCACCATCACAGGAATTTTGCCCAGGTGAACATTGGGAAAGATGCGAACATTCGACTCGCGAATGCTGTTGCGTGTATGGTCGATGAAGGTAGTTGTTACTTTTACGTCCACATTCAGCGGCGCAGCGTAGGTTAGATTTCGAAGGCGGGCATCATTTGGCATCATGGGATGAATCGCGCCATTGTTTTCAAAGATAGTCGGTTTTCGGATTGAGATTTTTTCAAATTCAAGAGTTACTTCATATTCGTGTTGTACTTTTTTTCCAGCCAGAACAGCCCCATCAACGCTAGTACCCATAAGAGCATTGGCGGCGGTGGTGGAGAGTCCTGTGGCGGTAGCCAGTGCGGAACGTGGCCCCGCCAAGGGAATTTCCGGTGAACCATAGGATGTAATGGGGTTGGACATATGAATGATTTCTGGAATGTCAACTTCGATGAATTGATTAAAGGATTCAATTTGGTGCCCAATGATCTGCTTTCCATCCGATTGATTGATAAACACATTGAGAATGTGTCGGTAGCTTGGAATGTTATCAGTGATCGAAGACATTGTTACCTGCTTATTTGTTCAGCTCGTCAATCAATTTTTGTAATTTATACAATTTCATGAATTATAAAATTACGTGTAAGTAGTAGTCTCATGTCTGAGCTTAAAGTAGTTAATTTAACAGGCGGTGCCGCCGCTGAGTTTATGGGAGGTGTAAAAAAGAAAAAACGTGCAACTCGGAAAAAACAAGAAGGTGGAGATGCAAAGGGCATGGAAGCATCCATGACACACTCTGCTGGATCCACTGATCCTTCCAAATGGTTACATCATCCAACTACATCGGTTCCTCCCGTAATTCAAGTACAAAAATCTATCATAGCTACACCTGCACAAGTAGCAGCTCCAACTCAGCAATACGCGGTGCCAATACCACCACATCCGGTTGCGGCACAAGCAGGTGGTTCCGTGAAGCATATCAAAGTAGAATTAAAGAAGAAGCCCGCTACGAAGAAGGTTCAACTTCATCCGAAAAAGGCAGAACCATCAAAGACTTCAAAGAGGGTCACTCGAAAGTCACGTAAGTTAACCCTGGGCGTTTCTTCCTTACATAAGCGAATGACTCGTGCAAAGAAAATGCACAAGACAGTTAAAGAAATGCCTTTGGATAAGTTGAAAGAAGAGTTGGTAAAGAAGAAATTAATTAAGCCAACAAGTAAGGCGCCTGAATCGGTTTTGCGACAGATCGCTGCAGACGCGCAGATTGTTGCTGGAAAAGCACTATAAGAATTCCCGACATCTATTCTAGAATGAATCAGACCCTTTTTCAATATTATTCATTCTTGAATACCGAAGTACGAAATCTGCTGAATACTGTTGCACGTGCGAGCATAGAGATTGAACGTTATGTACGATATCAGGCGATCCATGATGTGAAGCCTGTCGCTTCATTAGAAAATGCATCGGGTGATGTACAGAAGCATTTAGATGTTCTTTCGCATGACATTATGGTGAAGCATTTGACTCAGTCCAAATCATGCAATGTCCTTTTATCGGAAGAAGTGGATGAGCCTATTTTGGTTCCAAAGGAGCACAAAGGATTGTATTTAGTTGCATTTGATCCATTGGATGGGTCATCAAACATTGACTGCAATGCTCCCGTGGGCACCATTTTCTCCATTTATGAAAATAAGAAGGAGGAGGTATTATTGAAGGGGGATCAAATTGTTGCCGCAGGCTATGTCCTTTATGGTCCGGCAACAGAGCTCATCATTGCAGTGAATGGAAAAGTTGATCGATTTGTTCTTAATTCCCATACAAACTACGTTTTTATCGAAACAATTACGTTGAAAGGGAAGTCCAAGAAGATCTATTCGATCAATGAGGCTAATTCAAATCAGTGGAAGAAGGATATTGATCAATACATTGCACAATACAAACAGGCGAACTACACGGCTCGTTATATTGGTTCCATGGTGGGCGATGTTCATCGAACGCTGATGTATGGAGGTATGTTTTGTTATCCTGCGGATCGAAAGAATCCGAATGGAAAACTGCGACTCTTTTATGAGTGTTATCCGATTGCGTATATCATGGAATTGGCAGGTGGAAAAGCTATTGTAGGAAATGAATCAAATCAGCGTATTTTAGAGGTAGAACCAACCAAAGTTCATCAGCGAACGCCTATTTTGCTAGGAACCGTGGAGGAGATCATAAAATATGAAACGATTCTTTTATCCAAATTATAACAATCTAAATCATGGACACGATCATTTACTAATGGCATTAGAAAATGATAGTGTTACTATCTATAATGCTCTCATGAGCAAAACACCTATTTTTATTGGGAGAATTGCAGGAGTAGAATTACAAACGGCACATGATTTATTACAGGGAACTGTAAAAACCTTGGCACAACATATCAAGGCGCTTGAAAATAATGCAGGAATCTATGTAAAATATGATGGTTCATTGCACAGTTATGCTACAAAGCTTATTGAATCTTATAATAAATGTACACATATTGCGGAATGGAATGGCAAGGTGTATGAAATTACGGGACTGAGTCAGGAATGGATTCGAAGGAGGACACCGCGTATTCCGAAGATTACTGCATTGGCATTAGAACCGTATTATGCAGAAAATTCATGGATGCCGGCCTTATTTCAAAAGCGTATTTTAATTATTCATCCATTTGTGGAAACATTTGAGAAGCAGGTGCCGAAGTTGAATGAGATTTTTCCTGGAAGGAGTTGGTTTGAGGAGTGCAGTTTTGTTTTTTTAAAGCCGCCTGTGACATTGGCGGGGAATCATGGAAATAAGGATTGGGAGGAGCAAATGGATGAGTTTCTTCCGAAGCTCGATCCATTGGAGTTTGATGTAGCATTGATTGCGGCAGGTGGATATGGAATGATGATTTCTGAGTATTTGTATACCAAGCGAAATAAGTCAGTCATGTATATTGGAGGTGCACTTCAGCTCTTTTTCGGGGTCATTGGACGGCGTTGGTTTGATAATTCAGATATTATGAAATTGGTGAATGACAGTTGGATCAGACCAGCGGCATCGGAACGGCCTCCGAATCATAAGAAGGTAGAGAAGGGATGCTATTGGTAAGGGTATAAACATATACGACATATGAAACGATAAGAATGGATTATACCATTGCCACATCAAAGGATTCACTTCCTCTTTATAAACAGTACAAGCGAGGTTATCAAGAGGGTTCCGATGATGGGTATCACACTGGAAGAAAGAATGGCTTTAAAGAGGGCTATGACAAAGGATATGCAAAAGGATTTGATGAAGGCGAAGAGCAGGGATATCAAACAGGATACCTTGGAGGACTATATGGAGGATTGCTTATTGGTGCATTTTCTGTGATTGTAGGTGCCGTTGCAGTTATGCTAACCCAAGGTTCTGGACGTGAATCCAGCCGATCAGTGTAGGATCAGAAAGAGAAATCACGCGGCTATAATGAGAATGTTCCCACATCCTCCAATTCTGTTCTGCAATTTGAACATGATCTGCATCAATCACCCTGACAACAATGGCAGTATGTCCTGTTTGTTCAAAGTCAAAAAGAAGAATATCATCTTCCGCTGGAAGTGAGTTAGAAGGCGGATAAAAGACACATGGATAGGTGAAGTTATTTTCCAAATGTCGCATTTCTCGCAAATGTCGCATTTCTCTTGCACCCTCCACTGGAAAAAAGGTGAGCTTGTGAATTTGCTGATAATAACGTCGAACAAATTCAACACATTCCCATTTTTTACCGGTATTTATTCCATTTACATGGTAATCCATATTGAAAAAGAAGGGTTTACAATAAGAGATAACTCCGTTGGAAGTGATTCCACAAGATCGATCGTAAAATATGAAAAAGAAGAGAATAAAAAATAGAATAACTAAAATGATCAGAAGATTCATTTTCTATTATGTCAATACATTTAAATATCGGCAAGATAGGTCTCAAAAATGTCCATCCGAATTTCATAAAAATGTATGCCTTGGGTACAGCATTCATTTTCATTTAGATCAAATGCATCAGGCGTGACTAGTGATCCCACGCGATAAGGAAAGGGTGTGTCGCCTGTATGAAGATAAGAATAGGCGATCATTTCATGGGGTACAACTGATTCCTCTTCTTCTCTCGAAGGATACTGAATGTCCATGACAATGGCTTTATCACACCGTTGTTTTCCGCGTTTATGGAAAAATTCGTAAGTGATTGGTGACACAATCATTGCATCCACAGGAATTCCAAGTTTAATAATACGATGTTCGCCTGATTCTGACTTGGCCACTTTCCATCCAATCATCATTTCATTCTCAGGCCGACCTCGTTTGATCGTATTGATTAGGACTTCTCCATCCTCTTGATTGTAGACAATGAGATTATCTTTTGACAACGTCTTCTTGGTCACGTTGCCATCCTTCTTTTCCTGAGTATAGGTACCGCGATATCGAATTCCACTGGAATCGGTCATCATGCATCGGCTAATCAGTTTTTCGATTCCTGTGGCATGGTGTCGTGTTGTATGAATCAATAGACCATTTTTATTTTCAGTGACCACCATCTTCTCTGCATCATTGGTTAGATGAGAGAGAACTCGCGTACCTGTTCCTACGTTATGAAACGTATAGGATTTGCGAATCTGATCAGGTTCCATGCAAATGGTTACATCCTGTTTCTTTGTCAAATCCGAAATCTTTCCGCGAATAGTATTATCTTTAATACAATATTCTAATATCGTATGGCCTTGTTTATAGGAGTACATTTTACTTTTTTTTGTAATCGAACAGATGGGAGCACCATGGTATAGGAAGCGAATGGAATCAGTTTTGCGATCAGCAATGATGATAATAGAGCTACAAATAGCAATAACATATTGATTAGTAGAATCACAGAGTAGAATAGACGGTGGTGATGAATAAATACTAGGCATGATGCATTTAAATGTATCATATAGTTCATCATGTAAATGAAATAACAAATTCCGATCCAACTTGGTGGGTGCACAGTGATAAAATAAGGTCTGCCATGCATCCTGTTTTAAAAATGTATCCATATCAATTGGATTAAAACGGCTACATGGTACTCCTTGAAGTTGTAAATGATACTGGGTAGGATAAGAATGAAGTGTGGAATGAAAATGTATATCAGTTGGAGATAAATAAAGCGGTAATGGACGTTCAATTTCTGTCATTACATAAATATGGTGTTTTGCATTTAAATGTGTGAAAATGTGCAAGCCGCATTTGGAGAACCTAAAGAATTGGCACCTATATTAAATGTAAGCAATACGTAAAAATGTACAAGGAATATATTGAACTTTATCAGACCTATACAAAAAAGTATGGTCAAAAGACAGCGATCTTCCTTATGGTCGGCTCGTTTTATGAACTATATGACATCCAAGACGTCGAAACCGGCGAAACCCAAGCAAATGTACGTGACATCGTAGATCTCCTGGGTATTCAACTTTCGAATAAAAAAGGCGACGTGGGACAGGGCAAAGATGGATTATTTGCTGGATTCCCTGATTATGTGATGCATAAATGGGCAGGACGTTTAACCTCCACAGGATGGACGGTGGTGATTGTGGATCAAATCAAGGATGCGCGAGGAAAGGTAAAAGAACGCAAGGTGGCTCGCATTTTGAGTCCCAGTACACATATTGAACAAACTAATTCCCTAGAAACTCCCTATGTCACCGCACTCTACTTTGAACCAGGACAGAGCGCTCCCTTATTTGGCGCAGCTACACTCGACTTAACAACAGGAACGACTAAAACCTACGCCGGCACGGCTAATGGTCGAGCTGATATTTGGACAGCGGATGATCTCGTACAAATGCTCAGTGTCTATCCGCCGAAAGAGCTTTTGATTTATTGGAATGGCGAATTAAACCCAGACGAATCCTTCTTTCGCCGTGTCTTCGGTCTTCCTTCGATTCCCATTCATATTTATCCCATCAATACCCTTGGCGCTTTTCAGTATAATCTCGTTCGTGTCGAGTTCTTTCAAAATATTTACTCTATCAAATCTCTTCTTCCACCAAAGACATATCTGGGACTACGTTCGGAGCAAGAGGAGTGCGCTTTGCTATATCTTCTTCAATTTGTGGAGGAACATGATAAAACCATGTTGAAATCCTTTCATCGAAATGAATCCTGGACACCTAATACACGGCTCATCTGTGGCAATCATGCATTGACGCAGCTTCAGATGACGAGTTACAAACCTGAAGAATCTGTTTTATCTCTCTTTGATAAGTGTATAACAGTTATGGGAAAACGTGCAATCAAAGAACGACTTCTGAGCCCCTATTCGGAACCAACCGAGATCCGTGCGCGGCTGAGAGAAGTGCAGGAATACATGACTTGGCCGCAGGAGAAACAAAAACAGTTGGAGCGTCAATTACGATTCATGTTTGATTTACCACGTCTTCATCGCAGACTGCTATGTGGCCTTATTCAGGCAAATGAGATTGCAGCTCTTTTTCAAACCTATCATGCCATTCATGTGATTCAAACTCAGGTTACTCAAGAAACGTCTCTTACTGCACCCTATTCAAATGAACAATGGATAGCCTACATTCATGTAATGAATACGCATTTTAATGATGAAAAGGCGCAACAGGCGAGCCAAGATCTAACAGCCTTCTCAAATAATACGTATCCTGATATTGCTCAGAAAGAGGCGGAGATCCAAGAGGTCTTACTAGCCTTTCAGCTTTTAAAGAAAGAAATTGCGATAAAAGGCAATGTTGCAGAAGATGCGGTTCGATTGGAAGAGCGTGAGAAAGAACCCTTTGGCCTAAAAGGTTCCACGATTACGTTACAACAACTCAAGAAGAATAGTGCACAATTACCTGAAGGAATCATTATCTCCGTTCTCAAATCGGGTGGCTGGATTGATTGTACCAAGCTACAGCAGCTCAATACAAAATTGGTAAAGCTGCGTGAATCATTGGCTCATTTGGTATCAAACCATCTTCTTACTGCATGCCATGACATTTCTCAAGCAGGTCAGCATCTTTGGACATTCATGGAACATTGGATCTGTCATGTAGATGGTACACAGTGCATTGGTAAAGTATCCTTTGAACGCGGATTTAGTTGTCCCGTGATTGAAGATCTGGATAGCAATGGATCAGCTGTACAAATTACCAATGTACGACACCCTCTTGTGGAAGCTAGTGCAACACGTACACAATATGTGAAGCATAATGTAACACTGCAATCGGGTGGATGGTTGGTATATGGTATGAATGCGAGTGGTAAATCCACATTGATGAAAGCAACAGGAATCTGCGTTCTTTTGGCGCAAGCAGGGTGCTTTGTCCCCGCAAAAGAGATGATCTTGAAACCTTTTCAAGCGGTCTATACTCGTATTTTGAATCAGGATAACTTATTTGCAGGGCTGTCTTCTTTTGCGGTGGAAATGTCAGAACTCAGGGATATTCTACGAAATGCGAATCCTTATACGCTGGTTCTTGGAGATGAATTGTGCGCAGGAACAGAATCTACTTCGGCGCAAGCATTGATTGCAAGTGGCATACAGTGGCTTACTAAGCGAAAGGCCAAGTTTATTTTCGCAACACATTTGCATGATTTACCAAAGCTCATTGATCTAAAAGGAGTCGAAGTCTGGCACCTTCACGTCGAATATGATCCCTTAACAAAGAAGCTAATTTATGACCGTTCTCTTCGTCAAGGAAGTGGTTCAACGTTGTATGGTTTGGAGGTGGCGCGAGCGATGGATTTGCCGTTTGAATTCATTGAACAGGCATTGGAGAATCGTCATAAGATCTTGGGATCGGTTAAAGAATCAGATGCAGTTTCTTCATCTTGGAACAGGGAAATCATTCGAAGAGAGTGTGAGAGCTGTAAGAAGCCAATTGGGTTGGAAGTGCATCATATACAGCATCGTGCTTCAGCAACAAATGGTCTGTTAGAAGATGGCAGTCATATGAATGACAAACGGAATTTGGTGACCATTTGTCAGGCATGTCATGATGCGGTACATGCGAATACATTAGTGATTGGGGATCAGATCCAGACATCGAATGGACCCGAACGAGTTATTGAACATATACCTTCGGTTATACCATCGGCTGAAAAACTAAAAAGCAAATGGACAGAGGAAGAGCTAGAAACCATGAAACAAACGTTAAAAACGTATTCTTCCATGTCTTTACGATCCATTCGTGCACACCTGCATTCAAAACATGAGATTGAAGTAAGTGAAGCCATACTTGGGAAAATGAGAAGAGGGTGTTAACGACGAAAGCCACCACCCTGTACGGTACCACCACCTGCTTCACGACGACCATTTTGATCAGAATTATTTGCCAGTGCCATCAAATCCTTGGTAAATTCATTATTACCCTCTTCGGTGCCACCAAGAAGTTTCATGATATGTTTGCGATAAATGAGATTCTCTTCTGTGAGAAGCTCTACCTGTTTCCGGAGAGCCTCAGCATCACGGCGAACAGCTACAATTTCTTGACGAACAGGGTTGCCTGCTTGATAATTAAGACCAGAACCGTAAAGAACCGAAGTCATTTCTGATCTCTGCAGAACTTTTAATTAAGATAAGATAACGCAGTTAGAAAATTAGATTTGCATATTTATAAAATTGATGAAAACCTTTCCGTAGAAACCCTAGAGATGATTATTCCGATCCGTTGTATGAACTGTGGTAATGTGCTTGCTGATAAGTGGCTGTTTTATCAGCAAAAAGTAAAGGAACTTGTTGGAAGTAATAAGGTGGAACCCATTTACATGGATGGAAAGAGTGTTCCGGTTACAGCAGAGTTTCAAGTATTAAATGCACTTGGGCTTAAACGGTACTGTTGCCGCAAGCACATGCTGACTCATGTTGACCTTATTGATAAAATCTAAAAATCAAAAAACACTATATAGTAAATGGAGTTCTTTATACCAGGATTATTATTATTTTTAGTGGCCATTTTGGTAACGGCTTGGTTATCACCCAAGGCAACCCCTATGGTAGCCGCTATTTTATCCATTGTTTTTCTGATCTATGGTATTAATGATCATTATCGCCTTTTTGCTTCCGAATACCGATTGAGCACATGGCAGCAGAGTTTAATGACATTTGCACCTTTCATTATGATTGGTGCTATTATCCTCTTTATTATTTATGGCATTATTGGATTCTTTACCAGTGCCTCTGTGCCAGTGCCGAATATGCCAGTGATTCCGAATATCATGCCAAATTCTGGAAATAATAAGGGAAATGGTATTGTTGATTCAATTAATCGCATAGGAAATAATTTATTTAACAACAAGGGAAACAATAACAAGGGGATCGCAAATAGCTTAGGATTCGGAAATAATAAAAAGAACAATAATGGTACTTCTCGAAGTTTTCTGGAAACAATATAATTGGAGTAATTAGGAATGACGCGTACGCCAAAAAGTCATAAAAAAGGAATTTATTCCATACCCGAATTACGGCGCTCTTTTGAGCACATGGAGCAATTTGTTAATCAAAGAATTCGATCACGTGAATCCAAAGAGAAGCTCTGCAAGGATCTACAGAAAGAATGGAAGGCAGTGTTTATGAAGACACTTGATAAAAAATCAGCCATGGCCTTTGTGGAAGACCGAATGAATCATAGTACACGTCGTCGTACCGTTCGTAAGCGTGGCGGTGCATTACCCATTGGAGGTGCTCCGATTGACTATGCTACACGTGCAGGACTACAACTGGCACCAGGATCCATTCCAGATGGTGCAGGTCATCTTCCTCTTTCTAATGGCGGTTCATCTGCTTTTGGAAGCTATGTAAAGTACGTGGATGGTGGATTTTTTAATCCAGAGATAGCGAGTACGGTTCCAGGATTTGCACAATGGCCAAGCCCAGGTAAAGATATGGGATCAAATGTCATTATGAAAGGAGGAAATCGAAAGAGCCGTAAGATTCGCCGTCATCGTGGCGGTGATTTATCATCGGATTTTCGAAATGCAGGTGCATTACTCTCACAGGCATTTAGTCGTCCCATTCCATCAGGAGCTCCGCCATCGGCGATACAGGACATGCAAGATATGTGGCATGGAAAAGCAGTTGGCGTCTCTCCCGATCAAATTCAGCGTCAACCCACCTATCAGATTGGTTCATTGTTTCCTAAACCGGTTCATTTATAAGTATTTGTTTACTATTTTCATCCTCTGACTATTTGTGATAGGATTAAAATAGCAATATAAGAGTCTTTTATTCTTATAGGAAAGATAGATGGCACTCTCAGGAGATGACGGAAGAAGGCTGTCACGAAAATTAATTGATACCTACTTTCGGACAAATGCCTATCCTTACACCAGGCATCATATTGATTCCTACGATCAATTTATGCAACAAGATCTTATTAATATTGTACAATCCCAAAACCCTATTTTGATTTTGAAGGATTTGGTGGATGAGACAACAAATACCTATAAATATCGTGTTGAGATTTTTGTGGGAGGTGCCGATGGATCTGCTATTGAAATTGGAACTCCGACAGTGACACTTCAGAATGGTGAGGAGATTCGTATGTTATATCCCAATGAAGCACGTTTACGTAATTTAACTTACGCATCAACCGTCTATGCTGATATTCATGTTAGTATTGCCTATGTAACACCAGGCGGAGAAACGGTTCAGCTCTTTGGTGATCAGCCCTATGTTCTAAAGAAATGGCAATTATTCAAGATGCCCATTATGCTTCATAGCAAATACTGCATTCTTCACAATAAACCAAAGGAGTTTTTACGAGAAGTAGGCGAGTGCCCTTATGATAATGGAGGCTATTTCATTGTAGATGGTGCGGAGAAAGTGCTTATTACTCGTCAAGAGCAAGCATTTAATACCTTGTATATTACACCCCAAACATCCCAAAATGACCCGAAAGTAGCTGTCTATGCATCCATCCAGTGTTTGTCCTCTAAAACACGTCAAGTAAAGCGTGTTGCCATTGCATTAATGCGCCATGTAGAAAGAAAGAGTTTGAAATCGGATAAAATCATTACAAGCTATGCAACGATTGAAGTATCGCTTCCTTTTGTTCGAAAGGCCATTCCTCTATTTGTTCTGTTCCGCGCACTTGGATTTCAATCGGATGAAGAAATTCTGAAAATGATCTTTCCTGATTTTAACAGTCCCGAGGCAAAGTTTCTTCTTCCCAAATTACAACCTTGTATCATTGATGCCTATCCTTTTACCAATTCTTATTTAGCCATTCAATTTATTAAAACACTTACAAAGGGATTCAGTACCGAACATGTATTGGATATTATCAAGAATCAACTCTTTATTCATATGCCAAATGACTCTGGTTCTCAAGGCCTATTCTTGGGCGATTGTGTCCGTCGTATCTTGCGTGTAAGTGAGGATTATGATGATAAGACGGATCGCGATGATACCCGCAATCAGCGCTGTCTTACCAGCGGTTTCCTGGTTCAAGAGCTTTTTATCAATTCATATAAATTGTGGATAAAGGCATTTGTTCTTGAGATTGGTAAGGAGTATAACTATAATAAGACACTATACAGCAATGAAAATTTCAAGGATATCTTTCAACCAGGCAATGAAAATAAGGTATTCCTTGCAGGACTCCTCAATGACATGATCATGAAGGGATTTAAAGGAAAATGGGGCACAGGTCTTGGTGAGGAAAAATCAGGTGTTCTACAGGCATTATCCCGTCTTTCTTATACTGATTTCATGTCACATTGCCGCCGTGTGATCTTGGATTTCGATACAGGTATGAAACTGACAGGACCACGTAAACTTCATACATCACAATTTGGTTACTTCTGTACGTCAGAAACACCAACGGGTGCATCCATTGGTATTACAAAGAACATGAGCATTATGACGGCGATTTCCACGGCTTCTCAAACAGATGCTTTTTTTAAATGGCTGCGTGTAACGGGTCATGTCTACTCCGCCGAGCAAATTACATTAGAACAGCGAATCGAGTTTGTACCTGTCTATACCAACGGTGGTATGTTTGGTTACACAGCAAAACCTGGACTTCTTACTTCTGTATTAAAAATGCTAAAGCGAAGCGGATGTCTCCCTTATTCCGTTAGTATTACCTTCTCGATTCGTGATCGCAAGGTATATATTTACATGGATGCAGGTCGTCCCCTTCGTCCACTGGTATGGTTGGATCATGCGAAACTACCAATCGAGAAGCTAGATAAGTTTCCCACATGGCGCGATTTGGTCATGGGCTCATTGGCAATTCGAAAATACGCAGGACTAGATTCCACTGATTTTCTCGATCCACTAGAGGACAAATCTGCAAAACTAGATGATTATCTTGAACTACTGCAACCTCATACAGGCGCCGTTGAATACGTGGATCCCTATGAGCAAAATGAGTGCTTTATTGCAAACAATCCCGCCTACATTCGTCCAGAGACAACCCATATGGAAGTACATCCATCCACCATTATGAGTATGATGACATCATTGATTCCATTTGCTCCACACAATCAGTCTCCTCGTAACCAGCTGTCCTGTTCTCAGTCCAAGCAAGGTGTTTCCATTTATGCCACCAACTGGCGCAATCGCTTTGACAACACTGCCCATGTTCTATGTTACGGTGAAATGCCGATTACTCGTACCATGTATAATAATTATCTCGGTGAAGGTCGTATGGCATATGGCATGAACTGTGTTCTGGCCATTGCTTGCTGGTCGGGTTATAACCAGGAAGACGGTATCGTGATGAACTATGATGCTGTGCATCGTGGTATGTTTCGTTCCATGGCGTTCCGCTCCTATGAGGCCTTTGAAGAAGATGATGAGAAGGCCGGTGTCAAAGTACGTTTTGGCAATCCTGCGGAAATTGCGGAATGGAAGGACTTGAAACCAGGTCTGGATTATTCCAAGCTGGATGAGCGGGGTATCATTAAAGAAGGTGCATATGTGGATGAAACCACCGTCATTGTAGGTGCTTTTATGATGAGCAACACGGGTGGTAATTTTAAGGATGCCTCGACCACACCGCAGGTATGGACAAAGGGTCGCGTGGAAAAGGTGGCGGTCATGGTCAATAATCTGGGATTGCGTTTGGTGAAGATCCGCGTCGTACAGGATCGCATCCCTGAGCTAGGTGATAAATTTTCCAATCGCCATGGTCAGAAGGGAACCATTGGTGCTCTCTTGAGAGGCCATGACATGCCCCGCACGGAATCGGGTATTGTTCCTGACATGATTATGAATCCTCATGCCATTCCCTCGCGTATGACCATTGCCCAGAACTTGGAACAGCTTCTAGGAAAGACCGCTGCGGTATCTGGTGCAATTGGAGATGGTACATCCTTTATGAATGATGGATCACCGCAGGAGGTCATTGGACATATTTTGGAGAATCTCGGATTTGAGAAGTATGGTAATGAGGTCATGTACAATGGTGCAACAGGTGAGCAGATTCCTGCCGCGATCTTTGTAGGACCCGTGTATGGTATGCGTCTGAAGCACATGGTGGAGGACAAGTGGAATGCACGTGGCCAGGGTCGTAAGGAAGCTCGTACGCATCAGCCGACAGGTGGCCGTGGTGCACAGGGTGGTCTCAAGATCGGTGAGATGGATCGAGATGCCATCATTGCCCACGCGGGTATGGCATTTGTGAAGGAATCCTATATGGAGCGTTCGGATGGCACAACCATTCCTCTTTGTGTGGCATGTGGCATGGTTCCCATTTTTAATCCTCGTTTGAATTTGGCAATATGTTCGATGTGTGATGGACCCGTGAAGTATATTGGCAATACCATCCATAATATGGAGCTTTTGCCACCAGTAGGTAGACCTAAATCAAAAATTGTTCAAGTCGAAATGCCTTATTCAACGAAGCTATTAACGCATGAACAGGAAACATATTTGAACTTGGCCATGCGATACATTACAACGAATGGATTTCAGAAGTTGAAATCATTGGAGCTTTCAGGAACAGCGACAGAAATGATTAAGGAGCTGCCACGTTTGATTCTGCCTGAAACGGTGGTTCCTGCATACATTGAAGAGGCTGCAAAGCCTGTTTTTACTATAGAACAATTGAGATCAATGGGTGCGGTGGTGAATCAGTTAACAGAAGCAGAGCAGGCCGCATTGGATACAATAGCAGAAGAGCAAGTAGATGAGTTTGGTCAACCAATTGAGGTCGCTCCGTCTATGCAGTCAATGGGACAACCTATGGGGCAATCTATGGGACAAATGCCTCCTATGTCATTTCCACAAGGACAAAATGAGGTCATTTATCCACAATTGGAACAATCAATGTTAGGTGGAATGCAATTACCTGGAGCAGAACCTACCATTATAACAGGTCAAATGCAACAACCACTGCAACCATCGATTCCATCAATTGGATTTGCCCAAGGTGGAGATGGAATTGTAGCAGGAGCGGCCATGCCAGGAATGGGTGGAATGATTGTGGTAGATACAAGTCCGATGCGCATGGCTCAGGATGGGATCGATCCAGGTATGCCCATGGGTGGTCGCCGGCCACGTCGAAACCCATATCATGGTGGCTTTGGTAGCTTTAACCGAGGAGCTGGAATGGATCCGATGATGATGCAAGGTGGAGAAGAGCCAATGCCACCAATGCCATCAATGCCAAGCAGTAATTCAGGTGCAGCGATTCGTGTGAATAAAATGGAGTAAAATTGAAATATACATCGTGTAAAAAATAGCTAGCAATGAATTCAATCTCCACGCAATACCGCAAACAAGTGACTTGGAATGGATATGGCGCTGATGTCATGAAATCAGGTCTTCAAAAATACATTCGTAGAAGCATGCATCAAAAAGCGCTCTATTGTGCGAGAGAGCTTGATCTATTTAAAGAGGCGCCCAATGCAAAGGAGGGTGAAGGCATTCGAACCAACTTTCTTCATCGTCTCATGATTATCTTCATGGAGGATGTAGAAAATATGTCACTCTTTGAAGTGATCTATACCAAAATGTATCACTTATTCAAAGAAAGAGAAAAAGAGGATCGTTCGAAAGAAAAAGAAGAACAATGGATCGATGAGGTTGTGACCCTCCTGGTTCACTCCAACAAAGCGCGAATGTGTTCCCATATTCGCGCAGTGTTTCACTCCAAATACAAAGAAATCCGCCCCCATTATCCATCCCTTGCTCCCCTATGGAAGGACGAACAAAAAGGCAATCTTGAATTTCATTGCACACAATTCAAAAAGTACTTCAAAGAAGGGGATATTCGAGCGGTCTATCATGCTTTTCAGATTGATCTTTCAGAGGAGAAGTTGAAAGAGAAACTTTTTCGAAGCCAGAAACCAGTTTGGTTTATCTTTCAGCAAATGATGAATCCGCTAGAAGTGTACAAATCCGAACGCATTCTCAAGTTCATAGAGTGGTATAAAGATCATATTGGAGGCATGAATGAGGGATTTATGTGTTGGCTTGTTCCACTTCTCTATGAACTGGGTGTCATTGTGGAGCAGCCTGTAGAAGATATTCAGGGTATTCCTGTAACAAAGAACAAAGATGGCGAGAAATTGGAGATTGATGAGTATGTATTAGATAAGCATACCAGTAGGGGTCGTGGAAAAGGACTTGTGGAGTTTGCCCTGTATGGATCATATGTAGAGCCGGCTGCTCCGTTTGTGAATCCCTTATGGAAGAAGTTTTATGAGGATGGTAAACGATTTGAGGATGGTGTCCCTATTCTGGGAGAGAATTCTACAAGAGAGGTTCCAAAAAAGAGGGTTCTGCGAATTGCAGAGATGAATGCAACGCAAGCAACCCATGAGTCGCACGCATTTGAGTTCATTGTCCGCACACAGCTTACTACGATGGCATCGAAGATGGATGTCTACTTTGCCAGGGACTCTAATAAGTTGGTGGTAGTGAAAGGACCCTATGCCACACGAGATAGTATTGATATTATGATCTCCAATATGGAATGGAAAAAGATGCATGGTCTTCCTTACACATACTTTGAAGTAAAGGAGCTCATTCCCGACCTCTGGCCTGAGGGAGTTCCACTTGGAGCAAGAAATGTGATCGATCGAACTCGCCCTGCATTCTTCCTTGTCTTTGATTCCTACTTAACAGAGGATGATCTTGTGATCAGAACACATCAAAGTAAGTTATGGCCTCCTACGGATGTGATTAATTGGGATGCAGTTCCTTTTCACTTTACGCATAAGGATCGTCCGTTAACGGATCAGGAATACGCAGATTATGTTCATGCGATCTTGTTTCGGTATCTTTTAGGTGTATCCGATCTAGCAGATCGAAATTTCTTGATGGTGAATGGTCGAGTCATTTCCATCGATGAAGAGGAGATGGGCAAGGAGATACCCATCTATGCAACACTCAAGAAGAATCGAGCGGCGTTTGTATATGATTGGTTGAAAGATCACTATGAACAGCTACAAGTTTCAAGTTGGAAGTATGATGCTCAAATAAATAAGCTGAGGCAGATTCAAAATAAGCAGGAGTGTTTGGGTTTGTTTCAGCCATAGAGTTTTGTGGGTTCCTCTTATTTTTATAAAATTGATGACTTAAAATTCAAATGTGTGAATTAGGAAAATGAGTGATAACTTTGTATTCATCGATAATCTGTACCGCAGCCGTCTGACCCTACTTGATATTCTAGAGGCTCGCGGATATGAGGTCACCAAATATCGTAAGTTTTCTCCGGTCGAAGCTACTGCCGCAGCTGATTCTCTTCCTGGTCTAAATTTTACAGTTGCAAAAAAAGATGATGAAACCAAAGTATGCCAGGTTCGTTATGAAAAGGCGATCAGTCGTCAAAAGCTAGACACCTTCTTCAATGACATTGATGATGCGGATTCAGAGCGCACTGAAGTAGTTGTTATGCTTGCATCGGCTGTATCTGATGCCCATCATATCGTGGCATTCAAGCAATTCGCCAAACTAAAAGCGTCAGAGACAGGTGAGAAGATTCGTCGCAAGCTGCGTGTCTCCTTCTTTAGCATCTATATGATGGTGATTAATCCTCTTACACATGTGTTGGTTCCAAAGCATGAGATTGTTCCAGAAGATCAACACAAACAACTCATGGAATCGATGTATATTACTGCAAAATCAAAGTTTCCTGAGATCAAATTCCACCTTGATCCGATTGCCCGATGCATTGGTGCTATTCCTGGTGACATTGTCAAGATCACTCGTCCAAGTGCTTCATCAGGAGAATCTATTATGTATCGTGTGTGTGTTCCGTAATAAAATGTATCACTTTACTCATCTTATTTTTATTGGTATTGGATAGAATATGAATAAGAAGATGCGTATACGTACACGTACGTATAAAAATAAGAATAATACAAATATGCGTAAAAACAGAAATCATTCGCATAAGCAGAAAAGAGCATGGGGTTATCATTTGATTGTAGATGCGGCGCATTGTGATCCCGATGCGATTCGTTGTAAAAAGACGATTGCTGCATTTGCCCGAGAATTGGTGAAGGAGATCAAGATGGTTGCCTTTGGAGCTCCTCAAATTCATCGTTTTGGTTGTGGTCGATTGGAAGGATATACCATGATTCAATTAATTGAAACCTCCAACATTAGTGCACATTTTGATGAATATACGAATGCGGTTTATTTAGATGTATTTTCATGCAAAGAATTTGATCAACATGTTGCATTAGATGTATTTAATAGATATTTTACACCCGAACAAAATAAGGTTCGATTCTTAAAGCGCCAAGCATGATCATTTTCTTAATCCATTTGCTGTGATAACGGTAGGAGAAGCCATGTCATGGATGGAACAACGGTCTATTTTTCAGGGGCGTTTCGATGCTCTGAATCAAACAGATACACAAGGAGATGCTCAAAAAATTAAACAGTTAAATGCACAATATCAGCAGTTAAATAATGATATTTTAGCATATTTAACAACGAAGGCTCAGAATAATAACCTGAGTGGTCTTTTAACAGAGAATGGTGAGTTGCAGAAACAGATTCAACATTTAACAAAGGTTCAAGATCAAATGAAAGTGGATGTAGAAAGTGCCGTGGCACGAGAGGATCTACTCCGGTCTCGAAATGCCAAAATTACACCACACCATCTTTTTCTAATGGATCGACCAGTTCGAAAAGGAATGATCCCCTATCTATGGGTCATTGCTATCTTATTTATAGGTGTTGGTCTGGTTATTTTTAAAATGACAGCACCAGTCCTGTCTGAAAATATGCTAGGACGAAATGAATATGGCAATCCTTATACATTATTTGGCCTGTTAGGAAGTATGCTTGGTAGTAAAGCTGTATTAGGATCTCTATTAGGCGCTGCCATTGTTGTTATTATTTTTCTATCATTACGAATTGCTGGAGTGTTTGGTAAATAAAACACGATATTTGTAGTAGAATGGCCTGTCCAAGTAATTCTAGTTTAACAGATGATGATTTAAATTCGGCCTTTGGTGATGCGAAAGTGATCGGATTATTGCCAACATCGGCTAATGGATCCTCCGACCGAGAGGGAAATGGGATGTTAAAAGATACCATCGTCACTGGAATCGTTACATCACTTCAGAAACGATCCGTTATTCCTGTTGCAAATGCGGAAGATGCTGATAGCTATTCTTCACGCTTAGCGGTTCTATTAAAGAACATTCAAGCAGAATATTGCTGGTACGATTCTCGTTATAAATATGCATTGGATAAGCTATTTAATGCTATTCGTATGGGCTACCTGGCTAATACAGAAGATACGGCAGGTGCTGTTCAAAAATACTTGAATTTCACTCAAACATTAAATCGCCGCTTAAATGACTTAACACAGGTCATTAATGGTGTCTCGATGCAATTACTTGATTCTACTTCACAAATGGAAAAGGAAATTCAGCAATTTAATACAAAAATTCAATCACAGCGTACGCAGTTAGAGAAGCAAAATGAAATTATTACTTCAAATGAAGCCTCTACTAAAATCAAACAGGAGATGGTAAAATATACGGAGGAAAAAGCACGTAATTCAGAGAACTTATTAAAGCTGTATAGCTTTCTTAATATTGTTACTGTAGGTCTACTTGTTTATGTTTATAAGGCCGCGGGTGACTCTTAATCAAATGTTAATTTCTTAATGTGATCTAGGAATGAGTGAATTAGATCAGATTATTAATTCGACCAGGATTCTTCAGGACATTGAATTGGCTGCGGCCGTCAGTGATTTGAAGAAGAACCCTGCACAATTACAATCCTTTTTACAAAGTCAGCAGAATTCTGTGTTTAATGAGATTGTTTCTCAAAAAGATAATACGTTTCAAAAAGTCTACGGAGATCTCAATCGTGCAGGCAAAGTACAAGAGTCTGTATTGATGTACGACAAGCGTAACAAGGAATTAATTAATATTCAGGAACAGGTCTTTCAAAATCAGAAGAATAGTGCCGATGCAGTAATGGAGGATCAATCGATGGCACATCGAAAGCATGAAATGAATGAGTGGTCTGTGGGAAATAAGAATGATACCTTATTTGTGTTTTCATCTCTTTTTATCATGCTTTCAGGTCTCTTATTTATTACCGTGTTATGGCGAATGAGTATGCTTAGCTCTTCGTTATGGGTAGCACTGGGTGCTCCCATGATTCTGATCTTTGTGTTAATTGTTATTAACCGTGCACAGTACACCGATATTCTTCGCAATAAGCGTTATTGGAACAAGCAGATCTTTGAGGGCAAATACGGCAAGGTTCCTCTGCCACTCTGCCCCGATCTAACAAATGGTATTTCGAATGCAGTTGGCGATCTTCAATCATCCATTCAGTCAGGAATCACCTCTGCCGCACAGGGTCTAGCAGATGCTAGTGCTGTTGCTGCACGAGCAAGTAGTGCTATGGCAAATAGTGTAGCAAAGAATACGGCAAGCAACGCTGCACCTGCATAAGCAAGCTGCATTCGCATAAGCAACGCTGCATTTGCTTAACAAATTATATCCAATGTAGAATAGCATGAGTGCACAAGATAGCGACTTTCTACGTGCGAGCATTGGCAATTCTCTTCACATGGGAGATTCTATGTTTGGTGAATTTGGATATGCAGATGTATCAAAACAGGTCGATGATCGTAATGCTGAACTCAAACGAAAAAAAGAAGCATTAAAGAAAAGCATTGATAAAAAAGAAGCGATTATCAGTCGATCAGGCCGCGACTTTACCGACATAAAAGACTCGTTGCCCGAAACATTACCAAATACAACATTACATGTGATAGAGGATTATACGGTAGCAGTTCTATTATTATCCTATCTTTTTATGGTGTTAACCTTTATTTCTTATTATACTAGTCAAGCCACTGTATTTGCAACAGGATTGTTTCAATCGGTATTAGGAAGTGTGCTTGTAACAATTATTATTGCAATGATTTTTAATTACATTGTATAAAAATAAGTTGAGGTTCTTACTTTTTATTCTTCTAATGACTTATCATATTCTTCAATGTCCACATCATCTTCAAACAATCTCATTTGCTTGAAGGTTTTACGATCACTTGGCTCACCACATTTATCAGATAAGCGCTTGTATAGCTCATTTTGTGAAAGCTTGCGTCCTACACCACCGCCAATTTCTTCATACCATCGCTTATAGACGCGAAAGATGTCCTTGATGTCGGATTCATAACCGCCCTTCTTGATCTCGCGAATGCGAGCATTCATGAACTTGGCCACGGAATCAAAGGATTCCTGATACTTGTTCGACTCCTGTGTCACAATAGAGGGCGCTTGTCCTAGACCCTTTGGCAGGTACTCTGTCTTGTAGATGTGTACCAGACGAGACATAAAGAGGGTGCGCCACTTTTTCATCTTTGCATCCAACTGGTTGTCGCGCGGATAGATGTTAGCAGCAAGATTCACTTCTTCTACGCCAGGATCCACAAACTTGGCCTCAAATGGAACCGCTCGCACACGGCGCCAGGTTCCTCGATCCATTGTATTAATGGCTGGAAAGGCATTGCACAACATAAAGATTTTGCCAGTAATCTTAAACTTTGTCTGCTCCTCGAATAGACCACGTGCCTCTACATCATCCTCACCTGTGAACTGTTTCATACGAGAAGTATTCAAGGGCTCACGATCATCTGGTTCTGCCATGTAGATGAATCGCTTATTTCGGATCGCCATGATATCAGGGTTCGCCGCACCTGATTCAGGTCGTTTACGTGTCATCGCTGTTGACTGGAGAGAAGAGGCATAGTCGCCTAGAACCATGGACATCTGATCCACCAACTTGGATTTACCATTACCGCCCACACCAATCCAGGTTTCATAGGTTTGTTCTTTGTTTGCACCTTCCAAACAAGATGCCAGTTTCTTCCACATGTATGTACGAAGTTCTGGTCGAGGGAACAACTTTGCCATAAAGTCATCAATCTCCGCATGAATCTCCGCCTGTTCTGGGTCATTCGGATCATACTCCACATAATCCATCGGATCACAGTTCTTGGTCACACAGCGGCCTGCCATGAAAGAGATGTAATCAGTGGGCTCTGCCTTACGAAATATTACAGTGTACTCTTTTCTATCTCCTACGGTTTTCACAGCATGAAGATCAACTACACCGTTGTTGAAGCCAATTAGGAATTGATTGGAGTTCAGCTTTTGGGCAAAGTCCTCGTCGTAGAAGAGGCCAACGCATTCTTTCATAACAGAGTCTTTGAAGCCTGAGGTATAGAGACATTGCTCAATCTTGGTCATCTTTTTCATGCGTGTTTCCTCCCAGTTGCGTTCATCATTGCCTAGATTGTCTAGGCGCTTGCGAATGGTTTCGCGTGTAGCAGAGATGACCTGTGCCACTTCGGTCGTCATCTTGTTACGAAGCTCAATACCCTGTGCTAATTTCTTCCAGTATGTACCTGTGAATTCGTACCAATCGACTTTCTTGGAATCAACTGCGGCACAGTATCGGTCTCCATACATCTGTTTCATGAGGCGTGCAATGTGAGTATGAGTGGCATCTACCTCACTCTCCACAAAGTTGATAAAGCTTTGATTGCGGATCTTGTGATATTTCTTATGATTATCCTTGCGTGCCCAGTCATGAAGGGATCGGCTGGTGTAATGACGCTCTTCTGCGGAGCGATTCCAGCCGCGTGTCCAGTCACGATATAGTGATCCTGCATTGTTGCCTGCTGACTTGGAGGATTTGGCACTGAATTCAAGCCATACATTGAACATATCTTCGGATGGGTCAATGTGATGCAGGCACCATCCGACAGCCATCCAAGAATGATAATCCGCGGCTCTCTCTGCGGAAAGGCATTCGCGTGCTAACTGTTTGGCTTCTTCAATCTTGTCTTTTTCGATTTTCTCATAGATGGGCGAATTGTTAATAGTTAGTGTGGGGATGTCCATGGGTGCATCTTGTGGAGCAATGACAGGACTTCCTGCCATGCCGATTACGGATCGTTTTCCTGTGCAATAATCGAATCGCATTTTCCACTCTTCTTGGGTTTTCTCTTCAAAGACCATGGTGCTTGTGCGGAGATTGTAGCGAATGGAGAGAAGTTCCAGAAGTTGACGTGGTTGATATTCTTCGATGTCTTCTTCATGAAATTCGTTAGTTTTCGGATCAAAGACGTAGACGGCTGCCAGTTGATAGGCAGGAATGTCTGCTTTTGACTCTCCATAGAAGAACCAGCCATTCTTCTTAACAATCGCTTCATCAAAGATGTCTTTTTCGGCATTAATGTAACCTGTTTGCTGAAAGCTTTTCGTAAGATTCATGAGTTCGAGAGAGCGGTGGCGCAGAACTTGTTGATGTTCAGAAGGAAGGATCAGATCAGGGCATTGAATGTGGACACCATCTTTGATGGAGCGATTGGCTGTTTTTTTGTCTTCATAGGGCGCGGGTCTCAGAGTAATGAAGAAGCGAAGCGGCTTCTCCTCGTCCAGCGCATAGAAGTAGGTAATATTTTTGACGTATTCTTGAATGAATGAGTATACATTGGATAATTCGAATTGGCGTTGAAGGGCGCGTTCTGTGGGATATTTGAAGTCTAGGTCGATCAGAATGGGAGCCATATAATCGCAGCGACGCTGCTCGACCAGATTTCGCGGACGGCGTTGTTGAGTAAAGAGATATTCGTGGAGTAAGTCAAGAAATTGTGGGTAATCTTCATCTTTGACCATAAACTTGCCCTTGGTTGCACCCATACCAGTAAAGGAGCACGCCTCGCCCTTTTCGGTAACGTAATGTGAGCCGATGAATCGACCGAGCGAGGTATCAAGAAAGTCATCCATGAGAGTAGGCGGCATGGTACTTCGACTTAACATTCCTTTTTGTATCCGTCAATTTTTATTTTAGGATCTGAACTCATAAAATCATACGCATGATTAAAATCATATAAAATTGATTGTCATCAAATAGATAAAGACGAATAAGAAAATGAAAGAGACTGACTTTTGCCCGACCTGCCGATATTATATGTATTTGGATGAAAATGCAGAGGAGAAGACGCTCCGACGTATTTGCCGCAATTGTGGGCATCAAGAAGAGCAAACCAGTGGAGGTCTTATCCTGGAGATTGATCTAAAGGAGAAGACCTCGGAGGGGTATAAAATTCTGATGAATGAGTTTACTCAATTAGATCCAACACTTCCTCATGTAAATACCATTAAATGTCCCAATGCAGGATGCCAATCTAACGTAGGAAGCGCAGAACGGGATGTGATTTACATGAAGTACGATGCTGTTAATTTGAAGTTTCTCTACATTTGTAATGTGCCAAACTGTGGAACACAATGGAAGTCGAAGGCCTAATTGAAGATGGTTATCGTCCAGACCATACTTTTAACAGTGGATAATGGTTATATTCAGGAGAACGAGATTCGTTATACGTTAGTCCAAACTTCATATAGTGAAAAATATCACCCATCTGAAACATACATTCGGGATAGTGATACTGTGCCAATAAAGGAAGAACGCGTTCTAATGCAGAACGATCATCACGTTGTTCTATTTTTGGTAGCATCACATCAAATAAGCAATGCTCGCGGTGTAGAAGATCGATGAATTCCCATTTTATAATAGACATGACGCCGAATCCTCCTCTCCACTTTGTTTTCTGATGATAGAATGCAACCAGATCAGGATGTTTAGGCGATGATATAAGAAGTTTATTAATTAAATGAAAGATTTCATCATCCCAGTAATGTGGAATGCTCCATATAAAGCGAACAGGTTCATCATTTCGTAAGGAGAAATTGACAGGATGTTGGATAAATACACTATCATGTAAAATAATAGCTTCGTCAAATGGTTTAAGATGGTGAAAGTAATAATAAGGTAATAGTTCTGCGGCACCTTTATGAAGGGTATCATAGATTACCGTACAGTTTTCTAATGGGATATCTTCGGTTAACCATTCTTTTTTGCTAGAATCATCGATGATTAGAATGGGATCATCATATAATCTCCTGATTCCTTGATAGCATTCTTTCCAGTAATGATTCGTCAGTTCATTCATGACATGACGAATAATAATAAATCCACGTGTCATTTCCTATCAACAGCCTCGTCTTTATCAGAGGCGCTTTTCCTCGTATGTCTGAAGAACACGGATGATGATTCGTTTGGCTTCTAGTAATTCGGTAAGGGTAGGGATAATGAAGTCTTCGGATCCATCGGGACCCGGATTCCATTTGTGACAGAATTGTTCGAGGATATCTTTTTCAATGAGGCCGACATCGTCTACGTGGCATTGTAGAATAAGATAGATCTCTGAGCCTTTGGTATATTTATGAAGACGGCTAATACGTGTATCGGGGCATTGACTGGTGCGACCCACTTTGTAAATGGGTCGATTCAGTGATTTGAATTCACGAGTGCGCACCAAATAAATATAACCATGTTTTTCTTCAATGTCGTAAGCCATTCCTTTCATGATTCGGCGACGTTGACCTTGTTGCACGGCAATGCTGATGGTTTTTTCCTCTACTTTGTTTACCTCGTTAGACATGTTATTATCATGTATGATAATTAAAACTAAGTAGAAAACACAAGATAGGGTGTAACATAAACTAATACAATGCTAAGAATGGTTTGACCTGTTTGACTTAGAGTAGAAAACATGCGTTCCAATCCGATAGTAGAAAGAATCATTAGAGCATCGGCCAATAAAATCTTAGTTTTATTTTCATTCATATATTTTTGCATAACAGTAACGAGACGATTGGATCCTGGTCGAAATTGATAGAAAAATGCAGCAAAAAGCAAATCATGTACAACCTGAATGGCGACGGCTAATCCACTAAATAAAATAATATTGTATTCTTTTCCAAATACATAGGGGTATGCATAATATGCTAGAAGTATACCAATCACAATAATTAGAAAATCAACAATCACAGCACCGATGCTAAATTCTTGATACCAGCTAAATAAGGCAGGAGTCTGTAGGAATCCTGCGAGTAATAACCCTATCACAATCATATCCGTCGCAAGGGCGGCATTGAGAAGAGAGTGAAACGAAAGATTTTTCATTCTATTATAGTTTATATAAAAATGATATAAGCAAAATATCCTTCTCGCATTTTCCTAGAAGGAAAACACGGGAGGGTTAAATTTTGTTCCCAACATTCTACCATCGAACCCTCGTGGGATTCTAATCGAATGTTTGGCACACAATGATCTTTATCCTATCATGTAGGACTCCCATTATGCACCATAGGAACCATGGAACATTTTATTTGTTTTTGTTTTCTATTTTTTCTTCGGTTTTCATATTTTTTCTCAAAGTCAGTATCCAGATTTGTAAGTATCCAATCGGATAGATTACATAAGGGTCTTTTCTTTGGCTGTTAAAATGGCGTCGAAACCATAATATTGCCAACATCTCACAGTATGTGAGGAAATGGCACCATCCAAGAATGATAGAACACCTCAAAATTTAGAATAAATTTTTACAGTTAAAGGATTGCTGTATGGATACAAAGGGTCAACCAAACACTCAAAGTAGGACTACCGTAAGATAATCCAAAGATTTTTTCTCATTCATTATGCACGTCATGAATAACACTGTATTCCTTTCATTTTCATGGGACTTTGAAGATGTTAATTGCTGCAAGAATACACATGACAACATAATTACTAAAGATTAAACACGCTGTATTCCACAAATTCATTAATAATTGAATAAGAGATTGCTGCAAGAATACTCCGTGAGTAGAGGGTTGTCCCCTGAGGACACGCGTCCTACCTATCCTTGGTAGATGCTCTTTAGGCTGTTAGCTCAGTAATCGAATGGAAAAGTTCGCGAACCAGATCATAACGAGTATCATCAAGAATCTGACGCATACCTTGATAAGGAGTCTGCACCTGAACACCGCCCTTCTGCAAGGCTTTTAGAATGCTCGGGCTCCAACCCGATAGCTGCACCACACCCTCTTGATCCGCGGTTGCATGGAAGTCCTTGAATTCTGCACGAACGTTCCAGATAACAATACGAGGCGCCTTCCAACCCTTTCCCGTACCATATAGAGCAATACCCGCCTCCTGGAACTCTCGACGAATTCGACTGATCTGCGTCTCCCATGCAGGCGGTTGAGAACGACTATATATATTATTCCCAGTCGCCGCATCAAAACCCATATCAGTAATCACAATTAAATCCTCTGGCTCCTCACCAACCGGCACCTTCTTTGCTATCATGCGATCCAGAATCAAACGGCACGCCTTGTTAAAATCTGTACTAGTACCCTGACCTACATGATTCATGCTTCGCAACTTCTGCTGTAGCGTCTTCAGCTTTGCAAAAGAATGCCATGTCGGAGTCGAATCAAAAGTAAGAATGTGATCCTTAAACAACGGATGATTGACTTCAGAAATCAGAATGCCAAGTGCTTTAGATACTTCCACGGGAGTACCCATCATGCTACCGCTGAAGTCACACATGGGAACACACTTGCCAAGACCACCTGCCTTTGCCGTCTCTTCACGAATGGAATCCCACTGTGCCTGAATTAAATCCTGTTGATCTTTGCTGATTCCATTACTCTCTGTTTTCATCACCAATTCATGCGGCATCACCACATTCGCACCATGTGCCTTCTTTTTACCTGCCTTGACTTCTTCCAAGAACTCCTTAAAATGAGCACGACACTCCATGCGGTCTTGATCGTCAGGAAAACGCAACTCTGGGGTATCACCACTTGTATCAATCTTCTCATTCAAAAAAGCCTTGTCACAGTTCTTCAAACAGCGTCCAGGAACCTTCTCAGGCGTAATCTTCTTCCATGTCTTACCACACATATCAATCTCCACCGTCTTCAAATCCCGATTCATGGCACTGCACATCAAACGGTAGACAATCAACGCCTTTCGCACAGAATGTTCAGAATAAATATGACAAGCAATGGCACGAGCCAGACCAGGATAGGTCTTTGATTTTTCACGAGGAAGCCACTTAGGAAGTAGATTCATTTTTGACGGCTGATCCAGACGATAATATGCCACATTCTTTACATACTCTTTTTTGACAATCTCCAAAATGGAATAACGCAACGAACGACAACGAGAATGAATCTCCCACAGATCGCGCCAACAACCATACTCTGGAATCAACGTAAGCATCTTCTCTGTCATTGCCATATCTACTTCTGCAAGAATGGTAATAAGCTGATAAAATAACTTACGCTCACCCTTTCCACCACGGATGTCACGCGTCTGAAAGATCATTACCCAGAGATCTTGAATCTTCTCCTTGTCCCATGACTGATAAATAGCCTGAATACACTTCTCCATATAGGATGATTCAAGATCACGCGTCAGCATGGTAAAAAGATCTACTCTCTCATCGCTGGTTGTCGTATAGACATCGGCACCGTTCACTCCTTGTTTGATTTGGTTCATTGCTTGCACAAATGCCATGCTGTCCTTATGAGAAGGTCGATCAAAATCTTTAAATTCTTATAAATGCAGCGCCTGTAAATCGGCAACAATCCTTGTAGGATTAGATTGAAATCTCTTAATCTGATCATTTCCTGCCATAAAATAAAGCCATTTTTTGGAATATTCCTTGTCTTTTCGCATAAATGCACAGAGCTTAGAGCCTGGTTCATCAATCCATGATTCAAAGAGCTGTTTAAGAGGCGCTGGCATTTTTGTGTGATAGTCTGCATAAAGTAGACCCAAAAATAAATAAAGATCTCGGCCTTCTTTTGGACAAGGGTCAGAAGGAGGATAAACTGTACTAAGGGCAAGATTCGAAATCTGTGTTTTGGTTGATCCAATACATGAAAATCCAAAGTCGATTAATGTCAACGAATATTTTGAAGAGATTTCAATGATTTCATTTTCTACTGTCAGAATTTTTCGAATAGGAACATCATGCTCCACAATTAAAAAATTACTAGGTTTCACATCACGATGATTTATTCCAATATGATCTAAATGCCATATCATGGCACTAAGTTGAAGAAGACAATCAACGATAACCGTAGAGAATAAAGAAGAAGGAGTAGCATCTAGATATCGATCCAATGTTATTGCACCGTCCACAGGTTCCATTGCAAAACAAATAGATCGATCACGAAGACGAAATATATGAGTTACCTTTGGCGCACCCATAGGAAATCCAATTTCAGAAAGTCTCTTATGTACGAGCGATTGAAGGCAGGCTTCTTGTAATAGACTTTTTCCTATCATAATAGGGCGTTTAACATATACATCCTTTGATCCCTCCGCCGTTTTGAAAATAGCTACATCAATAAATCCAAATGAACCATGTGATGCATTTTTAGTACACGTTAATGTATGTTGTGGTAAATCAATATAAATGGATGGATTCACAATCGATTGATAAATAGGTAATGAAATCTGTTGTAGCCATTCAGGGGTACGGAGACAGCCCTGTGCAGAAATCCCAATCGACTCTAAAGAAATCCATGCACCACAATGATGTGAGTGAATACACATGACAAGCCGACTATTTATTCGTGATATATTTAATTAATAATTACGGTATAATGGATAAATGCCCAATTGCATCAAGTAAATGAAGAAATCCAGGAGAGGCAAGATACTTATCATGATCGGCCAATAAATACGCAGTAATCTCTCGTGGATGTTCATACGCACTGGCTGGCATATTTGGATATTCTGTTTGTAATTCTAATGGAATAGATGTAACACGTACCATATCTTGCGCATCATAAAACCACATAAATACCTCTCCCATTTCAGGCCGCATGACATCTTTAAAAATAGGCACAGGTACCCAACGATTATGAAAAATCCATAATGGACAGTCAATTGTATCTGGATTAAATCTGCGATGAGTATCTAATGCTTTAGGAAGAGCGCCATTCCATTTTGACCATCCCATTGTTTCAAAGGTTTTTGCCCATTTTTCTATGTATAAGCGCTGATGGATATGCCATAATTCATGAATTAATGTAGAGGTAGATAACATTTGTTTTGGATTTGGAAAGCAGATGATACTAGAAGGGCGTGTATGTGGCATACCTCCATCTGCCGAAGGCATTAATGAAATAATTGCTATTTCTCTCAACTCCATTTTTAATCTCCGAGGAATCAATTCCATTGCTTTTTCTAAAATACGTTGGTAATACTCTTTCTCATTCATGGAATTGGCAGAATAGGATTGTGATCGTCGAGCAAGAGAATTACTCTTGTGCAAATGACATTCCTTCAGATAATGATCCTTGTCTTCTGCTGTTTGTAAAATGGCATTACCAATTTGTTTATCACTAATTATTTTCCATGTAAGATGTTCTGGTTCAGGTTCGGAAGAGCTCTGACCCATTTAGTAAAACAACTTATTTTATATTTAAATAGTAGAATGTCTCGTGGTTCTGCAACAAAAGGCTGGGCAAAGGAAAAGCCATCCCAAAAGGAACGTACAGAAATGTTACGTAAATGTGGAACGAAATGTTTTTTGGGTCCAAAAAAATCATTTCCGATTTGCACTCGAAAAACATGTAAGATCAATCGCCGTGGCGTACAGTCTGCGTATATTCGCGCACGTGAATGGAAGCATACTACGGTAGCAAAAAAGGCAAAGAAATTACTACGTAAAACATTGAAAAAATAAGTCACATTTAAATTCTCTAAAATAAATAAATGGCAGCGGAGTCAAATAATGAAATAGCAAAACGGTTGCATGCATTGCATTTAAATGCAGCATCTCAAAATGTATCCGCCAAAAATATAAAAACAAATCAACATTTATTTACTACACTCAATCAACTACAAAATGAACGTGTCATTGCAGACCTATTTTCAGATCACCGTGAACTTCGTGCACAGGATACCCCTATTTTTGCTGTTATTGTAGGATCACCAGGTACTGGTAAAACAACCACATCCCGCGCTATCTTACAAGAAAGAGGCATGAACTATGATGATTTCTATAAAGTATCACTCGATACATTAACCGAAAGTGTAAAGCCCTATCGTAATCTCACACGAAATGCATATTTTCATTTAAAAAAAGGCAAAAGAGAGATAAATAATAGCAATCTTGGTGTACTAAGTGGAATTACAAGCTCTTTTATTAGTGCAAAAAAATCAAACTTTAAAGTTAACAAAACGCGCAGACGTGTATTTGAAGGGATAACAAATAAAGCAAAAAATGAAGATCCCACACTACAATCTCTCGATGAACTATTATGGAAAGGATTGACATTTGGAGTTCAGCATCAATTTAACATTTTATATGATACAACCATTGGAAAAACAGGAGATAAAATAATAAAAGAAATTATACCACTACTAGCAGCGGCTCCTGTTCTCTATCAGTTACTTGTTATTTTGGTAGAGGCACCAGAGGAGCAGATTAAACAACAGATGGGAAAACGACATCAGAATTTTATTAATAAAATGGAACAAGAAGATATACATCAACTTCCGCAAGATAGCAGAGTAGGCTATATTCGTGCTATTCCATTGGGTATAATAAAATTCATGATTGAGCCAAATCAAAAAGGCTTTAAAGCAATAAAGGATTATGTTAAATCAGATGAATTTGAAGAAAAATATGCAGACAAGTTTGCAAGTGTAGAATTTATAAAACGCGAGAATCGATTTTCAAAAGCAATCTTTACAGGTTCACAATCAATTAATGTAAAGAGTTCCAATAATTCCAAAAGCTCTAAAAGCTCAAAGTCGAAATCAGGAAAGCGCCGCTGAGTCCTTCTTTTTTGCTGCCTTGGCTGCAGATGCTGCTGCCCGTTCTTTCTTTTTCATATTATCAACAAGGAATGAATCATATAGATAACTGCTAATTGATTTTTGAACAGCCTGTGGTTTTGCTGCAACTGTTGCCGCTTTCGCCTCCTTTGGCGCAGCCTTCGACGGTGTAATCACCACATTCTTTCCAAACATACTCGAAAAGGCACTCCGCTTGCTCGTATTCTCGAATCGTCTCAGACACTCCGAGAATAAGAGATCCGCCGCTTTCAACTCACGAAATGCCAGATATCGATCTAGATCATCCCTCGCCAATGGACAACTCTGCACCATTTCTGGCTTGAACCCAGGAATCTGTTCCAACAATAACGCAAATGCCTGCGAAATCGGATTCTGCAACTGATGTTCAATGTAATGTCGATAATCGGGAACAAGAGCATGCTCCTTGATATACATCGGCGTCTCAATTCGATCACCCTGTAATTTAGAAGCCTCTTGACCAGCTTTTGCACTAATATATACATATCCAATGCGATCACCCGCCGCAGGAGCATTGCCAGGATCTCTCGCAGTAATACGATCTGCCAATGCCTTGTGCGCAATTCTCGAAGGATCCGCATAATCCGCCCTCAATGATTTCGTTACCGTCAACTGACCCAGACTCACTTTGCCATCAACCAATTCCAAGCATTTCTCCTTAACAAACTGGAATGCACCGATAACATCACGCTTATCCAAGAGCATTTTCATTGCACCGCCGAAGATGGTTTTGACAATGGGTGCGTTATCACGTCGTTTTAACGCAATACCCATGTACTTGTGAACATAATCATCAGGGTTCTCTTCATACATATTGCCAGCATATCTCTTTTTCGAGAACATCAGAAGGGGATCAAAGGCCTTATCGAATTCAAAGTCATGTGGTGCGGCCAGGGCTTTTGTAATGAAGTGACCCGCCTCATCGGTCATCTCAATCGTGGCGACGCGCGCCTCTCGACCTTGAAGTCTCTCTCCCGTCTTGGGATCTCTCACATTAAACTCCACAAACAGAGAATCCGTGTCACCATACATCACATTTGCACTGCAATTGGGTAACTTTGCATCGGGTCCATAGAACTTGTCAATCGCTGCCTTGGCGAATAAGATCTGTTTTCGCCCATACGCTGTGGTAGACGCCGCCAGAGCTTGCAGACGAATCTTGAATGTGCTGGAGCCCAGCTGACCATATAGGGAATTGCCTGTCAGCTTGTAGGCTAGCTGCTCCGCATCAAGCAAGGCATAACGCTCAGGATCCTTCTCAGCTTTCATCTCTTTCTTCTTTGCGGAACGAGCCGTGAGAAGCCATGTTGTAATCTGAGGAAGAGTTGACTTTGAACCATCAAGTGGTTGTGCATAACGGCAGATCCGACGACCACACTTGATCTTTCGAGGATGCTTTCGTGAATCAGCGGGATCCGATCGAATGATGTCGAATTCAATATCCGTGTAGCCATATCCTTCACATTCATCGAACACTTCGGAACCCCAGTTATGAGAGATGAGTGCACCATCGTTGGTAAAGTCCTTAACCCATAGAAGCGAATCATGACTCAGATTTTCACTCACAATGGTGGAAGGATACAGGGAAGCAAAGTCACATACACCGATGGGGCTCGTCGAATAGAATCCAGGCTGCGGATCTAGGACAATGGCGCCCTCATACGAATCATCACTTCCGTTCTGACTCGGTACAGGCAGAACAGGAATGACAATACCACGCTCTTGGCAGAATTTGAAGATAAGGGACTCAATCTTGATGCCCTGGCCACGTGTAAAGATGTAACTCACGGGTACTGAGCAAACATTCGCCATCGACATGGAATTGTTGAATGTTTCCAGCTTCTTGTATAGATCCAGCACCAGATCACAATCCTGAAGACAGTACTTACCAACAATCGCGCGATCTTCTGCTGATCCACGATGCAATCGAAAGATATCTTGGGGTGAAACATCATCTTTCACGACAACCCACTTGGTTGCATCTTCCATCTCAGTTAGCGCATCTTCATCCAATTCACACTCAAAGAGAAGCTTGGATCCATCCACTGATTTTACAATCAACTTCTCGGAAACAGTCTCGCCTGTCTCATCCAGAAGCATAATGGATCGACCTTCTTTCACATCTTTGATCGCTCCACTCACTTCCAGCGTCAGCAGACCCTGATCATAGATCTGTTTCTTGAGTTTTCCAGACATAAAGTGTTTCGTTACCTCATCCAGTTTATAGGATGGAAGTACATTGTTACGCTTAATGTAATGGAACAGGTCGATCTGAAGTCGTCCATGAGTTGTCCAGATGTACATGCGATTATCTCCCATCGCAGAGGAGCTTAGAAACTTCTCCTCTAGTTTCATCTCGCCTGATAGATCGAATAAGCGTGTAAGTTGATGAATAGGCGAATTGGCGCTAATAAGCTGTAATTGTTCGGCGCGTTCCCAAAGATAGGATTCATCAAAACCAAAGACGTTATAACCGATGAGGATATCAGGATTGACTTCAATGAGCCATTGGAACCATGCCAGAATCATTTCGCGTTCCGTTGAATAGGCATGTACTACAATACCAGGAATAGGTGCACAATCGGGAAAGACAAAGAGGTGTCGTTCCATCGATTCTACCGTGCCTCGTGTAAGAGTTGTACCAATCTGAATGGCTGGATCGCCCACCAGGTAGACCATGTTCTTCAGGGTTTTCTCAAGGAACTTTTCGAGATGGCTAACTTGATCATCCTCTACAGAATCAATCAGAACATGGAGTTCTTCCTCTACCCCCTTGAGTTTTGTATGAATGATATCGAGTGACTTTTTCAGCTGGCAATAAATCGGTGTCATTCCTTTGGGAAGAGTGGAAACAGGCGTTTGTCCCGTGGATAAGCTGTTGACAATCATCTCTACTGCATTTACGGATCCCAGGCGGATTAGGTCTTTGGCAGCTTTTGACCAGGTACGTTTAGCCAGGGGAAAGTCGCCTGTCATGGAGAAACACTCAATATCCCACGATGCAGTTAGGAAGGGTGCGGAAACACGTGGAGCCTTTATAGGTTTGATTTGTGTATAATCGCACTCGATAATAATATGTTTTTCGTCTTGTTCTGAGATGCTATGAATGCCTTCTTCTACACCGACCCAACCACAGGGTTGAATGTTTTGACCATGAAGAAAGCGAAGCATGGGATCAATGTTCGCTTCAAAGACCTCCACTGTTTTTCCCTTCCATACACCATCAAGTGGACGCTTTGTTGCAAAGTTCAGATTCTCATCTAAGAACAACCCACGAAGGTTGCGAAACAAACTGAGGGAGGGAATATGGATTTGAAGAAAGGGATAGGCCGTATTTGCCGTGAAGCCATAGAATATTTTTTTAGTAATGCGTTTAAAGGTAAGCTGACCCATTGGAATTCCTTGACGATTGATGTACTCTTTGATTGTGTCCACTGCCAAACTGGTTCTTTCCTCTGGTAGACGAATATACATGGTAGGATGGAATCCTGTGACATCGCAGCGAACCGGTATACCAGTTTCTGTAGCGCCAAACAGGTGGATCACAAATTCACGCGGTTGAGAGAAAGAGTGAGACACTTTCTTTTTCTTGCGTTTGTTCTGAAATTCTTCATCATCGCTTGCATCGGAATGAGACTCATAAGCAAGTTCTCGAACGTCCTCCTCCTCGGACTCGATACGCATATCATGCGATTGGATATCTAAGAGATGGAAGACAAAGGTAGAAGTCATGATTAAGGTTAGCTATTTTGTTACAAAAAGATAATTCAATTTTATGTACGCATGATATTTCTAATTACGTCGATTGCTACGCTTCTTGCTGTGTTTATTACGATGTGTTTTACGATGACGACGTTTCATCATGAGAGCAGATGTTGCAAGAAGAGCAGCAGTAGGTGCTAAAACATAGGCACTTCGTGCCATGGCATCATATAGACTTCCTCCTACTTTCTTATTTTCGGATAAATGATCATTGATGCTGTGAAGATCATGGCCTGTAGGTGGAGTAATAGGGAAAGCCTCATCTTGTGCCTGTGTCATAACAGAAAAAGAGTCTATATCACCAAGTGATTGTTTTGATGAACGTGCTGCCATACCTGATTGTTCCATTCCAACGGCTTGTTTTATATTGGGTTTAGCCGCTTTGGTAACGGGTTTAATGTTTGTATAACGCATCCCCTCTATATTTGTAGCAGGGCTGATGATTTCATTCTCGATAACATTCTCTACAAACTCTTCGACCGGTTCATTTCGTTCTACCATACTTAACATGGGGCGGTTGATGGATGGGTGATTGATAGACATTTTATTAATAGACATGCGATTGACGGATGGTTGTTTAACCATCGAGCCATTTACGGATGTGATTCCTGCATTTTCGGCAAGTGATCCCGATTCATTCATAACTCTTGTCATGGTTGGTGTGCTTTTAACAGCATCGATCTCTGTAACCTTATTACCCAAACGATCAACAAGAAGAATGCTTGGATAACCATCTACTTTAATTGGTTCTGCAGAGCGATTAATGCTGCTATTAATGGATGAATTTGCGTTATGTAGCATGGTTTCATTAAGCATAACGGCTTGAACGGATCGATTGGGGGATTTTGCAGCTTCTTTAAAATGCGGCATCATGTGATGACAATGGCCGCACCAATCGGCATATACCATAATCATTGTGATAGGACCTTCACGAATACGCTTTGTAAGTTCTCCCATCATGTTATTGGATCGTACATCCAGCGGAGGGAGAATTTTTCCAGAGGTAGACTGACGATGTCCCCGAACTGTTTTACGACCACGTCGTTTTGTTTTATAAGTTGTCATTCTACTTCTGGTATAGTTTATTAATATGTGGGCAAAATAGAGAGAATGCTAGAAAATTCTAATTTATTGACGATCTTCTTGCTATTGATCCTTGGATTTATTGTTTTATTCTTTTCAGGTCGTAAGTATCTAGAGCATTTTGAATCTCGGAATGCTCCTACGGGAATGAGTATGATTTATTAATATAGAGAACAGATAGAGGACATGATGGAGAATTCCAATTTATTGACCGTTTTTTTATTATTGATCATTGGATTCGTCGTTTTATTTTTTTCAGGACGTAAATATCTGGAACATTTTCAATCTCCTGATTCAAAACCACATGATCGATTTAATAATGATGGAACACCGGTTGAAAAAGTTCGTACTACCCTTAAACAACCGGACATGCCATATTTAATGGATCCAATTGATAATTTGGACGCATATGAGGTATCTGCTGTATATCAATTGCAGGGAACAAAGGAGGCTTCTAAGCGACAACTGAATGATGCAATGACCCGGTATCCGATTGACTGGTCAAATCAGGGACCCAATTCACAATATTTCCAAGAAAAACAGGGAGAATATGAACGAGAGAGTGCAGAGAAATCGAAGAATCCTCCTTCCAATGCGCCGTATCAACATATCGATGAGTCAGATCGCGCCATCCCTGACATGGAAGCCATTCAAGAGGAAGAGAAGAAAATTTTACAAACATATCAACCCAAGCACAGTAAGGGTCTGCTTCAGTATTCTGTTCAGGATGTGAAGCATCTTTTGCATAAAGTATATGATAAGAAGGGACTTATCCCAGTAATTAACAAGTCAAAACAGGGCGAAAACATTTGGGAAATTACGGAACTAAAAGAGAAGGATCCGAAGATCATATGGGAAGATGGTTCAAGTAGCGGTAACGAAGAACGTAATAAGATGACACAGCGTGGTGAAGAAACCATTATTGTTCCACCAGTTGCATCGGACTCCAATCTGGATCCATTTTTTCAACCAAGAGACAAGGTACGATCAGGTAAACAGGATTATACGCAGTGGACACCAGGTATGGAACGCATGTTTGCCCCGACCTACCCTGTCAAATCATGGTTTTAAGTTTGTTTGTATTTAAAATGACCCATTATATGTATTTCTTTTAAAAAAACATATGATTGGTAATATGATAACTTAAAATGGATTAGAACATGGTGTAGTAGATGGGAACTTATCTTTCGGTGCCATTTGTGGCAAAGAAAACAGTCGCATGCGAACCAGCAACTAAACAGGATTCTACGGAACAAGCGATCGAGGCAGTGACCAAGACAGAGGTCAAGGAAGAGATCACGCAGGAGGTTACACAACTTATGCAGAAAGTTGTGGAAAATCTTGAAGTCATCCAACAAATTAAGGAAGAGGCACCAGTCAAAGAAGAGAAGAAGGCAGAACCGCCCGTTCAACAAGTGAAAAAGGAGGAGGAAGAGGTAGTCGCTCCAGTCGAAGAGGAGAAGAAGGAAGAGGAGAAGAAGGAAGAACAGAAGATGTCGGATCAGACATTGAAGGAGTGCATGGAGATTGAGGCAACTATTGCAAAGGTATCTGTACCTGATTTAAAAATCAAAATCCCATTGGATGATGAGATTGCAGAGAATATAACAGTGATTCGTGCTCCTGAATTTCGTAATCAATTTAATTCAGAATCTCATGCCATAAAAAAGTTTAATAAGAAGCATCGCCGACATTAAACCATATCTTATCCAAACGTATTTTCAGATGCATAGCTTAATCGAAGAACACCATCCTCTCCTTTATGTTTGATGTATAATTCTCCAATAGTTGAACCAATCATTGGTAATGTATTTTCAATAAAAATGAAAACAGCCTGATCTGGTTTAAGAAGAAGCCATTTACGTATCATTAGTAAAAATTCGCCCATTTTATATTGTAACGGCACTAAAAATTTGCGCTTTCGCATTTCAGGTAAAGAGTCACGTGCATAGATTGATTTTGTAACAAACACGGGTACCTTATCAGGATGTTTTGAGCGAATCCGTTCTAATTCTCCTTCTCGTAGCTGAAGATCACTCATCTACTAGAGCGAATATTTTATAAGAACATAAACAAAACTCAAGCAAATAGTATTAATAATGTTTCTACTTGATACGCGTGAATCGGAGCTTATCCAACGAATTCCAGATGCCATTGTAAAACAGCTACCTGTTGGCGACATCTGGATCGGAACAAATGACCAAGGAATTCTAGAGGGAGGTCTTATTATTGAACGAAAATCCATTCGTGATCTAGAGGCATCAATCCTTGATGGTCGCTACAAAGAACAGCGTGGCAGAATTCTATCCCTTTGCCAAGAGAACAAATCACAACCCATGTATATTTTAGAGGGTTCATTGGCTTCTGGATCAGGACGGCTTCAAAAAAAGGCGCTGATGAAATTCATTCATCGCCTTATTTTTCATTATCAGATTCCTGTCATGCAGACACAATCGATTCAAGAAACAGCAGAACTCGTTCAAACATTGATTGAACAATGGAAAGATGATCCTGCCTCTCTACAACGAACGACTGAACTGGTTAAAGTAACAGATGGCATTCATATTCAAAAGAAAGTGAATGCGTCTGATCCGACACAATTTGCCATTGCCTGCTTGGCACAATGTCCAGGTGTATCCGTCAAAATGGCAGAGCAGCTTGTTCAAACCTTTGGTACATTTCAGGGAATCTTGAATGCATCTTCTGCAGAGTTGGAAGCAGTGAAAGTGGGAGCAAGAAAGCTAGGACCAGTTGTTTCGAAGCGATTACACGAGTTACTTCATACATAGATTACTCGCCTAAATAATGTTTCATCAAAATTACTTCCTTATGCTGAGCTTTAATAATTTCATCTAGTAAATGTTGAATGCTATTTGTATGTGTCTCTAGTTTTTTACTCATATGAATTGCCATAGAGTGATGAGGAATCATTCCACGCAAATATTGAATCTCCGTCACAAAAGCCTGAGTACGAATCAAGTAGAAGAAGAGTCCTGCAAGAAGAAGACCAAAGAAGACCTTTCCTGGATGAAGCATCAAGAGACCCATAAAAAAGAACATCCAACCTGTCATAAGACCTACCATATACAAATCATTCAGACTGAAATAGACATCCTCCCATTTCTGTGCCCAAACATTCATCGTAGAGGCAAAGCCAGCTAAGAAGCAGACTAAAAGCATCATTACATTTTGATCCATTTTACTCTAGCATCACATTTAAATTACCTTCTGAATAGTGATGAACCAAGAAAGATCCTAATCCAAATACAGTATCCACAAGTAACACGATATAGGCCATACGATTTCCTGATATTGCTAAATAAGCAAAAAATGACCATAAGAGCATATGGATGGGACGAAGATTCTTCCACCAAATGGTATCACCAAATACTTCTAAGCCTGTGTCACGCTTGCCTATAAAAAATATGTAGAACCATGCAGCGACTGGAAATAATGCCATGACTCCCATGATACATAGGAGCCAACCGGGTGCAAAATAGCTAGTGATGGTAAAAACAGATCGGGATCCAATGCATCCAAATAAAAATAGATAAAAGCGAATCTTGAGGATATTCATTCTAGCTAATTAAAGTAAATTATTAGGTTCGTCTTCTAACATTCTTCTCCATTTCTTTCCCTTTGTACTCGTATAGGATACAGCCGATGGAACAACCTCCTCTTTTGAATAGAAATACAGTAGTATTCTTCTTCTAGGATTAACAGGAATGCGTTCAGGATGTGCTAAGGCCGCTTTGGAGATTGTCGTTTGAAGTGTAACAAGTAACATACATTTTTCTTTTTCAGTTTCTGTAAATCGTCCTTCCCAGTCATCTACCAAGTGTACCATTCTAGAATGAAGTTGAAAAGCGTGGAGTCCCTTAAAGACATAAATTGGTACTTCTGGATATCTCTCAGTAGGGCCTGTTACCGTATGATTATCAATTATGCGTCGATCTTTTGCAGTTAGCATCTAATTAAATAAATAATTCTATCGATTAAAATAATCCATGGTAGACTTTGGCTGTACCACGGTATTTTGAGGATTGGAGAGATTCTGCAAGAAAGAGGTGGGAGGAATGTAATCGGCAGCAGAAGGTGGCGGAGGTCCAGCTGTCGGATTGGATAAGGGACGTTGTAGCACATTTTGAATGGCGGATGGTCGAGCCATGGGATAGGAACTACGTTGCATTTCGCCAGGTGTCTGAATCCGTACTTTGCGCTGGGACTTTCGACCAGCAATCAAACGACTGGCTTCTTTCTCTCTACGATCTGCCTCTGCTTGGGTTTTCTCGGCGGATTCTAACATGGCTGCCATGATCGGAGATTGCTCTACCAGATAGGATTTCTCATGATGAAGCCATGAGATATAAACCATATTTGGTGGTGTATAACGAACCTCATATCCAGCATGACGAAGTTGATAGACTAAATAGGTAACACAATCCTCCAAGTCAATCTTAGGTAGACCCAAGATAAATGGGGGAACCGTATACAATAGATAGCATTGAGAATTAGGTAATTTTGAAATCACTCGGATACGATTATAGATTTGTTCCAGGATCTTATTATAGGCACGTAGACGGGAGGCATCTTTTGATTTTCGTTTGTCGTAGAGATCCGCAGGATTTAATTGAGGCGTCTGCTCCATTGCTGTTTATAGAGAGCAATTCTATGACGTAGAATCCACACGCTTCTTTTTCTTCGTTTTTGAAATAGCTAAGCGGAGAGCTCGGCGAATTCCCTTCTCAAAAAACGAATGACCTGCATCCTCAATTACCTTCATGGTTGCATGAGGTAAAGCCTTTTTTAGTTCATAGGCACCCTCAACGGGACAAACAGAGTCATGACGTCCATGTACAATCGTAATCGGTATGTTTCGTAAACGACTAGCATTCTTGATAATTTGTCCTTCTACAATCCACCCATCATGAACAAAATAATGATTTTCTAACAAAGCAAGGGCAAGTGCTCCCTTCTTTGTTGTATCATCTTTGACAGGGAGGATTTGTGAAAGACGATCTTCCCATCCCCACCAGGCATCTGCGTAGCGTTGTTTATCAGAACTCTGTAGTTTTTTATGATAATAATCCATGATCTCTCTCCATCCTTTATGATGTAGACGTGGTGGTAATACGGCAATAAACTTTGCCCATTCATCGGGAAACAGACAGGATGCACCCCCTTCTTGATAGAGCCACTCTTGTGAGGCTTCATTCAATAAGCAAACACCTCTTAATAGAAGACCTGTTACACGAGAGGGATGGGTTTCTGCATATACGAGACCTAATGTGGTACCCCATGATCCGCCGCTGACAAACCATTTATCAAATCCAAAATGGATGCGAAGGGCTTCGATATCTTCCACGAGATCCCATGTGGTATTGTGTTCTAGGCAGCCAAAGGGTTTGGACTTACCGCATCCACGTTGATCAAACATAACGACACACCATTGTTTCAAATTGTAACTAGATAGATATTTTCGATTCATTCCACCACCGGGTCCACCGTGTAAGATAATGGCAGGACGGCCATGACCATGCATTTCATAATAGACAGAATGACCACCGCTTACAGGCAACCATCCCGATCGCATGTCTACCAAATGCGTACAAAAAGGATTGGCTCCCTATCTTCTTAGAGTAGGATGATCCCGTACCGCATGTATTTATCAGGTGGCGGGATCTGTGCTATGGCACATGTGGGTGCATTAGTAGAGTTATCAAAATATACACCATTGCATGCAGTAAAAGAATGGATGGGTGTATCGGCAGGATCTTTTGTAGCGATGTGTATTTGTATTGGTTTTACCTTAGAAGAGCTAACAGAAATATCGGTACGATTTGATTTTACAAATATTAAAGAGGTGGATTCGATTCCAGGATGGATTCTACATTTTGGACTCGATACAGGGGAACGACTACATCGTATGATTGAAGCATGTCTTCATGTCAAGGGATTGTCTTCTGATTTTACGTTTCAACAATGTTTTGAACAATTTGGCCTTTCTCTTCGTGTCATTGCAACGGATTTAAATGATGCTGTCACCAAAATCTTTAGCCCATATGATACTCCTGATTATTGTCTAGTGGATGCGGTTCATGCCTCCATGTCTGCCCCTTATTATTTTCAGCCCTTTCTATGTCCTGTGACTGGTCACTATTTGATAGATGGAGCAGTAATTAGTAATTATCCCTTGTTTGTTGTACCCAAGGAGGAACATACCAGAACGCTCAGTATTTTGATTCGAACTTCGGTGGAAAAAGTGGAGGAATTAATGGATCTCGAGATGGATGAACTGATTACACGTCCTATGAATATAGCATTACGAGAAAAAGTAAATATTGAAACTAAATTTTATGATGCACATTGCATCCAGATTCAACTGGGTGAAATTAACATTTTAGATTTTTCCTTTGATGAAGAGACAAAAAACAGGATCATTGAGAAAGGAAGGGATGCGGTGTTAGCATATGTAGAACAGGAACGGCCGAAGAAGCGCCGAAATTCCATTTAGAGTTTGGATGAAAATTTTGTCAAATACATACAAAAGGAAATAACAAGATCATTTCCTTTGGTATGATAGACAATTATTTTTGTATCGGGTTTTGCAACAATCACGCTATCAGGTTTGATTCGTATTTCACGTAGAAATCCATCTTTTTTTTCATAGTACACCATTTTTTCATTATTATTATTTTTAATCTTCGCAATGATATCACATTGTGGCGGAAAGGTGATATGAACGGTGCCATGATCCGGAAAATAGGAGATGTATTCGGAATAATCGGTAATATGCTGTAGATCAATTGTTTGTTGATAGACAATTCGTGTTTGTGGTATCGAATAAAGTGTTTTAAGAGCTTTTGATAGTGTAGTAATCAAGGGATCATAATGTAATGTCATTATCTTATTTATATAGATCGGGGGATTTCAAATTCATAAAATATACGTCGAGCATGGTTCTCGGATGGCTCGCTTTACCAAAATCTTATCTAAAATATCGGATAGTGGCATGTGAAAGGCACGCATGAGAAATGCAATCATTACCCCTGTACTTTTCTCCCTTCCATCATAGCAATGAAAGAGGAACTTTTTACTTTTGTGCATTTTCCATTCTTTTCGAACTTGACGAATTAATTCTGGTACCAGATCCACTTGTGTCGCTGGATCAGAGAGACCCACCGTGTAAATAACCTTGCCCTGATGCACCGTTCGTTCAATTTGACCCTCTTCCGTAGGATGATATGGATAATTGACATTAATGATGAAATCAAAGGGTTGATAGGATGTTGTCCAGTCACCAATAGCAATGGTGGGAAGAATCCAATCAAATGATTTTTTACTGTGAAACTGTCCAAGGAGTTCAAACATCGGAAAATGTTGTTTGATGATGTTTGCAGAGGGACAGATTGACATATTACAAGTATATGATTAACTGGGTTTAAATCAAGGTATTAATAATTGCTGTTTAAGAAATTTAGCACACCATCGTGTGTGCGTTCACCCGGATACTCCGTCTGATTGGCGCCATCTACAACCAAAATGGTGGGAAAACCTTTGATGGTGTATTTCTTAAGCTCTTCCTTGTCTCGATCTGCATCAAGGATCTGAACAGGAACCTTGCTTCCATCCTTCAAGGTCATAGGGGCGGCTGCCATTTTCTCAAATTCAGGGGCTGCCTTCTTGCAATGTCCGCACCAATCGGCCTTGCATACAACAACCTTCTTGGAAGAATCCTCAAATCCCTCATATTGACGACCTTCCATACGAAGAAGAAGCAGTAAAAGAATTAAGATTGCAATAAAAAGAATAATTGGGCGCATGTCTCTATCCTAGATAGCACATTTTATTCAATCTAAACCTATTTCGCATAGATTCTATAAGATGTTTCACTGGAGCCCATCGAATCATACCGTAGAAACGTGGATACCGCGTGGAGGATGGAATGCGATTTTTTCGGAGAAGAATAAACTACAAGGGGTCAATCTCTTTTTCTTTTTGAAGAAGAAGGGATATACCGACACAGTAGCCAATACATTAATGCACATGTATTTATTTAAACATAAATATGAACATTTACAATATTCGAAAGAACAGGAAAATATGTTAAAGGATGCATTGAAGGGTTAATAATTTAATATAAGTAGCAAATCATTTGGATTATATTTAATAACAGGATAATTTCCTCCTTGACATCGTTGAACAATACGTTTTAAGATTTGTAGCTGAGATGAATTGCATGCATTTTCTTCAGGTAATAATTTAATGATTTCAATCATTCTAAAAATAACATGGGTAACAGGATCACTCATATTAATGGTTGGATAGTGTATTGCAAATAACTGATCCATCTGTGTTCGTAACACATCATGCCTTTGTTTTTTGTACATTTGAAGCCGTTTTGTATTCTGACCCAAATTCTGTATAATACGTGCAGGAATTGTACTATATATTTCATTTCCGATTATCAGATTTATAAAATCATTAAATGGCATAAGTGAGATATCGATGTTATGTTTAAGATGAGAACTATTCCATGCGGTATTGAATCCTTTTCGCTGATACCATGATTGTCCTGATTGTAGAATTTCAAGCATAGCGAGGCTGACACCACATTTTTGATTACTATATGCAGAGGATGGGAAATAAATAGTACTTGCATCATCTAAGGTAACGTATCTCAATCTAAGATTACGTGCAATTTGTATAAAACGATCTAGTATTTGTGTTCCAGTAATGGGATCACATGAAGTTAGAAGTTCAACGTGCAGTTCATTATCCTCTAATTTAATAATAGCATGCGGATACCACTTATTTACATGCATTCCCTCCTCTGGACATCCTCTAATCTTAATACTTATTTCACTATAATCAGACCATTTTTCATAGTCTATTTCGAATCGTTCAGGATTAATTTCAGGAAAAAGTTGGATGACTATGGTTCGGATCGTGTCTAATAGTCCATTATTACGAATGCCTTTTCTCCGTTTTCTACTACGATTGTTATTACTACGATTGTTATTACTATTATTTCTATTATTATTATTATTACTACTATTATTATTATTACTATTATTATTTCGATTACTATTACGATTTTTCCTGCTTTTATTCAGGTTGTTCTTGTTCCTCGATGATGGCTCTGCTGCAGACATTCTTTATAAGGGTGAGAAATTATTCACTTGGTAGTAACATAAGTCCAAACATAGTTATGAAAAATAAGAAGGTAGAAATGAAAATGCCTGAGACCGTAAGTGCTCCACCTGAGGTGACAAATGGAGTAACTCCTCCGAAAATGCGCTGGAAAATAAGCGATGTCTCAGGATTAGCAAATAAGAAAAATACGAGTGCACTATAAAAGCTGTATTTCGCTTTTAGTAATACACGGTTGAAACTAAAGGATGGCTTCTCGGGCTTTTCATTGTCGGATCCCATTCTACTTAGGCATATGTTCTTTGAATGCAATTAAAATACTCAATGCAAGTTCGGCATTATTGTAAATCACATATGGTTTTTGTTTGACCATCTGTTCAAAATAGAGCGTCATCTTTTTTGCATCATTAAAATAATTAGCAGGCGTGGTTCCTGTGAATCCTGATTGACCTGGGTTGACCGTACGATAGTCAATTTCATAGTTCTTCATGGGAATGTTTTTCGAACTACTATTTACTTCCGCCCCTAGAAGCCCCGCACTTTCTGCGGATGTACAAACAATGTAGAGATCCTCTTTCTTAAAGAGTCCCTTCATTGAATCATAGACTGCCTTTTTATCCTCTTCAACAATATCCTTACCATGATTGTGAATAAATTCAGGATATTCTGGGGGAAATGTAAAATTGGTACCCATGACGAAAAATTGCAGATAAGGTAGCAAATGGGGATCTTTGTAGGATGGATCTCGCGTATCGGTGAGCAATGACGACAGACGAACGTTAGGTAAGCTAAACAGTTGTTGCTGGAATTGTTTTTTCATGGTATCATCTTCCATTGTTCCAACATGAATTGCAGTACGATTAAGGCGTGTCTTAATAAATCCAAGAAGATCACCAGGCACATTGCGAATACGATAAATACCATACTGATAGGCTCCCTCTTTTGATACTGTTTTCTGAAGTTGAATACAGAGATGAAGCAAAATAATGGGGTGAGTAATATTAATGGATTCATCCTTCTTTAATGTAACATCCTTCTCTAACATCGTATAAATAGGGTCGTACATGATACGAAAATGATCAAATAAGGGTGTCATGGCACTATACATGGATTTTCGGAGTTGTATAAAATCAGAGGTTAACCCTGATCCACCCTGTTGAGTGGAAGGAACAATCGTAACCTTCTTAGAAAGAGGTGGAAAGGGATTTTTCATGATCCATTTATCTGCTTTTGCAATGGCTTGTTCACCCAAATTATCAGGGTCGGCACTTTGCAAAATTCGCTTCGTTTGAAGCAGTTGTAAGAGCTTAGGAACCATTAATTTTGTCTTTTCATCCGATGTTTCTTCTTCTACTTCCATTACCATTTTCTTGGCCTCTTCCAGTGCATTAGGAAGTGTTTCTTTCTGAGCCATTTCATTCAAACGGATCTTCTTAAAATAATTAAATGAATTGTTGCTTACTGTTCCATCTGATTCTTTGATGCTCTTTACTAAATCACCAACTGACATCATCTCTAATTTTTTAACCATGGCTGCCCAATCACATTCAATATCCTTTGGTACTTTATCAGGATGAAATAAATACCATGTCATTTCAAGAACCAACTGAAAGATTTTATCGCGATCGGTCGAAAGATCAACAAGTGCTTCTTTGTCTTTCTTGCATTCTTCGGATATGGTATTGGCGACCATTTCTGCATCACCAATATCAAGTAAGATCTTCTGAATATTTGCATAAATTCGCTGAAGTTTCTGCTTATTGAGTTGACTACTGGTGAAATTCTTATTTTGTTTTAATTGGCCAAGGCGTTTCTTTAAAATGGTAACTAATTTTGCCTTGTCTTTCTTTCCATCATCTCCATGAAATTCAATTCCCGCCGTTTCTCCCATTCGTAAGTATAGATATTGTCGAAGAATACGCTCTGTCTCACGATCATTACCAAATGTTTTGATAAAATCATGATAATTATTGTATCCCAAATTTAAATGTCGGTTTCCCATGTGATAACGATCGCCACCTACGTCGACTACCATGGGTAGATTGGGAAGAGGTTCTTGGCTATGACTCAATAGATTTAACTCGTTGTTAGAAACATTCATTGTACCTATCTTCTGATTCGGATTTTATTATCAAATTAAAACACTTTATAAAATTGACAAGGCGAATCATATAAAGACAAATCACCAATTCTATTATCATGCACGCCTATCCTGCCGAAAATTCTAAAATCTTCAATCCATGGAACGCAAAGAATCGGGAGATCACTCCATCTGATGCTCTTCCGATTCTGAGACGATATGGCTGGAAGGGTCGTTTCAATAACTTCAATCTCTTTGCCCAAGCGTGTTGTCATAAATCCTATGTGGATCGTCCTGAACTATGGCAGGATCAGATGGAACACGGAGAGGAGATTATCATTGCTCCACGTCCCGATGATTGTCTTCCATTAAAAAAGTGCGACAATGAAGAGTTAGAATATCTGGGTGATCGTGTACTTGGCTTGGTCATTGCCTCTTATGTTACCAAGCGCTATCCAGGTCAGGGTGAGGGTTTCCTAACCCGTATTCTTTCCCGTATCGTAAATAATAAACAACTGGGAAAGCTGGCAAAACAGGTCGGCATGGGACCATGGATCATTCTTAGCCGTCATATGGAAGAGGTCTGCGATGGCAGAAACAATCTACGTGTTCTTGGTTCCATGTTTGAAGCCTGGTTTGGAGCCTTGTATTTACAAGAAGAGGATTGTGGTAGGGGTCTGCAGCAATGCAATGACTTCTTGGTGCGAATTATTGAAAAACATATTGACTTTGTGCAGATTATCATTGAGGACACGAACTACAAGGATCAGCTGCTTCGCAAGTTCCAGGCGCTCTATCATACCCCGCCCCGTTATAAGGAAATCGCGATTGTGGGACCTCCTCATGATCGAATCTTTACCATGGGCGTCCTTGATCCCGATGACCATATTCTTACTACCGCAACTGCGCGAAATAAGAAGGTGGCAGAACAGGAGGCCTCACGTGCTGCATTGGAGCTTCTAGATCCAACCTTAAAAGACGATGAGACACGATTGATTGGAAAACTTCAGAAGTAACTATAAGCCTCCATCTTTATTTTTTATGGTATAATAGAATGGACGCCAGCAAGATTACTGAGCTTCTACAAAAGCAAAATACACGTTATATTAATCGCAGTCAAACAGTGGATTCAAGCACAATGATTTGGATGAATCAGATTCGATCTTCCAAATACATCAAAGGAGTGGCTACATGCACGGGTCTACAAAATACGAATGTTCCGACGCAACCCGCTTGCTCATTAGGTAATGGAATCAATACATATGGTGGACAAGGAAAACAGATGACACTCATTACGGGATCCTCTCAACAGTATCCAAGTGTGTTGGCAGGTGCTGATGGAAGTGCTTCTCGAATTTATTCAGTAGATACGATTCTCTTACAGAAGGCTGGTCGTAATTTTTGTGCAGGAACCATTGTCCCACAGGATTCGTATACTGTGCTACCCGCATGTGATTGTACAAATACAAATGGACCCGATGCAAATAATCCAACTGTTACAGGCAATGGAAAACTAACAGGTAATCCAAATGATTTGACAGTGAATAATCAAAGCAACCCATATTTGCCACCATTTGATACATATTATCGTTTCAAGAATAAGCTGGTATCACAACCAGTGCAAGATCAGAATCAGAAACATTTTGTAAAACAGTGTCATACTCGTTTTCCTGATGCGAACAATGGAATCAATGTACTATGTACGGACTGCCAGTCATTAGGTTATAAAACATGTGATGGATGCATTCTTGAACAATAATCTCATTTAGTCACATAGAATGTGTTATGATGAGAATATAGTTTCTTATTAGAGTGTAGAGATGGCAGAACAACCCAAACCAAAAGAGGCAAAAGCCTTAGAGTCGGCAAAAGCCTTAGAACCTGTGAAGCGTCGAGGTGTGCAAGCCAAACGTAGTAGTGTAGCACAAATTGCACCCGCATCTGTTCTTGCCGAAGTAGCCAAACCTGTTCCAACTAGTCAATTGGTACCTAGTGGACAATCCTTTAAAGGTATTCCAGAAGCTGCCAAAAAAGAACCCAAAAAAGCGAATCCACTGATTCAGCCAGGAATTGTTTCCCTCCCTCAACAGCCTCTTGCTGGACAGTCATTGCCCAAACCATCTATTTCTCGTAAGAAGAAGCCATTAGCACATGCGAAAGCCACCGCTAATTACCGTCCTCGGCATGAAGTGATGGATCCTGATTTGGATACACTATTAGAGGATTCTGATCCAATTCTCAAAGAATACTACGAGAAACAAAATGAAATTCAATCAGCCAATCCATATGTTACCGATACAGAAATCTACATACCTCAGTCACGCAAGGGGTTTTATCGATTTATTCAGGATAACTATCAAGAGTTTGAGCTTCAATCACAAATGAAAGGCGACATTGATGAAGATGCCTGCGCTAAGCTGGGCGCTAGCACAGGAGCCGCTGTTGAGGCCTTCTTATATCAAAAGTTTATTCGTGAATACATTCGAAATGCCGCTCCCTATCGTGGTGTTCTTGTATATCATGGTCTTGGTTCAGGTAAGACATGTAGTGCCATTGCTGCTGCAGAAGCCATCTATGGTACTTCAAACAAGAAGATCATTGTCATGACACCTGCATCATTGCGTGGTAATTTTATGTCCGAGGTATCCTTTTGTGGATTTCGTCATTTTAATGTGCACAATCATTGGATTTATATTCCAATAGAGAAAGATAGCATTGAATACATTTATGCCTATTCTATTTTGTCCTTATCAGAGACATTTTTGAAGCGTGTTCTGGGACGAGAGGACGCACGTCGTGGTATCTGGATTCCTGATTTTACACAAGAGGAGAATTATAATGACCTAGAACAACAAGAGCGTGATGATATTCGAGAGCAGCTTACACAAATGATCGATTCGCGTATTACCTTTATTAGTTATAATGGTATTTCTGCTGCAAAATTAAAAGAATATGCCTGTCAAAAGGATGCAGAGGGGCATCGCTTTTTTGATAACAAGGTGATTGTAGTGGATGAAATTCATAATTTGACACGTTTGATGCAGGGTAACATTTTGCCTTATATTATGAAGCGCAAGGGTCGTGCTCGTAAGATTCCACCTGAACCGATTATTCCTGGTAAATGGGAGCCGACACTTTGCGGACGTGAGGAGAATTACAAGCGTGCTTATTTATTTTATCGACTGTTATCCGATGCACGCAATTCCAAAATCATTGGCTTATCGGGCACACCTCTTATTAATTTTCCAGAAGAGCTTGGCATTTTAGCAAATTTATTGGCAGGATATACAGAATGTGCCGAGCTTATTTTACGATCAGTAGACAAAAATGTAATGGATCAATGTAAGGAAATTGTAGAAGCAGAACCACGCGTTGATATTTTACGATTCAAGACATTAAATCAGCAAATGTCAGTTCTTATTTCTGTATTTAATGAGGGATATGAACGTGTGATGAACGATACAGATGAATTTATTGGTGTTCGATATAATGCAGAAGCACAAGATGGTATTCGAGAAGTATATGGGCGAATTAAGATGAAATTACAGGCAGCGGGGTTGCCTATTGGAGAAGAGACCTATGTTTCCTATCCACGCTTGCCGATTGATGATGAAACATTTGAGCAGGAATTTATTGATGGAGATTTAACTATTAAAAATAAGGTTGTGATGCAAAAGCGTCTTACTGGTCTTATTTCTTATTACAGAGGGTCAAAGGAGGAATATATGCCCCGTGTGGTAAAAGATGAAGTCGTAAAATGTGAATTGAGTGAATATGCGCTTCCATTATATATTAAGATTAGAAAGGGAGAAATTGAGGGTGAAATTGGAAAGGAGAAGGAGCCTGGTGATATCTTTGCTCTCGTGGAGGTCTTTGCCAAGATGAAAAACCCATCTAGTTATCGATTTCGCAGTCGTGCGGTGTGCAACTTTGCCTTTCCCACATCAATTGGTCGTCCTTTTCCAAATTCGAAAGAAGTAGATGAAGAAGTTGCACCGATCAAAGAAGATATTGCAGTTAGCGAACAAGTTGGAGAAGAAGAAATAACGGAAAAGGAACAGGCAGAACTGGAGAGATTATTAGCAGAAGAAGAGGAAGCTGCTGAAAATGTTATTTCAGAAGTGAATGAGGGAGAAGTGAAAGAGGAACTAGAAGATCAAGAAGATCAAGAAGATCAAGAAGATAATTTGTTAAAGGAATTTGATCTTGATCAGCTGGCAGAAATGGTAGAAAACTCAAAAGAGGATCCTGAAATGATGAGTATACTACGTGATGAATATGAGCGAAGAAAGTTACCCTTTCTTAATGACCCTATATCCAATTCCAATGTATCCTATTTGAAAGAACTACGTACACTTGATCCCGCAGATTTATCAGAATTATTAGCAGAAGAAACAGATGAAAAAGTTCAAGCATTAATGAAGTTTGTTATTGCGGAAAAGAGCCAGAAAGGCGGAAGTGAAGAGGATGAAATTCGAGAGATGTTACGTGAATTTACAAATGCGGAGTTGATTGAAGGATGGGAAGGTAATGACGGTATTCTGCGTCCACTGATTGAAGAGATTATGAAAGAGAAAGGTGTTGCCGTTCCTGGTTCAGATTCTGCTGCTAGTCCAGCAGTCATTGAAAATAATGCTGCAATTTTTGAGCAAATCAAGGATGAATTACGTAAACTTAGCCGAGAGGATTTACTGAGTGCATGGGAAACATCAGATGATGACATGAGACCATTGATTCAAGAGATTATGAAAGAGAAAGGCATTTCTATCCCTAAAGCGGTATTACCATACAAAGATCGAATTATTCGAGCCATGAAGAAATTAAATGAGAAACGCAATATATTTATGCGTCTTGGTAAATATCCAGGCGAATCCAATCGTCTTGGTCAATTCTCTACGAAGTTAGATGCCATTCTGCGTCGCATTCAGGCTTCAAAAGGTAGCAATCTTGTCTATTCACAATTCAAAACGGTTGAAGGAATGGGTGTGCTTGGTATTGCACTTAAGGCCAATGGATATGCAGAGATTCGAATTGATGGCACGGATCTAAATCCACGTTTCTCAGATGAAACCATATTATCCTTTCTTGAAAATCCACAGCAAAAGCGTTTCATTCTTTTTACTGGAGAGGGATCACGTGAGCGAAGAACTCTGATTCTCAATATTTTTAACGGTAATTTTGATAAGTTGCCTGAAGAGATGCGTGAAGTATTAGAATCACAGTTTGCTGAGAATCGAAATACCAGAGGAGAGATCTGCTGGGTCATTGGAATTACAGGTGCAGGTGCAGAAGGTATTTCACTCAAGTGCTGCCGCGCGGTTCATATTATGGAGCCCTACTGGAATAATGTTCGTCTAGATCAGGTGAAGGGTCGTGCTATTCGTATTTGTTCACATAAGGATTTGCCATTTAAGGAGCGTGATGTCGAGATTTATACCTATTATTCGGTCTTCTCAGATGATCAAAAGAAGACACTAGATATGACTCTTCGTACCACAGATAATTCGGAAACTTCAGATGAGAAAGTATTTAAGGTGGGTCTTCGAAAAGATAAAGTGAATCAAGAGCTTCTTACTATGATGAAAGAGAGTGCAGTAGATTGTGAATTGAATGAGGCGGATAATGATGGTGTTCAATGCTTGGTTATTGATGGAAAACCAGATCAGTACTTATTTGATCCAGATTTGCAGGTGGATAAGTTATTAACCAGCATGGAACTCAAAGAAGAGAAAAAGAAACCGGTTCAATCATCTGTTGCATTTTCTAGTGTAGCAGCTCCGCCACCCTCAGCAAAGAAGACATCTGTGCCTGTGATGGAATGGGGACAAGAGCGATATCTTCTTTCACCCAAAGATGGATCGGGTGGTTTAATCATGAACATTTATCATTTTGAAGACAAAAAGCTTCGTATTCCGATTGGCACCATTGCAGTTAATCCTCTTACACGAGATTTAAGAGGATCCGCGCCAGTTTTTAAGTAATCTATTAGATTTATGTTATAAATACATGTAGAATACGTTAATATTTATCAGGATATTCATTTGGATACTGAGTATAGATCCAATCGTTCAAGCAATCACGGTAGAGGTCATTATTTGATGCAGTATGATCAAAGAAATGAATCCAGGCAAGATCAAAATTAAATGCACTTGAGGCATAGGCGGATGGCCAATCTCCGCGATCATGAAAGCCTTGTTGGCCGATCATGACAGTGCAGTGTTCGCCAGGTTGTCCTGGTGCGGGTGACCAGGATCCATTTTTGGAATAGAGAGGGCGTCCTTCATTTACTGTACGATTTCCATATTTACCAGAGGTTCCCTGACTGCTAAGCATAGCATCCATATCAATCATTGTAAAATCAATTGAACTTCCATTATTATTGAAAATATACAAGTACCATTTATTGATTTGGAATGGACCACCAAAGTCCATGCCTCCTTGGCCAATATTGGATTCAAGTCCAATATGAAAGGTACTTCCATTCTTAGGTATAGCAACAATTGATAAAAATTTACCGGGTCCCATGGATAATTTAATAAGGGTTTCTTTTACAGGCATGGTAACGGCACGCATTGCAACTGTCATTGTTTTCCAGCTCTGAAAGCAGACATTATACATATCGATACGTGAATTAAGATTATTCAAACGAACAAATGGTATTTTTCCAGGAACTGATACCAATTCATCGGTTCTTGCATGAGAGTCAATACCAACCAATCCAAGAAATCGACTAAATAGATTTGGATTACGCAATTCATACAATCCAGTTCCCCAATGATTGCCATAATTCAAAAAAGGAGCATTACGCTCACAAGTAAGAGAAAGATGAGGATAAGAGAAATCGGCAGCTCCTTGACAGTTTATTCCATTAAACTGAAATGCACTCCAACCGCCGCCCGCATCTTCATAGTAGAGACGGGTAATATTGGGTGTACTTGTCTTGAATTTGGTGCATTGATTAGATTGATACCAGGTAGGTCCTTGATATCCCATATTGCTAAACCATCCCTCACTATCATGGGTGCGTTCACTTGGATTAAAGATTTGCCAGTCTTGACCAACCGGTTGATTTACCATGATTGAAAATCCATCATCGATAAGAACTTTCCATTTTACGGAATAGTCGGTTTTGGCACGAATATCGGTCAATTGCATACAGGCTCCATACTGTCCTTGATCTGGTCTTCGATTACCAGATGGTCCATAATATTGAAAAAAATCTTTAACAATCTCTCGTTTTAAAAACCCATTGATTTGATTGACATTTCCTGGCTGCTGAATAAACCAAAACACTTCTACGCCTTGTGCATAAGGAGCTCGTTGAATTTGCATCTCAGGTACAATTCCCAGAACCTTGATCATCGCATTTCGCTGTGTATTGTAATCCACAAATCCATCCGCATTTCCCTTCATTTCACCAATTAGTTTTTGAAGATATTGTTTTACGCCACCCCATGTTCCCTGAGCATTGTAGACATTTGAGTTAGCAGCAGAGGGATACATAGAGCCAGCCGGCTGACCTCCCATTTTCAAGAAGAGACGCTGCAAGCAGTCCATTTCAAATGGTGCGGGGCTTCCATCTGATAATTCAATGCAATGATCATATCCACTAATCGCTCCGCGATTAAGGCAGAGGTCACGAGCGGAAGATCCTGCTGCCGTATTGGGATCTAACTTAGCATTGACTGCAAGTTTGCGAACCTCATTCAGCACCGCCGTAATTGTTCCTTTGCCTTGTGAGAGAAGATCCATATTTAGAGGAGGATTTACCGTACGATTGTACATTTTTACAGCATCGCTATCACGAATGTGAAACATATAGTCATTTGCGGGAGGGTTGCTATTGAGCGCGATAGCAAGAGTTCCATTGTTACTGCAGCCAGCGGATGTTACTTGACGATATAAGCATGCAGCGGATAAGCGGCCATCAACTGGATCGCAGGTGCGATCTACAATAGGTTGTGGGCCTGCAGCAGGTGGTGGTGGGGGCGGGCATTGACTCATATTTCGAGCAAGAGAAGAGGGTGTGCATCCTCCACGGGGATCATTGGGATATAATGGATTACCATGGCGATCAATCGGAATACCTTGATTTGTATCGGTACAATATCCACATGATCCTGCATAGGGGTCACTTTCAACATCATTACAATCTTTTAATGCCTTGCAGCGATCCATGAGAACTGTCTTCTTTGCCAATTGTAGGTCAAAGAACCATTTCTTATAGGATGGTGCATCAAATCCTGGAAGGGGACCTTTATTATTTCCAATCATTCCACGAGATAGAATGGGATAGGGGCTGCCTTGATTGGGCTGGGTATAGATCCAACCGCAGCCAATAGAGGTATTCGGATTTTGACTGGAAATGAGGTCATCAAGAGATGAAATTTCGCATTGACCTGCAAGATCGGCTAGAGTGGGATTGACTGGATTTCGAAAGATTTGATTGGGAACTTTAACAGGAGGATTTAAATAATCTTTTGATCCGCCATCTATGCTTTGAACGGCCACATCAAACCCAGGCAGACCGGAAGTAGCTGATGGAATAATATTAGGGAGACTATCAAAATAATTTTGCTGTTTGGCTACAAAATCGGCATGGGGGTTACCCTGAAAAGCTTCGGCTAGCTGACGAAACATCCTATTCTTGTCTTCGTTTGTATTTATTAGAAAAAATAAACGATTACGAATTTTAAAAAGATTTACTGATTTAACCAGCCACCTTGTCTCCATCCTGTTCCTGTCTTTTTACAGACACATGTTGACACGCCTGGTTGAAAGTTGAATGTTGAATAACAATCTCTGATACCAGGTCCTACATCTGCACATGCAGCACCATTCCAGTCATCAGGCAATTCATTGTTCCATGAACCACCACCTGCACCACTGCAGTAACGCTCACATGTAGTTGTTCCATTGTTACCATAGATGTTCTTCTTTTCGGGAGGAGTAGTCGTATCTTCATCTTTAATGATATACACATCATTTGCCCAGCCTCCACCTTTTCCTTGACCTCTGCATGCATTGGAACGTCCATACTTTTTGTATCCTGATTCATCGGGTGCGGTTGCGCACCATCCACCATCTTGTACACCAAATACTTTATGACCACGATCCTTGGCAACTTGATAGCATTTATTAATAGCATCCGAGCGAGCCTGATACCCGTCATTAATTCGAGGATCGGAACCATCTGCTTGTGGAATGGCGCGATTACCCGTATCTGCCCAACAGCCTGCATGAGTATAGCCAGGCGTAGGCTTGTCTCCATTCAAATCCGGATAGACACCTTTAGAAGGTGGAAAATAGGTATAGGTCTGATTGACGCTAATAATCGGTGCCGAGTTGTACACGGGTTTCATTTGACCATTTAGAATAATCAATGTCGTACCGAGAACACGTTCTAAGCAGCAATCATGACGATTGGTTAATACAACTTTATAGATGGGCGTCACAGCACCGAGATCTACCATCACCCATGGAACATCTCCACAACTGGTGTGAACAAAGGTATTACCGCCGCCATCTACAAAGTTTCGTTCAGGGAAGATACCACCCCAATAGCCTGCGCTAGAGCGTGACACATGTGTATTGGGTGTAACGATTCCTGTTGAATCATCTTGAGAGGTGTAGACTTGAACTTGTGCCAGATTCAAACATTCTACATGATTATACTGGAAACGGATATAACGTCCTTGAGTTAGGGCACTTCCACCGCAGCATTTTGCTAACCGTTCCCATCCGCTGGGGTCGCGCTTTGTACCCCAATCGGGCAAATAGTTTGCCACTTCGGTATGAGTTTTGCAGTATCGATTATCGCCACGATTTAAGGTAAGCCATTCATTATCGGCATCTCCTACTGCAATCCAGTTGTCTCCTGGAAATTCAGAGGTGAGTTCGGGATTGATTACTATGCGGCTGGCCATGTCACAAATTTCACTCGACTCGCAAAGACGTTGACCCTTGCTTTCACAGTATTGTTTCATATCTGCATAGCTCTTGGTAGGTTGTCCAGCGGGAACACGAACTTCAAAGTCATTCTTATTAGAAGTGGTGGGTTTCAAATTGACACCATAGGCTTGGCTAATAGCATCGGCACGTTCGGAATTCTTTTTCGAATTGTCATTAGCCAAGCGATTGATGGCATCATATTTTTGTTTGATTTCACCAATGCTTCCTGCATTTGCAACGGCAGCTTGACCAGATGGTGTCATAGGATCCATAGGTGCACCTGGATAGTTATAGGTAGTGGCATTGATAAAGTTCTCTTGATTTGTAAACCCTTCTTTTGATCCCAGTGCACTTGCCACTTGGCTGGCAGGAAGGGTGTAGGTTGCACCGACGTGTGATCCAATACCTTGGTTGCTATACAAGTAGGCAGCGCATGCTTGTGAAATGGGGGCATCTCCGCCAGGTCCATCGCATGGTGAATTGATGGGGATGCCTGTGGCATACATGGAGGCGCTGTTCCATTCGGGGATAGAGAGCATTTGTCCAGAAGAGTTCTTGCCTGTGAGTGCTTTTTGCATGATATCTGTAAGATTATCCACAATTGTATCAATATCGACAGCTTGTCCATTTGGTTTTTGAAGGGCATCTGCCTTTGCCTGTGTATCGGGATAGCCTGATCCATCGGGTGTACCACCAAGTGCAATCCAACGAGATTGGAGGCATTCCAATTTATAATTGCCTGGTGCGTTATTCTTGCCAAAGCAGGGATCAGATTCCAGAAAGGCTGCGGATTCGGCTTTTGTAATAATGGGGCCATTATCGCATGCAAGTGCATCCCCATCAAACATATTAATGAAGGAGAAGGGCATGAGACAGGATAGGTTGATATTGGTCTTACCCTTTCCTGGAACCATAGCAGAGCATCGGAATCCATTAAAATTTTTAGTACCTGTGATACGGGGTTTTGCACCAGTTTCTGTATCACTTTGAACAAGGTTACGAATATCAAGTTTAAATGTGCCACGAGCGGTAGGACCTTCAAGGAAGCCACATAGATAGTAGGGTGGCGGATTGGAACTGGGGACAACATTAATAACGAAGGTACTACCTTCTGTGTCTTCTGGAATAACAATCTTAGTTCCGCCACTCAGGGTTAATTCCGTTTGTTGTAAAGAAAGGGCAGATTTGGAGCTGGTTACAGTGACTTTTCCATTTCCAAAAAGATTAAGAGTAGAGGGAAGGCGGCCTGTCTTAGAACCTACACGGCTAAAGTTCTGAGAGGTATAGCATTGAGTGCAGTTGGGTGAATTAAAACTTTGTTTGGTATTGCAATCCACTTTCTCTTTCACCACAATGCAGCTATCTTTTGTGATACCAAATGTACCAGGTTTTGCAGTACCGAGGGTTGGACGATAGACCTTATAGGGGTCATATGGTGGTCCACCTGTTTCTTCCACGTTAGCTGCCATTTGAATCTGTTGTTCACGATTATCAGGAGAAATATATAATCCACCAACATGAGGCTTTCCTCCTGCATCAGTTCCTTCGATATCAAAACTCATACCACAATTATTGTTAACAAACTGGGGATCATCGAATGCAGCACATGTGTTAGGTGCTTTTTGGCAATAGGATGCCTGTCTTAACCCGTTTGGTAAATTCTCTGGAATTCTGACGTTATTGGGTTGAGCCAGGGTATGACCATCGGGACCAGGTGTTGTAGATAGACCATTGAGGGACTGTTTAATTGTATTGGAACTAACTGGATTAATATCAATGGATGGATCGGTTAAATTAAACATGTTAGTCATTTTGCTAAACTTCGTAGCAGATTCACTTGTTAACTTATCATGACCACCAACCGGGACATTATCGAAGCCCTCGTAAAAGGATTTACTGTATAAAAAAAGTACAGTAATTGCGATTATAAATAATAATATAATGTTAAAAAACATTATTATCTACTGGATAGAAAGAATAAAATGATTTGCATTACTCCTTAGTAATTATTATCGGGGCGAAGTTGAGGAAGAGAATCCATTTCGCGAGTAATAATACGAAAGACGAGATTGAGCTGTTTATTTAGGTTAATAAGACGACAGGGAGATTGAAGGCCGATTCCAAAAGCATTCAGTGTGGCTCCAAAGGTTGTACCAAAAGAGTTGAGAAGAACACTGCCTGTGGTTGGATCCTGGTAGGGTGCTTGAATCACGATAAAATTAGCATAACCTACATCATTAAATCCATCTTTTAGTGTTGTTGATGTATTGCTAAAGGCAGATGATACAATGATATGACCTTCTGGACGATTGATCCAATTGCAGAAGGCGCGAAGATTTTGGCCATAGGTTGGATCATTCAGAGCTGCATCTGAATAGTTATAACCACTAATTTGGATACGATCGCCTACACATGCCTCAAACTTGCTAAAATACTTCTGGGTATTAATATAAAAGTTGGCGGGATCACCTGATGCCGCAGGAACAAGTACATTATATTGATTTGCTGTAGCCAATTGAACATTAAAAGGAAAAGTTGTTCCATAGGTGCTACCTGATTGAGGTGCAATGATACCGCCGATATCGAAGGTATCTGGAGACGTACTTACGAGTTCACCATTGGGGCGGCGAAGATCAATGCTCATTTTTTGAAGGGTGGCGAGGGGTGTCGGGTAGTATTCTTTTTGGCATTTCATAAACTTTGGAATCATAGCTAAAAATCCGCGTGTCTGTGTACCCTGTGTACTATAATCAGAGATCCACTGTGCATCATATTGTAGAACACTAAAGCTGCGATCCAGAAAATTATCTGTGCCGTAATTATTGTTTTCGAGTTCAGCCACACGAAGAGAGATGTAGGGTAAATTGAGAATATTATCCTGATAGCCAGTAGTAGTACCTTGAATATTACGATTAACAGATACATGTAAGCCTTCACCAGGCATAATGGCTTTTATGAATTCGATGCGAACAATGTTTTTGAATTTCTGCTGGGCGGCGAGAGTGGGTCCAAAGCTCTGACCATTTGCAGCTGGATCGAAGTTCACAGTAAAATTATAGCGATTCTCCTTGCTATTACGGAGCCAGTCACGATCTGCTGAATAGATAAAGAGATTGTTCTCGACTTCGCGGTAGCTAATGACGGATTCCTCACGAATGATGTTGTTTTGTGGCAGATTGTTAATGATAGGGCTAGATAATGTTGGATTAATCGTAGTTGGATTACCGTTGGCTTGTCCTAGATCACGTGGGTTCATGCCATCAAAGGATCCTACTGCACCAACTAGCAGATCACGTCGATCGGGTAGAACCATCAGAGGCATATCGGACATAGGAGGACGAGGTGCCATATTTTGTGCACGTTGTACCAATGCCAGTTCAGTATTGCGATTCTGTTGATCTTGTTGGGAGCGGAAGATACTATCGGCTTGGACACGGTTTTGTAGACCGGCATCTGCCTTTGCTAGTTCCGAATTTTGGGAATGTAGCATTTCCATTTCTCTCTTTTTCTTGGCGAGCTCAAACAGTTCAGCCGCGGGTGGGCTGTCTTCCGTAAGTGAAATGCGAAAATCGGGAGTGGAGGATGGTAGAGCTTTAACTTCATTACGTTCTTGTGTAAGGCGTTCAAATCGCTGTGATGTTTCTTGAAAAAGATTGTTGTCCATTACATTTTTTACTGGATTCGCATTTTTGGTGACTTCTTTGCGTTGTAGGTACTGAGAAAAGTCTTTGGCACACGTACCCAGTACTTCTTTATTTAAAATGCTAAGGGGTTTTTCGCCTTGTTTCTCATAGACTTGAGTGCAATAGTGGTTGAGTGTCTTGTCGAGACGATCGAGTTGTTGATCGTTAAGAGGTGACCCATTGCGTGCTTCAAAATCTTGGATCAAGACGGTTTGGAGAGTACGATAGTTCCTTTCGCTAAAAAAGACTGCTCGTACAGGTTCTTGTTTAGAAGCCGGGCGATACATTACTACCATTACCGTATAATTCTTTTATGTGCTTTTTGCTACAAAATGAATTATATAGCGATTGTAGTAATTTTAGCTTTAAGAAAGAAGAAGAGTAATACTTCCGGATTTTGGCGTTAAGAAAGAAGAAGTGTAATATTTCCAGATTTTGGTTATTGTATTGATCATGACTTTTTATTCCTTCCAAGTTTTAATCATATTTCATTTAGAATTATATATCTAGTATCAATATAATGAGCAAACTTCAATATTTGGTAACGGCAGGGGTTAACAAATATCTAAACGTAAGAGTTTGGGAGAATTCCATCGATGATCATGATTACGCTACGGGACGGAGCAGATTGTTTAGCAACTCTCTATATTCGCGTATACTTGATGAGTATACAGATATGGTTGATGATGATGATACATATGACTACTATCACAAGTTTGAGAACTTGCCAGCTCGATTAAAGAAGCTACTCGAAAAACAAGGCTTAGAAGTAGTTGAATTTAAAGATGAAAATAAAGCTGTTGCGCCTGTAAATTCTATATCTATTCAAAACAAACCTGTAACTAATGGAAGATATATTACTTCCTATCGCATCACTGGTACATTTGGATTTAATGGTCAGGAACAAGAATATGGATCAGCTGTTCTTCATGTTATGGAAGGTGATCAGCACGGTCTTGGAAGGTTTTATTTTTTCGGAATTGAAACTACAAACAAAAATTCAACGAAATTGGATATAACGGCACAATATATGTGGAATATAATACAAATGTGGGGAAGTGATGATGAAATCATAGGTGGTAGCCGATCTAAAATGTCACGTCGTAAACGTACACGAAGCAAACGTACACAAAGCAAACGTACACGAAGAGTGCGTAAGACCCGACGTTCATCTCGTAAATAAAATATAACAACAGATTGCATCGGATATGATCATAAAATGTTCCTATCCGACAAAATAATTAACATGTCTTATTTTGCAAATAAGATCTTGCGCAAATTCAACATAAAATCATCCTTTACCGAATCTTTACAGAAGTCACGAAAGGAGATACCGTGCATCATGCAAATAATGAAATACATGCTAAACATTCCGCATTCTGAGTTTCCATATTGAAATCGTCGAGCATTAAATCCAAGTTCACATCCCGCAATTTGTAGTTTGAAAGAGCGCATTAACCGTGCGATCAATGGGGGTGTTTTATAGCCATAGGAATCAAAATATGAAATGAAGGGTTTATTCTTCTTTTTTAAGTCGATATATAGACCAACCCAGTGACTTCCTCCTTTGAAATGGGGATCCAAATTGAATATCATTCCAATGCCTCGTTTGCCCTTATTATATTCATCGGCTAGTTTCAAATTACATATTTCCTGATGTAAACACTTGGTTTCGCCTGTTTTAACATAGGGATCGGGAGCGGAGAAATCGATGGGGAAGACGCCAAGAAAGGTAAACCATGGGTAGGCTTCTTCGTATTGTTTCATGACATGCAGAATATTGAAATTGTCAAGCCACATATCGGGATCTTTTTCCCATGTCTTCGGCATTCTGGGACGAAGGTAATCTTTACGGAGTCTCTTTTTAACATCATCAGATATGGGTGCTTTATCGAGTAAGCAGTGTTCTTCTCCTGATTTGCAACCTACTGCCTGAAATACATCCTTTGTTTTCAAGGTACTGGCGATTTCTGAATAGGTAGAGGTGGGTAGACATTTTTTAGTGCCTTTTTGTTTTGGATGACATCGACTGAAATCCGATAAGGCTAATTTTCTCTTTCGAGTTCGACTCATCACTATCTATTAGGAAGATAATAAAAGAGGATAAAGATAGAAATGAGTGATCAGGAGTTTGACTTTACGACCTCTAATTTAATTCTTATGGTTGGTGGACAGATATTACTGTTACTTCTTGTATTATTTGTTATTCTTTTTGGTGCGCAGCCTGTTACATCTCCATTAACTGCTATTTTAAGTACAACTACGAAAGGTGGATTCTTTTGGAAAAATAGTTCATAATTAAAAACAAGTTTTATGATAGAATGGCATCTCCAGCAAATACGGTAGGTACGGCAGTTGTTGATATGACACCTACGTTTCTCTCAGGAATCTCAAAAGAAAAAGTGGGAGCGGTTTTATTTGGCATTGTTGCGATTGGATTATATGTCTGGTCATTTATTGATATGTCCAAATTTATTGGATCAAAAGATAGTTGGAATCAAATTAGTTCACAGGTTGGAAAAATTTGGGGATTAACACTTGCAGGATCATTTATCCTATTTATTGCAGCTCTACTTTATTTTGTTCAGGATGAAACCAAAACCATTTATTTTATCCTGGCACTCTCTTGCATTACTCTAGGATTATCCTATAGCGCTCTTGCCATTTCTGCGATTTCAAAATAGAATAAAATAAGGAAGCGTAGTAGAAATGGGATTAGAAAATGATAAATACATTGCTGGAATGGTTCTATTGGGGTTGATTGCAATCGGTTTATATGCATGGTCATTCGTTATGGTATCCAATAATATCGATAGCAAAGACGATTTAGATAAAATAAAACAAGCACTTCCGAAAATATGGGGATTAACCATTTCAGGATCCATCGCTATTTCCTTAGCATGCTTATTTTATTTCGTGTATGATTCCGATAAGGCAATGATTATTATGTTATTTTTATCCTGTCTTACATTTGGCTTGACTTATAGTGCATTATGTTTCTCTCTTCTATCTAAATTGGGTATTTCATAATAGACTGAGCAAAGCTCTGTGCATAAGACTGTGAGGTAGGTGGGTGTAAAATGATAGAAGATGATCCGAGTGTTTGTGGAGGAATGAGGGTAGATGCTGCAATAAACCATATCGATGGAATGGAGTGATGCAAGCGTAGTCGTAGTTCGTCTTTATTGATGATTTGCGAAATGCCTTGAATACGAATAACACAACGAATGACATCGCCCTTCTTTAGATCACATACGCGGCAATGTATGCCATTTTCCTTTTTAACAATGACGGTTGGATAAATGAAAAGGGATAGTGTACAGCCATCAAGAAGAAAATAAAAAAGTCGTCGAATTTCTTCATAGGGTACATCTACACGATTTAATAGGGTCTCTTGATGAATAAAAAAAGTACTAATCAAATACTCATGAAGTGTATTGATTTTGACTTGAAAGTTGTAATGATCTGATAAATCAAGACGAAGACGAGAGGTATCTGAGTTATAGTCTAGAATGGTAAGGGGTGGAGACAAAATACTAACATCGTGAAATTCAAGGGCGCTATCTTTATAGGCGAGACGTGCAATTGTTTTACCATAACGATCTAACTGGAAGGGAGTCAAATGAATATTACCAATTTCAAATGTTTGATATGGAATGGTTAAAATCATACTTATCTTATCTATTGTGTTTCTTATTTAAATAGGTTTAAAGAATTATTAAAAAGGGATAATAGAAATGACAAACCCAGATAAAGAAACTACGGAGAAGATGTCTGATATGATAGCATCGACCTTTCAATCAGTAAAACATGCATTTGTAGATCACCCGCGAAAGCTACGAATGAATTATTGCTCACATTTTGTCCAAAGTGCATGTATGTCTTTTTACATGGTAAGGGGTGCAATTACTCTTGCTATTCATGCTGTTTTTCCCTTTTTGTTAAAGAATGCATATGTTGTGAAGCAGCTTCATGATGAACACGGTGCGCCTTTGGCTGAACACGGTGCGCCTTTGGCTGAACACGGTGCGCCTTTGGCTGAAGCAAAAGAGGAAGAACCAATGAAAGCTGATAAATCAGAGTAAAGACTTAAAACGTGTCATCGGTCTACGACTAATGACGCAGCCTTGTAGTTATGCGTGGCGCGGTTCTTCTGGGTGTGGAAAACGAACAAAACTAATTCAGTTTCTTCAAACACAAGCGGCAAAGGTTGGTATTCCTTTTGAAATAAAACAGAGTACTTGGTTTCTTAATAAACAGGTAAATGGTGGTGATCCAGATGAAGACGATGATGATGCCACAGGAAAGAGTATTCCCTATGAGGAATCGCATCTTCATCTTGGATTTGATGTAGCACGAATGTCCATGTCTGATAAAGTATTTCTTCAATCGATTCTTACAAGATGGACGGGTCAGCAGGATGTATGTTTAATGGCATCTGCAATTCAGACACGATATCTTGTTCTCTATCATGCACAATTTCTTACAGATGAGTCTGTACTACAGTTACAGGAGTGTCTTGAGCAGTACCCAACATTTGCGATTCTTCTTACAACTGAATTTCCCTTGTGTGGAAGATTGCGAGATTTCTGTTTTGAGATTCCTGTTGCGGGATATGATCATTTATTGGAACAGTACACAAAACGAGCACAATTAACCGAAACAGATGTATGGTTGTCCTTTTTCAAGAAGACATTAAATGAATGGTCAGAAAATTGGTCAACTGACGGTGGTGCTTCAAAAATTACGGATGTTCGCAATTGGATTTATATTTGTCTTCAGCGTAATCTTCGCTGGACGGATGTTCTTATGTATTGGGTCATTACGATTTATGATACCGACTGGATTACACCATTGATTCGAAAAGAATTGTTAGATATTATTTGGCATGCAGAATCCGGTTCGGGTTGGGTATTGGTAACGTCCTATCGTATTCCAATTTTATGGGAGCATGTTCATTTAAAATTAGCCCGACAATTACATATTCTTCGTGAAAAAATAACGTCTCAATAGAATGTCCTATCTGGATGAGGTGGCTCGACTGATACGCCATGAATATCTTAAAAATGAGCCACGATGGATATCGGAATCTACTATTTCTTCGGAAGATATGGCCTTTTTAGAGAAAGAATGCAAGATAGATTCTGAATTTGATCCACTTCATACAAGGCAGCAGCTCCTTTCACAATTTAAAAAAGGACATGCTCCATATGAGGTGAAACATTGTATATATGGTCAAGTGATTGTAATTTATGAGAATGAAGAACAAAAGAATGATATTCCATGGGGATTATGGGGTCGAATTTTGCGAATGTATACAGCCGAAGGTACCTCTAGTTCGAAGCCATTTAAGATCTATTTCTTAGCCAATACCCATTTACGTATCGCTCCACCGCTTGGAAAGAAGATTGAGCCACAACATATTAATGGAGGCTATACCTATCCATGCAATCATGAAACCATTATGATCTATCGAGCAGAAGATGCAACACGTGTTTTACTCCACGAGCTCATGCATTCTTCATGCATGGATCATATGGAACACGGTGTAGATCGTGTTGAAGCAGAGACAGAAGCCTGGGCGGAGCTATTATACATTGGGTTCTTGTCACAAGGAAATCGTGTACGGTTTAATCATTTACATCAACTACAATCGGACTGGATCCAAACACAGAATCAATTGGTTAAGAAGCATGTAAAGAGGCCAATGGACTTTCCAGCACGATATACATTGGAAAAGGAGAAGATATGGCAAAAATGGGGGATTGTATTGCCTTATGCGCATATAGTGAATGCTGGGCGATCATTGCGTCTTACTGTTCCGCCTTATCCTACCCTTAAAAAGCAATGGAAGGTATCATCTTCTTCAACAATTTTATAAATTTGATAAGTGGGAATTGCTAAACGACGCATTAGTCATGGGTATCAAAGGTCTCTTTCAATTCTTGAAACGATTTGAAACAGATGTTTTCGTGTCTGATGTGGTTCATGGACAATCGATAGGTATTGATCTGTTTTGGTTTCTACATCGTTCCAAGGGTGATCTTTCCGCGCTTCAAATGCATCTTCAACCTATTCTCTTATCTGCAAAAGAAATTCATGTGGTGATTGATGGAACTCCATCTCTTGTTCGAAAGCAATTATTACAGGAAAAATCAGAAAAAACAAATGAATTGGTTTATACTCTTCGACGGTTAGAAGAATGTCTTACGATATCTTTGGAAACAGCGATCTATGATGGAATTCAACTTAAAATTCAGCAAATAAGGCGCCAACTTTGGAAACCATCTCCCTTTTATATACAAGATGCGGTAGAATTACTACGGCGTGAGAAGGGTGTAACTATTCATTGGGCAGAAGATGAAGCGGATGATCTTCTGATTCGGTTGGAAAATCAAGGTACCATTCGAATTATTGTTACAAATGATTCGGATTTACTTACACTGGGATCAAAAAATGTATTACGTTTATACAGTCCAGTAAAGGGGGGATTGTATTCAATTCCTGTGCTGCTTCAACAGATTGGATGGTCAGATACACAGTGGAATAACTTTATGTATACATGTCGGCAAACCAATCAAGTTGACCTTTCTCTTGCATACTCATTGATTAGTGTATATAAGGAATTAGATGAAGTCTTAGAAAAATATGATCAGCGGATTGAAACATAATATATTCTTCTACTTATTTTTTTCATAATAGGTAGAATGACAACAAGAAAACGAGGTGGTGGTCATGGAAAACCAACACGTGCTACATATCGTGCAAGCATGAAAAGATTAGAAGCATCGATTCGAGCAGCAGATGCTACTGTTCATGCTGCATTGAATGCACGACAATCATCAAGACGAAAAGGAATGAGCAATGTAATGAATACAGGAAATGGTACTCGTCGATCTACTAGAAGATGTGTTATATCTGCATCTATGAAATCATTGCGAAAGAAAGCACAGGAGCATCAGCAAAAAGAAGCAAAAAAGATTGCAGAGTCATATATAAAGATTGTTCGTGAAGTCAAGGCGGCAGAAGCCGCTGCAAAAAAAGCAAGTTATGCGGCTTCAATGAATGAGCTGATTGATAAGACAACCAGTATGAAGTTTAATAATGAGTGCACAATAATGGGTGGTCGTCGTAATAGAAGGCATTAATATATTGTATTACTTTTGTAATCATATATATTACATAAAATACCATATACTTGGATTAACAAGGCTGGCATTAATATAATCAGAAATAAGGGTGAAGGTTCGATAATTATTTGTAAGAACTAAGGATGTCGTTCCCATAATGGTATCTCCACCGGTTGTTTGAATGGTAAGAGAATTACTAGAAAGTGCTCCACCAATATCACTGATCATGAACCATGCACGATATCCAGGTAGAGAGGAAATCGCAGGAAGTATAATGGTAATGGGTCCTGATACTGTGGTGATTGGATAAATAGAAGTAAAAGGGTAAGATAAAGTAGTAGAGGCAGAAATGGTAGGAGTAGTAATACTATAGGTTGTTAGATAGGAAGAACCTGTTGGACCCGATTGTCCAATGGGACCTGTTAGGCCTTGAATGCCTTGATTTCCTTGTGCGCCTGTTGGTCCGAGTGAACCTGTTGAGCCTTGAGTGCCAGTTGTGCCTGTTACACCTTGAATGCCTTGGGAGCCTGTTATGCCTTGAGCACCTGTAAACCCTCGTGGACCTTGTGGTCCGATTGGACCAGGATATCCTTGATCACCTGTTATTCCTTGCATACCTGTTGCACCAGCGGGTCCTGTTTCACCTTGCATACCTGTTGCACCCATGATACTAATTCCTATTGCACCAGTGGGACCTGTCAGTCCCTGTGTACCAGTAACACCTGTATATCCAATGGATCCTGTGTATCCAGTTGCACCACCTACGCCGGTTGGTCCCGTTGCGACACAAATGACGGGATAGGTTGGTTTGGGGCATGGTGGACATGGCATTGGCGGCGGAGGTGGTTGAGGTGGATGCGGCGGATGGGGTGGATAGGGTGGTTGAGGTGGATAAGGGGGTTGAGGTGGATAAGGGGGTTGAGGTGGATAGGGTTGTGGCGGATATGGATGTTGATGTGGAAAAGGCTGTTGAGGTGGATAGGGTTGAAAAGGAGGGGGTTGTCCATAATGAGGTGGATAAGACATGATAACTCTACTACAATGTTGAATTTTATTTATTAGATGTAAAATAACACAAAAGAAACAGAAAAAATATAATTATATTATATTTTCTTTGTTTTTTCTTTTTTCTTATTTTTTATAGGATTGCATTGGTGCAAGGTATTTTAGGCCGAAGCTGGCTTCTTCTTCTCGGGGAGAACGTACAGCTTGTACAGATAACTTTGGATGTTGCGGTAGGTGAGGGTCTCAGTGGCCGAGACGCCCAGAACCTTACGCATGGCCTCATCAGGGTGGATGGTGTGACCCTTCTCAGCATCCTTCAGCTTCTTGGAGTCAACATAGGCCGAGAAGGCGCGAGTGACATCAGCTGGGGTCATCTGCGAGCCCTTTGGCTTGCCGAGGAAGGCGCACAGCGGATCCTTCAGAGTGACAGGGGTGGTGAAGATGGTAGGGCGCTTCTCCTTCGGGGCGCCGTTCTCATCAGCAGCCTTAGTGCCACGACGCTTGCGGCGGCCGGCCTCCTTCAGATCCTTAGCAACGCGCTTCTGGAGACGCTGCAGGGTCTTGATGGCAGCGACCGACTGGTCGCGGATCTGCTGGTGAGTCGAGATCAGGGCAGCGATCTCCTGCTCAACCGACTTGGCCTCCACTGGGGCGGCCTCAGCAGCAACGCTCGAAGCAACAGGGGCAGCCTCAACGGGGGCAGCGGCTGGGGCAGAGGCCTTCGAGGCAGCCTTCTTCACAACCTTCTCGGCAACGGGGGCGGCAACAGCCTCAACGACGGCATCGGACTTCTTGGAAACTTTCTTGGCAACTGGGGCGGAGGTGGACTTGCTCATTGTATTAATACCGGTGGAAGTATTTGACATATTCAAACGCAGTTATGCCTTGTTATGAGGTTAAATATGCAATCAATTTTTATAACTATTATGATCAATTTCGACCTAAAATTACAAAATTCTGCTTTTTTTTATTGAAATGACATGTAAACTACGAGATAGACTACGGCATTTCATGATTATACGGGGAAGGACAATCAATCTGTTCTTTGATCGTTCTATCGTAATGGTCATGTCCGGAGATTCCGGTAATGTATATTACGGTACTATTCCACTAAAACGCGTTTAAAATCCAATTTCAATAAAAAAAAGATGACATATGCAATATTCGATGCAATCATGCCCGGTAGAATAAGTACAGTATTTATCATGTGTTTATTTTTGGAAAATCTAAAAATAAAAATTGACGAAGATTTTTCATAAAAAGTCATCAGAAACAAATTATCATGTCCAGCGTTGTTTACCCGTCTACCTTCCAGTCCAAGTCGATCACGATCTCTGCGCCGCGCACTCTGCAGTCTGGTGCGAAGCAGGCGTATCTGAATTATGGCGGCGAGCGCCTTGTCATGCAGACCGCGGTTGCCATGTCAAGTCCGTTTGGTCTCAACTCCTTCCAGTCGCAGAATGGTGTGGAATATTCGGTGGATCTGTCCTTCCGTGGCTCGGACAATCGTCCTGAGTTGCAGGAGTTCAAGCGCGTTCTGGAGCAGATGGATGAGCTTATGATCAACGAGGGTGTCAAGAATTCCAAGGCATGGTTCAAGGCTGATCTGAACAAGGAGGTCATCAAGGCATTCTATACGCCGTCTCTCAAGTACAGCAAGGATAAGGAGGGCAATGTCCTATCTTATCCACCGAACATCAAGGTCAAGCTGCCAAAGCGTAATGGCGAATGGGACACGAAGTTCTATGATCTGAACGGTAGCCCGTACAAGGGTGTACCCGTGGAGGATCTGATCGTGAAGGGTACGCAGATCACGGCTATTATTGAGTGTGGCGGTGTCTGGTTCGCAGGTTCCAAGTTTGGCCTGACGTGGCGTGCCAAGCAGATTGCTATCCATAAGCTGCCTGAGAAGATGGGCGAGTTTGCCTTCAAGGGTTTGGCATCCGCCCCTGTTGCGATGGCAGAGGATGCAGATGATGAGCAGGAGGTTGATGATGAAGCTGTCTTCAAGTCAGCATCAGCTGCTTCATCGAAGCCATCTGCAGTAGCGGCAATGATGCCACAGGCTATGCAGCAGGATGATGAGGTCGATGATGAGGATGGTGATGACATCGAGCCTGTCCCTGTTCCTCGCAAGACAGTGATCAAGAAGAAGGTTGTCCCTGCAAAGAAGTAAAAAGTAAAAAAAAGAAGTACTAATCTTATCAAAAAAAGATCTATACTTATTTTTATTTGGTAACAAATTGACTTCCCTTGCAATCCAGAATGGTGATGGGTGGCATGGGATTTCCTACATTGGCTGTCTTCATAGCAAGTTCCATAACAGATGAAGGCATAACAGGATAAATGTAGGGGCGATAGGGTTTATATCTCTGAAATGTAATCTCTTCTAGTTGCGTTTGAAGCTGTGCAGTAATCGCCTCGCTATTTTGAATGGTACTTTGTATTGTGCTTCCGATGATTGTACGTTGTATTGCTAGTTCATATTGACGTTGAGAAGCAAGTAAAAGGCTTTGTTCCGTTGCTTGTGCGGAATTTATGGATGGATTGGAGGCCATTGTCGAAGCCATTGTCGAAGCCATTGTCGAAGCCATTGTTGTTATGGTTGATGCACATATAATAGGAGGGCAGTATGTATCGGTTATACCAGGTGGTTTATAGTGATAACAAAAACGACAAGAGGGCGTTATGATATTCATTCTAATAGAAAGAATGATTTTTCTTTTAGTTCTCATCATCATCTGAATCAGGAATGTCTGTATCAATCGATTCCGTATCTGGATCAAATCGTCCAATGTATTCACCGATTTTATCCTTGATTCGTTTATAGATTTTGTTTTTCTTTGAATCGCGGAAATACATCACTCGATCTAGTTCAAATAATGATAACTTAATATATTCTATATCATATCCTTCTGTATCCACTTCATCCAATGTATCTTCCTTATGAGTGGGAATAACTACTTCTTTGTGAACAAGGGAGGTTAAAGCAGGCGAGGGTACCTCTTCTTTTTTCTTTTTAGGAGCAGCTTTCTTTTTGGGTTTGATTTCAACGGGTTTAGCTATCTCAACTGGCTTCGCCTCTTCGACCGGTTTTACCTCTTCTGCAATCTTTAGTTTTCGACTACGTTTGGGCTTTACCACAGGTGCTTCCAAAGGTGCTTCCAAAACAGCTTTTGGTTTACGTGGCGGCATCTCTTGTTTCATAGATGGGTTATTTTCTTTAGACGGAATTTCAAAACCCTGTCGTGCAGCATCTTGATGCTGCTGAGCAAATCGTACCATTTCCTGAGATGGTTCACCCCATTCCGCAAGATGATCCTGATACCATTTTCCACCAAAGATGTGGGATCGTTCAGGAACTGGTTCATTTACTTTTCCATGTGGAAAATATCGACAGAATTGATTTTTGCAAGCAGCATAGATCTTCTCACATTTTTTACAAATATCTTTTCCCTCCACACAGGGTTGATTACAACGAATTTCAAAGTAGAATTTGTGCTCGCCATCTCCAAAACGACGTGCATAGCGCTCATCGGTAACACGAGAGAGGCACAGCATTTGCAAAGCGGTTAGCTTATTTTAAAAATGTGTGAGGATCAATTTTCTAAAAATAAGAGTTCACTGTCCATATAGGATGTTACAATAACTTACATAGATTGCAATATTTCCATAGGATCCGATACCGCATTGTGGATTGCTATGACAAGTAATAAGTGTAGTACCTTGTGGAGATTGATTCCACCATCCTTGATAATTGGGGGGAAATGTATAAGGGGCTTTTGTGCTACATGACTGATCCCACAAATATTGTAAACATGATACCGATATACTAGATGCAAGGGTATTCGATTCATAACCATAGCATGGAAAGGTATTACTTTTTTGAGATAGAACAATTACTGTTACAACAATTCCAATAACGGATAGAACAATACCTAGAATGATGAATCGCAGATAATGCTGATAGCAATATCGGCAAGAAATGTATGTATTTTCCATGCATTTTCTGATATCGTTTTCTAGAGATTTTATAAAATTTTCATTTGGGATGGAGGGGATCTGATTTGTATTAATAGATATTTCCGTCATGCTTGCTTATTTTAAAAATAAGCAGTTCAAATTTATAATCTAAACATGTGGAATGATTAGTAGATAGATGTCGGCAAAGGATTACTTTCGCCCACGAGGCGATATTACAACAGTATTGGATCTTACGGATCGAGATGCACAAGATAATGCCTATTTTCCGATTGATGTGGAAGGATCATGGTTTCATCGTGGAGATCATTTAACAGTATATCCTACTACAATGAGCATTCAAGAATTTACTCAGCGTGGTCCCGCAGATTGGGGTCAACGATTTAGTTTTGAAATAGGAAGTTTGCCCGCAGGAGACTTGTTACAGTATGTGATTCTTCAGGTAAAATTGGACAGTTGGTATAATAATACAATTGTTCAGGAACTTGCGGATGGAACCATTGCGCCTGATCTTATTAATTATGCAGATGATTATTGGACTTATTGCAATAGTCTAGGAACCAATCTGATTGAATATGCGGATTTTATTGTAAATGATCAAACCATTGAACGTGTAACGGGTGAATTTATTCGTACATTTTTCAATGTCGATTCTAGTATCAATCATCGAATTGGTATTGCATCTGATGCGATTGGAACCATACCAATCCCTTATTTATCAAGCCCTGCTGTACTAGAAACCGTATTTCATCCTGTTCGACCATTTCCTACAGAAGATGGCTCTTATTTTTGTGTGTTGCCATTCTTTTTTACACGAACAAACTTAAAAGAGGTCTTTCCGCTATTATCTTGTAATGAAGGAAATGTACGTGTGGATGTGAAGTTACGACCATTCCAAGAAGTAGTGCGAAAATATGTGGGATATCGCCAATCATGCAGTGATGTGCCCTTGCAAAAAGAGGTACATTTTACATTGGCAAGTCCAATTACAACGGTTGCCACTACTACGGTAACTCAGCCACCTGCCTTTCGTGATTTTCGAATTTTGACGGGTGCATCGTTAACAACTGGATCACTCCGCGATAAATTCCTGCATCAACCGTTTGAGCAAATGGTGAAACTTGTTCAACATTTTCATTTTGAAGAGCCTTTAAAATTTTTAGTAAGTAAACCCAATGCGGATTCGGATCAGGTCGAAGTTCAGTTACCTCTTGAGCTTAATCATCCTGTGGTCGAACTACTATGGATATTTCGACGAAAGGCAGTGTTAGTTAATAATGAATGGTCGAATTTTACTCCGAACATTGGACTCGAATCCAAACCTGGACGTATTTATCCTCCATGGCTCGATCATGCGACGATCCGTATTAATGGATCCGAGCTTATTTCAGCAGAAGGTGATTGGTTTCGTGAAAATATTGCAGACAAACATGAGGGTGGGCTTACATCTTATGAATCCTATGTATATGGCTATTCTTTTGCAGAAGAACCCGATGAACATCAGCCATCTGGCACTGCAAACATGAGTAAGGCAACATCAGTTACCTTAAAGTTACGCGTGAATGTTCCTATGAAACGAAACCTATTGACTCTTCCAACTCCGTGTGATTTCAGTGAGGTTGACGTAGGAGGATGGGAGGTATTTGTGTACGCGATTCATTACAATTGGCTTCGTTTTGAGAATGGGATTTGCAATCGTTTATTTAGTGATTAATACCTTTTGTTATAGTTCTTTTAGCAAATAATCAATATTCGTCACAATCGTATCATTATGATCAGCAAAATACCAATCGATATTTTCTTTTTCTGCAAAGCATTCAATAATATTCCATACATTGGTTTCCCATGTAAGTTTATATTGGGGTTGCGTGCAGAAATCGGTTAAGACATTTTTTGAATGCTGAAAAAAATGTAACAAATGAGGGCGGGGCATCACAAAAAATCCGCCACAGAAGCGCCAGTTAATGGCATCGACAGTAAAATGTCGACCAATTGACCAACATCCAGGAAATGCCATCTTAACAAAGGTCTTGGTTTCGATTTCTTGCAATTTGGAAAGGAATCGTTCCGTATTCTTCACAATCTTTAAAATGCCAAAGTCGATCCATAGAAATTGATCAATTCCGGTCATCATCTCGGCCGCCTTTTTCACAAATTCGATCTTGGAATTCATTAAAGCGAAAAATTCCTTGGTATCCTTCTCCACACTGCGACTGGGAGGTAAATCACGATCATAGTTCATGGCAATTTGATAGAGCTCCAAATCAGTCAAGGAAAGGCCAAATGTTTGAACGGTGGATGGAAAATGTGCAAATCGATCGATCAGACTGGGGTCAACAAATAAAATAATGGATAGACCCGAATTTCCGAGTGGGGTAAATAAGTCAATGTATTTTCCAATATTGTCGGGATTCTGGTAAAGGTCGTAATAGCACGTGACCAGCATGGCTCTACTCGATAGGGTTTTTAATAATCATAAGATGATCGCGTTTATATGGTGTATCCTTATCCAATATTTTGAATATCTATTAAATTTAAAACATATGAATAAGTATAATGTCTCTATTTTCATTTAGTACATCTGCTGTTAATCCAAAGAATGCCCCTGTTGCTGCTACCATTGTAGATCCAATAACAGTGAATATTCTTAATTTTGAAAAAGATGTAACACCTATTACAATTTCAAAAAATGCAACTATACTTGATTTACAGGAAAAGATTATTAAGTTAGGAATTATTGAGGGTTCTGAATTTCATATGCGTTTATATAAACCAGACTATAATAAAAATAATAATCCATCCCCTTTCATATTTGATAAATTGGATCGTACACTTGCTAATTATAATATTAAGGATGGTGATGAAATTTATGTATTAATGGATAATGTATCTCACTTTAATCTGAATGTACCACCGCCGATGCTAACCCTACAAAGAGGTCCTACACGTCAGGCAGGGCTACTAAATCGTTGGATTGCTGGAAAGCGCTCTCGTCGCAATCGTAAAACACAACATACTCGTAAGACACGTCGCAATCGTAAGACACGTCGCAATCGTAAGAATTGATGATTTAAATAAGCAACACAAATTAATAATTAAATGAATTTCATTAGATTATCAAATCGAATTATTAATCTATCCTACATTTCTTCGATTATTATTAAAGAAAATAGGTATACAATTAAAATGTTACATTTTGACATGTCTGGCGTTATGTTATTTGCATCAGGATCACTGAGCACAGATAGTGATATACACATTTGTAGAAAGAAAGACCCTCAAGACTATGGTGTTATGAGTAATTGGATTAATCAGCAAACAAAACAATCAAAATAAACAACTTAGAGTAAAATAAGAAAGATCAGTAGTATGGTGGCCAGTTTATTAAAGGTCATTTCTTCAGGCATTCAGGATGAACGTCTTTCTTTTAAACATACGCTATATCCTTTTGAAAAAGTATGGAATAAGGCAGGGCGATTTACGACAAAATGGGAGCGCCTCGATTTTGAAAATACACCCACATTTGGAAATACAGGATTCTTTCGCATTTTACGAAAAGGGCATTTGGTCACACGCTTATTTTTGGTAGCAACGATGCCCGACATTTATTCAGCTCAAAAAGAGGCTGAAAAGGCGAATGGTGGTATTGCTGCCTATCCTCAATTTGGCTGGACAAACTCTCTAGGACATGCCCTCATCAATCAGCTTACTCTAGACATTGCTGCATCTCGTGTAGAAACCATTGATGGCCGCCTTCTAGAAATCCTCGATGAATTTAACACACCGATAGAAAAGGTACCAATGGTTAATGATTTAATCAAGCGTAAAGATGCAGGGTTTACACAAACATCATTTGGATGGTCACCCAATCCCTATTCAACACTTCCTTATCAAGAGACAGTAGTAGTTCCCCTACCTTTTTGGTTTACACGAGGTGATGTAGGTTGTGCATTGCCGATTGATGCCATTCCGATGGATGAGATCCGTGTGGGGATTAACTTTCGTACGGTCAATGGTGTATATTACACCGATACACAAATACTTAATAATTCCTCCACGGCAGATGGAGCATCGTTGTGGCCGATTCAGGGGAGTGCTTTCTATCCTGAGAATCCTGTGATTATTCCACATCAAACCCCTCTATCAAACCAAAATGGACAAATCCATATGCCAAACGTATTACAACTTGGTGAATGCTACATTATGGCAGAATACGTATATTTAGATCAAAATGAGGCAAACCGTTTTCGTCTAGCCGATCTTCAAGTCCCCATTGTGCAGCATTATGCAATGAATCCATATGATTCACAGGGTCTTCCTCTTGCTCGTATTCGAATGGACATTCCCAATCCAACTCGAGACATTTTCTTCATGTGTAATCCAATTATGGCATCCGCCTATAATGCACACTTTCTTGCAACAAGAGAGATGACGGGGAATCGTAATACAAAACCATCGAATTCACAATACCCTTGGTGGCCAGACGCAATAGGACTATTCCCTGATTCCCCGTCCCCTTATATGAGACCGGCCTTTCAACTCTCCAATTCCGAACCGATTTCGGGGTATGAACTCGACTATCAGGGATCCCTGGTACGGTTTCGAACAGAGGCACCCGCCCTTTTTCGCTCTATTCTACCATCATATGAGCAGAGAAAGTCGCCATGGGTGAATCGTTACTATTATAACTTTCCCCTCGGTATTCAGAATGGATATACGCCCTTTTCCCAGCCAAGAGGAGAGGCCAATTTGGATAAAATGACCAATCGAGATTTGATTCTGCAATTCAAGAAGAAAAATGGAGTAGCAGGGCGTTTCATGGTATATGTCTATGCGGAGACATATAATATGTTACGTGTATATGGTGGACGTGCTGGATTAATGTTTGCATTTTAATGCTTTCTATTGCGTTTTGTATTCCGTTTTCCACCCATTGATGGGTCTTTGTCTAAATCTGCATATATTCCGCCAATATCTATCTCATATTGATGAAGAATCGCTTGTACGCTTGCCCTGTATTTAACACGTTCTTTTTCTAATTCTGATTCATAAAACTCTTTTCTAACAACGGTATTACAGTCTCTCTTGTGTTTTAATTTTTTATTTTTTTCTTCACATAGATGCCATTGATAACGATAGGTTCTATTAATTCTTTCTTCTTCGCGAACAAGTCTCTCGCGTATTTCGAGCATCATTCGATCTTTACGTATAAGAAAATCAAGCATTGCATCAAAGTGATCATCGATACTTTTGTGAGATGCATCATGTTCTGCGATTAAACGATCGAGTTCAGCGCGATATTCGGCTGGTAGATTTTGTGATTGGTTGGTAATTTGAAATCGTCCTTTTAGGGCATCAATCAGTTGACGATATTTGGCAACGAGCCTACGAAAGCGATGTTCGCGATCTTTTGTAAATCGATCATGTTCTGTACCCCATGATATATTTCTACTTGATTTATTTCTTGGTGGAATGGAAATAACCGATACATTATTTGATTCATTTTGCGCTTTTCTTTTAAAGGTAATTCTGCGATTTTTTGGCTCAATTCCTGGATCAGGATAATTTTGATTGAACATGCGGGCAACATTCTGTAATGCTCTATTTCGATTTGCACTATTTCGTTGTGTAGTACGATACAAATCAGGTAATGCAGATACGGCTGCCTGTAAATTTGCCTGAGATGCTCGAGCTGCTTTTAGAATTGGCGGTCTTGGCGGTCTAGGTGGTTGATTTGCTTCACGTGACATTCTCTATTTTATCTAAATAAAATTGAAAATGTAACATTTTAAAAATAAGCAAACCCGCAAAAATATGAAATTCATTTCCTTCAACATAAACGGAATCAAGTCCATGACTCAAAAGCTGAAGAGTGGAGAAAAAAAAGGAAGTGCAACTAATAATGTAATCAAATCATTGATTGAGGAACAGCATCCTGATGTCCTCTGTCTCCAAGAAGTAAAAACGCAGTCGGAAGGAGACATGGCATGGCTTAAGACACATTTTAAAAATGTATATACCAATTTCTCGAAACAGAAAAAGGGCTATTCAGGCGTGGCTCTTCTATCAAATCAAACACCCGAATGGATTACCTATGGCTTTGACGAATACGAAGAAGAAATGATAGGAGCCTACAAAATGCAAGAGTTTATCCAGGAAGGCCGTATTATTACTTCGAAGTTTGAAACTTGCATTCTAGTTGCCGTGTATACCCCCAATGCTCAACCTGAATTAGCACGCATCGAAGAACGTATTGCATGGGAACAGGTTCTTCGAATGTATCTTTTACAGTTGAAAGAAGATTATGGATGCCCCGTCATTCTGTGCGGGGATTTGAATTGTGCACATCAAGAGATTGATCTGAAGAATCCAAAGTCAAATAAGAAGTCTCCTGGCTTTTCCAAGGAGGAACGAGAACAATTTCAGTTGATGCTGGATGCTGGATTTACGGATTCCTTTCGTCACATGCATCCAGAACGAGTGGCATATACGTACTTTAGTAACTTTGCTAACTCTCGTGCTCGAAATGTAGGATGGCGCATTGATTATTTCCTGGTTTCCGATCCGACGATCATTCAGGAGGCAGACATTTTGGGAGAGTATTTCGGATCGGATCATTGTCCGATCATGCTTCAATTAAAATAAGTAGATAAGTAGATATGGAATTTATACAAGATATTAAAGATTCTGTAGAAACGTCAGTAAACATGAAATTGTTTTCATCATTAAAAGTATCATCCTATCATCATATTTTTAATAGTAATCTAGTTCAGTTTCCTTTATCAAAATGTAGAGAACTACATAATTTTAATCCTGCACGTCTTTCCAATGAACCCTATCCTAAAAATGATCGGCCTAGAGGACAAAAGGATCTAGACTCTGTTGTACATCATAGAAGATTAATACGTAAACAAGGTCATACAGAACCAATATGGATATTAAAAAAAGGGGATCATATATTGCTCGATGGGGCTCATCGTATTGTTGCGACCTATTTAGAAAATAAACGAACAATTTTAGCCTATATCATTACTATGGATTAATAAATGCACACTACTTATTTTATTCTTCTGGAATTGTTCTTACTTTAAAGTTAAGACCCGCAGCCTTATTATTATACTTTGGCAGGGATACAATCGCTTCACGACCGTATTCATCAAATGGAACGGTACCATCCCATGGTTCTCCATTGTCCACCCAGTCACTTATTTTTTGTTTGAGTACGAGAAATCCAAGTGAATTTCCACGGACACCTCCATTTTTTAATTGCATCAATAAACTAACCCCCTCTTTTAGGCGTTCCTCTTTTGTTTTATCCCTCTTCCCCATTCTGTAATGAAGGATGATATTTTCCTTAAATCGGAATCATACGAAGATTCGAAAGCGGCATGGTAATTTTGGATGGATCACAATCATTGCGTGAAAAGATAAAACAGGCCACACCATTCTTAATATCAAAACCAAGGCAATACTCAATCTTCGGCTCACAGAAAGAGAATGGAGCAGCGAAAGCCTCGGGCTTCATGGTATCACGATTGAATTGCACCACGGAATGATAGTAGCAACGAGGTTGCGAATACTTTACAAAGTGAATCACTGTGTACAACTTGCCATCATACTCTACAATGCGACTGGAACCACGGAAACGGCTAAAGATGGACGGAGTCTGATAAGTGGTATGAATCTCTAAGGTATTCTGATCATTAATGCAACCGATCTCCATTGGATTCCAGCCATATACAATATTCAACTTACCCTTCGCCATCGGTGCCGTCAAGTATCGATCCTCGATGTAAATCCAATTCTTCTGGCAAGGCTCAGGGCGAGGACCCTCCAAGACATAAACATTTGTCATCTTTGCATGATCGGGCAAGTAATCACCATAGGCAATCACAATGTTACCATTGTTTACAATGTTCTTTGATGAGGCCATAAACTTCAGTCGACCCTGGTGCTGGAAAATGCGTACATCTTCTAATCCCTCGATGTTGCTGCCAAATCGTATATAGTCTTCATTCATCATAACCACGTCACCTGTTGGCTCCCATGCATCATTCAGATAGACATAACCATTCTTGGTACGAACCACCCCATCAGGGCATCGCATATGATAGGCTCCATTCGGATCAATAAAGTAATTCACATATCGAGTATTCATCAGGTACTTGCGCTTGGGATCAGATGAAAAAGGAATTACACAGCACGAAGACACCTTATACTGGTCTTGATCCTTAATAAGAAATCGGCTGTACTCGCCACCATACGTCTTGCTGGTAAGCGGCTCTGTGTAATAATGCAGATTATCCCAGACATTATTAAGTGAAAAGGGAATATTGCGATTGATATAGGAGGTAATGTCATATAATGCATCCTGCTTTGATTTACCCGTTACGTAGCATGAAATGATCGTATTCTCATAATCGAAGAGACCCTTATAGACCTGATCCTCGATGAAAAGCACATCATCCTTTGGATAGGGAATGTCTTTGCCCTTCAAGTAATAGTGTTGCGCTTTGTAGTGCTGAGAATGTTCGCGAAAGTAGCGTGTCATGTGATAAAGGGGCTCGGCACGACGAGGATGGAAATCAAAGGCCATATTCATCCAGGCCTCCATCTTGTGCGGAAGTCGCATATGCTCATAGCACTTGCCAATCTGGTAATGAGAATACCAGACTTCCTCGATCCATCCGCCAAGCTCAATGCGCTTCTTGAACATCTCAATGGCCTCCTTGAAACGGCCAAGATCCTTCAGACTCTGCCCAAGGTAATAGTGGGCACGGTCATTCTTGGGATTCTCGGCAATGTCCGCGGTTAGAAGACGAACATCACGCTCGAATTTATCGGATTTGCAGCCGCCATCATTCTTGTCATCAATGTAGAAGACTTCAAATGGAATTTTGCCGGTCGGATCACCGCTCCAGTATTCATGGGTGCCGCCGACACATTTCCATGGATGAGCACATTTCATAAAACGAGTATTGTAATATTGAATAGAGCCGTTGGCCTGAATGACGTTGTAGCCGTTATGGGTCATCTTGAAATCTTTGAAGGCAGGAGATGGCTTGATGACCATATCGGCATCGACAGCCATACCATAGGTAGTTTCAGGATCCCACTCAAGCTCCTTACAAAGCTCTTGTGCCTTCACAAATGAAATGCTACGATTGTGGCCGAAATTTTTGAAGGGTTCAACACTAATCTTGTACGGCTTTCCGCATTCGGATAGAACCTTTTCACAAATCTCGACGGTGTTATCTGTCGAGCCGGTATCTAGGATGGAAATAGCATCAACATGATCCAATGCATTACCAATACAACGCTCAATAATCTTGGACTCATTTTTGATCATGAGCAGAAAAATGATTTTATTGTGATTATGCGCCATGTTCTAACGGATGATGCGAATTCGTCTTTTAAGTTGATGTGTGAAATTTAAAATAAATATTTTGACACACGATAATAGAAATGAATGCGGCGGCAAATAATGTCAATGAGAGGAATGTAGATCCCACTCTTATGAATGATATCAAACCAAAGGCGATTGCAAATCTTGTAAAGATGTTAAACGAAGAAGATACAACTCGACTTCTTAGATTAATAGAAGAGACTGGTTCTCTTATTGCAGGTGGTTTTTTATTACATTCCTTGCATGGTGAAACGGAGCCTAACCATTATGTTGCACCACATTTTCGATTTGAATATGGTAAGAGAGTTAATCGTCCCGATATAGATATTTATGTTCCGATGGAGAATGCCGCTACATTTATGCAGCAATTGATATATGGTTCTCCTACAGTTGAACCAATTTTAGATGGATATGATGCAAAATTAGGATCGTTCAAATCAACCATGTATTGCCAATCCTTTCTTCGTAAAAATGGTATTCAAATGATTCATAATATTTATATTGAAGGAGAAGAAGATCATAGACATTATGAAAATAGTTATGAGATTGATATTATGATTGTTCGATCCTGGCGAACCCCTATTCAAGTAGTAAATAACTTCGATTTATCCTTCTGCCAAGTATGGTTTAATGGAGTAAATGTACATGCATCTCATCCAGAGGATGTGCGAAATAAAAAGGGTATTCTTCAAGGAGAATATGTGAATTTATTCCTACAAGGAAATGAATTTCTTCAAAATCGTCTACAAAAGTATCGAACACGTGGTTATCAGATTCGTCTTGATCGTGAGCGTCTTGAAGAAATTGGTGATAATGTATTGACTAATATGCCCATTTGTGCAGAAGAATCAAAAGAAGCTATTATGAAACATTGGACATCACGCGTTATTTTATATTGGTTACTTGGAGTACGTGATGTTATCACTAGCCATACTAATCCACTTACTCCAAGTATAACACATAATGATATTCTGATCGTTCCATTGAAAATGCATATAAGAAATACAACGCAACCAAATGTGGGTGATAACTTTATTCAGGCTCATGGTCAAAGAGCTTACCATAATAGGGAATATCCAGAAAGTATTAATGGTTATGATTCAGAGGATTATGAGAATGATGAATCCCTTTATAAAATAATAGGAAAATACTATGGTCAAGAGTGGAATGACGCTCGATCTAAACTTGAATATTTTCGTGATACAAATAAACTAATAGAACTGATTATGTGGTCGAATACATATGAATTTGGCCGTGGTGGATGGAGTGAGTATTATGCCAGTATGGGATTTATTTTTGATTATGCTGGTGAAGATAATCGCAAAGTGTATTATAAACCATTTTATGATGCATTGCGTGCTCGATGCATTCGCAAATCAAAATATACTGCTATTACAAATCCAGAACCAAATAATAATAACGATGACGATGATTCAGACGATGAAGAAGAAGTATTTGATTTTCATCAACACCCGTTAAATGCGGGAATTAGTGCTGCTGATTTAGAAGGATATCTATCAAGTTCCTATATGGATGTACCTGATAAAAATGCCGTTCCATGTTATCATCGACCCAATCCTGGTCAGCCAGATCATGAAGATAATTGCCAACGTCCAATTACATTGTCTCAGGTAAAATATATTGTTAATAAAGAGTTTTATGATAAGTATTCAAAACCTGCACCTCAAAAATTGGGGTTGGATCAATTCATTGATTTTTTTGATCAACTTTTGGGAAATGAGAAAGAAGTCAATTCACTTGGATTTGGAGAAATTTATCATCATACATTGTGTCCCTTCTGTCTTCAATTTGAATCACGTGATTCAGGATGCGCATATATGACACATGATAGTAAATCGGGTATGCCTGATGAGCCTCATTGTAAAGAGGAGCTACAAATTAAGGAGATCATTGATCGATATCGTGCTTCTGCTCAAGTATTAATTAATGCAGAATATGGTGGGCGTGGTCCTCCTGCCCATATGGAATTTTGTGCAGAATGCGGTCGTCCCTGTGCTAATCATAAACATCTTACAACAGATGGCAGTGCATTTGAAGTGGCACCACAGCTTGGCGGACATGATGATTATGGAAAATGTGCAGGATTAGGTCGTGCGGAACTGTTTGCTCGTGTTCTTGCCATTCGTCAAGTCTATCGTGAGAGTAATGGATTAAGTAGAATAGAAGAGCGTAGACGCGCTGCTCTTGCAGCGGAGTCTGCACCAACAAATCCAGCGCTCATGGCAAAAGGGCGTGAGATCTTGGCAATGGCACCCGATAATCGTAGATGGGGTAATGCGGAACTTCCAAGAGAGAAACGATATAATAATGCAATCAATGAGGAAGATAATGAGGAAGACGATGATGATGAGAAAGATGAAGCAGATGAAAAAGAAGAACCAGCTGTGCCTGCAGCAGCACCTCCTCCCGCAGTAGAAGCACGCCGCCGTCGCCAGATAATACAACGACATGACGCCATTATGGCTAGAATTGAAGATTTAGAAGGTCGTATACGTGATCGTGATGCAATGAGAGCGATAGGACGACTTGATAGAGAGATTGGAGTCATTGGTGATCCTGCTGCATTTGCACAACGAGTGGATCTAGATCATCTAGAAGCAGAACTGAATCGAGTTGAGGAAGAATTGGATGATTATGAAGATGAAGCGAATGAAAATGAGGGGGTAGAGGTGGAGGAACCTGCAGCAGCTGCCGCCGCCAATCCAGTAAATGAAGAACGTCGTACTCAAATGCGCGAACGTTATCATAGACTTGGAAATCAAGTGGATGATATGGAGGATGAAGAGAAAGATAATTTGTTTGAATTTATTATAGAGTTATTACATGAATGTGACATAATTGATGATCCTCACTTTGGAGAGGTTCATAATATGGATATATATGATAGAAAACTAGATCGTATTGAAGAAATGATTACTAATTTACCAAGACGTCGTCAAATCCGTGAACGATATAATAGACTTCTACGTGAAGTAGATGCGATGATGAATGAAGAGATGATAGAAGTGATTGAACCCATTCGATCTGATTTAGAAGAACTTGCATTAATTCAAGGACCTGAATTGGGAGAGGCTCTTGATTTGAATTATTATGATGAACGTCTAGATCGAATTGAAGAGATGATTCACGATTTAGAAGACCAACAGCCTGAGAATGGAATATTTGGTGGAGGCCGATTTAAGCGATCTCGTAAGAAGCATCCAAGACGACAGCAAAAAACACTTCGCAACTTATTGAAGAAGTTAAAGTAATATAGTTATGAATGAAACTCATTCGATGGTATATTATGGAGGTGGTAACATATGTGGATATGGAGGGAGCATATGTGGTGGCATATAAGGTGGATAGGGTGCCATCATATGCGGTGGAGGCATCAATGGCATACGTAAAGGCGGGCATGTAGCGCATGGACCTGGCATAGAAAATGGAGGAGGGAAAAATGGTGGATATGTTGCACAAGGTCCTGGCATAGGAAATGGTGGTGGACATGTTGCACAAGGTGGTCTTGGAGGAAAAGGTGAAGGAAAAGGTGGTGGTGGACAAGTTGCACAAGGTGGTCTTGGAGGAAAAGGTGGGCAAGTAGGACATGGTGGTTGAGGGCATGGTGGTGGAGGTGGTGGACGAGGACTGGGACAAGGAGAGGAATCAGTAGAAGAACAGGCCTCTTCTTCAGGCTCAATATAAAGCATGGGAGGTGCAGGCGGATTAGGAACAGTAGGAAGAGGAACAAAACAAGAACTTTGATAAATGTTTACCTTGTCCGAATAATAACAAAGTGATTTCGGGATAGGACAAGACATTCTGATGATTACCCGGATGTTAATTCTGCCGATTTTATAGAATGAAGGTATTGCTTCTTATTATTCTTGCAATTATTCTTCTTATTTTCCTCTATCTCTATCCCGTTACCGAAGGGTTTCTAGATCCTGAATTTGAGAAAAAATATGATACCTTTCTTGCCTTTTATAACCCATTTTTAGCCAATTGGGAGAAAGCCATTATGACATCCATGAGCATGCAAATCACACAAGCCCCCTTAACAAGCCCTAGCCAAATTGGCTCTGCTACTGGAAATGCACCTACCTTTCCTCGTATTCAAATGAATCAATACATTGAAGCACTTTCGAAAAAATTAAATCAACCTCTTCCACCTCTTACCGATCCTCTCCCTGAAAAAGTAGATGAAGCCATGATTCCTAAGCTTGTCAAAGAGGTTCCTCAAGAGCCAGCTCCATATGAAAATGCGTTAAAATGGATGAATGAACAACTTGAAGCATCTCATCAAAATCTAGATGGGGCATTACAAGGAAAATCCACAGAAGGGTTTGCCGATAATTGCCAGGATTTCAAATGCCAGGATTATGCGCAATGTATGTCGGATCCTGATGTGATTGACCAAATATCTGATGCACAGGAAAATCAAAAAGCAAATAAATTGAAAAAGCAGCAGAAACAAATTACATTAAATGTAGATAAATTCAATAAAAATGAAAGTCTACAACAAGCCATTACTCAAAATAAGGGTTTAGTTCAGCAATCAGAAGCTATTAAGAATCAGGCACAAAGTGGAGAACTGCTCAATAAGATGAAATTGCCAGAGGATCCTATGCCACCTTATCAAATTCCAAAAGGAGGGAATCGATTACGAGAAATGAAAGAATCAGATCCTGATAAATATAAAGAGTATGAAAAGAATCATTCATCATTGTTTGGAATCAAACAATGGATGGAGCAAATTAATGGAAACTTATAGGCGAAGCGATTGCTTATAGGCGTCGTTTTGACAATGTTTTTCGTTTGATCATGTTTTTAATCCTTTTCTTCTTTTCTGTAACGCGTTTTACTTTTGCACGAATCAAAGAAGGCAATGTCGTTTGATGTCCTGAACAGTTAATGGAAATAAATGGAAAAACAAATTGACCATTCATTTTACGCCCTTTGATGCTTAATTGAACAAAATGATTCGCCAGGCATTCCATTGAATCCATACTAAAAAAAGAAGTATTGATAAATCCTAAACTAAAGTAAAGTGTAATTAATGTGTCTAATGTAGCAATTCGAAGAGACTGCTTTTTCTTTACTGGTAAGGTATAATAGGAATGACATGCGGCTTGTTGAATAATAATGACAAGAGGCTGATTGGATTCATGAAGAACATAGACTCCAGGAAGATAGTCTAGACCATTATAGGAATAGAACTTAATTTTTATTTTATTATCTTGATTTGCTTGAAATTCAGAAAGTATATATTTTGCATCATCACGTGCATTACTTGATAAAAATAGAATGGGTTTTTTATGAGAAACAATCCATTGTGTTGAGCGACTTTTTTTAAGCATGGATGTTTCATAAAAGGAAAGTAAATCCGCACCTGCAAATAAGCGTTTTTCTTTAATAATATAATCAATCGTAAACTGAACCTGCTCCAATGTTAATTTATTTTTTAATAAGACGCTATCAGGTATACAATCCTTCACGGAAACAAATTCATTAAATAACATCAGACGTTCAAACACTTTTTGCCATCGTCCTACTTCTCCACGAGGACGACTTAGTTCCAAATACATAAGCATACGAAGAGAGTTGGCATCCAAGTATGTAATTTCATCAATTCGCGAGGCACGTTTCGATAATAAGCGATATAATTTAGGATCAATGACGGTGAGATCGGCCACAGGAATAAAGTTAACATAGATCTTAAGGGTTCCTTCGTGCATTCCTTCACGGACAGAAATCTCTTCAAATCCAGATTTGATTAAGGCGGTTGTGATTTCTTCAATATCGGCTTCATGTGATGGAGTAAAAAAATCATAATCGGGAATGGAGGTTTCTGGGTGATAAAATTTATATTTTGCAGGCAAATAGGCATTAATGGCCTGGCCTCCATAGCAAATTCTATGTTTTTTCTTTAAAAATTTCTCAACAATGGAAATAGACAGAAGAACTTGATCATCGTGTGCGGAATAATAATCTAATTTCTGTTGTGCCATCTCGGAGGCTTGTTTGATACGGTCTAATTGTATCTTAAAAGCATCCGTATCTAATAAATCTGATGGAAGATGTTCTATTTCTGATTCCATTCTATTAGTAATCTATCTAAAAGATCATTGAGAACACATACATAGAATGCAAATCCTTGAATTATCGGCACTATTTCGTCCTAAAACATCTCATGTCTACCCGCCCTTTAAAAAAGGGAGATACATGGAAGAATTTATGTACGATTATTTGATTTCAAAACAAAATGAGATTCAAACCAAATACATTTATATCCCCATTTTTTGGACAAATATGCAAAATCACCCCGCATTTATAGATAAAAGAAAATCATACCAGATCCTTTTTGATGAAGCTATAAAAGATCGGGATGCCAGTTATTTTACTATTGTTCAGCACGATGATGGTTGTCAACTTCTACTTCCTCGCAATACTATTGTATTTGGCGCATGCAAAGGAAATGTTCCTTTGCCTCTTATTTATGAGGATATTACCAATCGTCTTGTTCAACATCCGCGTGTAGTTAAAGATTTACTGGCATCATTTGTGGGAACCTATACAACACATCCGATTCGAGGTAAAATGTACAACACATTATTTGGGAAGACAGGTATTGAATGTCGGGTTAAAAGTAAATGGGAAAAAAATGTACCTGAAGAGGATGCGAATGCATTTTTGGATCTGACTTCACGCTCTAAATTCTGTTTAGCACCGCGTGGATATGGACGAAGTTCATTTCGTTTTTTTGAAGCAATGCTTCTTGGCGCAGTTCCTGTCTATCTATGGGATGATCAGGAATGGCTTCCTTATAAGGATAAAATCGATTATTCAGCCTTTGCAGTGTCAATACATGAAAAAGAGCTACCAGAGCTCTATACGATTCTTTCATCGATTTCAAAGGAAGACTATGAAAGAATGGTGCAAGAGGGTAAAAAAATAAGTAATTGGTTTACGATGGAGGGTATGGCGGAATATATTGTTTCTTATTTATTATCATTTTGTTAATAACGACAGCGTGTATGATATAGCTCTTCAAACTGTTTCATGGATGATGTTTTTGCCATGAGATAGAGTCCGCAACGTTGACGGGAGACAAATGTCCACATTCGGTTCTGTTGATCAGGTAGTTGAATCATACATAATGGTTTTGCGCATAATTGAATGAGAAGCTGCTGAGGAGTAATGTGGTGGTGTGAAAGAACGGTCAATGCTTCGTCTTGAAACATGGTTGTTCTTTATATTTTCAACAATTAAATTTCAATTTTTATACGGATGGCATGCGTAATTTGCCCTGGTTTGCATTGGTAGATGGATTTGGTTCAGCAGGAACCACAACAGGTGGTTTGATGTAACGAATCGGTTGGGGTTTGGGCATATAGCTATAGGTCTTAAATAGCGGATCTTTAAAGAGGTAGGCGCAATTTTCTGTATCAAACAGGATTGCAGGTACACAGTTGACACCTAATGTTGATGTAATTTTCTGATAGGTTTCAACGGGAACTGACTGTGTTGGATCAGCGGGAAAGCATATTGTCCATTTGAGCTTGGTTTCTTGTGCTACTTGATCCGTACGATCACTTGGAATAATCATGTAATCTTCGGCTGTTTCAAGAATTCCAAATTGTGCTTCTGTTTCGGTGACACCAAGTTTGGTTTGTCGGTAGGAAAGGCGAAGATTAATTAAGTAATCCAAATCTTCAGAGGTAGAATATGCCTGAGATTCGCGAAATCCGGATGTATTGGCATTGCTAAAAATAAGAACCTTTCCACTGTAATCCGTAATCTTGTTAATGAGAAGACGAGACTCTTGTTTTTGACGATAGAAGGTTCCACCATCTAGTTCATTGGTAATTATGCGGTCACGAAATGGTGCCATATTTTTGGCGACATGGGAAAAATAATCAAGAACGGTTTTGGAATTATAGGCTCCAGGAGGTTGGCGCAAGAAATAGAGAACAATAATAAGTGGATCTTCGCGATTTTGGCAGGAATCTGAGAAAGCATAGTAGTTAATTTTCTCGCATATACTTTTGAGATTGGAATGAACGGCGGAATTGCAAATGGGGCGATTTGAGTTGAACTTAATTAACATTTTACCCTGTGCATCACGTGCCACAATGCGAGGATAGTATTTCACGCTTTCACCCTGACATTCATTTACGTAATCAATATCTAATACGAAAACACGGCATCCAGCATTTACGGCTTGTTGAATGGCGATATCTGGATCAAAATATCCATTTTGCATGGGACCAATATAGCCAGTATAACGGCAGCCAAGTGCATGAAAGTTAATGAAATTTTGTTCGATGTCAGGCATTACATTTTGAGAAAGAAGATTACTAACGGGTCTTCGTGCACCTGCTCTGGGTGCATATGTATCTGTTAATAATTTCACTTGATTCTTATAGGCGTCTTCTTTGGTATAATCTCCTGCGCTGGTTGCGTTATCGAAGGATGAAATATAGGAGAAATAGATTCCTACTCCAACAAAAATAATTCCGAGAACGGCCAAAAAGATAAATCCATTGACAAGCGTAAATTCGAACATCCTACGTTTTTAGAAGAAGTTAAATTGCTTAGAAAACCCGGAACTAGCGTTGAAGAATAAATTGAAGAAGAAGAAGTGTGTACATGACAATAACAATTGTAATACTATACCAAATATTTGCCCCATAAAATGCACCAATCGCAATACTAATAATGCCCGCAATGCTACAAAAAATAATCAGTTTTGTAAAATCAATATCACAGCTCGCCATGAGTTCTATAGTAGTCTACGATTCTTTGCCGAAGAAATTAGGCTTTTCAGTAAAGTAATATGCCTGAAATTCATCTAATAATAGTTGTGGTTCATTTGGATATTTCATTTTTTGCAGGATGTCATGTACTTTTTTTTGATAAGCCAAAGAAAAGGATGCCCACATGGTTTCAATCCGTTGTCGATAGGATACATCCAGATAAAAGGCAGCATGACACATTTCATGTTTTTTTGTGGTAATATCTCCCTTTTGATAAGCAATCACATATTTCGCATTATACTTCAATAAGGGATGTGATGGGAACATTTTCTTAACAAAATCCATGGGAAAATTGCTACCGATTCGTTTTGGAATCTTTCCTTCATATTTGTCACAGATTGTGAGAATGAATTCAGGAAGTCCTTCGTCACGATCATAAATAACATGAAGAATGTGATCCTGTTCTACAAATTTCATGATGTATTTTTTTATCCTAGTGATTC